TCAGTTGATTTTATTGCCATCTTTCTTCTCCTCGGCATCTTCTTTATCTTTGATGCCCAATAATGCCTTCAGGATTTCTTCTACTATAATTCTATTGTAAACGTCGTCCGGGCCAAACTCTTTTGCAAAAGCCTGAAACGCACTTGTTCCAGCAATAGCTTCATTATGGTTTTTATTCATGCCAATACCTTTACCTCAGTACGCCAAAGTCAAAGACAACTATTGTATTGCTTACTTCGGCAATAACAAAGAACACATCGTTCAACTAAAGTTGCTCAGACCCTATATGGAGTCCGCTTTCCCTGGAGTCAAGGTTTACTTGGCGTGTCGAGAAGACTCAGCTTATTTACTCAAAGGTGAAGAGAGAATAATCACAAGAGAAGAATTAAAAGAGAACAAGCATTTATTTGGCTACGTTCGTGAATTGCTTTGTGACATGCAATCAAATCCAATAGAGGAATTCATGAATGAATCTGAAATCCCTTTTGGTCCAATTCGGGCCGACCAACCGTTGAGAAACAAAAAGTGCGTTCTCCTTACAAATGCCATCGCTCCTGTAAAAACACTTACAGGCAATCAAATCAAACTGGCAATATCTCACATTCAAAGTAAAGGATACCAGCCGGAGATCAACGGAAGCACTGAAGATGCAGGCTGGGTTGTGGGTGTTGAAAATGAGGAATTCTATCAAGCTGCCGCCGCTGGCAGGGCCGTGACGTTGATTCCAACGGGATTTGGTGAGAATCTATTCAAGAAACTCTTCCCAAGCGGACAAATCCTCATGTTACCTGCATAGCTAATGTGAAGTTAGGGGAATCACACAACTCTGATACACTCTTAGGAGAAAACATGAGCGTATTTAAGGTAGCTTTGAACAGCATTGCTCAGGGATATATGGACCTGAACCCAGCAACAGCAACATCCATTTCGGCTTTGAATCATAGCCAATTGGGTGCTGAAATGAGTCCTTCGATTCAACGTACAATCTACGTTGCTGGCCCAAATCACACATATCGTAAGTTGAAGGACGGCGAACAGTTCACCGACTGCAACTACTGGAAGCGTTTTGCTTATCCTCAGTGCGCATTGGCCGACGCCTTCATTGAAGTCGTTACCGATGACGGCTCTGTATACAGCGACGTTTCCGACGAAAACGTATTTCCGAAGGTTTACGACCTGTCTGTTACCAATGGATCGACCTACACGGCTAACGTCGTGGACATCCTTGGCGACACAGGCGGCTTCGCAGTGTTCGTACAGATTGCTAACCAGGGCGGCACTGCTGTCAAGGTTCGTCTGAACGGCACAGCAAATGCAATCTTCGATCTTGGCGCTGGCGAAACCCAGGTCTTCAACCACGGCGATCTCTCGGTCACGAAGTTGGAGTTTGCAAACACTGTTTCTGGTGGTAGCACCACAGCAGTTCAAGTTCTTGTCTCGGTCAAGAGCGTCTGCAATAGCTAATTGATTCTTTGAATTTCAGGCCCCGGTAGGAATCTCCTACCGGGGTTTTTTTATTGACACACTCTATCATGGCATGGGACATCTTCGTAAACCAGCCGCCGTTTCTAAGCCTAAACCACTGAGTCTTAGGGACTTCCACATCAAACGAAATCGCATCCTCATATGGCACGACAAAGGAGGATTGGGCGATGTTTTAATGCAACGAATGCTATTCGCCGACTTCAAAGCCATATGTCCAGAAGTCGATTTGATTTTTGCTTGCTTGCCAGAATACATGGACGCCGCCAAAGATCATCCCTGTCTTAGTGAAGTAGTTGATTCCAGGACAGTCAACATCAACGACTACATCAATCATTACAATACCTGCGTCTCAATTGCAGATAGATATGAAAACCTAAACGCTCCAATGTGCCTGGAACACAGAGCGGATATATGGGCTAAATACTGTGGCGTCACGTTAAACAAACATGAAATGCAGTTTCGATTCAACCCAGCGTTTCTGGAATACTGTCGCAAGAAGTTAAGAGTCATTGCTCCAGATGCGAGCAAGCCGACCGTGTTATTTGCACCAGTCTCAAAAATGGCCGTGAAGACTTTGATGCCATCTCAAATTGAGGCTGTCGTTGAGGCCACAAAAGATTGCAATTTGGTTGGACTACATAACAAAGAGATAGCAGACCTTACACGCCTGGGCGTCCCAGGGATATATGGGGCTACTATCAAAGAGTGGATGGCGTACATAGCAGTGGCAGATTATGTCATATCTGTTGATACTGCAACCTTTCACATGGCCGGAGGACTCAAAAAGCCGCTCGTAGGCATCTTTACATTTGCAGATGGAAAGGCTTATGGGAAGCATTTTAACTTCGTATTAGTTCAGAAACACCGTGATAATGGTAATTGGGATTGTGGACCGTGCTTCAAATTCGGTGATTGTCCCAAGTGCAATAAAGCTCAAAAACCCTGCTTGACCGAGCTAAGTCGAGAGGAATTACAGACCGGGATCAGGATAATGTTTGAACGATGGCCATATGGAAAAAATCGCATATCACTAGCTTAATTTGGGAAAAAAATAGCAGGGAAGGTAAATAGGATATGCCACAGCTAATCAAACCAGGATCGGTCAAAATATTGACCCAAGATGGTGAAATCCAGGTATCAATTGCCTTGGAGCTAACCATAAACTTAAACACCGATGGTGTTAAGGTTTCTGCACAAGCAGTGGAACAAAGAACTGAAAAGAAAATGGAATCACCTAAAGATAGTGAGTTTATGATTCCTGACTTTGGGTCTTCACCTAAAATTGATTTTGGAAAACGGGAGTAAATTATGCCAATTGGATTTGACTGCGGAACATACAATCTCGTCTGCTGCCACAGAGACGACAAGGGAGATTTTGTATACAAGAGAGAAGTCAATGCTTTCTTGGAACTCCCGTTAGACAATCGTTTCGTCTTTAACATGATGAAGACGGCAGGCGTCCCGTTGATTGAACGGGACAAGGTAGCCTACGCATTGGGCGAGGCGGCTTGCAATATGACTTACACAATGAGCCAGCTTGAACTGAAGCGGCCCATGATTCACGGATGCGTTAATCCAAAAGAAAAAGACGCATTCCAGATTATGTCGATCATGATGCACTCATTGATTGACGGCCTTACAAAAGACGGCGAAGTGTTGTACTACTGCGTACCAGCCAACGCCATCAATGAAGATACAGACGCCGATTATCACCAGAGAATCCTTGAAGCCATCTTCAAGGCATACAAGGATGAGACGGGTCGAAAGGTAGATGCACACCCAATCAATGAAGCCCTAGCTCTGGTCTATGCAGAACTTGGCAAGAAGGCTTTCACTGGTATTGGCGTGAGCTTTGGTGCTGGCATGGTTAACCTATGCTATGCGATGTATGGCAATCCTGTTTTCGCTTTTTCGATTGTCAACTCAGGAGATTGGATCGACCGTCAGGCTGCTAAGGCCACGGGCGAGTCAATTTCTTTCATCAATAGAGAAAAGACGAAGATTGACTTGACTAAGGCTCCTGCCTCGTTGGTGGAACGAGCCATTCATACTCAATACAGGCTGATGATAGAACATACCGTACAGGGTATCAAGAAGGGTTTTGCAGACATTACCAAATCGGTTCGTGCCGACGCTCCGGTTGACGTGGTAATTGCTGGTGGAACTTCTTCTCCTTATGGTTTTGCTACCATCTTTAAGGAAACGATTCAGCAGGCTGATTTGCCTATTCAAATCGGCGAGATCATTAAGCCAAGTGATCCGTTATACAGTGTTGCTCGTGGCTGTCTGCTGGCAGCGGAAGCAGCAAAGTAAGTTAGAAAAAAGGATGAGAACCAATGAACGAAGTTACAACAGAGGATACAGATCGCTTTTACAAGCCACTCGGAGAAATGTCGGGTAGCGAGCGAAGAGAACACGAAGAGAAGACGAATACCAGCTTCGAGAAACCTAAAGAATACTCGATGATGGAATATGCACCAGAACCTTTGCATTTTTTGCAAAACAATAACATCAAGCACTTGAGTTTCACACTTGGTAAAAAGTATCCGGTGATTGAAAAAAGGCATGAATACGTTCGGGGCAAGCCAAGCTATGGCTTCAAGACCATTAACGATAAAGAAGAAACAGTATGGGTCGATGAAAAGTATTTCATTCCCATTGCAGTTGGCCTAATGCACGAAGCTGCCGTTGGTGGCTTCACTCCAAGAGAGGACAATTTGGATTGGAATGTCGCTGCTGAGGATGGCATTATTGACCTGTGTGATATTCGCAAGATGGCCTCTGAGAAGAATGTAAAGCCACTTGAGGTTTTAGATGATGGCTTGAAGGAGAACCTAACTCTTTCGGGACTTACTGAATCGGAATACGACGGGACAGCTTATCACGAAGCTCGCAGCACTGGTTTTAGCCACAATAACTTGTGGACCTGTCGCAAGAAGAAGCGACAGATTTTTGAACACAAGAGCGACATCAGTGAAGGCTTGGTAAAGGACACCGGGAACGACTTGATGAATAACGCTACCAAATGTATGGCGGCTATTGATAAGGTTTTCGGAGCCAACAAGATTGCAGACCCAGATGGAATTATCAAAGCAATTCGTTTGAATGTTCCTCATCTATGTTTGCAGTGGGAAAACGATGTCCTTTGCGTCAATGGTGCGCAGACTAAAATCACATACAGTGAAGTTCAGGCTGCATACAGTGGTTTGAAAGGTCTGGTTTCTGCTAAGATCGCAGAGAGGACCGTAGGAAAGCTGGTCGCAGGCCAGTTGAAGAAAGTGTTCTAAGAAGATGCAACCCCATCCCGCATTCAATTTGGATGCGGGATTTACAGAAAGAGAAAGGCTAGAAATGAAAAAGAATCAGAAGAGTGTTAGCGACCTTGGAGCCGCAGCATACTTGTTGATGCACGACATCAAGGTTATTGGTCGCCGAGGCAAGGATATTTACTTCTTGCTCACTGAAGACCATACTGCTGAGAAGTTTGACCAATTGACCCTTGATTACTTATCAAGTGAGTTTCACCGATTTGATGCCTGCATCATGTCGCTGAAGAAGATCGGCGAATACAACTTCGAGACGAGGAATCACCGCTTCGTAACGGACTTGGGTGCTGCCGCTTATATTCTCATGCACAAGTACAAGGTTGTCGGGAAGAAAGGCAAAGCAATCTACTTTGAAGTAGACGATGAGATTTCGGACAAATTTGATGAAATAGCCCTGGATTATATTTCTAGCGACTATCACCGATTCGATTCTTGCCTAATGTCCCTAAAAAAGATTGGTGAATACGTTAGCGATCATAACTAATCTCAGCAGAGATATATAAAGCAAGGAGAAATCATGCTGGGATTCAAAGAATATCGCAATAGGCTTACAGAAGCCGCACCTGACGTTGAAACTGGAGTCCAGCCTGAAGACGTGCTAAAACACGAGAAGGCTGCAAATATCCAAAAACAAGTCAATCAAATCGTTGATGCTTGGGTTTCTGATCTGAAACGGACCCTTATGAACCCGATGACGCCCCTTGCGCAACGTCGGGGTCTATGGGACCGCTTTAAGAACACTATGTCCAATATGTGGCACGGTCGTTACAACCAAACCAACCCATATTTCTGGCAAAACAAGCTCGGCGACGACCTGGGTTCTACTCAGGAATCTTTCAATCCCAACAATCTCTCTTTGGCCGATTATAAGTCTCTTCGAGACATCTGCGAATCACTAGAAGAACAACTCAACGAAGATGTTCCTGCTGGTGCTGAGAACCTACGTCTGGTAGGCATGATCGACACCAAAGCTCAAGAACTCAAGCAAAAGCTCATGTCTATTATTGGCGGTGCAGAAGACAGTTCTCCTATGTCTGCCGCTGCTTCAATGGGAACAAAAGAAGAACCTGAAGTGCCTGCTGTATCTGAGCCTGCTGTATCTCCAAATCCTGTTGAAGAGGAGCCTGATTCCAAGATGGATAAAGGCATGGATCAAGTCATCGGCATAATCGCCGATTGGGGCAAAACTGGAAAATTGGATGCAAAAAAAGCACAAGATTTAATCGACAGGCTTAAAAGCAAAAAAGCATCAATTAGAAAAATTGCTGAAGATGAGTTCATTAGTGTCAAAAATGGTCTTGAGGCCAAAGCAAGTGCTTCTCCAAGTCCCGCTGGCCCAAGTGCTAGTCCTGCGTCTGCTGCTTCTGAAAAGGGAGCATTGTTTACGCCACCGTCCAGTGGTAAGCGTTGGGATGAACTTAATCCTGATGAGAAAGCCAAATGGGACATCTATGGTGGTGGAGCATCACATGGTTCTGGAACCAAGGTTGATGGCTGCTTAAACGACCACGGTATTTTCAAGATGCCTTGGATTATGCGTATTGGCGATCCACGAAGAAACATTCTTGCCGCTCAAAAAGAAGGCAAGTTGCCAGACAGCAAAAAGTGCGGCAACAAGAAAGTTGGTTCACACTGGTTTGACTTCTTGCACCGTCTGGGTCGTTGGGAACAAGATGGCGATCCAATCAAAAATGCAATGGACTTTCAGTCCAGAGTAGAAAAAGCAAAAGCAACGACTGAAGAGGCTCGTAGAAAGATGCCTCGTTCAACGGCCCCTTCGGACGTTGATGCGGCTCGTGATGCAGCAATGGGCGGCGATGAGACTGAAGTGCCAAAGACTGCGCCTATGCCTGATCCAGCCCCTACAATGCCAACCCCTGAGCCAGCCAAGCCTTCTTTGAGGGACCGTGTTGGAAGTATTGGCGATGAAGTCCCTGAAGTGAAAAAGTTCACTGGAGACGGCTCTGGATTGAGCGAGCCTATGCACAAGGGCGACGACACTCCTACAGATGCACCGCCTGATCCAAAGACCAGAGTTGCGGGCATGGATGGTGCCGAGGCCATTCCAAATCCGACGCCGAAAGAAGAACCAAAAGAAAAGTCTGTCAGACAAATCAAAGATGATTTGAGGGTTCGCATTAAAGCGTTGTCGGACGAAGATACAAAACGTCAATTGCTATTGCATTTGAAGAATATGAAAGACCGAGCAGACCTTGCTGAACTCGAAAGCGAGTTGGGAGTTCACGAACTTGCCAATATGGAAATAGAGTGGAATGCAACAGATGTGAAGAACTTTTACAAACAGCGTCTTCATGAACGTAAAGGCGTGCCACAGCCTTTAGTAGAACAAAAGAAGATTGAAATGCTTTCGTTCACAGAGAGAACGCAATATTTCAAAGAACAACTTCAAAAAAGGTGATAGATGAAAAGTGCATTTGCAGCTTTGTTGCTAATGACAGTATTGGCAACAACGACATCCACAATCCATCCGACTGTAGCCGCTAATGAAGCGGCTCAGTTCGTTTATGAAGGGGAGTGGATTACGACCAATAGAAAACTCGACGGCATTATGACTGCCGAAGTTACAGACCTGGGAGGCGACAAATGGAAAGGTCGCTTCTATGGAATCTGGATGGGCGTTAAATTCGACTACGAAGTGAAGTTCAGTGGTCCTCCCGATAAACTAACAGGCACCGCCAAAATTGACGGTGCTGATTATGAATGGAAGGGCGAAATGAGCAAAGAATCCCCTGGCGTATTCAAGGGAACCTTTGATGGTAGTCGTTACATTGGCAGCTTCAATCTGAAGTCCAAAAACTAATTGCCGTGTCTGGTTTGAACCCAGCGGACTGTGCCACTTTCAGATCGCATAATGACACTGTGAGTTGTAGGACCACGAGAGTTCACAGAAACTCCCTTCAATAGACTGCCATCAGTAATTCCGGTGGCAGCAAAACAACAGTGACTTCTCACCAAGTCATCATGGGAGAAGGTGTCTCCCTTTAGACCCACATCTTTGTCCCAAACTTGGGCTAAGAAGAATCCTCTCAGGCACTTGACCGCAGCAGCAGTGACTACAGCTTCAGGTGCGCCACCTACGCCAAACTGCATATCAATATTTCCACCATCGGCAGCAGCGATTGCACCAGAGATGTCACAGTCCTGGATCAGTTTGATTCTGACTCCTAGCTCTCTCATTTGGGCAATGTATTCTTCGTGACGTGGACGGTTAAGAATACAAACCATCAATTTATCTACAGGCTTATTCAATACGTCGGCAACTTGCTTGCACAATGCAGGCAATGGCGTGCTAAGGTACAGATTGGTTCTGCGGGCTACATCGCCACTGACAGCTAGTTTAAGCATGTAATGCTCATCTGTGTCATACATGGCCCCTTTGTCGGCCATAGCAATAACACTCATGGCTTCTGGCCCTGACGTTACCGTGGGCGTTGTTCCATCAATGGGATCAAGAGCGATGTCCACTTCATTTGTATTTCGATCCCACATAATGATTTCGCCATCTTCATTATGGTGCCAGCCACGTCCAACGAGATCGCCTTTGAAAAGACCATAGCTTTGGTCCTTTTTGCCTTCTCCAATCTGGACTGTTCCTGCAACATCCATGCGATCAAGTCTGTCACGCATGGCGTTAGTAGCGGCCAAATCAGCTTCTAGTTTCTTGCCACTGCCCACCCAGGCTGCGGCAGCGATTGCAGCAGCTTCAGTTACACGGATCAAATCCATATTGTTACGCATTATTGTTTCCTCAACATTTTTCCTTGGGCCTCCTTAGCTTGTCGTGCCAGGGATGCCATCATTTCGGGGTCTACAAAAAGGGAAGCATTAGGATCAACAGGCACAATATTCTGTTGACGCTCAACAGGTGCCTTTTTGATCTCCTGCATGATTTCTTCATACTTAGGGTCATCTTGTTGAATCACTTGTTCTTCAAGAACGCCTATGATGTGTGGCCAAGTGTAATAGTTCCGGCATCCTGTCATGTGGTGCTTGGCGAAGATGCCATCTTCATCCAAAGACTCGACAATTGCCGTAAAGAAGTCAGAGAATTGCTGGTCCTGGAAGTCCGTCTTGGCAACGGTAGAAGTGAGTATGGTGCATACCTTGCCCACAAATGCTTCCTGGAGTTTTTTAACTGTAAGTGCTTTCATGCCTTAACCGAGTAAATCCTTGACATAACTTGCATGAGTTCCGTGAGGCCAAGAATAGTCAAGTGGCCGCTGATTTTTTTGAATATAGTGATGCAGAACTGCTGGCCCTAATTTGACCAACATTTCGTTCCAATCATTATATCCTGGCGGTGGGATCACGAATTTTAGTTTTTCATTTCCCTTGACGGTTTCCACCGAAGAAATCATGGAAGTCATCTTCGTAGTGCCTTGTTTACCGGCTTTGTCTCGGTCAAGACACAATACGATTTTGTAGTCCGTGAGCATTAGAGCTTGCTTTTCGCTCATGTTTTTGCCACCGCAGGCAGCGGCATTTAAGTCACAGAGAGACAGGCTGATTGCGTTGAATTCGCCTTCACAAAGATAGAGAGTCGCACCTGCACTCGGCCAGGGGCCTGCCATGAAAACGACATCTTCTTTGCCGACGCCAACCTCTTTAGGTGGACCGAGATACTTGCATTTAGACTTTCCAATATGGCGACCATTCCAATAGACGAGCTTTTTATTGCGGTCGTAATAGGGAATGATGATTCTGGCTTTGTATCTGTCTTCTGTGCAGATATACAGACCATCAATTGGAAGATGCCGATTTGTAAGGTATTCTTCTGCCTTCTTTCGCCACCAATTATTGGTGCCGAGGGCAGAAATCAACTCGCATCCTAATGGCAATTGCAAGTCTGGCTTGGGGACTATTGGCTCCTGTTCGACCGGATCGGCGAACATGGCCTCAAGCTGTTTCTCTAAGTCCCGAATGCTGGTGCGGCCATCAAGTGTTGTCAGTGCGTCTTCTCTGTCGCAACTGTCAACGATCTGAACCAGCTTTACCAGACTGCCTTTCTGGTCAGTCTTAAAGCAGTGATATACACCAAACTTTCGCTTCTTCTTGCCGCCTGTGGGCGAACACCAAAGGTGATAATCGTCGTCGCCTTTGTCGAATATGCTGTTGATGCGTACTTCTTTACCCTTGACGAGAATATTGTCCTCGCCAAAGCGGGCGGTTGCCCATTTCACAAATTTGTTGAAGTCAACAGACATATTTCCCTCTAGTTCGACTGATCCATATACTTTACAATATACTTACCCTTTGGTGGAGTCATTATGAGCCAAGACCATTTGATCTGTGAACACATCAGCGTTTCTCGTAAGCAAACCTGGAATGAATGCCAAGCCAAATACAAATTCCGATACCACCTGAAGGTTCCGGTTGAAGGTCCGGTCCAGCCGTACTTCGTGTACGGGAAACTGGTTCATAAGATAGCCGAAGTATACGTCCAAGAACAAGGCCAACGTGCAATTGAAGATATTGCCCACGACTGCCTGCACGGAATTATCGAAGTCGAGAAGGGGCAAGGGCCACCAGTTCTGGATGCGAGCTATAAAAAGAAGTTACCAGAACACATTCGGAATCTCAAGCAATTAAGCGACCGCATTGGATTTGACGGCCATTTGGAATGGCAATTCCATTACGATCTCCAGCCGCCCGAAAAGCATTTCATCACGGGATTTATCGACCGATTGATTATCCGTGGCGACAAATATTTCATCTTGGATTACAAGACGACGAAAAAGGGATTTTACCGGAAGACTGCAAATACGATCCGCAACGATATTCAGCTTCGTTGTTACGCACGGGTTGTGCAAAAAGAATTCGGGGCAAAGGCCGAGAATATTCGGGCTGCGTTATATTACCTGGAAGGCGGGGATTTAATCGCCACCAAGTTCAGTGAAGAATCGCTGATTTCTGCCGAGCAGGAATTGCACGACGCATATAACGAAATTATCGGCACCCATCCTGATGATGTCTACGGTCGTGTGAATGACCAGTGCCGACGATGTGATTACCGGAAGATTTGTCCATTTTACAGCTTAACCTAAATGGTTCATCAAGTCCTTCAGATATTTGAAGAATTGAACATCTGGCTTGCTGCTGTAAACTGTTTGTTGATATTCAACACTGTATGGTGGGCCAGTGCCTTCTTGCAGATTGTGCAAAATAATGTACATAGGCGTATTGACGCTCATACTGATGTGGCCTATACCACTTGCGCATCCAACGAAGAATTTGCATGTGGCTAATGTTTCGATGATATAAGGCAATGGCTTCATGTGTCCTAAATCTACTGGCGTAAATCCACGGCGAGAAAGATAGCTCAAAAATTCAGCTATTTCTTCGTCTGGTGGATTTTTATTCCAGAATGAAGAAATGCCATCGAATTGGTATGCCACCACGTTGCTATTTGTATCTCTCCAAGTCTTTTTGGTTGGAAGATATTTTGTTGAAAAAGCATCATGGTAATTCATTGGCAATATTGGATGACCCTTCTCATAAATGAGTTTGCCAGTTGTATCAAAACAACTGGCTAACTCGTAAAGATGTTCTGGGTCGAAGTCACCATCAACAAAGATTGGACGGCCTTTTTCTTCTGATTTTCTGAGAAGAAAAGAAACAGAAGCCCACCGATCTCCAAGTCCAAATTGGATATAATGATGTCTTTTTTCAACTTTCAACATTAACGTCCACCTGGAAGCAAAATATATTCTGGCTTATATGTGCCTTGAGGACCACTGCGGTCTTTGACCGGAATCTGGCGTGCTGCTGTGCCGCCCGGCTTCTGGTTCAACAAGAACTCATATCCACTTTGCTTGTTCCAATATCCATGAATGGCAGATAGAGGCGTAAAATATCCCTTGCCGCTTCCATCACGATATTGAGTTCCCCAGCAAGTTGCGATGTAATATCCGTCGTCATCCATCAGCCCACCACCAGAACGTCCTGGGCGTGGGCTGTTTTGATTCGTAACCAAATCACCGCCACCAAGTCCAATTATTTCAATGTCATAGTGTGCGACCTCATTGCCGCCATCACATCCCAATGAGTGAGCATGGCGACCAGCCTTGTACTCGTAGTTCACAGGAGCAATGGGGAAATACTCAGGTTGCCAATCTGGAGTAAAAGTCACAAGTGACGTATCCTGACCGCTGATATAGCTATAGAATATTACATTGGCATTGTAACTCTTGGGAGAGTCCAGCTTCTTTTCGTTATGATACCAAGTGATTACTTTGCAAGTCATATTTCGACGCTTGCCTTCTTCTACGGACATGGTTCCTTGACTCCACATATGCCCGCAAGATGCGACGTAAGCGAGATTTTTAGCTGCATCGTAATAAACAATGGTTCCAGAACCAGAACCGCCGCCCACGCTGATTTTGACAGATGCAGCGAGAAACTTACGGAACTCTGGACCACGTTGCTCGATTGGAGCCATGCCTGCAAAGCCAGTAGGCCGACGCTCCATAATCGGCATATTGTCTAATGGATCATATGAATACACAGAGGGCGTTTCGGCGCTGGCAATCGGGGCCAGGAAACTAACCAACAAGACAAGAATAGAAGATAATTTGAACATTTGCTACTCCTTAGCATGAAGACTCCTACCATCTATATATTCGTGAGGAACAAAGAATGGCAACATTGACTATTTCGCATTACATCTATTTGAACCGAGAGCAACGCTATAAGCTGCATTCTGGCGAATCTCTTGAAGTTATGGGCGTGAGTGTGCCGGTATGGTTCCATCGTGGCACCACTTCCGAGCCTGCTAAAGAAATGTTCTGTAAGTACAAATTGACGAACGAAGCTATCAACAAGGCAATCATGCCTATGGAAGAAGGCTACAACATCAATCTGCCGCAGAAATTGGAGCTTGGTGGCGACAATGTGCCTGAAGAAGTCCAGGATGTTGTAGCAGTTCAGCTAGGCACATCGGAAAGACTGTTGGATGTGAAAGACGGCGGTTCTGAATGGTTGGAGTTCAGGCAATACAATAAAGTTCAACAAGGCATTCACAAATTTAATGTGGTGCATTTTGTTGAAATTAAGCCTGACGAATTGCTTCAAGACACCATGAGTTAAGCTGGCACATCTCTGAGGGCTAGGGCCATGCGCATATTGATGGCATCGCCATTTGTCAATGTAATTGAATTTGATAGTGGATTACTGGCCAATAAAATGCCGGACCCATCTGCGCTAGTCGCCATGAACAAATTGGATACTGGACCCCAGCCTGCGCCTGTTGCACTAAAGGTAACGATCTGGCTGGTGGCTCGGTAAACGCCACTTACAATGTCAATTGTAAATTGATTTGACGAGCTTACAGCCTGCCGCAAATATCCATTGCCAGATGGCTCATCGGCAATATCCGTCATGAGATCATCAACGGTGATTGCCCCTCGATTATCGAGTCCGAAGTAATAGTTTGCTGGTGGGTATGTTCCTGGGCTGCTGTCAAATGCACAGGTCAACATAAACATTTCTCCACCAATATGCAAAGTGTTGAGTAGATTTTTCTCTTCCCAGATCACCTTGCCATCTCGGACGTGTTGGATTTCGAGAATCTTAACTAAGCCATGCCAATCTTTTTTCATTTTGCACCTAACTTTATTGGAGTTTTTTCGCCAGTCTTTGAAGAAAAGAAAATCTTGTTGATCGTAAACTTTTCATCTACAAAAACGTCATTGCCAATGTATTGTTTGCCTTGACCTTTTTTCAGGTAGCAAATTGTAACGTGAGGCACATAAACAGGATAGCTTTCAGTGGCTTCTAAATTTCTTCGCATCTTACGATTTAGCCTGTGTAACTCTTCGCATTCCACGCTTACGATTAGCACATCGAATTTATCGCTTTTCGTAAACATATCAATCTTGCCCAACTTACACTCAAACTCTTTCTCGTCAACAAACAGATCAGACACTTCTTTTAAGATGTCTGTGTGAATGCCATAGATTAAAGTAATGTGAGGGTCATCTTCTCGACCAAAGCTGGGGTCTTTAGGATCAAGAAACACGGATTCATTAGGTACATGATCCCACCCCCAAGAAATTACATTGTCTGCAATTTCTTCTGGCGGTTCGACCAATAATGAAGAGTAGTCGTATTTGTTTCTACGTCCTTCATTAACCAAGAACTGTTTGAAGCTCATCGCCGTCATCTTTCTCGTCATCTTGTGTACGGCGGCGTTGAATATTTTCAATCTTGGCTTTTTCTTTGGCGATTTCTTCGTCAATAGCCTGAATTGCCCGGAATGGATCATACGAATACGCATTGCCTTGGCCCCGTGCCAATTCACGACGTTCCGAGTTAACCTCACGACGATCCCGTTTCTTCTCAACAGTCTCCAGCTTTCCTAGAGCGGCCCGTATGTGATAACGTACTTCTGACAAAGCATGGTCTTGCGGTACTTGCGCTAATGCTTTCTGCAAAGCCGCTTTTGTCTCGTTTGTGTTTGTTTTCATTTACTCATCCTTTCAATCCAGCGCATTGGGGCTTCTTCCCCGATGACTTGATATTCTTTTACATCTCCCTCATGGAGATATTCTTTGAGATATTTTTCTTCAACCCGGACTTTCCATACATCGGAATCTCCAGGCAAAGGACTTGTCGCCAAGGTGATGTGGCTCGGCAAAACCGCTTCAATTCCAAGTGACAAATCTCTTTTTGCAATTTCAAAATATCGACGTTCGGATATTGGCCTTGTCATATACAAAGTCAATATCTTGTTGTATTTAGGGTTGGTTCTTAGCTTTGCCAGCAAATCTTGCATGTCAACTTTAAGACTTGCAGGCATGTCCTCTTCTGTGAGCAATTTCGCCTTAAATCCCGTTGACGTGTGTTCGTACAAGAAAACTGCATGGAACGCTTCGCCTACGGTGATTTTGGCTTCTGAAACCACCCATCCCACTTCTGGGCAAATGGCCTCTATGACAATTTTATGATTATGCCATGTAGGGATTTTGGATATTGCCAAATTTATATTGTGGGCCATCTGGTCGAGAATAGCCGTTGATTCAGATAAAGAAGATTTGGCAACCGCATCAGCTTCTTCTGGACCAAATTCTTTTCCATACAACTTGGTCTGATATTGAAACATTGCTGTCTCAATCTTGTCAGACAAGGCACGATCTGCGTTGTGATAATCCACCCAGCGACGGAAGGTCATGTGGGCGTGATTTACTCTTTTAGGATCACCTGTGCGTATTGCCATCTTGAACTCGTCAGATAACGGATACGCCAGTTCTGATAGTGTTCTGGCGACCTCTTTGATGTTGACGATGTTTTTACGAGCTTCGATAAGTTGTTTGTCTGGTTTGAGCATAAGGCTCGCCATATCAGCGTGCAGCTTTTCCTTGTATTCGTCCATGACGACAAGGATGCTTGGTCGAGCTTTATTTTCAAGGTATTTCATGAACGACATTCGTTTACCACCCAAATTCTTTAAGCAGTCTATCGTTCCGACGCTCAATGTTGAAAATAACACCGGGCATGACAGTATCTTTGTCGGGCGCTAAAAGGTCTATTTCATCATCCATAAGGAAATCTTCTGGTCTTCCTTCCATCAATTCACGTTTGATTTCTTCATATACCTGAGCTTTTAGCGTGGCCGTTACTTCTTTCGGAATCTCTGCCCCCATAGGTATGTCTCGCAACATGGAATCACGAACATAAAGGGCCATACACATAGACATAATAGCGTCGTCGTGCTTGCCTTTTTGGGCTTCAGCCTTGCGAGTGACAGGGTTGTACTCAAAAGTCTGAAGTTCCATAACAAATCGCATACTGTTAATACGCACAGTTTGGTTCAATAGCCGATTTTGGAGAGATTCCAAATATAGAGATCGGTTTACTTGACCAATTTTGATGCCCGGTTTTACGTTGGCCGATTTAAGGCTTTCGTAATAAAGGTTCTCGTAAAACAAGGTGAATTGCAGGTTGCTTAGAACAGCCCCGCCTGGACCCATGTTTTCGACAACAATCAGAGCATTGTTGTAATAAATGCCCACTTCATTAAGCACCTGAGCGAATTCGTGAGGCACAATGATATTGGAGTAAAACTCGGCCACTTGTTCCAAAGTTGCTGTATCAATTACCTGAAAACAGCAATTGTCGTTATTGTTGCCTTGGCCTTCAGAGGCGTCAGCGCCAATGATATATTCATGGCCATCAATTGGTTCTTTCCAGACCCACATAGCACCCTTGTTGTGGTCTTCACTTTCCAACACAGCAATACGGCCTGCCTTGTTGACCCATTTCGGGAATAACTTGCGGCTAGGGTAATTGTTTCTGGTTTGCTCTGTGAGTTGTGTGATGACCTTAGCAGAGAAGTAAGTGTCACCGGAGCCAAGGAACTCACGCAACACTTCCTGCAAGAAGCCTTTCTCGCCGAGTTGTGCCTTTTGTTCTTTAACCCATTCATCGTCGTTGTAGTCGGGATGTTCCCAATAATCCAAGTCGATGATATTGAATCGGTTTTGCTTTTCTTGTGCTTCGTGGTAGGTTTGTTCATACCAGTTGCCCAGACCATTAACCGTGGATACAAGGGTGCAACCACCACCCGTCGAAAGGATAGGCCACATAGCTTTCCAGTGCTTGTCCATGTCATCAATGAACGCAGCTTCGTCCACAATCAAGAATGTAACGGACTTACCACGAGCAGCTTCAGGAGAGTGAAATTTTAAGGCCGACCCGGTGTCCGTGAACATCTTCATGTGGTCATTCCACTTACCATCTTTTATTGGCTTCAACCAATCTGGGAAGTTCTCAATGGAACGATCCACCATCATGCCAATATCTGTGGCGTCACGGTCAGTTCGACCCAAGATCATGATCTGTTGGTCGAGTTGGAACATGCAGCGCCACATGCCCCACAGCAAAGTTACTGTCGTCAGTCCCCCTTGACGAAACTTACTGATGATGTTAAATCGGTGGTTTTCGTATTCTTGGATAACCTTTCGCTGATAGTTGTATAATACGAAAGGAATCAAACCATCCATCGGGTGAAGAATCTTCACATATTTGTGGCAGAAATAAGCGAAGCTGTTGCAGCACTTGATGATCTCTTTTTGACGACGGGCCGAATCGTAAGTATCGAAGTTTTCCAGCGGCTCATCGGGATCAATTTCAAGTTCATACTTGTCGAGAGTGTAATAGTCGGGATCATATTGGAGACGACTCTTTTTGCCCTCCCCTCGTTTAAGTATCTTCCCACCACTCTTATAGAATTCTTCCAGGGTTTTGTGTTTGCCCCGCCAAACAGAGTCACGTTTGCTCTTGAAAAATACGGCTTGATCCATTATATTCCTTTTCTAATTAAGTTGGAGTCCTCGCTTCCTTGTAGGTTGTTTGGACAGAATATATAGCCAACACACTAATAAAACAGGGTTTGCCATGCGTAAGCTCCCTCTCGTTGTACTGTCGCTGGGAATCATTTTGCTTGCTGTGTATATCAGCAAACGTGATGTCCCGCCGCCCATTGTTCAAGAAGAATTCGTTCCTCCGGTCGAGCCTTTGCCGCCACCTGACGTGGACCCGCCACGCAAAAAGACTTATGATGAAGCCATCGCAGATATATCTGAAAGCGAATTGCAAAAACATTTAGAATATTTGTGTTCTGCCGAGCTTGAAGGTCGAATGTCGGGCAAAAAAGGAAATGTTGTCGCTGCCGATTATCTGAAAAAGATATATGAAAGTTTCGGCCTCGATACGGCATATCAAAAGTTCAATATCAAAAGAATGAATCCTGGGCCGAACAATGAAACTGGTGATGATTTCACGCAGAATATCATTGCCTGGATTGAAGGCACCGAATTAAAAGATGAGATCGTAGTTGTTGGCGCACACATGGACCACATTGGCTGGGGACCAGCCATGAGCCGGTCGGGTGGCGGGAAAATTCACCCTGGGGCTGACGATAACGCTTCAGGGACGGTGGCTTTGCTTCAAATAGCCAAAACCTTTGCGTCTCTGCGTGGTCAGAACAAAAGAACCGTGGTCTTTATGTCTTTTAGTGCCGAGGAAATGGGGTTAATTGGGTCACGATATTATTGCGACAACCCTATTTTCCCGAAAGGCGACCCCAATATTCGCAAGCATATATTCATGCTCAATATGGATATGGTTGGATATTTGGGCAAAGCTCGCACTGCCGTTGCCTTCAACGAAGGGGAAAGCTCTCCTGACGTGTCGAGCATCATTGGGGAATTGAGTGGAAAATACTCATTTGCTAAGAGCATTACAGGCCGTAGCAGTGGTGGCAGCGATCACGCTTGCTTCTACAATAAGAAGGTTCCAATTGCGTTCTTGCACACTGGAATGCACGACAATTATCACACGCCGAGAGATACAGCAGATAAAATCAATTTCTCTGGCATTGAGAAGGTAGCAAAGTATGGATTTGAATTGACGTGGAAAGTCGTCAATTCAGATACCAAGCCATCGTTCAATTATGGTGGATTCCGGGAGATGGAATACACGCACGATCACGGACACAAAGATGTACATTTTCACAAGGATTAAATGATGAACAAAGACAAGATGATTCAGATGTTGAATGACGACCTCAAAAATGAATGGAAGCATTTACGTTTTTACTTGTATCATGCGAGCGCTGTGACTGGCCTGCATTGTGCTGAATACAAGGAGTTGTTTCTCAAAGAGGCAGCTTCAGAAATGCTGCATGTGTCGCAGTTTTCAGACGTTATCATTGGTTTGGGTGGCGTTGCCACTTTTGAGTCAAATGATTTCGGAAAATACACCGACCCTAAAGACATCATGGAATATGCTGTTGCAATGGAAGAAGAAGTCGTCAATAACTATGTGCAACGGATGAAAGACGCCGACGACTTGGGCGGCGTTGATGGAACATGGCTTGAAATCTTCCTCGAAGGACAGGTGCAAGCCAGCCGTGAAGACTTGGATCATTTCAAACAAATCGTGCGTGGACTCTAAAAAGGGAAAATAATGCCGACCGAAAACGAGCGGAAGTATGTGTTGAAGACCGAGTGCGAGATGGCCGTCAATGAGCTTTCTTCTGAGCAGTATTCGATCTCTCAGGGATACCTCATTGCCACACGAGGAATCACCACACGCATCCGAAAGTCAGTTAAAAAATCCAATGGTTCAGAATCCTACTACTTCACGCTCAAGGTCAATACCGCTGGGCGGTGCGTTGAAGTGGAAACCAAACTCGATCAAAGAGACTTCAATGATCTTTGGTTGTTGGCCTTGAACCAGTTGGAAAAGGTTCGGTATATTGTCAAGCACGGGAAAAATACCTGGGAACTGGACTTTTTCAAAGACTACAAAAATCAAACGTATATGGCGGTCGCCGAAGTGGAACTGCCTGAAGATCAGATGGAACCGGATACTATCCCGGATATTGTGAAAAGAAATATGTTGTTCAAGGTTCCGTTGACCGACAATCGCTTTTCAAATAAACTATTGAGCAATGCCAAATATGCGGCAGAATTGCTCAATGAGATTCTCAGGAAGTGAGGAAACGACGATGAAGTACGAAATAGTCAAAAATATGCCGGTTGCCCGTTTCTGGTACAAGGGTACACATACCCATCCAGTGCGTCGAACAGTGCTTGTCGTGGAACAAACCAAGGAATTTATCCGTGGTTATGAACTGCGAGAAGGAAGAACCATCAGAACTGCTGGAAAAGCTCCAGTGAAGACCTACAGGCGTGATCGTATTGCCAAGGGCGTTTCGCTCCGAACAGATAGTCCCATTCGGAAGCTAAACCCCAACAAAAGCACACTGGTCAGGAAGCCCCTTCTCGATATTATCGAATCAGGAGCTTAAACCTTACTCAGTAAGTTTCTCAAAAAAATACCCGTCACGCTCTAAATACATCGAGCTAGACGGGTATTTTCTTTTGAACTGAAAGGTAACAATGTCATTCTTCCAAAATCTATTTGATGCCGAATACGAAGGCTACTGGACGCTAGGCGATTACAAAGGGTATTCACTTACCTTCAAAGTGCCAGCAAACAAAAACAAAGGCGAAGCATTTATCGCCTGGAACATGGAACCCTATGACCTTTCGGCCAGTGGGAACCTTACGATCAATTTCGCCTACGATCCAGAATTCAAGAACTTCGCTTCATTGACTGTAAATGTGGCCGGGGCAACACCTGGGGCAACACTGGCATCTGAAATCAGAGACATCCTGAATTCTACTGCTGGGTTCTCTGACTGGTTCACGGCAGGAATTGACAACGGAACACGGGGCGGTGCAGGAGGTCCATTCCGTTTATTCATCCGTCAAAAGAAATCAAATACAGCTTTCCGCACATATGTTTCCAATACGGGCGCAGAACTAAAGCTCAAGTTCAATAAGTTTGCTGGTGTCGCTGACATTCCTTCTTATTTTGAGAAGGACACCATTGCAAATCGTTTTGCTACGCCAGAGTCAAATGGGCGACTTGTTCGTTTGAGTCACGCAATTACGGGCAATACTGCTGCCAACCCATCAGTCGTCACGTCTGTCGCTCACGGACTCTCCAACAATGATGTGGTTTACTTTGTGGACTCCAATAGCACACCCACTCTGAATGGCTCCAGAGTAGTGACTGTGACTGGACCAAACACCTTCACAGTACCAGTCAACGTCACAACGGCTGGAACAACAGGCGAATGGTTGAGTGCTGCTGAGTATGAGATGGTTACAGATTATGGTCTGGATTACAGCACCATGTTGGGAGATTGGGCGCATCTGCGAGGCCGCACCAGCAGTTATATGTTCACAAAGAACACGCTCGACGGATCGGGTCGCATTACGACTCAGATTGTTTGGCAAGCTGGAGCAAAGGCTGGACAATTGGCAAAGAAGATCGTCAACACTTATTCTGGTGCCAACACAACGCCCAGCACTGCAATTGAATTGCCGTATGTTTTAACGGCTAGTGACTTGGTGACGCCTTAAAATCTGGGAAGTCCCAGGAGGCAGCAGATTTCTGAAGCTCATATAGCGATGAGCGAGAATGAGAAACGATTACAGTAGATGCTGGCTTGGCCAATGCAACAACAATCTCAGTATACCCAAAGGGGAGGTTATGCAAAGTAATAGCACAACCTCCCCATGTTGTTGACTCTAGTAATGACCGCCAGCCTTCATTCGGCATGGTTATATCCTAGCTTACATAAAGAAAATTATGTATCCAAGACCCACAATCTGAGCCGCAATGACTCCTAGCAATACTTTATCCATCATCGACATCCCATTTGGATCGACACGTCCTGCGATCTCATCAGCCAAACCAAGACTATTCAAGCCACTTGTAAAGCTGCCTGAACTTGGTGCAGACTGCGCACGAACCGTTTGAACTGGTGCCTCACGGACCACTTCTCGAACCGGGGCTGTTTCACGAGTTGCCTTAATAGCGGCAACAATGGTTTCAATCATTTCATCTTTGGTGACGTGGCAATCACAGTCATCTTGGATAGATTGTGCGGCGACGGTGCTTGCAGAAGCGATATGTTCCACCAACTGCATTTGCACTTTGGGTTCAATAGATTCAACCCGCTGCTCTACAACACTACCTGTCTTTGGGTCAAGAGTTTCAACCTTACGCTCATAAACGATAGGCTTGCTCTTTTCCACTACACGCTGCTGGAGTCTTAGGGGTCGCTCGTCTTCGACGTGCAATTCGACTACTCGTTCGGACTGCCCATTTTCAGATGTATTTTCCGTGACCCGACGCTCGGCTCGACGGCCATCATCCAGCGTCCATTTCTCAGTTTTGAAGTCATCCATAATTTTTCTCCCTCTTTTAATGAAGAGACGGTCTTCAGTTATGTATCCTCGTCAGGTCAAATTTTTAGACGCACTTTAACTTCGGATATTACCACGGTAGAACCGCCTAATAGTTCTCCTGCCATACACTCAGCAAGAGCTTTTGCCTGTTCTTTGTTTGCAGCCCGAACATCCGGGAGGTTTTTATACTCAATCCCTAACCCACGGTTGTATCGGGCAATAACTACCCAATCCACCATTTGAGGGGCATTAAGCATGGCTCCAGCAGCTTCAACGGCAAGCTCGTAACTGTCGTACTCAGTTTCTTTGAGGACAATTAGGTTTGACGGGACGGCTTCTTTTTTGACGATAAATTTGCCATTGTTCGGGTAAATCATGAACCCGTTCAACAATAGATCACGCAGGATGTCGTTCATAGGATCACTCCTTTTCGATATATACTCATTTCAAATTTCTCTTTCATCAGAGTCCCCATTTTAACTTCAAGTATTCAAGTATTTCGGTTCTTTTCTTTTGATTTGACTCGATTAGCTTACGACGTTCAATTGGTCGATCCTGCCGTTCGAGCTTCCTGGCGAGTGCAGCCAATATCTCTATTTTATCTTCCCAGGCGGGTTCAGGCGCATACCCTTCGAGTTCTCCAGCAATTTCCTTATAAACAATTCTTCCTTCATACCGGCAAGTGATCTCACGCAAATGATAAGCGACTGAAATGGTCAGATTCATTCCACGAGTCAACCCATCAAACTGTTGACCAACTTCGTAGGAATTTTGGTCTTCTTCCATCATGGGAATATCGTCAGCTTCAGGAATTTCATAAGGATCATCAAGAAATGTCTGCTCAAACACACGACTTCCTTGATGGAATATCGGCTGGCCGATGTACTTGGTAATGCTGCAAAATTTGCCTTCTAACCCCATGTAACCTTTTTTCATGGCTTCTATGGTTCGGGCTTCTTTTATCTGTTGTTCTCTGCTCATGATTCATCCTCCGCTGAATATATACCAGTGTCTTTGACACAAAAGGAGATGAAGATGCTTAAAGGAATAATCAACTGGATCAAAAGTCTAGGAAAAACATCAGACGAAGTGACGGCTCAGGCAATTATTGTCAACAGAAAACCACGTCCTGTGCCAGTGGCTCGTCCAACAGACCCGAATACTAAAGTTTACCTGAGTGATCCAACCTACCCAAACATGATCGTCAATGTGCTGGAGCCAGCAGACACAATGTTGGCCATGCGATCCATTGGTGAAATGGGTGGCGGCTATCCGTTGGGAAGTCTTCAGCAGCAAGCTCTGGCGTTAAAGATTATGGTACACGATGCTCTCGTGTATATGGCAAGCAAATCTCCAAAGCAAATCAGAAATTGGGCAGCGGTACAATCGTTGATCCTGATGCCTCGTGCTGGAAAAGACCTTAACGCTTATTATGATCGTGGATCACTACGATTCTTCTTTTTTGGCGATCCAAAGATAAACAAAAACATCTTTGCTTGTGACGCACGCCCGGTCGTTGTTCATGAGTTCGGTCATGCGTTCCTAGACATCCTGCGACCAGATTGGTGGGACACTCAAGCTGCCGAGGTTTGGGCTTTCCATGAAGCCTTCGGCGACATGACGGCTGCGTTGATTTCTTTACAGTACGATCAGTTAATTGACCACGCCATCATTGAAACCAATGGCGACTTAATGAAGTCAAATATCATAACTCGTCTTGCGGCAGAGATGGGAACGGGATTGCACCACCTGACAGAAGGCAAAAATGGCGAGTTGCCAAATTGCTTGCGAGATATGACCCAGGTATTCAACTACACAGAACCAGAAAAATTGCCAAGCGAAGGTCGAGACGATCAACTGTTAGGCGAATCGCACAGCTTTAGCCGTGTGTTCACTGGAGCCTTCTGGGAAATCGTTGTGCGAATTGGCGTAGCTCACATTAACCAGGGCCACGTTCTTCGTGATGGAATGAAATTGTCCAGAGACATTGTTGCAAATTATTTGCTGAAGGCTGTTGTGCAGGCACCGACTACGGTTCGCTTGTTCGACGCCATTGCACAACAGATGTTGGCAATTGACCACGCCGAGGGCGGGAAATATCAAACTATTATGCGTGAGGTATTTTCTCAGAGAGGAATATTACGTCAACGTGTAATGATGCTGGAAGATGCCGATGTCGAGTCCGTTTTGAAAGACATCAAAAAGCCGCACGAAGTTCAAACGTATGGCGACATGAAAATTGTCCGCACGCTTACGACCAAGACAATGAAGTTGTCAGATAAACTCGGACCAGTGACGGCTTTGGATGCGAATCCATTGTTCGACTTGGAAATTACCGTGCCAGATCAAACGGCATATTATTTCGACAATGATAAATTGGTGGGCGTATCGGAATCCCATGAGGGAGAAATTCTGGACGCAGCATATAACTGCCTGCGTATATTGAATGATGGCGGCTTGGTCGGCGAACATGATTCCGCTCTGTTCGAGAACCGTCATGGCAAGCTCATGCGTAAGCAAATTGTTTGCACCTGTGGTAAGCCCAACTATTGTGATCCGAATGCCCCAGAATATGGCAAACCGTGGAAGCCAGCCAATAATTCCGGCTGTGTTGCCTGCCACAATGCCAATTGCAAGCCTAGATCATGCGATTGTGACCCTGTACCAACGACTCCGGCCCCGAAAGTTGGCTGTTATACCACTGTCAGGGCCGGAGGAAGAACAACGTATAAATATGGCAGCAGTGCGTCAAGAAAAGTCTGCTAAAGACCCATTGACCGACTTACCGTCTTTGTTTACGTTTTGTTGGTTTACCTTGGTCATCAAAGTCGATGGTGTTGGTGTTTGAGTCAATTTGGCGATACACCAACTCCGCATAAGGCTTGTCGCCCATGAAGTTTATGCGAATTTTGACCTCAGTGATGTGCGGCTTTACTTGTCGGATGGTGATCTTGAATTTATCACCTTCACCAGCAACGATATAGTAGCCGCCGTCCCTGTAGGGTTCCTCTTTGATAATTGGATGATCCAATTCTTTCAAAGATGTTTTCGTAGCCCGATACAGAGTATGGGCTTCCTCGTTATAATATTTGTGAGCTTCACCGTCTTTCCACATGATTACACCCGTCACAATTGGGCTGATAAGCAATGGGGCTGCGGTGCAACCTGCAAAAATTGGTAAACATAAAGACGCAAAAAGCAGTAGTTTTTTCATAGGCTCCTCCTATGATATGTATTGCCGTCACCATCAAAAAAGGAGAATACCCATGAGCGGCCTGTACTATAGCGATTGTGAACTCGATTTCGATATTGAAGAGGATCGTATTGTCTTTGCCCAGGACGACCTCGATGATGACGAAGATTGGGAAGATGACGACCTCGAAGACGACGATGACGACGACGAGGACGACGACGATGATGATTTAGACGATGACGATCTCGATGACGACGAGGACGATGACGACCTCGATGACGATTGGGATGAAGATGAAGATGACGACGACGAGGATGATCTCGATGACGACGATGATGAAGACGACGACTACGACGATGACGATTGGGACGACGACGATGACGACGATGATGATGACTTCGACGATGACGATGATGACGACGATGACGAGTAACTAATGAATGACTCCTGCGCTTGAATACTTAATCCGCACCGATCTCATTAAAGAGTGGCTAGTCGTTCCGTCTTCTTTGTTCCTCTATACAAATGGTGACGACTACCAAAAGGTAGTCGTCACCATTTGTGAGGAATTTAAGCCAAGCGATCACTACTCAATAAAGCACTGGCATCTAAGTCAGTGTTCGGAGGAGCAAGCGCTACCATTCATGACTGAATGTCGAATAGAGAAGAATAGAGTCTTCAATCACCCGGCAACTATATTGCCAAACCATTCGCTGCTTTCATATCACCAAGAATCCATCAGTTCACACCACAACTCATTTAGACAACCGATGTCTCCTGAGTTGTATGGTTACTACTACGAAAACACGACAGAAAGCACACTTCACACCAAAAGGCGGATAAACTGGCTCTGGAAGCAGTTCGTTCGCATCTATACCCCGCATTTATCGTCCTGCCAGGGCTATATATCTTCAGTATATCGTTCGGAGGCGAGCCTTGCAGATGAGCAACGTGATCTCATTTGTAAGTATATGAAAAGACAATGGAAGTTCTGGCTAATGTGGCGAAAGTATTTGCTGCTGGCCCCTGGAGAACTTGTCTTTTATAAGGAGTATCTGAACGTAAACAACTAACGCACGAGCAGGAGGCTCATGAAGAAGTTGCTTGCGGTTTTAGCCTGCGCAGTTGTGGCTTTGAGCAGCGTTGCAATCACGCTTCCAAAACACACTTTGCGTGGACAAACTACCAATCATCAATATCCAAATCCAAATCCTGGCATTCCAGTACAGAATCCTGTAGCTGAGTATGAAGGAGAAGCGGACGAAGACCTCACCGATGTAATGGTGCCGATCCCAATGAAGGATCGTGTCTTCAACAAGACGGGAATTCAGTGTGTATGGTGTTCGCTTGAAACTTGCGGACGATACGCTGAAGAACCAAAACTAATCAACATGACTGACTTAGCAGATTGCAAAAGCTATGCTAGTCCAAGCAGTGCCGCCACTAAACTAAAACAACTACGGGTGAGATACGAACAGACAACAAGTAGGTCTGATCGTAGTTTAATCATCAAGTCAGTTGTCCAAGAAAGACGTGGTTGTTTGTTCGCAGTCCCAGGTCACGCAATGACCTTGGTGCATTACGACGAACAAAAGGGAATAGTCAAGTACATCAACAACAGCGATAGTTCGCTCAAGATTCGCACTTGGACTATGGAAGAATTTAACCGTCGTTGGGATGGGTGGATTTGTGTGGTGTATGCCGACAACGACATTGTGCCACAAAAATACCGACCAATAGTACCGGAGATTCCAATTGTAGATAGAAATGGCCCACAAGGGGTCTATCCAAAAGATTACATACTCCAACCAAGTAAGTAACGAGAAAGCCCGGCAATTTGCCGGGCTTTTTTCATTTGCAGTTACATTTCTTCTTGCTGAAGATCACACCGCCAGCACGACCCACAATTCTCTTGCTGCGGTTTTTAGCAGTAGGCGGTCGATCACTTCCATCAAGCGAAGAGTTAGGTTCAATAGCGACTTCTCTTTCCCCATTCTCAGGTTGATCCAAACCGGCCCCTGATGGATCGCCAGCCGATCCACCAAAACTCTCGTCTCGTCTGTTCAACCAGTTTGTAAATCCAATCATTGAGTCACGCCCTTCGCAAATAAATACCGTGTGCCATATATAGAGTACACGGAAGTATTTGAAGCCAAGGGAGGCACATGAAAGGATTCAATTTAGGTTGGGCCGTAGGAGTTCTCACATTAGCCCTATTTGTCGCATTCAACGTCAAAACACGCAATAATCGTGAATTGCAGACACAACCAATCACTCAGGTTCAACCGCCTGTTGAAGTTATTCCTGAGCCACCCAAAACTCCACGCTTGCCGAACATTACTGTTCAAGTACCGCCGCATTTAAGCTATTCAGAAGTTATAAACCAAGTTCAAAAATGGCAAGAAGAAGCGCCTGATCTAACAGATGTTGGATTCTATGGCAAAACAAAAAGAGGCGTTGATATTTGTTACATCAGAATATGCAACAAAATTGAAGTAAAAGATCGCCCACGAGTTCTTATCACTGGTTGTATTCACGGAAATGAACCTTGGTCCACAGGTTGCGTCATGGCTTACGCAGGTAATCTCCTGGCTGGCTATGGGAAGAACAAAGAAATTACCGATTTGATTGAGTCCAGAGACATTTACATCATTCCAGTTGTTTCTCCTGACAGTTATCCACACAGCCGCCACGTTGATGGAGTTGACCCTAATCGTGACTTCCCTGGTCCGTCCCGTCCCACTTACAAATCGACGCCTAGCATTCAAGCTCTACAGGATTTCTTCTTAAAGATTAAACCCAACGCTGTCATTTCAGGACACACTTTCGGTCGCATCTTTTTAACTCCGTTCGGAGACACGAATCAAAAATGTCCTAACGAGGCTGACTACCAGCGTATCGTTGGACAAATGGGAAAGATGTGTGACTACAGAATGGATCGTGCCTGCAATATGTATGGCCGACCCATTCATGGCAGCGAAGTAGACTGGTATTATCGCAATGGTGCATTTGCAGTTGTTATGGAATTTGGAACACACCAAAGAAACCCTACACGAGAGGAAATCGTGAGCGAATACTCTCGAACTTGGACTGGTGTATTGTGGTTTATCAAGGAAGCTCCAGTATTGCCAATTAAGACCAATAATGAAGATTTTGATTTTTCAGGTAATACAGGTATCGTTGGTAGGTATCTTCCACTTTCGAGCGTAACTGCAAGCCGACAAGATCGGTAGAATAAGTTCTTTTGAAGGGAGCCAAAGATGTAGGGTCGTAGGAAATAGGCTGACGGAGATTCAAGTAATCTTCAATCAGCGGAATTCCTCGATTCTCCACTAAATCGTCCCAAGTCAACAATACAGCCCCAGGCGTTCGCTTGGCCATCTCGCACAACCGTCTGAGTCGATAGGTGTAATACCTAACGGCGAAGGACGGTTTCATTTTTTCATTACCGATCAATAAATTCAAAACAGCAGCAGGTTCTCTCACAACATAGATGAACTTACACTCTTTATAAGCTGCCTTCGTTGAAAGGTGATGATTATGAAGCAATTCATCCATGTAAATTGCCGACCGATTATCTAACTTATGATGCTGCTCTGTGAGTGTCAATAGATTCGGTGGTCCAACATACGGACTGCGAGCCGCTAAGTTGTAACCCTGAATCCGAGGATGGTGATTTAATGCGTCACATAACGCAGAAGAACCCGAATGTAGATGGCTGCAAACGAAAAGTATTTTCTTCATTACGGTCCTTTGGTAGAAAAAACACATTCACCTTAATAACTAGCATTGTACCTGCCGGTACTTTACTTAATTAGAGAGGGATAAATTATGCCACTTTGGTCAGACTTTTTCAAATTGTTCGCATACGCCACAGAGAAAGACCCTCTGTCGGCTCGTAAAGACCCTAAGAACTTCGGGACTGCTGGTATTGCGCAACCAGAAGCTCTAGGGACGGATTTTCAAAGCGGTGGTGGACCGGGTGGCCAAACAAGCTACCGTCAAACCAACGACATGATCGACACGACGACTCTATCCAACCGCTCCATGCGGTATAAAGAGTATGAGCGTCTGCGTAATGTCCCGGAAATCGAAATGGCAATGACGGTCTTTGCTGACGAAGCCTGCGTTGCCGGTGACACTAAGATCGCTACGCCGTTCGGGTTCACTACCATAAAAGAGTTAGCAGAGAAGAGAGCCGAAGAACGATTTTTGGTTTACTGTTATGACGCCCAGAAAAAAGACTACAACCTGGGTTGGGCTTTCGCCCCACGACTCGTCAAACGAGCTAAAACTACAACTATTGTCATGGACAATGGGACAAAGTTCACCGCTACTTCAGATCATCGTGTTCTGAAGAAAGATGGAACATGGGTAGAAACTGGAGAACTTCGGTTCGGTGACGAATTGATGCCATTCTATCGGTTGTCAGCGGCATCTGAACTCAAACATAAACAATTTCCTCGCCTATTCACCTTCACGAAGGGCTGGATCAGCGAACGTCAATTTGTTGACGACTGGAAAACTGGCAAAAGCAACCCTGCATATGAAAAAGTGAATAGGGTGATTCGCATGATTGGTGGTGGACTAACCACCCGTCAAATTGCCAAAAAACTGGATTTTGATTGGTCATCAATAGATGGCTGGGTCAAGAAAGAAGGTTTCACGCCAGCAGAGATTAGAACTCTGTACAAGCATGAAGATCGCCGTAGAGTCATAGGCGTTGAGGAAGGACCAGAGCAAGATGTTTACGACATCTCAGTTGAAGGACACAAATGCTTCGCCACGGATTCTGTGATCCTGCACAATTGTCAAAAAGATGAAGATGGCAATATCTTCAAGGTGCTTACGGCCAACGATGAAATCCGTGAAGAAGTAGAATTCCTGTTGTTGCATCGCAAGATGCTCAATATGAACCGACAGGGTTGGACATGGTTTAAGAACCTGTGCATTGCTGGAGACTGGTTCGTTGAAATGGTAATCAACCCGGACAATCCCAAAGAGGGCATTTATCGGGCTATGCCATTGCCTCCCGAAACGATGTATCGCATTGAGACGGTGAAGGGCAAGATGATCGAGTACCAACAAAGTAAAGAAGGCCCCGATTATCAGGCCATCGTGCGGGGACCAGTCACCGGCCAGAATGAAATGGAATTGAATCAGACGACAGCCATTCGGTTCGCTCCGAGTCAGATCGTTCACTTCCGAATCGGCGATGATCGCAAGACATTCTATCCGTATGGCCAGAGCTTGATCGAACCGGCCCGTGGACCGGCACACAGCTTGAGATTGATGGAAGACGCAATGGTGGTCTATCGACTCACCCGTGCGCCAGAACGTCGTGTATTCTATATTGACGTTGGACAGCTTCCTCCATTCAAGGCTGAAGCATTTATTGATCGACTAAAGGATCAATTCCGCAAGCGTAAGGTTACAAGTGGTCGTGGAACACCTGGGGCGAATTCTGTAGAAGAACGCTGGCAACCACCTGCTCAGGACGAGGACTATTGGCTACCAATTCGACCAAATAGCAACACTCGTATTGATACTTTGCCGGGTGCAGAAAACCTGGGTGAAATTGATGACGCCGTTTACTTCAGAAACAAGTTGTTGACCAGCTTGAATTTCCCGAAGAACTATTTCAATAATGAAGACCCAGGAGCGACAAGAATTACTTTGTCTGCTCAAGACGTTAAATTCGCTCGCATGATTGAGCGGCTGCAAAGTCACTTCGAGGATGGAATCCTGGAAATGGCAGAACACCACTTGCATTTAAGAGGGTATCCTGAAGAAAGCTATCAAGACTTGAAGATCAAGATGACGGCTCCTTCGGATTGGCGGGAACTGTCCCGTGCGGAAGTGGTTACGGCCCGCTATACTAATGCTGGCACGTTAAAGAGTGGTCAGCTTATGGCTGACTATGATATTGTCACAAAGATATTGAAGTTTTCTGAAGACGAAGCTGACGAAATGTTGGCACGTCTGAAGTTGCAAAAGCTGGAAGACCTCAAACTGCAAGTATTGGCACAAAATCCACAGCTATTGGGCGTGGGCATTCCTGGGGCTGATGCAGGCGGTGGTCAGGGAGAACTTGGAACCGAACCGGGTGGACCGGGCATGTCGCCTGATCCGATGGCAGGCGGTGATCCAATGGCGGCAGCAGGCGGTGGGGCAGGCGCTCCTCCTCCACCAACGGCGACGGCTTCTGGGGCAGATGAAACGCCCGATGCTGATCCAGGCTCGAAGGCACCTGAAGGTGCGAATATTCCAGAGCCAGATGGAGAGGACATCAAGAAGTATGATCTTGAGATTCAAGACTACGAAGCCGAGCAGGACCGAGAAGACATCGACTATAGCGTAGGCGACGAGGGTTAATGACAGGAATCACACAATTCCCCACGTTAGCAATGAAAAACCGGCAGTTAGTGGAGCAATCCACTAACGCCGGTTGTTTTCACTGTTTGAAGATTTTCAACGTGACGGAAATTAAAGACTATACCGACAATGACAAAACTGTGATCTGTCCGCTATGCGGCGTGGATTCAGTTGTTGGCGATATGTGCGGCTTTGAGCTTTCCGAGGACATCCTCAAGAAAGCTCATCAATTTTGGTACGCCAAGCGTTAGTCTTGGTCTTCTTGTCTGTTGAAGAAGTATTGTCGGATGTCATCGTGCATCCCAGGCTTGTCCGAAGACCATTCGTAAACATCATTGACTAATGTGATGTCAGTGCTTGGATTGTAGTCGTAATTCAAAATAATGTCATGGCGGTCCATGTACTTACGATTCTTCAAAGAGCCGTGCCACAAGTGAGAAATATCCACGGGGATATAATCCAGCACTGGCTTATTGGCTCGTAATCCGTCACACCATTTCATTAAGTCTATTTTCATGTGATCGTTGAATTTACTAGCAAATCCGTGGATGTCCCACGAATCCAAGTAGCAATCAACGAAAAATGTGTCGCCACTTCCAACGATGTTGCGGTCATAAAGACCACCCAATTCTTTGAAAGTATCACGACGAGCGGCCCAGGCAAATCCAGGGACCGAAAAGTTTAATTCACGCTGGCGGCGACGGTGTAGCCAATTCTTGTGAATCTTCCATTGCCATGCAACGCTTTGAAGGTTTGGAATTTTGCTGCCGTCGTACTTCAACATGCCTTTAGGCATGTAGTAAACCTTCTTGAATAGCTGAATGACATCAGCCGTTTTGAGTTTGTCGCAGGCTTGCTGCGCCCAATCTTCTGAGTGGAAAAGCACGTCGCAGTCGATCCAAGCGTAATACTTGCAATCGTCTGGCAATTTCGTAACGCCATAGTTTATTAGGCGTTCCTTCTGCCACATAATACTATTGCTACGCAAGCGATGGACATCCGGGCCATCAGGAATATAGAACGGACCACCATTAAAAGCACATTCAACGGTGATTAACCTCACCCCTTGCCGCTTGAGTTGTTCGGCAAAGATGAAGTAATTACTTAATAGGGATGTAAAGCCAGCAGGGTTGAAAAAAACGGTGATAACACAAAGTTCGTCCATATTGAAGCTCCTCCTTGTTACAACGGGACATTAGGCATCCATATGTATTCAAAAAGATCAACAATTATCTGACGTGGTTTTGTTAACCAATTGGGTTGTGGAAAGAATCTGCGGAATTTGTAGCCAATACATCGGTCCCATGATTTTTTACATCTTCGGGAGACACATCGGCCAGACCTTTTGAAATTACCCTGCGGCCTTTTGAAGCTCCTTTTCGCATATCTGTTTTGAAATTACCGTCTTTGAAACTATCTAATCCATGTTGCTGAAGTATTGCTTTAATTTCGGGCATTACTTCGGACATACGGTTGAGGAACTGTGCGGCAGCTTGGCTGTTCTTGGACATTATGACCTCGAACGCCTGCATAGCGGCAGTCAGAGCCTTTTCCGAATTGGCATCCAGGCTGGAATTGCCAAGTACATTAGTGCCAACATCGTATGCTGCTAACTCTTTTAAGCTCACATAGTCTTGAAATGTTTTCATTTTGAATCCCGTTTTTGATGTTCTCTGCATACCTATGTACTAGGCGGTGAGGGATTTTACGAATTACGGTGTAAAATTTGAGATAGAGTTAATACATACCCTCATCACAAGCAGCAGTGAAGCAGTTGCGCATGAGGAATCCAACAACAGCACAGGGAGTCAATTGATTATGAAAAGAAAACTAATCAGCTTCGATGCGTTTAAGAAAATCGAAGAAGCATCACTTACAAACGCCCAGGAAGAGTTAATCGGGGCAGAAGAAGTGCTGGCAAAAACCTTGGGTGTAGATGACTTAAAGTTATTCACCTTCGGGGAATCCGATGTCACATACCAAGCACCGGACGGAAGTTTCGTACACGCCAGCTACAAGTTAGACAAGGACCAGTTGGTTCTTGAGAACCTTGAACAATTGGTTATTGAAGAGGAAAGCGAGAAGAAAAACGCCCGCCAAATCCTAGTCAATATGGTAGATTCACTACTTGAGAGCAACGACGCTAAGGCAAGCCAGCAGTTTGAGGCTTATCTTTCTATGCCGTTCGTTCGACGTGAATTGCTCGTCAGCGAAGCATTTAAGGTCACTGTTTCCAAGCCTACTGGCAGCAACTCTCCGCTGCGGGGCAAGAAGCAGAGCCGTTCTTTGGTCGCCAAGCGTACTCGTTCACGCAACAAAACCCTCTCCCGTGTATCCAAGAGCCAGAAAGAACAACTCGGTCGCAAGCGATCATCTGCTTCTAAGCAGTTAGGTGGTTCTTCCAACCCACGTTGGCGTACATACGCTCGTAAAGTCAAGCCGACCACCATTAAGGAATGGTCGATGATGTGCGAGAACGTCATGAGCTATTTGGACTACAAAGAATTTGGCCCTGTAATGTCCGAATCCATGATTCAGACAGACGACAGAGGCAACGTAACTGGTGTGGCTATGCCAACAATCCAGAAGCGTAACGAGGGCAAGATTTTGACCTTCAACTGGAAGACTATGGATCATGAGATCAAGGTTCTCCGTGGAAACGTCAAGAAGCTCTCAGAAGACCAGACTTTCATCAAGGCGATGACCGATCTGAAGCGATACAACAATATTTCGGACAATTCTTCACTCGAAGAAACCCTAGAAGCTATTGTCAGCCGTTGGCCGGACGTTCTGTACATCACCGAAGGTGAATTGGCAGAGCAGATTTCGACAGCATTGGAGACAGCTAATGTCACCAATTATGACGACAATATGTGTTCTTTCATGGCAGAAGCAATTCTCCGTACTGCTCACAACGCCTTCACAGATCGAGTTCGTAAGATCGGCTCCCTGGCCGGTAGCACTGCTGACCTGACCGCTGAATGCAAGACTTGTGAAGATTCCTACAAGGAATTCAAGACTGTTGCTGACAAGTTCTACACCCAGCTAGACGAGTCTGACTCGGCTGATCTGCGAGTGTTTGCTGACTTGTTCAAGGCTCTCCACGAAGTCCACCGTGTTGCTGCTGAAACTGGCGACGAAGCAACCAAGGCTGAAGTTGAGAACTACATGCAGGAATGTGCTGCTGTTCTGAACCGTGAAGTTCAAGTTGACCTGAATCTTGCAGAGGCTATTGCCAATTACCTGCACGATCTAGTTGAGGCGAATGTTTCCGGTGCTGAAAGCACATGGGACGTTTCAAACAGTGATGTACACCACACTGTTAATGGCGATCACCCAAAAATGTCTTGGAACGCTAAACAGCATGATGCAGTTCCATCCAAGTACACCGGCGATTGGGGCGACGAAGCTCCGGTATCTGACGGCAAGAGCTACAAGAACGGACTAGCAGATGAAATGCGAAATCGTTCATGGAGCAACATTGGCGGTGCAGACACTTGGCCGGACATGAAGAACCCATATGTACCGAAGCCTTTCGGTGACTACAAGATGAAAGAGAAGTCGGCAGTTGATGACGGCGAAAGCGATTGGAGCCGTTGGCAGTCTGGCGATACATGGCCGAACTTGAAGAACCCGTATGTGCCTGACTCCCCTTGGGACAAGAGCAAGTACAAGATGAAGTCCGACAACCTAGTTGTCGATAAAGGCGAAACCAAGGTCTAACACACACAAAAAGGAGTGCGTCAATGGATGAAAGATTAAGTCTATTCGTTGACTGCTGTGACAATGGCGGGTTTGTCTTGAATTTGAACGAGTCAGCTACCGATAAGGGGCTGACTAAGTTCAAGGGCAAGTTCCAAGAGGCCGAGGCAGTTAACAAAAACAAAAGAATTTACCCCTATGGTGTTCTCGATGAGAACGTCAAGAAATTGATTCCCATCGTAGAAGCCCGTGGGCTGGTGGGAGAGTTAGATCACCCTACAGATTCGATCATTCACTTTGAGAAATGTTCTCACGTCATCACTAAATTGTGGTGGGAGGGAAACAACCTCATGGGTGAAGGAGAGATTCTTAATACACCGCACGGCAGAATACTACGAAGTCTTTTGTCTGACGGGGTGAGAGTTGGAATCAGCAGCCGAGGCGTTGGCAACGGTCGCAGTGATGAGAATGGAATTTTAGTTATTGGCGAAAGCTACAAGCTAATTACTTTCGATGCTGTTGCTGATCCTAGCACCTACAACGCCTTTCAGGAGAAGGTCGTTGGCAAGAAAGAAAGTTACACACCAGCACCAAGTTCTGAAATTCACAAAAATGTGGCGAAAAATGAATGTAGCCGCATACATAATGTAAATAAAGAAGCACTTATTGCTTGCTTGGGCGGGATCATTGAACAACAAACTAGCAATATCAAAGCGAGGTTAGGCTAATGGATAAGATTACAGAAGCACTGAAGAAGCTCCTACCTGAATCTGAGATTAACGAAGTCGCAGCCGCCGTCAAGGACATGCTAGAGCAGGCTAAGGTAAATCTCGAAACTGAGTACAATCAGAAACTTGAAGAAGCCTACGCCGAGCTTACTAGCGAGTTGGCGAACGCTGAAAAGACAGCAGAGAAAGGCTACGAAGAAGCATACGCTATTATTGGCGATCTTCGTAACCGTCTTGAGCTTCAGGGTGAAGAGTACAAGGCAGCACTTGAGGAAGGGTATGAAGAAGCATACCAGATGCTCAAGGGCGAGCGAGACAAGAATCAGCAGCTAGAAGTCGAGATGTACGAAGAGTACGACAAGAAACTGGCTGAGATGAAGGAATACATTGTCGATAAGGTTGACCAGTTCTTGCAATTCAAGGGCCAGGAAATCTATGAACAAGCCAAGCGGGACGTATTAAACGATCCTCGTATGGCCGAACACAAGGTTACTCTGGACAAGATCATTGATCTGACCAGCAACTACTTGTCGGACGATGATTTCGCATCAGTTTCTTCCAGCAAGCTGGAAGAAGTCAACAAGAGTGTAGAAGAGATGAAGGGCCAGCTTCGCATTATGGAAGCACGCAACATCCGTCTCTCCACAGAAAACACCAAGTTGAACGAAGCCGTGCGTCAGTCTCAGGAACTTATCACAGAGAGCCGTAAGGCCATCAAGTCTGTGAAGAAGACCGAGGTTGTCAACGAGCAGAAAGAAAGAACAACGAATGCAACGAATGTAACGGGGAGAGGTAAGACATCCGATGATGGTGTAGTGATTTCGGAATACGCTGCACCCACAAACAATGACGTGGATCAACTGTTGATCCTGTCGGGTTTGAAACAAGCTCAATAAGGCTTTTAACTCCAAGCAACACATAACCAGAGGATAACTCTAATATGAACGCAAATTCTCGATTTTTGAATGAGGCTAAGGAGCTAGAATCTCGTTGGGGCAAGACCGGACTCCTCGAAGGTATTCAGGACCGTTACGTTCGCTCTGCCACAGCAGTTCTACTCGAAAACCAGAGACTCATGAATGAAGTCTCAACCGACACTGGCGACATCGCTCAGTTCAAGCGAATCTCGATTCCGCTTGTCCGTCGTATTTACCCACAGTTGATCGCCAACAAGATTGTTAGCGTTCAGCCATTGCTAGGCCCAACAGGTCTGGTGTATTACCTACGCTTCCGTTATAGCAGCAACAAGGGTGCAACCCGTGGCGCTTCTAACAACGGTGGTTTCCCTGGTGATGACGCCAACTCGTTGATGCAGACCGCTGACGGTACTGCCAACCTGGACATCTTCTACACCCACCAGTTCATTCAGAACGAGACGACCTCGACTGACGCTGGTACTGACACCGCTGCTGTGTTCACTCCTTTGGAACACACACCAGTTTTGGCCGGTACTGTAACTGGTACGATTTATGATGGCAGCACTGCTGTCCAGACATTCATCGTTTCGTCCGGTGGTAGCTTCACCTTCACTGACATTGGCGCTCCTAGCGTTAAGGTTACAGCAGGTAGCTTGAACAACAACACTGGCGAACTCGCCCTCACATGGAACTCGGCTCCTGGCGCTAACCACGCTGTCATCAGCTATGAGTACAACATGGAGTGCCAGCAAGACCTCCCAGAAATCAACCTCGTGATCGAGTCGGAAGAAATTGCCGCCAAGACCCGTAAGTTGAAGGCTGTATGGTCCTATGAAGCACAGCAAGACCTCCGCAGCCAGCACAACCTGGACGCAGAAGCCGAACTGACCGCTGTATTGGCCCAGGAAATCAACCTCGAAATCGACCGTGAAGTTCTAACCGACCTTCGCAACAACAGCGGTACAGTAACCGCTTGGGACTTCAATACTGCTCTTGGTGAAACCATCAAGGAAAAGTATGAGTCGTTGTATGTCAAGGTTGTTGAAGTTTCTAACGTCATCCACCGTAAGACGCTTCGTGGTGGAGCTAACTGGCTCGTAACCAGCCCTGAAGTTGCCTCGATCTTCGAGACAGCAACCGCAGGTTTTGCTCCAGCCCCAAGCGAAACATTCACTAGCAGCCTGGGCATCCAGTATGTTGGTACTGTTAACAACCGTTGGAGACTGTACAAAGACCCTCTCTTCCCATCCAACCAGATTTTGATGGGTTACAAGGGCGACAGCTACATGGACAGTGGTTACTTCTACTGCCCATACGTTCCACTGACACAGACACCTGTGGTCCTCGACCCAGAATCCTTCTGCCCACGCAAGGGTATTCTGACACGCTACGGCAAGAAATTGCTGCGTGAAGGTGCCAAGTTCTATGCTCGTATGAGCATCGCTAACTTCGTCATCTAATCAATGACAGGTCAGTAGAAAAGAAAAAACAAGACCCACTGGTGAAAGCCAGTGGGTTTTTTGTTGCGCTGTAATACATACAGTATGGGAGCATCATCAGTAACAGGCGTATCAGGACCAGGCGCAGCAACAAGTAAAGGTCCACACAATAATCGTGATACATATGTGCCATTAGCAGGACCACGAATCATCGTGGCTGGCATAGCTACGCTAAACGGCGGGGGTGGCTACACACTAGAATTCCCCGATCCATTGCCAGGAGGATTCTATAGTTATTCCTATATCTGTACTGCTCTGGGAGTCGATCAGTTTGCTGTAAGTGTAGGTGGTGCTGAAAGTGATGGCTATTTAGTCAACCTGACTTTCATGGGTGGCGTTAGTGGAATCAACAAATCAATTTCCTACGCTGTCATAAGCCAAGGTCAAGCTGCTATTCCTGTTGAATAAACGTCAATTAAAGTAAGGCTTTCCTTGGTCGTCATTCATGGCTAGGAAGAGTGATGAGCCATTGTTTTGAAATTCTTTCACATGATCTTCAAATGATTGATTTGCCATATTTGGATTTCTAAATCCATTATTGAAGAAAACTTTCATCGAAGGAATTGATGATACTTGCGCTCCCAAATCTTTGAATTTCAATTTAGCTTGTTTGACTAGCCAATCTCCAATTCCTTGATTCCTTTTGGCTTCATCAACGTAAAAGTCGATTACAGATTGGCTTCTGGGCGACCATTTAGTAACAGGTTGAATGTCGATGTATCCACCATTGACTCTGAGCGAAGTTCCATTGCTTCCAACTAAAGAAGATGGACCCCAGGCTGCTTCTGGAAAGCTATTCTCCAACCATTGTTTGAATTCAATTATCATTTGTCTTCTTTTAGCTTCACTTCTTTGACGTTCTTGTTCTTGTTGAGCCATTCCAAAAGCGCTTTCCGGCTCTTGCGGGTAGACACCTTGACTTCATAAGCTGAAGTGCTGTCATGTTGTTTGACTGCTATAACAGTGCCGCCACTGTCAGAAACCATTTCTGGAATTGCCTGGGCTGGGTTGGCGTCTTTGTTGAGATTCACCACGACAGTAAGCTCTTGTCGTGACGCTAAATCATAAGTAATTAACCCGGTTGTGCCAGCGATCATGCAGATAGCAAGCGTAAACAAGATTCGCTGAGTCCATAACCATTTATTAGGCATTTTCTTTGGTTCCTCAATCCTTCCCATATCAACAAGACAATCACCTGTGCTTCCTTTCTCTTTAAGAGACTTCAAGTAAGCAGGTAGGTTTTCAAGAGACATTGGATTCTGTTCATTTTCTTGTGGTGCCATATCATCTCCTTTGTGGCTAATGTATTTAGCCAGCAAGCCATCAAAACAAATTGTGGCGAGACAATAGATACACCATGCTAACAAACATAACGCCCGAATTCGTTCACTACATCCCAGAAGACATGAAAGAAGGCGTACTCTACATCTCTCTGGAGTACACTACTGCCATTCACAAGTGCTGCTGTGGCTGTGGACACCAAGTATGCACCCCTATTGATCCAAACCCACCACACAACGGTTGGACGCTTACAAACGACAATGGGAAGGTTTCCCTAAGTCCTTCTATCGGCAACTTTCAATTGCCCTGTAGGACGCATTACTTCATTAGAGAAAACCAAGTCGTATGGTGCTGAATTACTTCACGATATACTTCGTGCCTTCGACGATCAACCAATTGATCGTTCTGTGATCCACTTGTCGCAATTTATGGTCGCTGGTTTCATCCAGGTCTTCTACCATTGACCGACCCAATAGTGGCTCTGGAGAGATCAGACGGCCTCTCAGTGTGCGTTCCGAGCCATCAGTCTTATTGAAGCTGACCGTGAATGGGCGGTTGGGAGAATGAATCAACAGTTCCGCTGCTTGTGTCTTCGAGACTTTGATTTCTTCGGAGTATTGATCGGCAGAGAAGGCACATTCCAGAAGTTCTTTTCCTTGAACTCGCATGGTGTGGTTGTCTAAGTCTACGTCGGATGTGAAGAGTTCGTAGTTGCTTGGAATGGCACTCTTAACTTTGACATAATGCACGATTGCCATCAGGTCGCCAGCTTTGATTCGTGCGGGGTCGGTTTTGTTGATCTTTTTCATAGTTCACCTAGTTGTTGAAAGTAGTTGGAAGTTACAAGTTATATCGGCAGTGCCGACAATAACTTTAGCCAATACCCTAGATAAAGCATGGAATCATTCAAGGAATACATCAACGAAGGCAAAGACCGGGGCAACAATAAAGTCCAGGCTATATCGACCCTCGTATCTGCTCTGAAAACCGCACTCGATCAGTACGATATATCCACCCGACGTTTCATCTGGGAGCATCTCAACAGCCCACGGGGGAAAGAACTGATGGAAAAGATTCTTCGCAACCCGAAAACCTACCTTTCCGACAGCGAGTTCACCAAGTTGGTGCAGAAGAAATGACGGGTTGACTTCCGACCGAGATCGAGTAAACTGTGGGGGATCAGTTGGAACGACCGACTGGAATTTCCGATTCTCTGAAGGAGTCTTGCAGTGAAGAAGTTTCTTGTAATCGTGGCTGCAATCGCAGTCCTCGTCGCTTGGAGCGACACCGCATCGGCTCAGTGCAACACGGGCGGGCGTTTCTTTGGTGGAAACCAGTGTGGCTCTGGCCATGTCTTTGGTGGGCGAGTGTTCCACTCGGCACCTTTTTACCACTCTGCTCCCGTCTATAGCTACAACAGCGGTTGTTCTTCGAGCGGTGGATATGTGATTGTTGGTCAGCCTCAACCTCAGCCTCAATACACTGAAGGCAAGAAGGCCGTGATGCCTGAGCCGAACTATCTGCCGTATAAGGGCGAGTACCGTGAGTTCCCTGCTCCGGCTCCAAAGAAGACCACTCAGCCGGAAGAACTTCCTTTGCCGCCAAAGAAGATTCAGCCGCCGAACCCTCACCAAGAAGGTTTCCCTGGTGGTGCTGGCATTCAGATCGACGGCGAGTCTTATGGAAGACTGCCAAATGGCAGTTACGCCAAGATTTCCGATGGAACGTATTCCCGGTTGACGGGCAACATGGCATACGGAAGTTACTCTAAGTAATTTTTCTGCGAATGCGTGAAAAGGCAAAAGCCAGGGGATTTTTCCCCTGGCTTTTGTCGTTTACTTAGGTGCTGGATAACGGTCAATGCCGTTTCTCCGGTCATAAGACCCAAGCATATGACCCTGACGATAATCATCACTCAATGTCCAACGAATTGGACCGAGCCACTTTCCATGCCAACCATCCCAATATCCACTCATAAAAGTAGCTGTTGGGCTGACTGGCTGAGTCGGCACTCCGGTTGCTGGTGTAACTGGTGCGACTGGTGTTTCTGATGGTGTTGCAGGCTGAACTGGCTTCACTTCTACAGGAACTTCATTTATAGGCTGATGGACCTCCGGCTTGACTCGCATAATGCCGATGATACTCAAGACCACAATAGGAGTGGCAAGGATCGCCAACATTAGTACGGCAAAGAAACTCTTTTTCATAAGTCCTCCTTTACCGTATATACTGCACACCAGAAAAATTCGGGGGTTAAATGCGAGTTGCATCTATCACGATGGTCGGCCAATTTCCTGATGGAATTGACATTCATGTACGAAACTTGAAGTGGGCGTTGTCGGAAGACGATCACATTTTCATCATTACATTGCCAGCTTTTATTGAGTCTTTCGGCCTGAAGAACGACAATCAAGTTACCTACATTCCCTTCATTGCCCAGAATGTGACGGAAAACGGATTCATCAACTTTTGGAAACATTTTCCCAGAATCATAAAAGAGTACCAAATATATCCTGAATGGTTTTTGTTTATGGAAGAGGATATTTGGTTCTTCGCAAAGCCGCCCATTCAAGATGATCCCAAAATGATTCGTGGATTTCTGCCTCGTGGGTCATATCGCAACATCATGTTGAACGACCAAATTATGCACAACAGGATTTGGGAAGGCGCTCAGGCGATTCACAGCAGCATTGTCCAAAATGCAATCGAGTTCGGCATCGACTTCTCTTTTGTTCGCAATACGTTCTTGACCAAAAACCAAAAGAAATATGACGAAGAATTCGGTGGTCATATCACCATGTCGATGTATCAGAACCCAGACACCTTTGATGAATTTGGTCTGTATTGTGCCTTGGTTGAGAAGACTCAAATAGAACACGAAGTCAAAGCTCTGCATGTGAGAGGCCCAGAAAGTATGCACCGCATGTATCCAGACGTTTATCTGTATGCCACCAAAGAACGGTTGCATGAAATACAAAAGAAACTGCCATATGTGGACGTGCTGCTCGTTGTTGCTGTATATTACACGGTTGGACTATGGAAGCACATCCATCACTTGGACTGGACCAAGGCTCAAAAAGAAAGTAAAAGAGAAATAGCAAGACTGTTGTTGACTGGCAGCGAGTGGATGACATTTGAAGAATACACCAGACTAGACTCCCTGCACGTTTTAATGAATGGCTTCTCCCCGAACAGGAAGAAGGTATAATGTCAACATGGATTTAATTGTAGAAACAGATATTGGTCATGACCCTGATGATTTCTTTGCGATCTCTTATCTGATCGCAGCCGGGGTCAATCTTCGAGCCATACTCATTTCTCCGGGCGACCCCGATCAGATAGCCATTGCCAGATTTCTATGTGAGGAAACCGGGCTAAAAATCCCTATCGGTACGAGCAAGACTGATAGAACCAAGCTGTCTTCAGGTTCGATTCATCATCAACTGCTCAAGGAGTATAACTACCCTCTTGAGCAGAAAGCTGACGGGTTAGGCGTAGACATCATTCAAGATGTTGTCGCCGCTTACCCGGAGAGTGAGTTGTTTATCATCGGCCCGGTTTCGAGTGTTGGCAAATACATGAGCAAACACCCTGAGACTCATTTCAAAAGGGCCACAATGCAGGGCGGCTTCCTGCCTTATTCTCTCTATGGCCCCAAGCAACCACACCTTGATTTCGAGGGAAAGAACTGGATGCCGACGTTCAACCTGAATGGGGACCGGCCTGCTGGCGTTACATTCCTTTCAGGCAATATTGGTGAGCGACGAATGGTCGGCAAGAACATTTGTCACACGGTTCTATTCAACAAAGAAGCCTGGGAAAAGAGAGACAATCAAGTTGTCGTTAAAAACGTCGCTGCACACAATCTCTTTGAGAAGGCAGCATTGATGTATTTGGAACGACATGATTCCAAAAAGTTTCACGACCCTACTGCCGCTGCTTGCCATCTGCATCCTGAGATCGGCAAATGGATTCGTGGCAATGCCGTGAAAGAAGAAAGTGGTTGGACCACGAAGCCTAATCCCGAAGGGGATTATATCCTGGCTGATATTGATTACGATTTACTTTGGTCGCATTTATTGGATGGAAGATGACACGCAAAATCACCGACCCTTGGGAAGTAAGCAAAGACTCACCGCCTAAGACATTGGATGGTGCCATTATTTTTTTGAATAACTGGCTATCCCAACAGACAGGCAAAGAAGAAGACAAAGACCCTGAGCGGCCTTTGATTGAAGTTGTATCAGATATGATACAAGAAAGCCCAACCAGATGGTGGGTGACGCACCATTTTGGTTGGGGCATGAGTATGAGAAACTTGCTTCGCAAAAACGGATTCGGCGAGCAAGAACTCGGCATCGACAATCTTGATGATTACTACATTGCGCTTATCGAGCAGGCTTGTTTAGGTAAAGGAAAAAACTATCATCAAATGCCTAATCCCGACGCCGATAATACAACAAAATGAGTCTTCTGATGTGTGCTGCTTCGATTTTTCCCCACGATCCATCGTCGTGAAAAATCTCCTTGATGAATTTCCATATTCGGTTCATACAGCCTCCTATGCCAAAGGAACCGAATGTATTTATCCTTTCTGGCGAGACTTCACTTTTTCCATAAGTTCATTTGGATGAATTAGCCCCAACAATTTGTCCTTTTCAATAGCAAACTCATTCCAACTGATGCTTCTGTTGAAATTATGGATTTGAGTTGCAGGGATGTCGCATTCAATCACGCCACACCCCCAATCAATATTCACCACATATGCAGGCAGGTTCCATGAATTACGGAACTTCACAAAGGACTTCCAAACATCACCAGTCCATGCAATAGTGGTTTGAAAATATGTTTGGTGTTCTTCCAGAAAAGGGTTGCAATCATGCACGACAATAGTGCCGCCTTCATTGATGCACTTCAAAGAATTAAGGATGTCTTTATCGACTTGATCTGACTGATGCAGTCCATCAATAAAGATCAAATCGAACTTTTGCGTATTGATGGCAAAGAACTGATCTGAAGTCATGTGATATGTGGCCTCGACATTAGCCGGGTCTACACAGACTTTATGTGGGCATTCAATGTGATTAAAGGTATCGAATACACCCACACCAATTTCCAAGTAAGTTTTATAATCAAGTTCTTGGATTAGATGTGAAATCAATTCCAAACGAGTTGATGGCACATTTGACCTTAAAATTTTAAGCATATAGCCCTTAGAATTTTACTTGGGCAGAACATGGCGGCGTGATTTGCTTGAGCATTGAAACCGGAATATACGCCATGAGTTTATCTTGTTGTGATCGTGGATCAGGTCGAACTCGCAATATTGCACCACCCATGCGGAAGTTGCCACGCTGGTCAAACCCTTCATCTTCGGCTCTGGTACGCATCTCTTCTATGAGCTTTTTGGCTTCTGCAACGCTCACTAATACGATTTTGCCTCCGGCACGAGTTAGCACGGCATAAAACTCAGCTTTACCAACCATGTCTCTTCCTGGCACGCCACGTCGATAATCCTTCATTACCTCGAAGAGAATATCATCTCCGGTGTCACGATATTTGATCTGAATAGGCTTCTCACCACTCGGCGTTTCCCACCAGCCGTCAATCTTGTCGTACATATCTTCTTGGCTGGACGGTTCACGGAGCTTCATCCCACATCGAACCAAGCTATCAAATATTTGCTTTTCAATGCTCTTTCCATATTGAACTCTCTGGTCAATATTCTGGAACCTATTGCCCATACGCATTTGAGGCGGTGGAGTACGTTCAGCAGGGTTGGGAGCATGTCCTAAATCTGGCTTGGGCGATTCTTCTTCTGGTTTTGCCACAGGTGTCACCGGCTTTTGTTGTTGTTGCATACGACGAGAATCACGGCCAAAGGCTCCACCTACGGGGCCTCGCCAGCGAGCTTCATTAGTTGATAACCATTCTGAAAAGTTCATAGCTTATTTATCTCCCGATGTACATATTCTTTGAAAGTGAATATAATGAAATATGATCGACCGAGAACCAAAAGAAATACGACTCAAAACCTATAAAGACCCTCTTTTTTCGGGCGGGGGAAATCTCATGGGATTCAAAGGAAGTTCCTATATGGACAGCGGATATTTCTACGCACCATATATTCCCATCACGCAAACGCCAGTTGTCCTTGATCCAAATGTGTTCATTCCAACCAAGGACATTTTGACACGTTATGGAAAGAAACTAATTGATGAGGCTTTTGTTGATTATGGGGTTGTAAAGCCAACAAAAGTCCACAGAAGCATCACCGATCCTTGGGAAGTTTCTCAATTCGACGGATAAGATTCTGCTTGCATTCGGTTGTCCACCAAGTAAAATAAAACTTGGCAGTACAGATCAGCGTGCCGTCCAATTACATTTCTGCTGGTCAACCCCTCACGGAGTCAAACTATGACTACAACGCAAGAGGGCATGGACGCCACCGCAACAGAAGAACCGGAAAAGATTGTCGCCCCGGTCATTGCCGACACGGACGAACAAGAGATTCTTGGACTTCACAATGCCATTGGAAAGGTCTTGGAGAAGATCAAATGGCACGAAGAACAGATCGAGGAACGGAAACAGGACATCAAAGGCCACGAGAATCAAATCAACGATTTACGAGACTCGTTGAGGAAGCATGTCGGCCCATTGATGAGTCAAACCCTGAGTCAGCCTCCAAGGTCTGAAAGTCGAACTCGTGAACCGTCTGATGCGACGGGAACTTTGATTACAGAATGTCTTCGCAAGAACGGAAGGCCGTTGGACACGAAGCAAATCAAAGACTTCCTGGAGAAGCACGGAAACTCCACCAATCCTAGTGTCGAACTGAGTCGGATGGTCAAACGTGGCTACATCGAACGGTCGGGACGTGGGTTGTATCAGTTGAAGAAGTAGTACCCAATTGCGGGAAGGATAAAGGACGGCTTTCATGCCGTCCTTTTTTTATGCGCCGAGCGTACATACTTCATGGATTTCAAACATTGGCTATCATTGAACGAAGGCGGTTGGATCAGCAAAGGGAAGGCTCAAGACTCTTTGTTTAAGCCCGGCCCAAAAGATACAACTCCAAAACCACACGATCTAAAATTGTGTGGCATGGGTGGTGGTCCCGGCCCAGGTGGAGCTTGCAAAGGAGCAGGTGGTGCAACAGCAGTTCCCGTCAAGTAAGTGGCTTCAGCCATGTTTTAGGATCAGGTGTCGAATAGCTGACATCGGAATATCTAACAGCAACATTTAGCTCGTAATCTAAGGAGCTAGTGTAGCCTGGACAGCCAAAATCCAGAGCGGTGATAAAAGAATCTTCCAAGTACCACACTTCTAAAACTTCACCATTTCCACCATGTAGCCTCAAAATAACTGTCGCTCGTTCTGATTGCCAGCCACGGCTTTCTGTTGTGTCTAAGGCACGATATTGCTCAGACACCCATCGCATAAACAACGCACCACCTTCTTCATTTTCTACGTCGTTATAGGTGATCTTTGTTTCATTCCAGGATGCCTTGCCGGGTATCCACGCAGTATTATTGCCATGCTGCACGGCTATTTCTTCTATGGTCAAATGTGGACGTGTGCCAATTTGTACAGGAGCAGGCGGTGCGATAAGCTGCCATGTCTTATCGTCTCTCCATTCCGCAGACCAAATAAACTTCTGACCCATGTATTTTCTCCTGAGTGCATTATAAGCAACTTTGATTATTCAAAAAAGCCCTTAGAAAGACATAAATACATTTGATAGAGAAATCATCAATCAACATGGAGGAAGATATGAGCAACAACAACTCTGTCGCTGTTATCGTTGTGGGTCTGTTAGGATTCGTAGCGATTGTCATTACAGGAAAATGGCTTCTTGACGAAGATGAGCATTGCGATCACCGAGATCGGATCGAAATAAGCACTCCGCACTTCAAGGGCAATTTCCCAAGAGAAAGACCAGCACAACAGCAACCTGCGCCACAAATCATCGTGACGCCACCAGCACAACAGATCATCATTGGTCGTCCATACCCACAAGCCTATCCACAATATCACAACAGAAACGAATTCTGGCAGGGATATTCAGATGGATGGAGTGGTCTAGGAATGCGTCAGAACTGCCCAGAATATGTTCAGGGCTACCAGATCGGAGTTCATGATCGTGGCTGCAATCGTCCATACTATCACGAGCAGCATTGCCCACCAGGGTTCTCGCTGAGAGTTCCAGGCTTTAGCTTAAACATCAGATAGTGAAAGGCTTTTCACGTCTTTCAATTTTGTGGACTATTGTAATTTTTTTGTATTTGAAAAGCCCGTCTATCATGTTGATATTCGGGCCTCAAATATTGAAATCAAACAAAAGCCAAACAAGCGATACAGAAATGTAGAATGGCAAAGCTGGTCAGATAAATGGGAATGGGATGCTTATGTCCCCAGGAGTTATTCTGATCGTTAATCCGCAAAAGTTAAGTTATTGAAAAACTGATCCGTGCAAGCCTCCCACGAATGCTTTTTTGCAAACGTCAAACAGGCTTGCACGGATTTTATTTTTAGGCAGTGTTCTACTGCCTCTTTCAAATCCCACGAGGCTTTGCCTATACCCGGATTTTGTCCATCTCCAATGATCTCGCCTGGACCTTCGACTGGATAGCAGGCCACAGGCACGCCACACGCAATTGATTCCAATACGACCAATCCGAAAGTGTCAGTTTTACTTGGGAAAACAAACACATCTGCGTTGCAATACATCTGAGCTAATGCTTCGCCCCTTAAAGGACCAGTAAATATTGCTTGTGGATATTTTCGTTTAAGATTATTCAGAATAGGCCCATCGCCGACCACGATTTTTTCAATGTCCAAATCCAGGGACAAGAAGTCTTCGATGCTTTTTTCTTTTGATATTCTTCCAACGTATATTCCAACTGGCTTATCCATCGCAATGGTTTTTGGCCGAGGATGAAACAAACCAAAATCAACTCCACGAGTCCAAAGTTTCACATCAGACTTAATCTTTATGCCTTTAACAGAAGACATCAAGCTCGGCGTGGTCGCCATGATTGCTTCAGAAGGTCCGTGAAACCATCTCAAGTAACTTCTTGTCATCCAAAGCGGAACGTGAGTATATTTTTTCAAATACTCAGGAAACTTGGTGTGGTAAGCAGTGGTGAAAGGTATTTTGTTTTTAATGCAATGTCTACGAACAGCCAAGCCTATCGGCCCTTCTGTCGAGATGTGAACCGCACAAGGTCGCTGAATCACATCTGCTAAATACTTGGACTTAATCCCGTATGCCAATCTAACGTCAGAAGAGAATGGACATGGAACGGAACGAAAGAGTCCAGGTTGAATAACCTGGACTGTGTGTCCCATCTGTGAGAGACAGTATGCAGTTTGTTTGAGTGTGCGGGCAACGCCGTTAAGCTGCGGCTCCCACGCATCCGTCGCTATGATTATTTGCTTGCTCATCATAAAATTTGTGTACAAACACATCTCCATTGGAAACGATCAAATAAGTACAAGGCAGTTCTGTCCAGCATCCACTATTGAAATAACCTATTTCACCTGGATGCTCTATTTCTAAATGCGTATGACCACAACACACTATTTGACATTTTTTTGCAATAGCATATTTCTTTGCATCTCGTTCAATCTTATCGGAGCAACGAAGAAATGTCTTGCTGCACTTCTTTGCACTTCTGGCCCAATAGATATGAATCTTTTGAAGCCAGCGATAAATCTGATCGGCCAAACAAGTAAGCACAGGGTAATCACTAATGAAGTCATCAAAAATATGACCATGCAAGGCCAATACTTTTTTGTCTCCACTTTCAAATATAAGTTCTTCAACAACCTCAATGCCTAAAAGCTGAGAAATAATCTCCGCTGGACCATCGTGATTGCCGTTGATCCAAATGATTTGAATTTCATCGGAAAGTTTTCTTAGCTTTGACAATACCTTCCATTGATTCTTGCATAATCGCCGGAAGTCCCATGAATCAAAAACGTCACCATTGAGGATCAATCTCTGTGTGAAGCTCTGATCCTCTTCTATCAGATGCAAAAACTTCAAAATTTGCTTTGCTTGACAAATCGTGCTGCCAAGGTGTAAATCAGAAATAATGACCGCATCATACATGGCAATTCCTCAATGGTTTGCCTTATGTATCACTCGTACTTCTCAATCAAGAACGAAGGCAACTTGGGAGCGATAATTGAAAGCAATTCAAAAGCTCCCTTGTTGGTAAACACAATTTCGTATCTGCCTCGGCATTGATGCACATCACAGAAGCAATCTAGGGAATTAAAGTATTCCGCTATGATCTTGGTGCCTTCTTCTCCAAACTTGTGAGTTCGCAGATAGGCTTTTCTTTTACTTTTCCGACCGGCATCAACGAACCAAACCATCCAGGCTTCGTCTGTCAAAATCTCCAGCATTTCACGAGTGACCGTCTTGGCCCCGTCTTTGTAGTACATTTCATACGCTTCATTGAAAATCGGGAACGCCACACTGTAACACCTGTAAGTGTTCTTGTCCTTTTTGATGGTATTCTGGTCGATCTTGAAAAAATCTTTCAAGACCTCGATCTTATAGGACAACCACATATTGTCGTGGTCACGCATGGCGAGGTAGCAGTTCTTGCCACGCTCAGGGTGAATGATCGAGGAACCTCCAAGGATGGTCCCGTACAATACTTGTCGCTGGCTGTCTTTTAATGTTGGTCCGCACTGATAAGTCATAATTGTCTCCTTGTATACCCTATATACGTTTCGCAATATTTTTCCCGAAGATATGTAGACGAAATCGGAATAAAAATATGGCCTGCATAGCTATTGTGAACAAAAAGTTCACTCGTATTAAAGGAGATAAAATACTATGGGAGCAACAAGCGTAACAGGCGTTAGCGGTCCAGGAAGTGTAGCTGGCATTCAGAAGGGTTCGGAGCATATGTCTCTTGGCGTAGCCAAGTTGATTGGTCCGAAGGTTTCTGCTGCTGGTAAGATTACTTTGACCGGCACAACTGGCGTCGTAGAATTTCCAGCTTTGGTTGGTGCAGTTAGCGATTATGTCGTTATCCTGTCGGCCAACACAAGCGCACACGTTTATGTATCGACTGCTTTGGCAGCGATTTCAGACACCGATCAGTGGGGCTTCACAGCAACAGGTGGTTCCGGTGCAGTAGTCAATTGGGCCGTCGTTAAGATCGGCAGCTAATTAACTGAACACGAAAGAATTGAATGAAGCAAATTGAAATGCCCGGCAGCATTTCTTTTTGGAAAAAGGCAAAACTCATCCTTATTAGCCTTTCTAATTAAGCAGAAGCAGGTCCGGTGTCGATACACCGGACCTGTTTTTGTTTCTACAGAGATTATTCTTCATCTCGTGGACGATAGAACTTAATGTTCTTGTCGGCCCATTCGATTGCCATGTGTGATCCTCTTGCCAAGAGGCCCACAAGCTGCGTTGGATTGCCACTTCCTTCAATAGCGATATTGTCTCGCTCATTGTTCTCAATCCAAACCAGAGCAAACGTCAAGTTGTGACGCTGCTTCAATTCCATTGCCATTTGACGGATGGTCACAAGGGAAAGATCAGGCAGGCCCAATTCTTTATGCTTGGCCCGCATAGCATCACCACCAGCTTCTAGGATGGTGTTCAACTTCTTTGTCAATACTTTCATTGCCATCAACCGATCATCTGCTTCAATGATGAGTTGGTACGAGAAGTCATCTGGATTGTCCTGATTGGCCAATACCAAGAGACTGCAAGGGTGTTGTTCTTTAATATCCGAAACTTGGTTTGATATGTTCACCAAACTTGTTTCTTCTGTTAGCTTAAAATGTATCCAGGTTGCTTCAGCACTGGTGTCGATCAGTGTAAAACCATCGAACTTTTTCAGTGCCTCAATCAACAATTCAAATTCCTTTTCCATATGGTTAATCCTCCAAGATTCCAGCGTGATCGAGAGATTGCACGAGTTTGATTAAGTGCTTGCACATTCCCGGCATTTCGAGCGGATTCGCCGAGCCAGGATTCACATTCGCTTCGTACTTCTTTCTGACTCTCCCATACAACGATGTATCTATGTGATCTGTGTAGTTGAAACGCCATTTGAAATCATTACAATCACACCGAACTAACACATCGTTATCGTTACTGAGTCTTTCAAAGACGTAGTGACGACCATCATTCGCTACAATCTCGATCCAATTCTGGTTGTCCTTGGCGTTGTGATAATTCACACCTTTGAACAATACCATTGGGGAATATTCTTTTCCGCTTTCTTCGCTATGCGCAATACCCTTTATGAATAGGGTTTTGACCCCCAAGAAGGGCGTCCAATTCAACTCGATGATCCGAACTAAATCGGTGGCATGTTGTCTTTTGGTCGTCCGGGGGAAGGCTTGAACCGTACTTGTATAGAGGTCTTGTAGGTTAGATTCCTGCAAAACTAGCCAATTGTGAAAACGCATACAATATTTACGCAGTCGAACTCTATTATTGTCATGAGCGAAGAAATACTCCAATTCCCGACGCCTCCAGAGGGAAAAAAACGATTTGAAGTTAAGATGCGGCCAGCCAAAGGCGGTGGTATTGAAAAAGCCATCTTCATTGACGGTGAGCTTCTGGATTGGCAAATTGACATGAACTCATATTTGGACGCCATGAAAATGGGACCAATGTATCGCCGAGAGATTCAGCGAAGCATTGAGGAACATTTTATCGAGGCGGTATCCGAAACCTTGAGCCGAAAGGTTACAATGGAAGAGATCAAGGTGGCGATCAAAGATGGATGGATTTAAGAAGGTGTAGACCATGTACGAAATGCTAGGGGTCTTGTTTCTCAACCATTGGTTAGGGGATTTCGTTTGCCAAACCAGATGGATGGCAAACAACAAAAGCAAGAACCCTTGGGCATTAACCCTACACGTCACTACATACAGTCTAGTCCTCTTTGTTGGCCTATTGAACCCGTGGCTTACATTTGCCGATAAAGTAACCGGCGAAGCTCTCCTCTGGTTCATCGGCGTGAACTTTGTTTTACATTGGCTGACTGATATTACCACCAGTCAATTCACGAAGTATTTTTGGGCAAAGCAGGACGTACATAAATTTTTCGTGGTAGTCGGACTAGACCAGCTTATTCATCAACTCTGTCTGATGACCACGGCGAGGATGTTCTTCAATGTTTAGACCGGACCAAGTACATGATGTCATGAAAAGACACACCATCGGCGATGGTGAGCCTATTGTCATTGATTTTGAAAAAAGTTTCGGCACCCACTTGGTTGACGCCAAAACCGGACAACCTTTTCTTGATTGCTCCTCGCAATTCGCAAGTATGCCCCTGGGATGGAACCATCCCAAACTAAAAGAAAAAATGGAAAGCATCAATCTGTATGCTGTCCACAAAATTGCCAACTCAGACTACTACAGCGTTCCATTGGCTGAGTTCGTCCATACGTTTGCAGGTATTGCACCAGACTTCAATCATTTCTTCTTTGTCGAAGGCGGCACCCTGGGCGTAGAGAATGCCCTGAAAGCAGCATTTGATTGGAAGATGAAGAAACTCGGCCTCAGCGAAGCCGACGCTAATTCGCTAGATGTCGTACACCTGGAACAAGCATTCCACGGTCGTAGCGGATACACACTCTCTTTAACCAATACATTCGCAAATAAGACTGCCTTGTTCCCCAAATTCAATTGGAGCAGAATAAAGAATCCAAAGATACACTTCCCGTTGGTGGAAAGCGAAACCACGGTGGTCGAAGAACTCTCGCTGCGACAAGCAGAAGACGCTCTCAAGACAAACCGTGTGGCCGCAATTATTCTGGAAACCATTCAAGGCGAAGGGGGTGATAACCACTTTTCTTCCGAATACTTTGCAGCCCTGCGTAAAATGGCCTTTGAGTATGAAGCTATGCTCATACTTGATGAAGTTCAAACCGGCGTAGGTTTGACCGGGACAACATGGGCCTACGAACATCATGCCGGGCTGCGGCCAGATATGATAGCGTTCGGGAAGAAAGCGCAGGTCTGTGGTTTCGCTTCTACCACCCGTATTGATGAAGTTCCCGATAATGTATTCAAGCAGTCCAGTCGTATCAACTCGACGTGGGGCGGCAACATTATTGACATGATCCGATTCACGCACATAGCTCAGATCATGAAGGAAGACGACATTCTGAATCGGGTCGCCATAGTAGGCGACTACTTCTTGAAGCAGCTTCTCACGGTTCCACGCATCACTAATGTTCGTGGCAAGGGATTGATGCTGGCGTTTGACTTAGAGACGCCTGAAGCACGCAATGCGGTCTTAGATAACCTACTAAAAAGAATGACCGTCCTGCCTTGCGGAGAACGGTCAATTCGATTAAGACCACATTTGATATTCTCAATGGCCGACGTAGACGAGGCCATCGAAATCATTAAGCACGCCGTTTAAGATACTCAAAGAACAATGGCATTCCACTACGAACTCTATTCTCAAAGCTCGGTGTGTTTGCGCCACCGTGAACTGCATTCATCCACTCTTCTTCTGAAGGTGGAGTGTAAGTTGGTTCTGGTAATCCCAATTTCTTGAGATCAATTCCCTGTGCCTTCAGTTGAGACAACAATTGGTTTTGATCGACTCCTGCTTTCTTGGCAAAGTCCATAATCTTTGGTACTTCGGATTGAATGGTCTTAGGATCAGCACTAGAGACATTCAACAATTCTTTCATGTATGACTGTAGTGGATCAAATGGAGCAGGTGTTTCAGGAGTGGCGGCTGGTGATTCAGGAGCAGCTTCAGGAGCAGCTTCAGGAGCAGCTTCAGGAGTGGCGGCTGGTGATTCAGGAGCAGCCGGAGCCTGTGATGCTTGATTCAAGCCTGCTTGAACTTGCTTCAATACAGCAGCAAAATCTTCTGCTGGCTGACTGCCTCCCATTCCCTTTTCAAGTTCGCCCAAGGCGTGCATTGCTTGCTGAATAGCGTCGTTATCACGACCCTGATCTTTCTGGGCCTGATATTCGTCACCAGCCTTGCCCCATTGACCCCACGCACCCTTAGCATTAGCCCATTGACGACCAAACCAGTCTTTTACCCCATCAAACATACCTTCATTGAGGTATTGTCCTTCTTCGATATACCAATCAACAAACTTGACAGGATCAATGTTATGTTGTTGAAGAGTTCGCAGACCAGTCTTGATTTCATTATGAAGTCTAATCTTGCGAGTGAAATTGCCGAAGCCAGTTGACTCAAAAGATGGTGTGTCAGCACTAGAACTTGCTGGTGCTTGTGGAGTTGCTTGTGGAGCAGCTTGAACCATATTAGATGGATTCTTGAGCATATTCAGTAAATTAACAACTACCGCTTGGAAAGATGGACCGCCAAGTTTTTCCATCAACGATTTAGACTTAGACATACGCTTAGAAAGTGCGTCAACTGCGGTCGCCGCATTCTTGGCATGTTGTGCATAAGCAGGCTCAGGAGCTTGAGGTTGTGCTTGTGCTTGTGCTTGTGCTTGTGCTTGTGGTTGAGCAGCACCGGGATTGCCACCAGGAGTGCCAGAGCCTCCTGCGGGAGAAGCAGGAGCGGGATTATTGCCCCAACCTGTTACAGCCTTGAATGCCCCACCAACTCTATTGGCAGCAGCAGTTGCATTATCAACTGCGGCACCACCGAGTCCTTTAGCCGTTTCTAAGCCAGCACCAGCAGCACCACCAATTCCTGTGGCGAGTGCATTGGTAGCTTTGCCTAATCCCTTTTGACCAGCATAGTCTCTAAACCAGTTGGCGATTTGGCCTTCTAACCATTCTTCGGATGCTTCTACAAGCAAGCCCTGGTCTTGTATGCCGATTCCATCGGTTGTGTACCACTCGACAAAATCATTAGGGTCAACTCCACGCTCGGACATCAGAATGAATGATTCTTTGGCCATTCTGAGATTGGTGGTGACTTGTAGGCTTTCAGTAAATGTTCTCATTTAGTTCCTCATACTATTCTGGCAACTGGTATTCGTATTCTTTCAGTTTTAACTTCACAAAGGGAAGTAAAGGCAACGCCGCCGACTCCGTATATACCGATTCAAGAGCATTATTTAGCTCTGCGTCCCAAGTTTTGAGGTCCGAGATAGGACGATAATAAGACACATTAGAAAGCAATGTGTGCCTGTGAGAACGGATGCCGACACAAATTCCAATTACTTGGTAATTGTCCTCCAAAAACAATGGACCGCCTGAATCACCCATAAAGGCAAAGCAATTGGCTCGAATCAAGCCCTGAAACCCTTTAGGGAGAAGAGTTTTAGGCTGTGTGACTTGCCCATAGTCAATTCTAACATCGTCCAATAAGGCATATCCGCAATGGAATACCTTAGTGTTTATGTAAAGTTTTGATTCAAAACATAGTTTTGCCACTGGCATTTTCTGGTCACTTACGAAGTAACCAACAGCCAAATCTCTGGCTGGGTCTATCGCATAGCTCACCATGCGATGCTTTTTGTAGTCTTTGATTTCAGACCAATTCTGGTATTCAGCCACATGGACTTCAAGGACATCTTCATCTTCAACAACATGGGCTGCGAGAACGACAGTATTGTGCCATTTATCCCCGACTTGGGTTGATCTTACAACGACGCCGCTACCGCCAGACTCGTCTCCATCTGTGATTTTCACAGTTGGGTAAATACACTGTTTGTGCAGTTTTTTATCAACTGCATTGGTTCCCTGTCTCTTCCTTGGAGTTTTGTCTCTTTCTTCACTAAATACAAGAGTGGAAAAAGTACAAAGGGTTAGCACGATGCTGAACAATATTTTGTGCATATATTCCTTGTTATAGGAGGACAATCAAATGGATAGGAATTTCCTTTATGGAATAGCTACATTCTTAGCTATAGCGCTATGCGGCGTTTATGTTCAAAAGAACAACCCCAATTTCTTTTCTGAAATCGTGGGCGACAAACCAACAGTGGAGCCTTGGCAAGAAGAAGCTGGTCCTTTGAAGGACGACTCTGCTCAAATTGTCCCTCCACCTATTGATGTGGAGCCAAAAGAAGAACCACAGGTGGAACCTAGTATACCCGAAGAACTAGAGCCAGAAACGGAACCAGAACAAAGGCAGCTAAAAAGACGGCTTAGAGATCGTCGAAATCCGTGAAGGGTTTGGTAATATTCGCAGTTGCGAATTAGCTCCCTCGCATACTAGAATATTGTAGGTTCATTATTCCAGACCGTGCGAGGGATTTTTTCATGTCGATGTTAGAAGAAGCCAAAAAACAACTTGATGCTGCCTATAAATTTGCTGAAATTGATGATGAAAGCTGGCAGCGACTTCAATATCCACAAAAGACCCTGAATGTCACAATCCCAATGCGACATGATGACGGGACTCTCAAAATGTATCAGGCATTTAGATGCCAATACGACACAACTCTTGGCCCGGCAAAGGGCGGCATTCGTTACCATCCATCTGTAGATGCTGACCACTGCGAGGCTCTTGCCCTGTGGATGACGTTCAAATGTGCGTGCTTAAAATTGCCATATGGTGGTGCCAAAGGCGGTATTTGCGTTGATGCGACAAAATTATCGCACCGTGAATTGGAACGACTCAGCAAAGCATATATCGCATCCATGATCGACTTTATCGGTCCTGATGTCGATGTGCCTGCGCCTGACTTGTACACCGACGAACGAATCATGGGGTGGATGTACTCCGAATATAAAAGAATCAAAGGTGGACACCCAAAGGATATTGTCACTGGAAAACCAGTTGCCCTGGGCGGCATTGAAGGCAGAAGTTCTGCCACCGGATATGGTGGATATTACGTTCTGGAAAATGTTCTCAACAACAGTATCAGCAAAGTGAATATCCCGTCTAACCCAGAAGACATCCGAATTGCAATTCAAGGATTCGGAAAGGTAGGATATTGGTTGGCCGAGAAATGCTTCCGTTCTGGATTGAAGGTGGTGGCCCTGACCAATGAGTTTGGTGGTTCATATAATGAACACGGACTCAATGTATCGGCGTGCCGCAAGTCCCTCGATGAGAGTGGTGGCAAAGAATGGGGCGACGGCGATAAGATCACCAATGAAGAATTGTGGTCCCTCGATATTGACGTATTGGCTCCATCTGCTGTTGAGAACGTCATCACCATTAACAATGCAGACAAGATCAAAGCAAAGGTGATCTTGGAAATGGCCAACGGCCCTACCACAAATGAGGCTGATGCAATTCTCAATGATCGTGGAGTGTTAGTGATTCCCGATATTCTGGCTAACGCTGGTGGTGTTGTAGTCAGCTATTTTGAATGGCTTCAAAACCGAACTGCGATCAGCCGCACATTGCCAGAGGTCGATCATGATTTACGAGAGATGATGGTATATGCAACCGAGAAAGTAATCGCCTTGCATATGAAGCACGATATTTCTGCTCGGACAGCAGCATATGTCTTAGCTTTGAAGCGAATCAATGCAGCGAACGCCTGCTTGGGCAACAAGGGATATTTCCAGAGATGAAACTTGAAAGCGTCGAACGTGGTCCTAGTGGAGTAGTTTGGGGATTAACCAACGTCTCCATTGAGATTACGAGAGAAGAATCTGAAAAACTGCGTGCGGCACTCGCAATAGTGCAAAAATACGAAAAAGCGGCTCTCCAGGCGGTTAGAGCGAAGCACAAATACAATCCTGCCAAGGATTCAGATTGGTGCGAAATTGCCTATTCCGTTAAAAATGACAAAGTAATAGTTGGCATTAGAGACGGAATGGCGGGCTAAAATTTTGCCGTCAATTGAGGCAATGTAAAATTTAGCACCCGCATACCCGATGCGGGAAATATCTGTACACAAACCAGACGTGACGCCGAATTAAAGCTCACTATTCTCCAGTTCTGGTTGGTCAACAACAGCCTCCTTGGGAGGCGGTCTTCGTAGTACACCCACGTCCCATCATTCAAATGAGGGTTTATCTCCGTTTGAGCCAGTTGGCTCACGTCTATAATCTCACCAGATGACACAACAATCACCTTTGATGTGTCAATATGACTGTCCAACATGGCCAAAAGGGTCGCTTTTGACAATCTTTGGTCGGGAAGACAGGCTTGCAAATATGGATTCATGAATTTTACCCTCTATTAAGAACAACTTATTTATGCGGGAGTAGATACAGTATGGACGTGCGGCAAGAAGATTGTTATCTTTGGATGGACGAGTCAATCCCCGAAGAAGAACGAACGATGAACGTGTTGTGTGAACAGTGTCATCCGAAATACCCCGGTCTAGGATGGTTTTGGGAAGGATCAAGGCTCGGTTACGGACCTTTTGAATTTGTCTGCAATAAATGCGGGCATGTGGTACACGCCGCCCCTAAGTCCAATACCAACAACGAGATAGGGCAAGGGATTACGAATGAAAACCATCAGACCAGTGTTTAAGTGCCACGGTGGAAAATTCTATTTGGCACAATGGATCATTTCGCATTTTCCTGAACAGTACAAAGAAATGACGTACTTGGAACCCTTTTGTGGGGGTGCGAATGTCCTTTTGAATAAAGAAAAATCTGCCATCGAGATAATGAACGATCTCGATCCAAACGTCATTCAAATCTATCAGGCTTTACGAGATGAGCCGAGAGAGTTGATTCGGCGTCTGAACCTCTGCAAGTATTGCGAAGAAACATTCGACAGAGCCAGCAAGAAGACTCAGTACGACGATTATCTGGATCAAGCGGTTAACGAATTTATTGTTCGACGCATGAGCCGTGGCGGGTTGAAAAAAGCATTTGCTTGGAGCAATCGTCTACGAGGCGGTCAACCTGGAGATGTCAACGCATGGATGACCGCTGTAAAAGGCTTGCCGGATTTAGCAGAGCGAATAAGAGAAGTCTATATCTTCAATAAGCCTGCTACCGAGGTCATGAAGGCATTTAACTCGCCAAATACTTTCGTATATTGTGATCCACCATATTTGCACGAAACACGAGTATCCAAAACCGTATATGCGTCGGAAATGACTACCGACGATCATATTGAATTGGCTCATGCTTTGAACGCATTTCAGGGCAAAGCGATGATTAGCGGATACGCTTCGCCTTTATACAATCGACTGTATAAAGAATGGAATGTCGAAAAGAAAAAGATTGCAAATCACTCGTCGCAACAGAAGACGAAAGAGAAAAAGGTCGAAGTGATTTGGAAAAATTACTGAGCAACCGGCTAACTAGATCAGAATCAAAAACCTGACTTGACTTCGTGTCCTGCTCAGGTAAGATTCAGATGTCGCAGTTGTGGAGCGACGGGAGTGTTTCCCAAATCCACTGAAGTTAGAAGAAGTTAGATAGAAGTAAGGTGAACAATGTCGTACAACGACCGTATCGAGGCTGCGCTCGCAGCAATCAAAGAACACAACGAAGCCGTGGGTGGTGAAGGCAAAGCAGGGTATCTTAGCCCTGACGAATTCATCCAATGCGTAAAGGCTTCTGGCGGGACCAGCGAGGAAAGACTCTCTGCTCTGTCCCATGAGGATTTACTGGCCTGTATGCCAGCATCCCCAACCGGGGTCAAGCCCCGTGTCTTGGCGAAAGAAATCGCCGACATCTTCCGCAGTAAATCTGCTGCTTCCAAGACCGACGAAAAGCGTCCAGTTTCCGGCAAAAAAGCCGACAAAATGACGCCTCGTGAATTGGTGGAAGCATTCGATCCCGAAGACTACAGCAACGCAGTCGGGGTCCGTCTTGCCACAATTTCCAAGGGCGAAAAGTTCATCGTTTATTCCGATGGACGAATTGTGGACGTGGACACCACGTTCAAGTTGCTCTCGGAAATCAAGGGCGGCTATCCTGGTCGTGATGATGTGGATGTAAACGGGGCCATCAAGAAGACGTACCGAATCGGCGAATTGCCGGAGAACTACGCTGACGAGAATCCTTTGTATCGAGATCGTCCGTTGCGTCCTGACGGAACGTGCGATCAGACTGGTAGAAGCTGGGAAGGCGTTGATCTTTCTGTCCGTCAACTCATCCGTGTTGCAATGGATGAAGGCGAACTGCGAGTCACGCATGAAATCGCCCATGACACTCTCGACGCCGTGATGGAAGCTGGCGCTCTGAAGAAACTCCGTTCTCGCTACCGCAAGGCAGCAATCAAGTTCGATGAACTTGCTAAGACCGGCGATCTTCCGACGCTGAAGATTCCTCTCGACGGAGGCAGCGAAAGCACCAGCCCTTTTTCCGGGGGTAAGCAAGTAGTTTGGGGTCAAAGCCCTGCTCTGCCCAATGCTTACATCAGCAACCAGTCGCCTCGTAACTTCCGGGCCGGTGGTGGTGGAACCTTCACCAATAACATCGCTCCCAAGAAGTAAGCAAACGCAAAATATATCCTGCCCATTCGTATGTGGGCAGGATATTTTCTCTTAGCACACATCTCAAATAAGGTACATCATAATGGCGAAGAAGAAAGCAGTAGCAGTAGCAGTCGCAAAGCCCAAGACGTATGTTGCCATCATTCTGGACAAGTCCGGCTCAATGGCTGCGACGAAGGCCGGAGCAATCAGTGGGTTCAACGAACAAGTTCAACAATTGAAGGAAGACTCCAAGACGCAGGAAATTTACTGCTCGTTGGTAACTTTCAACGGTGAAGTGTTCGAGCATCTGTGGAATGTTCCAGCAGAAAAACTGTCGGAAGCAAATGTCGAAGAATTCCAACCGCTTGGCAATACTGCCATGCGAGATGCAGTGGGATATACAGTTCAGAAATTGCTGAACACGACCGATCATGAAGACCCCAATACGGCCTACTTGATCGTGACAATCTCTGATGGTCAAACCAACCAAGACCGTCATTACAGTTGGGATGCTCTGAAAGAGTTGACCCAGGGATGCGAAGCCACCAAGAAGTGGACGTTCACCTATATGGGTTGCACCAAGGAGTATATGGAACAACTCTCACACAATGTTGGAACCAGTGCTTCCAATATGGCATCATGGTCTAACAAGACCTCAGCCGATGCGGGCAAGGGATTCTCCAATATGCGTAATCGTCAAGCGAAGTATTTCGCCGAACGAGCTATGGGACAAACCGCTGCGGCCAATTACGCCTCAGACAGCCTGAGTGTTGCCGACTTCACTGAAGATGTTGTGGAATCGGCACCGGCTCCTGTGCTGGTAGATGTGGCTGCTTTGCCGAAAGTTGACTTCGCCAGCGTCTTGAGTCGTCAGCCGAAGTATGAAGTTCAGGCGTCTCCAACGTGGAATGGTGGACCTTTGTTTGCCAACTCCATGAAGGTTGCCTGGACTGGCGAAGCTGGTGCGGATTTTGCGGGCAATCATGGTGCAACCGCAGTCTCGATGGCAGCAGCCATGCCCGTCCAGAACGTAGTTCGGCGTGGAATCAAGAAGAAGTAATCTCCCACTTCTCCCCATTTTCTCCCACTGAGCGGTTCCGATTATGTCGGGACCGCTTTTTGGAGTAAATATGAAATTCAATTATGTCTCTGGTGGTGGCCCATACAAAGGTCATTGCGGCTCATCAGAAATGCGCCAAGCTCCAAAAATCATTGGTTGCTTCAAAGAATTTTTCAAAGATAAACAATTTGACACAATAATTGAAATTGGAACTGCTTTTGGCGGCTTGACAATGTTGTTGGTCGATCTTAATCCCTTTGCAGAAATCCACACTTTTGATGTAACTGAATGGATGAAATATCGAATTGATGGAGCGACGAAACACATAGAGAATGTGTTTTTTGAAGGAAAAGAAGATATTGTCAGGATGATATTGGAAGAAAAGAAAGTTTTGTTGATCTGTGATGGTGGAGACAAGCCCAGAGAATTCAATGTTTTCGCCCCTTATCTGAAGCCGGGCGATTTCATAATGGCACACGATTATGAAGAAAACACTTGTGGTTGGAATTGGATTGAAATCAGAAAAAAAGACATTGAAGATACGATCAAAGAATGCAATCTTATCCCACATATGTCAAATGTAATGGGAGAAGTTGCTTGGGCCTGTTTTGAAAAACAGTGACCTTCGACTGAAGCCCCCTCTTCCCTAAGCGGACCCGATTTATTTCGGGTCCGCTTTTTTGTTGCGCCAACCCTAAATACCCGCATGAGTTTATCAGGTTTCAAAGAATGGCTATCTAAGACTGCGCCAGAAGGCGGGGGCGAAATATGGGACAACCGTTCCAATGCCGATCTCGATTTCGGGAGAACTGGAGCTAAATCCAGAAATGTCTCTCAAAACAAGTCAGGTCAAGTGGAGATAGACCCTGAAAAGCTATTCTTTGGAATATCGAAAAAGCGTAACCCTAAACTAGATACAGAGAAGAATTCCAATACTGGAGGAAGTGATGAAAACAATTACATTTAGAGTAAATCTTGAAACAGTAAACCGTCAAGGTTTCTTGCAGCCAAACCGCACGACGCTGGAAGGCAATGAGACTGTTTCTGAAGCTGACAACATGCGTGCTACTCGCACCATTTACATCCCTGGCTTGTTACACACTAATACACAAGGTATTGGTCCAAAGGGGTACTTGCACCACGGCGACACGTTTACCGCCACTGATTCGCAAGCTATGTATTTGAAGAAGACATATGTGTTGGGCAATGCCGACGACGTTCTTCAAATCGTATCAGAAGACTAATTTACATAGCTTTGTCATTCAATAGGGTGGGAAATGAGTTCGTTTCAACGACTGTGGGAAAATATCCAAGCTCAGAAAGAAAAGACGCCCCAAGATGATAGGGCCATGTCCGCTATACGCACTGGCATAGGCGTTCGTGATGAGTTTTGGGATGATTTTCTATTGGTCATCAACAACTCAGAAGGTCTTTCACAATTGCTTGATATTCCAACCACAAAGATTTCTGGTTGGCATGACAAGGTAAAGCATGTTCTCGATAAGGTCAGGCAAGCCGATGCTTCGCCTGACCCTAAAGATAACGGCAAGTTGCTCAAGACCGGGCAATCTGACGAGCCTGACCCACATACTATTGTCATGAATCCGGTGCAATAATGAAATCACTTAAAGATTGGCGAATCAAAGAGAACACTCAAAATGCTGAGTGGGATCACATCAAGTCAATGAAGTTCCCTACAAGCCCTGACATGAAAGCGTTTATTGCACCCAGGGTGGGGAAACTTCAAGAAGCCATAGTGCTTCGATTAAGTGAAGGAAATCCAAAGATCAAATCCTTCAGGGATGTTCCACCTGAAGTACGAGATCAGTTTGCCCAAGCAATCGTGTCCTCGACGCTGGAAGCGTTCTTTGGTGGCATGGACCCACAAGCGGCTCAAACGGGCCACGGACAACCGCCCATGACTCCACAACAGCAGCAACCACCACAGATGTTGCCTCAAGATGAACCACAAACTCCAGCCGCATCGAGGGGATAATGAAAAGTTTTCATGATTTTGTTTGCTTAAAAGAAGAAGACGGGATGCCGCCTGCTCAAAACCAGATGAACCCGGCTGCTAATCAAATGCCACCTACAGGTCCAAGTCCAGAGGGACAAAATCCTGGTCAGGGGACAGACCGTGATCCACCGCCAGAAGCAGCAGCGGAAATGGAAGGCATCACCAACGACATTCAACGTCAAGTTCACCGTCTTTTCCAGGTGCTAGATAGACACAATCTGAATAAGAACAAAACCGCTACTCTATTGACTACAATTATCCAACAAGTTGCTGGTGGGGGCAAGCTCAGTGCTACAGGTGCTACTCAAACAACTCGCAATGCGATGACTACCAATGGCAGTGGAATGACTCCTCCTATGCAGCCAATGGCAAACGGCTAAACAAGGAATTATGAATGAACGAGAGAAAACATATCGTAAGGCAGAATACCACAAGAAAAACCCAACACGATAAACTGAAAGAAGCATTGGCAAAGAAGCCAACTGCATCGCATTTGAATACTCAAGGTATTTCCCCATTGCAGATGCAGCAACTTTCCGGTGGAATTCCTCCAGAAAAGGAAAGGTTACTTAAAGACCGCCTTGTAAAGAACGCTAAGAATCGTAAGAGATTTAGCAATCGCCCTCTCACCGTCGTATTGACCGATCAAGCCACAGGCAATAGTTACATGGAATCATTGGGTGCGGCAGATGGTCGCTCTAATGAATGGCCTACACCTGGATGGTTCCGAACAAGAGAGCCTGTAGATGTTTCTGTGATTATTCCATTGTACAAGAGCGATAGTGTCATTCAGGATTTGATCCGCACATGGCCAATTGAAAATGGCAAATACAGCGTTGAAATCATCTTCGTTGACGATCAATGTCCGAAGAAATCCAAAGACGTAGTATTACAAGCGTGGACGCTTCGCAAAGCTGAACTCAAGAGTCCAGTCGGCAAGATCATTTTCAACTCGACCAATAAAGGCTATGGACAAGCCTGCAATGCAGGAGCCGCTGCTGCGTCGGGCAAGTATTTGATTTTCTTGAACGCCGATACAAAAGTGACGCCGGGTTGGGTTGATCCGATGATTGAGCTATTTGATGATCCCAAAACCGGATTGGTCGGGAACATGCACCTTAAAGAAGGTGGAGATCACAACGGAACAATTGACAGTGCAGGCTCCGAGTGGAAATGGAACGATATGTCGTTTGTCCACATTGGACGCCACTGTTATCGCAAACAAGGAATATCAGGCCCATACAAACCAGAAAACGCACCAAGAGACTTGTTAGAAGTTAGCGAGCGTGAAATGGTGACTGGCTGTTGCTTTGCAATGCGAGCTTCATTGTTTGAATACATTGGCGGGTTTAATCCAAACTATAGAATTGGATATTGGGAAGATTCAGAAATCTGTCTCAACGTAAGAGAGCTTGGCTACAAAGTCATGTTCCAGCCAAAATCTGTAATTTATCACAAGTTAGGTCATACAGCCTCCGGTGGACACAGATACTTTGGTCACAATAAACTTTACTTCATGAATAAATGGGTCAAGTCTCACCGACTTGATGATCTCTTGTTAACAGAAGCACGACCAAAAAGCCAAGACCCTGTGACACGAATTCTTGTTCGTCGCAGCAATGCACATGGAGATGCCCTGGTTGCGGCAGGCGTATGCGCCGGGCTTAGGAAGAAATACCCTAAAGCTCACATTATGTTTTGCACGCTATTCCCTGAAGTCATATGTGAGAATCCTTACATTGATGAATTTATTGATGTGCGGCAAATCCACCAGACGCCATTTGACGTGTTCTACAACTTAGACTTCTGTTATGAATGGCGTCCAAGAATCAACATACTTACTGCCTATGCTGAAGCTGTCGGTGTCAAAAAAGAAGATTGCAAAGTCTGCATGGTGCCATATCCAATTCTTGGCTTCAAGTTGCCAGATGACTTTGTTGTTGTTCACGCTGGTCGAACTGATTGGGCTGGAAGAGATTGGCCGCATGAAAATTTCGTTGAATTATCCAAAAGGCTAATGGCTGCTGGAGAAAACGTCGTAGCGGTCGGGAAATACTCAGAAAGTCAAATTCCTTGCACAATGGACCTGAGATCAAAGACATCTATTGCAGAAATGGCCCATGTAATGAATAAAGCAAAGGCATTTGTAGGGATCGACTCATTGCCTATGCACGTTGCTCAAGCCTTTGATGTGCCTGGAGTGTCCTTCTTCGGATGTGTCTGGCCGGAGTCACGAATCTATAGCAGCAAGATGCGTGGGATCAATGCCAAGGACTTGCCGTGCTTAGGATGTCACCATCGCAAGCCAGCACCATCCACTGTAACCAAAACCTGCGAAACAGGCACACTGGATTGTATAAACAAAGTATCAGTAGACGATATGTGGTACAAAGTGCAAGACTTACTTGAGGAAGTGAACAATGGACGTATTAGCCTCTTGGGATGATGGATCAACTGCTGATCTTAAAATGGCAGAGCTTATGGCACGCTACAATGTGCCGACCATCTTCTATTGGCCGTCCATGTTGGGAAAAGCCAAAAATATGGCCATGACTAGCTCGTGGTTGACTGAGAAAGATTGTAAAGAAATTGCCAGCAGATTTGAGATTGGATCACATTCTGCAAGCCATCAGCCGATGAGTAAAATGACCATCCCGCAATTAGGCATGGAAATCACTGATTCTCGTAAGCATTGGCAGGACTTGACAGGGCAGGAAGTTGAGTCTTTTGCTTATCCGAAAAGCAGTATGAACAGCTTGACCAAAGCTCTCATTCGAGGAGCAGGATACAAATCTGCTCGCAGTAGTATACCGGGCCATTTGCGACCCGGTGACGATCCTTTTGCAATTCAATGCACTGTTCAAATCGGCATCGACCGTATTGAATACGTCGATAAATGCTGGGAGTATTTTGCCGATGAGATGTTGACTAAAGCCGAACCAGATAGCGTATTTTATATCTTCGGAAGTTCTTGGGACGTGGAAGCGTACAACGATTGGGATGCTTTAGAATCACTGCTCAAGAAGCTGACAACACATTGATTTGTCGCAGACATTTAGGCGGCGCACTACCATTCATGTCTCCAAAATCATTGTCGGACAGATCAAGCAAAATGCGACAAGAAACCTTCTTTGTAGTGTTTGAGCAAATCCTTGAAAATTGATCCACTGAATGGCAGTGTTCAATCGGAACTTCGATGACTGTAATTTCTGATTCTTCAATCAATTGAAATAACTTCTGCCACGCCTCTTCTGGCAAATGAAGTTCAATGCCAAGAATAACAACTCCAAATGGTTTATCTGGCTTGCCGGTCCAGTTTTCAAATCCAATTTGGAGATGCTGATGATTCTCACTTTCCAATAAGTCTGTTCGTGGATCAATAACAACAACTTTCTTATCAGATGGCAAGAAGGCAGTCATAGGAGTCTTGTATCCACCTAATTCAATTACTGTTTTACAATCACGAACAAAGTGAGCAGCCAGTATGCTGCGAGCCTTAAATGGTTCTGACCATAAATACTTCCATTCAATCATGCCAATTTCCTCACAATGGCTACACCAGTGCCAATCCTGATGTTGCACACTTCATATGAATTTAATTGTTGCAATTCTTCTACTAGCTTAGGCACGCCCGTTTGAACCATGCTGTCATGTAAAGTAATGATTCCATGCACTGGAACCATTTCTGCATATGCAAAGAAGTCATGTTTCGCCCATTCGTATGAATGGTCGGCGTCTATGTGTAAGTAATCTATTTGCTTACCAGAAAAATCCACCAAAGCATCTTTGGTTGTTTTCTTGATGATCTTTACATCAAAAGACTGAGTGAAAAACGTCTCTTGTTTGTGATAATCTGGCTCTCCCCAACCGGCTTCTGGCATGTCTGCATCTACCAAAATAGTTTCGCTTTCATTGAATATTCCAACATCAAATTGAGCCTGTCGCATCAATCGAGGAACAAAGCCGCTTCCTGATCCGAGGCAGACACAGCACTTGGATTTGTACATATAAGGAAAAGCATAATGCAATATTCCACCACCAAGAAAGCTATTTGTTCCATGATAGCTACCATTAAACATTTCATCACGAGTGATCCATTGCTCAATGCAATCTTTGTTGATTAAGGGAATCATGAGAACAATCCCTTCAGCCAATTCGACCAACTAGACTTATCTTCAGGAAGCGGGTCTACTTCATCCAAGAATTCGTTGATGTAATCATAAAGCGATTTCAGTGGAACCCAACCTAACTTATCAGTTGTAAACTGAATATCTGCAAGTGTGACATCGGCTTCGCCGGGACGCTGAGGAAGATAGACGATCTCTTGAGGTTCAAACATCTCTGCTACTTCTTTGATAGAGAAGTTAACGCCGGAACCCAAATTGAAAATCTCTCCATTCCAACTTTCACACGACATGGCGATCAAACCAGTCACAATATCGCTGACGTGCGTAAAGTCTCTTCTCTGTTCGCCGGTGCCAGTAACAGTGATTGGTTCTTTAGCGGCCTTCTGTCTTTCAAAGATTCCAATTACCGTTGCATATTGACCTTCGGTTGGTTGTCGTGGCCCATAAACATTAAAGAACCTTGCAATGGCAACAGGAACACCATAGACCTGATTGTACATGATGCACATTTCTTCACCGAGCCATTTTGACAGTGCATATGGGTTTTTATGAGGATCGCCATAAAAGGAAGATGATCCTGCGTAGACCAGTTTGGCCCCCATCTTCTTGGCAAGCTCCAAAGCTCTCATCGTGCCAAGCACATTGATGCTAGATGTTTCAATGGGCAATTCAAAGCTCGGCTGAATGCGTGCTTGTGCGCCTAAGTGAAATATCACATCGTATTTGTCTTCATCGGCAAATAGAGAAGACAAATCATCTTGAATGTCCGCATTGATCCATTTTGTTTTTGGATTCAGACGACTTTGTTTGCCCGTTGAAAGGTTGTCCACCACACAAACTTCGCAACCCAATTCGACAAGCCTATCGGTTAAATTTGATCCAATAAACCCTAATCCACCAGTAACAATACATCGCATAATTAGATTCTCCTTGCATTAAGAGAGGGTGCCGAATTCTATTTTTCAGTGACGACACTATATATCTTAGCTGCTTAAAACAGGGAGGAATCATGAAACGACAGCTTACCGCATTTGAAGTACAAGATGTACTCCGTAAACTTGAATTATATCTAAACGATCTAAAGGTTCGCTGGAATCAGGAGAACCCTGGTGGCGTTCGCTCTTGGTTTACGGTGCCAAGAAGCTACATCTTACAAGCAACGACATTTATTGTCGGCATTCTTGACGAACTGATTACGTTTGTCGAGCCAGTCATCCCAGAAGGCAGCGACAAGAAGGCTGCTGTTTTGGCAGTAGTAGGCAAGCTATTTGACTACATTGTAGTTCAAGCGTTCCCTTTCTGGCTGAAGCCATTTGCAGGGACAATTAAAGCAATTGTGGTAGGCATTATCATCAGTCATTTGATTGATTTTATCGTTGCCAAATACAACTCTGGTTATTGGTCTATGAAGCAGGAGGCTACAAATGGCACAACGGATCAAGTTGCGTAATCCCGTATGCAATCTTTTACCCTACGACCGAGAAGACCTCTTGACTATTCAAGATGTCCAACAAAAAGTAGGCTGGGAAATTACAGCATTTAATCTGCCTGAAGCCTGGGAATTCACCAAAGGCGAAGGGGTAGTTATCGCTGTACTCGACACAGGTGCAGATTTAGATCACGACGACCTCGTAGGAAATCTTCTTCCTGGCAGAAACTTCGTTGATCCTAATTCACCACCAGAAGACGATAACGGCCACGGTTCACACGTTACAGGCATTATTTGTGCCATCAACAACGATGTTGGTGTTGTGGGCGTGGCTCCGAAGGCAAAGGTCATTCCTGTTAAGGTATTGGACAACAAAGGCGCTGGAAACCTACCTAACGTCGCCAATGGTATTCGTTGGGCCGCAGACCAGGGTGCCGACTTCATTACGATGTCTCTTGGCGCACCGGCTCAAATGCCGATGATTCAAGATGCCATTCGCTATGCAGCTTCTAAGGGAGCGATAACATGGTGTGCTGCCGGTAATGCTGGCAAGACACGTCAAATATTCTATCCGGCTGCTTACCCTGAAGTAATTGGCATTGGTGCTATTGATGAGAATTTTGACCGTGCTTCATTTAGCTGCACTGGTCCAGACTTGGACTTCGTTGCCCCAGGTGTGCGAATCCTGAGTACAGTTCCAGATAACTGGTATGCTGTTCTCTCAGGGACAAGTATGGCAAATCCGTTTGCTGTAGGTGTGGCAGCATTGCTGCTTTCCTATAAGCGAAACAAAGGCTTGAACATCCAACTAAAAGACAATACAGACTACATCAACTTGATGAAGTCCTATACGACACCAACGAAAAATCCCGAATTCGCTGGTCAAAAGTTCTTTGAGGGATTCGGGATTATTGATCCACGCAAAATGGAAGAGTGGGTCAAATCACATTAGTTGTTCTCGAAGTTCTTGAATCTTTAATTTCAAGACTCCAGCAACTTCATAGTTTTCAACCTTGACGGCCTTGGCCATTTTATCTTCAAGGTTTTTGATTTGATCCTGAACACTGAGCGCCGCTTCTTCTTGGAGGCGGCGTTTTTCTTGTTCTTCGGGAAATTTCTTAGGCACTTTGCCAACGTGTTTAGTTGCACCATTCTGACACTTCTGAAGAATGTGTTCAACAGATGCTTGATAGTATTCATAGCACTTGGCACAACCGAACTTGCCGGTCTTAGAAATGTCTTCTGGAGTTGTTCCACAACCAGGACATTTTGTTGTTTGTGATGCAGCTTTAACTGTTGCTCGCTTCTGAGAAGCAACGGTCCCAAGCATCAACAAAGACAATAAGCCAAGTAATCCACCCAAACTAGATGGTTTTTCTGGTTCGGGCTTAACCTCTGGTTCGACTGGACCGCCAGTATATTTTGCTGCACATTTATCGCACATATGCGACTCAACATAACTGCCATCCTTCAGTTCTGTAACATGCAGAACCTTCTTATCATCACAAGGTTGTTTGGAATACGGACAGTCCATAGGTCATTCCTTTTTTCTTTCGATTAACTTTTCGACATTGTGAATAGATCGAATTTGATTAAGCGTAAAATCAACTTCTTTCTTGTCCAATTTATCGAATTCCTTTAAGGTCTTTTCGGCAAACGCTTCGTAGGCGACAGCATATTTCTTTCTCAATTCCAATAGTTGATTATTGTACTTCTCAACATCGGCCTTGAGAGCAGGCTTGTCTTCGCCCTCACCTTTCGGTTTGTAATCAGGATTGTCAAACTTTTTAAGTTCACGACTCCAGGCTTTCTGCAAGGTATTCATTAGCTTGGTTTGTTTCTCAGCCAAATCAAGTATAAAAACATTTTGCTCTTGAGTCGATAAGTCACTGAGCTTTTTTTCTGTCTTGGTAGCTCCGACAATCAATTTAAGGTCTTTGTATCCACCAGTGAATGTAGCGGCCTCAACCTTTTTGAAATGGCCCAAAGCCTTTTCGTAATCCCCCAAAAGAGGAGGCGGTGGCTCTGGAGTGAAGATGATGATTTGCGCACTAGCAATCTGACAATTGATGCCAAACGCCATGACCAGCAAAAAACAAAGTAAGTATTTCATTTTATCTCCAATGTGGATAGTCCACATATTCATAGGAGCAATAAGAATGAATTTATGCGGGAATGCCGTCACCTTTTATTCTCAAAACAAACCCGTCATTTTCAATCGCCGGAGTGTTGGCAGGAACAATTCTTTTGATCCAAATAGGGATGCTATCTAAGGGACGAATATCTCCCACAGAAGCCGTTGTGTTAAAAACGATATTGTTGGGAGTAGTTGTGTCAACATCAATAACATCGGCTATGCGATTGATCGGACCACCACTCACTGACTTCACGACGCTAATCGTTGTTGTTTGACTGGCGACTAGGTTGTTGCCTCCCGTCTTGAGAGCCAATACCTCATGATACCTTTTTGATGCCGCTCCATCAAAGTCAATTTCAAACACAACACTCGATACAGACAAAGAACCAGACACAACAACGTCTTCAAGATTTGTGATCGCTCGAAGTGCAGTTTGAAGATTGCCTGACCAAACAGATAAGTCAGAGTTCCAATTTACCAGCACGTCATGGTTGCTGGTGTCAGTGTATGTCAAAGTGAAAGAGCCACCTGTAATAGATGTGGCATTTGTGATTGTCAGATTTTGCCGCTCATTCGCAAAGTCAAAGCCCAATTGCACAGTCACTTCGCCTGGAGTGTCATACGCAACGTAAATCAATGCGTTGTAAAGAGAATCAATATTGCTTTCGTTATTGACATAAAAGCAACGATAGTCGATCACGCCAGATTTCGTTTCAGCATCCGTGACATCATCAAACAGTCTTTTGTTGAGGATTGGCTGAACAGACGGATCGCCACCCAAAGATTCATCAGGATCAGAGTTGTTGCTCCCGCCCGAAAAAGTAAAGGTGATGTCAGAAATTGATAAAGCCATTATTTGTTACCTTCAGAGATATTCTTCGCCAGGATATATCGGACGTTGCGAGGGGTATATCCGGTGAACTCGGCTATTTCTCGAACTCCCCAGCCTAATTGAGCGAGGTTCTGAACTTTTTGATGATTCACCTTTTGTCTATTCGGCGACACGTCGTTGGAGTGTAGAATACGATATATCTCGGCCTCCGATTTGCCAAATTGTTGAGCAATTTCGGAGATGCGTATTTTTGGGCTGTTAAGGTAAACATTTATGATGTCCCCATCGCCGCCCTGATCGGTGATAAATTGTTTGAATCCGTACATGCTTTATTTACGCTTGGGGGTTATTTTTCCCCAAAAAGGGTATTGACCCACCGAATATACAACGATAACATTTAAGGCTGGAGGTTGCTCATGGGTTATAATCGCTACATCGACTGGAAACCAGTGCCGTTAAACTCAAAGATTCTACAGATATACTCCAAGGGTTTGGAGTATGCCTTGGTTTCTTCCGACTATGAGCAGTGCCATCCGTTTGTCTGGTGCAAGGATTTCTTGCATGACGTTATGTACGGAACCCTCCACAATAAGTGGTTTGAAATATACAAATTCAAATACAACCCTGCTCTCGATCCGGCTCCTTGCCTTGATCGGGTTAGATTGCTGCTCACAAACTCAAAAGACAAGAAGTTCGCAGAGAAAATCCCGGCTGTTCTTGATTTCATCAATCAAATCGAAGAACGCCTCAAGATCAAAAAATCATTTGCTCGGCAATGCGGCTATCCACCCGAAGCATACCAAAAAGCTGGTGTGTTTATGTTCGAGGGAAGCAAAAGATGGATTCAGTCGCCGCCGATGCTCTCACTCTACACCCTATTATTGCGTGTAGGGTTCTGCCACACAGTAGGTGATTCCTTCATGAAAACAATCGAAGGAGTCAAGTCTGGTGAGATCAAGCCTTACCAGAAGAAGGATGGATACTGGCTCAAAAGCTCAGATGTCGCCCTTCAAAAGATTTTGCGGGTCGGCGACCGGCGAATCTTCTACAGAGATATTCAGTTGAACTACCCTAGCAATATGCAGATCGACTCGATCCACAATAGGCTGGGTATTATCGGGTTTGCTACTGACATGATGTACAAGGCCATTGGCCAACCCGTTCTCGTTCCGTACTGGCACTATCAAAAGTGAGGATTCGCTATGACTTTTTCATTTGGAACCGACCCTGAGTTCATGTTGACCCATCATGATGAACTCAAGAGCGCAATCAGTGTTCTTCCCAAAAAAGAAGATGCTGTCGTTAAGCACGGGCATGGGTACTACTTCGATAACGTCTTAGCCGAGATCGCAGTAAAACCAGCCAAGAACAAAGACGAAGCACTATGCAATGTGCGATCTGCATTACATGGACTGGCTCAGATCATTCAACCTGCCAAGTTCATCATTAGGGCGTCTGGCAATTACCCTAAGAAAGAATTGAATTGCCCGGATGCCAAGATTGCTGGATGCAATCCAGAATGGAACGTGTACAGTCTTCAGCAGGTGTTCCCGCCCGATGATGACGTAGACCTTCTGGATGGCTACTATCAATTCAAAACGCCGTTCCGGTCGGCGGGTGGTCACATTCACATTGGCAGCGAACGGCTTCAAGACCCTATGGAAGCCTTCAGTGTCATTCGCATGATGGACTTGTTCCTGGGAATTCCGTCTATCTTCATGGATACTGATGAGACATCCAAGGACAGAAGAAGAATCTATGGTCATGCAGGCTCGCATCGCACGCCAGATTATGGTCTGGAATATCGTGCTTTGGGCAACTTCTGGTTGTCTTCTCCTGAGCATGTGGCCTTGATGTATGATCTGACCTCATTCGTTCTGAGCTTCGTGAATCAGAAAGTTCACGAACGATTCTGGACCGTGAATGAAGACCTATTGGACGAAGAAGACCCTAGTGTTGCATATTCTTGTTTTGGCTACGACGCCAATATGCTTCGCAAGGCAATTGATACCTGCAATCGAAAAGAAGCTGACAAGTTCATGATGTTCGTGAGCAACTATCTTCCAACTCGCTTGCTTCAGGCGATTGACCGGCTTTCTGGCAAAGCCCTTCCTGACCCTTATGTTGCATGGAATATTGAATAATGTATGAAGTCATCGTGCGTGAACCAGAAGGGGATTGCCTCGGTCTGGTCGTGTTGCTACCGGGTCGAGGACAGCCTGCAAAGGACATCCTGGCCCGGTATCATCGCTTTTCAACATTGGATCAATTCACATTGGTAGCCATTGAACCAATGGATGAGTGGTATCCTGCGCCCAAGGGGGCAGGAGATCAAATGGAAGCGGTTTGGGGCCTAAAGCTATCAGTCCCTCAGATGGACGAATTCATTGCAGAACTCGAAGAGGAGTTTGAAGTGGATCGGTCCAATGTAATATTGGGTGGATTTTCTGCTGGAGCGGTGATGGCCATTCAGCTTGCCGCTTTTACAGATAATCCATTCAACGCCGTAATTGCCCATAACGGGGCGATATTGGAGCCAGACGAATTACCTAAGTCTCGACACCCGACTAAATATCTTGTTATTCACAATGAAAACGACGATTGCTTTTCATGGGAAGAACGATATTTGCCTATGAAGAATGCCTTGCTTGACCGAGGCTACGATTTGGAAGTAATCGAGGGTGAAGTCGGCGGTCATTTTATTGCCCCAGAAGATGTCGAAGACGCTGGCTTCTGGATTAGAGAACAATATGATCTGCCTATGCCTGAAAAAACAAACTATTCTTCTGAAGAGACTTCCGAATAACTCGACATCTTTGCCGTAAATCAAACTCTCGGCATTTGTGACACATCCACGGCAACTTGTATTCTTGGAAGGCTTTTACTTCCAAGAATAACCTCTTTTCATGGATAAAGAATTCATTCTTGCAAGCCCTACACAACATCTGTGTGAAGCCATCTTTGGCTTGGCTGCATGTCTTTTCTTTTTGCTTAGAAGTATGCGATTGATAATATCGCAATAGCTCATCTGGCATATCTGGTATGACCAGCGTGGAGCCAACAAGCCATCCATATTTAGAACCGAACTCATGTGTAGAAGGCGGCACAACCGATTGGTGTTTGTGCGCTCGAAACTCCATCCCGTTAAAAACCTTGCGGGTAAGGTATGGATCAGGATTCCTAAAAAGATGATGCGTTGACTTAGAGCTACGAAATTTAGGATGAGGAACATACTCCGTCATTTGATTCAGAAGATCATTGGCTTCTTCTGTATCGCCTTCTACGTCAACAATATCGCCAAGTAAAATGCCCATGTCATAGGCATTGTCATTGTCAAAATACGGACGCCATTTTTCAGCATTCCAATTGCTGTTCCAGTTCAGCCCCACCGGGGCTTTCTTTCCCAAGTAGACCGCAATTGGTTGTAACCCTGCTTGAACGTAGAGTTCAAACCATTGTGCCTTTGTTGCCATGTATGCCCTGCTTACGAGTGAGACGGATCACGAAGATATGATTTCATAGCTTCAATAATATCGCCAGTGGTGAGACTTTCAATCATGACACCTTGGCGATGCGCCCACTCTACTACCTTGAGAATGTTCTTCTCGTTTGATTTGTTGAGCCAGAAGTTACGCAGTTTCATTTTGCACACTCTACTATTGTTAAGAGGTAAAATCAATGTCGAAAACAGCCCTAGTCACTGGAGCCACAGGTTTTGTGGGCCATCACATTTGCAACAGGCTTTACAACAACAATTGGAACGTAATTGCTGTTGGAAGCAAAAGTGAAAACAATCCTTTGTGCCATAAGTTCCTCCAAATAAACTTGGACGGAATATCCTGGGATTTGATCCCCAAGATTGATGTTTGTTTTCATCAAGCGGCAAATAACGACACGACAGATATGGACATGGAGAATATGCTCCGGTCGAATCTGACCGCTCCTTCAAATCTATTCTATCGCTTGGCGAGAGAAAAAAGCTGCAAGCAGTTCGTATATGCGTCAAGTTGTTCTGTATATGGCAACGAGTCTGTTCCATATTGCGAGAAGAAGACACGATTAGACCCGTTGAACCCATATGCTCACTCCAAAATGTTGTTTGAGCAATTTGCGGAAAGTTTCGCCTTAGAATACGGCGTCAATCTTGTTGGACTTAGATATTCCAATGTTTACGGCCCAGGAGAAAGTCACAAGGGAAAACGGTCGAGTATGATAAGCCAATTATTGCAAAAAATGCTGCGAGGGGAAAGGCCAAAAATATTCAAATTTGGAGAGCATTTAAGAGATTGGGTGTACATCGAAGATGTTGTAAATGCAAACTTATTGGCAAGCCAATACAGGCACTCCAATGTATTCAACGTGGGATCAGGAAAAGCCATGAGCTTCAATGATGTTGTAAGCACGCTGAATTTAGAGTTGGGTACGGATTTGGAACCCGAATATATCAACTGCCCCTTTTTGGATGCCTATCAAGCTCATACGTTATTGGATTTACACCATTCAAAAACGTGCTTAGGCTATTCGCCAGAATACGAGCCAGCCAGCGGGATCAAGAAGTTCGTTGAAGAAACAAAAAAAGCCACGATATAAATATCGTGGCTCTCTTAACCCGTTGATCTGTTATTTAGCTGCCAATGCGACCGGAAGGAGCAAATCCTGGCTGACCCGGCTCAGGACGAACAGCCTGAGTTAAGTTCTCGGTATCAACTGGAGTGAATAGATTTTCGCCGCCACCAGTGCTTTGATATTCAGTCCAACCATCGTTGTACTTCGTATCAGGAGAACTGCCGGTCATGCTTTGAACGCTATTCCACCACTTCTCTTCGTCAGTGGCTTCTTTTTGCATTTTCTTCTTAGATGACTTCTTGGAGAACATTGGGCCTGCATCACCCATGCCGCCGCCGACATCGCCGCCTTTGCCACCTAGAACCTTTTTCTTGTGTTCTTCTGGCTCGCCTTCTTCGTCATCGCCGTCCAAGTCTACACCGGCCTCTTCTTCGGCGTCTTCCATGTCTTCGTCGCTCATGTTTTCGTCGCTCATGTCTTCGTCGCTCATGTCTTCGTCGCCCATGTCTTCAGCGTCTTCATCGTCGCCGTCGCTGTCGTCATTGTCAGACCACATTTTCTTCTTGGACTTCATCATTTTCTTCTTGGACTTCTTCTTCGAGAAGAGAACCGAGTTCAAGTCTTTCTTGCCCTCGTCATCGCCTTCATCGTCGCCCTCGGCGTCAATATCGGCACCTTCTTCATCGTCCATATCATCATCGTCCATATCGGCACCACACTTGGCCTTGGACTTCTTCTTGGATTGAGCGCCGCACATATTGCCGCACTTCTTGCTGAACTTAGGCTTTTCATCGCCGTCATCATCAGAATCCACATCAACGTCCACATCTGGATCGTCTTTTTCAGAAGATGGTTCAACCATCTCACCGTCGCCGGTTTCATCTTCCTCATCATCGCCAAACATTTTCTTTTTGGCTTTCTTCTTGGACATCTTTTTGGCTTCTTCTAGGTCCATGCCGAAGCCGGATGGAGCTTGAATGCCCAGGTTTGATGGGTTGGCAATACCAAGATTGAAGCTCGGTAATACAGACTCATTCAGCGTCTTCCACTGTTTGTACGATAGCATAATTATTCCTCTTTCGATCTAAACGGGTTAAATCTATATATGACAGGCTCCAAATCTTTTCCAAAGGAACGGGAAATGAAAAAAATACTTCTCGCTTTGGCTTTCTTCGGTACGCTGGCGTATCTGTATTGGTTTTTAACCACGCCTAGAACAACGCCGGTTTATCTATCCCCAACAGATCAAATATCCAAGCAAGAAAAGCCACAGCCAGTCCACGAGATTTACGATATTATCAAAGTAATCAACGACAGAAGCTCAAAAGTTAAGAGCCTTTACATCGCTGAAATGCCTATTCGTCTTCAGCAAGGCAATATGACGGCCAAAGTTTATGGCGAATTGGCAATGGAAAAAGATAAGAATTTCCGGTTGAAGGTAACACACAAATTGACCGGGAAAGAAATGGACATTGGCTCAAACAAGAATCTTTTTTGGTTCTGGTCGAAGCGAATGACCCCTCCGGCATTGCATTATGCAAAACATGAAGACCTCGACAAGACAATGCTGAGAACTGCGCTGAACCCGGCCTGGATGATGGAATCGCTTAATGTAAGCCCGGTTAGCACAGAAAATATTGAAATCGCTAAATTCAAAGATTTCTGGGCTACGATTCAACCAAGAACGAGCGGCACAGGAGAACAAGTCACAGTGGTTACACTGATACACCCCACTCAAAAGGTAGTGGTTGGAAGATACTTGTACAATCAGAATGGCAAATTGATTGCCAGCACTGAATATCAGGACTTTTCAGGCGTCATTCCTCGAAAAATACTCATTATTTGGTACGAGGAAGGCATAACTCTCGATTGGGATTTGTCAGATGTACAAACAAATGTGGGCATCGACCCGCAATTTTGGGTGATGCCCGACATGAGAAGCAAGATAGACATGGGAAAGTAATTACTTGTTGAGCGCCTTCCTGATGGCGTCTCGTCTAATCGCCTGTGTTTTACGACGTTCCGCACTTAATCCGGCAGCATTGGTAGGCTGCTGAGGCGGTGCTGCCTGCGCACGAAGTTGAGTTGGAGTAGGCCCAGCGGCAATGCCCCCTGATGTTGAACGAACAGATGTAGTTGGACGAAGAACTGGTCCACTACGACCGCCACCGCCCCGATTTTTGCTGCATCCACATGCCATAATTGACCTCACATGAAATAACGTGTATTGGTTTTATAGATCGAGTTTTTTCGCTGACTGGTCTTTTGAATACGACTAATCAACTTTTCTTGCTGCTCGGTCAGTGCTGGAGCCATCTTCGTACTGCCACAACCGCAACCTTCCTTTGGTTTCTCGTTTGGCTTCTCGTTTGGTACTTGCGATTGGTCCATACTCTATTTATGGACGAGCAACCAAAAAGGATTTCCAATATGTTTACAGAAGACGAGATATTGAAGCTAATTGAAAAAGCGACTGACGCTGCATTCAAAAAGTTTAACGCTGGATATTACCAAGATGCTGAGGTAATTCTCAACCAAACGCTTAAAGTCTTCCCAAACGAAATCCACGCACTTCAATTGATGGGACTTGTAAAGCATAGTCTTGGCAAATTCACAGAAGCCATCGACATCTTCAACAGAACTATCGAAATCGAACCAAACAATCCAGAAAACTACAACAATATAGGCTTATGCTATTCAAACAATGGAAAATACGACATTGCAATTGAAATGCTAAAGAAAGCAATAGAGCTAAATCCAACATGCTCCTACATGCACAGCAATCTAGGACTTCAGTACCGAAACATCAACAATCTCGATGTCGCAATAGAATGTTTCCAAAAGTCACTTTCCATTGAAGAGAATGAATTAACTTGGGGAATGTTAGGCGGCTGCTATGGCGAGAAGAGGGATTTGGATGAGGCTGAAAAGTGTTTCAAGAAATCTATTGAGATCAATCCAGACTTCGCAGGCGGGCATGTGGACTTGGCCAACGTGTATCACTTGAAGGGCGAATGGGACAAGGCGTGGGAAGAATATGAATGGCGACACGAAGTATTCGAGCAACTCAAAGTTTGGCAGACTCTTTATGATCCCGCCAAGAAATGGACGGGACAACCACTCGAAGGAAAAACCATAATCATACATGGAGAGCAAGGTCATGGAGACACAATTCAATTCTTTCGGTATATCCAATACTTGAAGAATGCCCATGTGATCTTACATTGCTCTAGCGATCTGGCAGATATATTTGCTGGTCATGTTGATGATATTTACACGAACGAACCGAGCGAAACAAAAACAGAACAATTGCCTGCCCATGATTATCATTGTTCTATTTTGAGCCTACCTTATCTTCTAAAATTGAAAGAAGCACCGGCATTCCCATTGAAAATCGACAAGAGCATAAATCTTGATCGTTACTCTAATTCATTTAAGATTGGAATCGTGTGGGCTGGCAATCCCCAGCACCCAAATGACGCTAATCGCTCTTGCCATCTGAAGTATTTTCAAGAGATTCATGACATTCCAGGCGTCAAGTTGTTTAGCTTGGTAAAGGACATCCGGCCTCGCATCTATCGTTTCAATTCTGATCCTATTGATCTAACTGAAGGAACTGAAGAAATGAAGATCGTGGATATGGCACCACTCATGAACACTTTTGGTGATACAGCAGAGATAATCAATTCTCTCGATCTGGTGATTACTGTAGACACATCTGTTCTGCATCTGGCTGGGTCGATGGGTAAACCAACCTGGGCTTTACTGCCGTATATTTGTGATTGGAGATGGGGAGCAGGAACAGAAACAGCATGGTATCCAAGCGTTAGGATATTTCGCCAGCCGTCAAAAGGCGATTGGCATTCAGTATTTTCAAACATCAAGAAAGAGATTTACAATGAACAATGATTACGTTGAGAAAAATTTAGTTTACCAAGACCAAGTACACCAAATTGCGAAGCTGGTGTTCCATGCCTTTTACTACGACGAGGAGGAAAAGCTCAATTATTCTCCTACGGAGGCTTACGAAAAGGAAATCACTGACGACTTACTGCCAATGGCAGAAAAGATTTTCCACTTCTTCGGAACTGCGGACGAAGCGAAGAAAGCAATTCGCTTCCTACATACAGTAAACCCAATTAAGGCCAAGGAAATATTTGATGAACTGTAAAATCTTCTACAGGATTAGCAGCAATAGCCTGCCTAAGCCGAAACTGCCAGGAGCAAACAAGCTCCGATGCTTGGACAATTTCATAAGTGCATTTGGTCCTGAAATCAATGTGCTGGCTGATAATTGTGACGAGCAGACATTAAGCGAAATTGAACGACGTGGTTTGTCCACATTGACGACAGACTATGGCAACGCTCAATCTTTTTTGTTTACATTGTCACAGGTTCAGTATTACCCAGACGATACGCTGATCTATTTCGTAGAAGATGACTACCTTCATTTGCCGACATCTCGCACACTTCTTGAAGAAGGCATTGCCTCTGGCGTGGATTATATCACCCTATATGACCACCCGGATAAATACGGCCCGTTATATGATGGCGGCGAAACATCTAAAGTGTTTCGCACCGCATCGTCTCATTGGAGAACATCTATCTCCACTTGCATGACGTTCGCATCTACAGCAGGTGTATTGAAGAAGGATATGGAAATATGGCACAAATGGTGTGGCGGCACTAATCCCGACGATCATGGTGCCTTTTCATATTTGAATACACAGGGAAGAAAATTAGCTGTGTGTATTCCTGGGGCTGCGTGCCATACAGATTTGAACTATTCGACCATCGTTGGCGAAAATTGGATTGAACCGTGGGCAATTCAAATGATGCTGAAAACTGTAGAACAGAGCATCTACAAGGGATATGACGCAGACGCCATTGATGCGATGGAAGATGTGCTTCATCACCAAAAAGGACAGCACAACGACTTAACAAAGTTAATGCTGATCTCAGAAATTGAGAACCACAGTAAAAAGAAAAGAGCGAGCAAACTTTGATGTTTACTCGCTCTCGGAAGTGACCAACTCAACGAACTCAGCAATTACGACTGAGTTGTTGTCGATGCAGTCGAAGACTTGCTCTTGGCCGGAGCCTTGATAGAAGCCTTCTTGGAAACAGAAGACTTCTTTGCAGCCTTCTTCAGCGTTGCAGTTGCAGGAGTCGCAGTCTTGCTGGTGTCGCTGACATCAACATCAGTGAAGCCCAGAGACTTGGCGAGATTGCGTGCAGCGCCGCTGACAGCGGACTTGGTAGGGAACTGTGTGCTACCATCGCTTCGGCGAGCCAACTTGGTTGGCTTGAGGCCAGCGATGCTGACAGTTCCTTCGTAATAATCACCAGCATCGCTCTTGCGGCTGGCAACTCGGACAGACAGAGTGTTACTCATTCGGGTTCGTGCCTTTCTTTCATGGAATAGGTCTATGTAGGTTTCCCACACGTTAGGGAATTCTATATTCAACATAGTAGTCGGTCAATATCTTTCATTTATTTTTTTGCTTTCAAATCATCAAACACAAAGTTTCTCATCTTGTCTAAGCTGCATATTTTGGGTTCGATGACACCCGTGTTGCAAAGAGTCGGGATCAGCATTCGCCGATCAGCAGGACGAAATCTCTTTCTATAAAAACCATCAACGGCATCCTTGTATTTCGTATACAGTGACGACATGCTGACGCCGGGTGTAGTCTCCGACAAGTTGAAAGTCGTCAATATGCTCACAATGGTTTTCATGACTTCTTCAACTGGAACTTTCTTCTTGCTGGTCCCGATCTTGGAGAAGTTTACGAACCAGAGCATTGTGTCCGGGTCATACAGGAACAGTGGGTTTACCGCCCCGGCCTTATGATGGGCGTCGATGTAATCTTCGATCTGTGAAATCCAAAGTTTTTGCCCATTATTAGCTTGGATATAGTTCTGGAAGTAGAAATATCCAATTATGCTCCGAAAACTCAAAATCAGAACATCTCGGCTTCCTTTGTTGTTCAAGCCGTGGCGAAGGCAAAAAGAACAGTAAAAATTTCCTGGCCCCGAAAGCCTATCTATTAGCTGTGATTGGGTGCTGACGGACTCACAGTTCTTTTCACAAAAGCAACATTTGCGGAAAACTTTGTCCGATAGCTCTCCTGAGAGGGTGGCGGGGATCGGTTTAAGCCGAACTTGGCACATAGAAAGTTTTTCAGACATCGTTTATTCACCGAAATTTGAGAAAGCTCGCATACATAATAAGAAGCGAGTGTACTCAATCACCAGAACGAGGAAAAAAATATGAAGACATTTATTCAATGGGCAGGCGAAGTCAAGAAAGAACTGCCTCTGTATATGCAAGACGAAAACACAAAGCGTGCTGGTATTGCACATTGGGCTTACCCGGACGCATACGTTCGTCAACAGTATCCAGATGGTTATTTCATGCCTACCGCCGCAGATGCTCTCCAGAAAATGGGCAAGCATCAGCCAAGCCGCAAGGCACCTGCTGATAGCTCTTGGTAAGTAACAAACCCGCTGCTCCTCTAGTCCGCAAGGACAATTGAGCATCATGGGCGGGTAGACATTTCCCTTGGGTTATAAAAACCCCCGTCAATTTGGCGGGGGTTTTTGTGTTAGCCCTTAACCTTGTTGATGCGGTCGTTATGGTCCTTGGACGTAATCGACTCTTCTTCAACTGGCAACATCTCAGGAACCCGTTCCCAATAACCCCATTGGTCTTCATTGGCTGGGTTTTGGAAGACCATGCCTTTCTTCCAATACTTATTCAAGATTTCATCAACCCGTTCTTTGGACAATTTTGCTTCTTTTGCAAGTTGAGCGGTTGATCGCCATTGCCATTTTGGACTACGAGCCAAAGCGATGAAGAATCCTTGTTCTTCGTCGCCCTCTTTACTGCCTTGAGGATACACCGCAGTCCACTTAGGCGGTGTCTTAACTTTATTCTTCATGATTGCCTCCGAAAAAAATGGCGAGATTGCCATACTATAATATTGAGGAATTTGGAGAAAATCCAACCCCTTGAATTATATACTCTGCTTAAAGGAAAGGCCGAAATGAGAAATTCACCAAGATTGAGCCGCTACGAGCGTCGGGAAATGCACGCTGAGAAGCTGAAGAACGACATGAGTGGCACAGGCGTTTACATTTACGAGAACAATACTGAGGGCGATTTGAAGCTGCCGAAGCCGACAGATTCAGGGGTTCGTCAGATTTCTCCCAAAAACAAACCTGGATGTCGGTTCCAGGGAGACAGCTACTATCTGCAATGGGTTGGTTCGCCAATGAACCTTCTCAAGTTAGTTGAAGAAGTAGTTCCAAAAATGACTCATGTGGAACTAATGGAACACCGAGCCAAACAAGAACAATTACTGGAGGACGAAGCTATGGCTAATGAGCGCCAACTATTGCTAGACCAGCCTGATTGCATCACTCAACACGGCAAGATCGAGAGAGTGGTTGCAGAGCCGGGTCAGCAGCCGATCAACGACAATACGGACCTTTCTCAAAAGAAGCCCGCCGAGGTTCTTTTGACGGAAGACCCGTTGGATGGCGTTGAGATTATCTTGGGCTAATATCCAAGTCAATACGAAGAACGACAACAGCACCCGGATATTCGGGTGCTGTTTTTATTTACAGCCGATTTTACAAGTCTGCTCCCCCGTGGTATAATCTGAACCACGGCATATTTTGCCTCCGAATATTTTCGTCTGTCGCAGTGAACCAAACGACCATCTGACTCTCTAGGGCTTGGTCGATCAGTGATGCGTCAATCAAATCTGTGGAGCAACCATGTACACTCTGTATTTGCAGCGGGTTCTGTCCAAGCGAAGTGGCGACGAGAAGATTCAGGCTCAGATCGAATACATCCTTCAGCGTGGAATGGCCGGAACCCGTGGCAAGACATGGGAAGCTATTCCGCATCGTATGCCGCCCATTCAACAGGAAAGCGGCAACTGGCTGTTCAAATATCGAATCACATTCGAGAAGAAGCGTGGCGAACGTGGGCAGGATGCCGAATATAAGCAGTGGGAAGAAATCAAAGCGATGCTCCAACAGACCGGGGCCATCACTCGTTTCCAGCCCTTCCCTTGGACGGTTCAGGTCGGACAAAATGTTGTGCCTGCTGCCACTGCTCCTGTAGTCCAATTGGCTCAACCAGTGCAGCCAGAAGCCGAACTTGACCCGGACGCCATCGCTACGACTCCACTGCCTCAACCTGAAGGCTTCGAGGGTGTATTGGATGGTATGCTCACCCAAATCCTGGGTGGCGTTCGCACGGTCGGACTATTTGGCCCCGCCAAGAAGTGGGATCAATTGGTTGTGCCGCCCGAACTATTGGGCCGAGAAAGCGACAATCACCTTGCCGAACACCCGGCATGGAAGAACCTGTATGGTGTCAATGCCCAAACTCGCATCATCCTCAGCAACATCAAGCGGGCGCAGGAAACAAACGGTGAAAGCCGTAACCACGCTGTATTGTTTGGTCACGCCGGGTGCGGCAAGACGACCACCATGTTCGCATTGGAAAGCATGTTCGGGGCCGATGCCGTATTGAAGCTGGACGCAACCAGCACCACTAAGGCAGGGTTGGAGAAGCTATTCTTCAATGACCTGAACGAAATCCCGCCGCTGGTCTTCATGGAAGAGGCTGAAAAGGCCGATCCTGAAGCACTGAAAATTTGGCTGGGCGCTCTGGACGACCGTGGTGAAATCCGAAAGGTCAACTTCCGAGTCAACCAACTTCGTTCAGTCAAAGTGCTGTTCATCTGCTCTGTCAACAATAAGGCCCTATTCGACAAGATGATGGGCAGCGATGGAACAGAAGCGGGTGCTTTGTCCAGCCGGTGTGTGACGCAGGTGTATTTCCCACGTCCTAGCCAAGCTGTGCTGTTGCAGATTCTCGATAAAGAAGTTCGAGAGAAGGGTGGACGGCAAGAGTGGATTGCCCCAGCAATTCAACTGGCAACCGAGATGGGTGTGAGTGACCCTCGTATTGTTCGCAGCTATCTTGCTGGTGGGGACCGATTGCTAGACGGAACTTATCAGCGTGACTGGCAGGCTATTCATTCCGCTCAGAATTCATTCAACAACAAATAGGAGATCGACCGTGGGTCGTGAAGTAAAACGTGTAGCCACGAGCTTTGATTGGCCTTTGGACAAGACGTGGGAAGGCTATCTTAATCCATACTACAAGCATTCGCACAGTTGTGCTGTTTGTGATGGAACAGGATACAGCACAATGGCACACTTGTACAAAGAGCAATGGTATGGAAACTCAAAGTTCGATCCCATTGCCTATGGCAGCGAATTGCTTACGCCTGAAACTCCCGCTCTAAAAGCCTTCGTAGAGCATCAGGTAGATCGCTCCATTCGTGAAGCTGCCGCTGGAACTGCCCTAGAGTTTCATCCTGGTTTTCGTTCAACCCGCACCGGCAAGACGTGCTACTACACCGAGAATGGTCGATATACTCGTGAGCAAGCCATTGAACGAGAATGCAATCGACTACTGGAAATGTGGAACCAGCAATGGAACCATCACTTGAATGCCGCAGATGTTGCTGCATTAGTTGAGGCAGAGCGATTGTACGACTTCACTCGCAGACGGTTGAAGGATATTCCATTGGAGGAATATATCCGCACCCGTGCATATTACTTGTGGGAAGAAGCGGGTCGTCCTGAAGGCGACGGCACGATCTTTTGGGAAAAGGCCGCAGAGGAACATAACGGACCTTGGCTTCCATTCCCAAATGGATATATGCCTACACCTGAAGAAGTGAACGGATGGAGCATTGGTGGTTTCGGTCACGATTCCATCAACTGTCACGTTTGTATCGAGGCAAGATGCAAACGTGAAGGATACACCGTTAAATGTGACGTATGCAATGGTCATGGTTCAATCTGGCAACCTGCCGAGGCTGAACAATGGGCTGAAGATTGGGTGAAAGAAGAACCGCCTGCTGGTGAGGCGTACCAGATTTGGGAAACAGTATCGGAAGGATCGCCAATTTCCCCGGCATTCTCAGACCCTCGTATTTTGGCCGAATGGATGGCCAACTCCCCGCCGTGGGGCGCAGCCGAGCCAATGTCGGCTGATCGGTGGTTGGAATGGATCGTTGGTCCTGGCTGGTCCCCGTCTGGCATTATGACCAGCGAAGGATATAAAGACGGCGTTGCTGCAATGACCGAGTAATTTCGCTTCCCCATGACGTAAATAACGTCATGGGGAAGTTTTCATTTCATCATTGGCTAAATCTTCAAGAATCTCAACACATCGTTGAGATTCAAGTCGCACGTTTTCTTGAAGATATTCTTGACAAGGCCACCGCTCTCAAAAAGAGAGACATGCAGGCCGGTCAGCCAAATCAGACGTATACGAACTACGTCAGACAAGTTTGGCCGCAAGACGCTGTTCAAAACGGCGAATTTGTGCTGCCCAACATCTTCCCCGCTGATATTGCTGGTCAACGAGTTCAATTCAAACTCAAGCTGGGCCACAATGCTGCCGATACCGTTCACAACAACGGCAAGTTCGAGGGCTTTGTCATCAATATGTATCCTTTCAACTATGCCAAGAGCATAGAAGATGTTGATGCACATTTGGCAACTCTTAAATCGGCAATGCACCATGAAGCAGAACACATTTACAATGTGGGTGCAGAATATGATTCAAACGATTGGGAAGGCGACGATAAGCACCGCATGGCGATGCAATACATGAGCAATCCCGGAGAGGTTCGAGCGCACGCCAGACAAATGGCCTATTTGTATGCCAAAAACTTCCCCGGCGAACCATTCGATTTAACCAAAGCACAATCAATATTGGACAAGCCGGGGTTCACCACAACCCATAAGAATTACTTCAGCGGTTTTGCAAAGCCTGAAGTTTGGCAAAAAAATGTCAATAGATTTGGCTATAACCACGAAAATCCGCACGATCAAATCATGCAATTGGTGCCACAATTTTTGGCTCAATACAATGCTCAGTCATAAATAGGGCATGAAGACCCGATGGATAAACCAACGGAACGAACACTCATGCGGCCCCGTTGCTCTGCTGAACTTGGAAAAATGGCTTGGCAAAAAAGCCACTTACGCAACACGTTATAATTACTGGATGGAGCATTGCAACTGCAAGCCTGATGGAACTGATTTAAGTTGCTTTGTCGAATCACTGTACAGCATAGATGGGATCAAAATAACCCCTCGATCTAACCCAAATATTCAAGTAATAGATGATGCGTTAAAGGCGGGACGAGCCGTCATAATGAAATCAGCTTTTATCTTCAAAGAAAAACTCGAAGGCCATTATTACTTGATTGCCGAAAGGAATCCGAAAGAATTCTTTTGCGTTAATACATTGGGATATACCGGATGGTGGACAAAGGCGAGTTTTCGATCTCATTGGTTACAACATCATCTGTACTACTGTCACGAATGCGGCATTGCTCCTTATGCCTGGATCGTGAGAAAGACAACTTGAGGGTTGCAAATTGGCGAGTCTTTTCTAAAGTGGCTCGATCTAATTCTTTCCTCTGAGGATTTTCTCGTGAACCCCAAGGCTGTTGAGCTTGTCAATGAACACGGCGACCAAGCGTATCACGTCGCCGTTGAGTTTACCGTGCTGGCGACCCACATCGGGGACACGGTTGGTGCTGATTTGTTTGGAGAATGTGCCAGAAATTTGATGGAGGCGGGCTACCACAAGCACCGGAAAGAAAATGAAAGACGACTTTGGCGACCGAATGAAACTGTACGAGATGAGCGAAGCGGGGCGAAAACTGATGCCCTTGCTGCCGGTCATTGCACGGCTTGATGGCCGGGCATTTCACAGTTTTTGCAAGGGCCTCAAACGGCCATATGATGAGCGCATGTCAAGGCTCATGATTGATAGCACCAAATACTTGGTGCAAGAGACGAACGCAAGTTGCGGATATACTCAGTCTGATGAGATCACCCTTGGGTGGTTTGCTGCGGACTTCGACTGCGAAATCTTCTTTGATGGAAGGGTAAGCAAAATGCTCTCCATCTTGGCAGCTATGCAGTCGGTGTATTTCAACAAGAACCTGCCCAAATACTTGCCAGAAGAATATTCGGCCAAGATGCCGACGTTTGACTGTCGAGTATGGTGTGTTCCAAACGCTATGGAAGGTGCCAACGCTTTCTTGTGGAGAGAACACGACGCAACCAAGAACAGCATCTCGATGGCGGCTCGTACTTACTTCAGCCACAAACAGGTTGAAAACAAGAACGGCCCACAGATGCAAGAAATGCTGTGGAAAGAAAAAGGAATCAACTGGAATGACTATCCTGCATTCTTTAAGCGAGGCACATTCGTACAACGCAAGAAGACCATGAAGCCATTTACTGTTGAAGAAATGGATCAGTTGCCGCCTAAGCACAAGGCAAGAACCGAACCCACCGACAGTTTGTTCTTTGAGCGTACCGAATACGCAGAACTGGATATGCCGCCATTTAACAAAGTGGTAAACAGACCAGGAGTAATCTTCTTTGGCGAAGAACCAAGATTACAAACCTCAGAAGCGGCAGCATAAAGAGAAAGGCCCCGGTTTTTACCGGGGCCTTTTTTGTTTAACGGATGTTTTCTTCTAACAGTCTTTTCACTCTGTTGAGATGAACATTGGTGTCAATCCGAAGCTGTCCTGATGTGACACGTCGGTTATTGATGCCAGTAGACGTTTTGATTTTGATGCTAACGCCGCCTTTAATGTCTTTGATTGTAACTTCGGATTTGGAATATTCTATTCCACCCTCAATAGATTCAACCATAGTAGACTTAAAGACAAAACTGCCATCTGGTTTCTTTTCAATTGTCTCTTTGCTGATCCAGATGAAGACCCCCTTGCTGGAATCTCTACGGACCTTAAACTTACCATTGCCAAGGTCTTCTAAAAGAGATACGCCTGATGCCTCTCGAACGGCATCTCGATGAGAATCGACCCAATCAATCGTTCTTTGTGCTGTTGATTTGAGTTCGATTTCCTTCTCTATTGTCGCCTCTGCGTTTGCCGCACTAGCAATTTGTGGCATAAAGATGCTTGGTACAAGCAATGCCAATAGAACCAATAAGTGTTTCACTATGCCCTCCATGTGCAAAAAAGTGTGTCTTGAAGTGTCCTTCAAGAGTTATATAGTTGTGTCATTTGGATTTTGTTTTTGAACACTCCTTTATTCTGTCCACCCTTTTATCGGAGAAAACAGAATGAAAGGCATTATTTTAGCAGGCGGGATGGGGACGAGACTTCATCCTTTGACAAAAGTAACCAACAAATGCTTATTGCCAGTGTATGATCGACCCATGATTTATTGGCCGATTCAAACGCTGGTGGGCAGCGGCATTAAAGACATTCTTTTGGTATGTGGCGGCAACGCCGCTGGTGAATTTCTCAGGATTCTTGGCAACGGCGAAGAATTTGGACTGAAGCATCTTCACTACACATACCAGAAAGAAGCCAAAGGCATTGCCGACGCTTTGTCGCTGGCCGAGGAGTGGGCCGACAACGAGCCAGTTGCAGTAATCTTGGCCGACAATATCTACGAGAACCCTGTCCCTCAGATTGTTACTGAATTCGAGGCAAACCCAGATGGGGCGCACATCTTCTTAACGCCGGTAGAACATCCAGAGTGTTATGGCGTAGTCGAAACGGACGCAGCAGGCAAGGTAATTGGCATCGAAGAAAAGCCAAAAGAGCCGAAGTCCAACTTGATTGCAACAGGGTTGTATATGTACGATGGAGGAGTGTGGGATTACATCAGAACACTCAAGCCATCCAAACGTAATGAACTCGAAATCACCGATCTCAACAACCGTTACTTGAATATTGGAAAACTCCATGCCCACAAGATTGACGGTTGGTGGGCAGACTGCGGTGAAAGCCTCGAAGGATATACGCAGACTTGCTATGCAGCCAGCAAACTTGGAAAGAAGAACCTGTGAAAGTTGTAGTTTGCCCACTGGTCAGTCGAGACGTTCCGAAAGCAATTCGGGCTGTCAATTCTATTCGCAATATGATGCCAACAACCGAAGTTGAATTTTCGGTTGTTGCCATCATCAATTCTTTGAACTCTGCATTCATTAGTGAATTCAGACAGTGGTGCGATCAAGAATCAGTTCAATACAAAATCACACCATCTAAAGGAACGCCAGCCGCAGGCAAGAATCAATGCCTCAAATTCTTTCGGGAATCTCAATACGATGGAATGTGCATGGTCGATGGTGACGACCTGTATTATCCAAGTGCTGGTCTTCAAATAGAACGACATCTAAAACATCATCCTGGCACCGATTTGTTGATCGTCAAGCCATCCGATCAAATCAACAACTATAGTAATAACTCGGTTCAAATAGCGGACAAAGTACACGCCTGTTGTTGGGGCGACAATATATTCCCTTTGCCGTACACTTACGGCCCGGCACAGCACGATATGTTTACAAATAGAGGGGCCGCTCACAATCTGGGCGGGCATGTATTCTACAGTCGAAAATTTGCCGAGACACTTGAATACGATGAAGACCAATTATTGGGCGAAGACCTTCTACTGGAATTCCAAGCATTAAAGCTACACCAAGAGGGCAAACTTTGTTTCTGGTTGAGCTTTGCAAGCGACGTTCAATTTCTTGATCGCACAGGTGAAACCAATATCCAGGCGGTCAAGAACGAAACAGATGGCGAAATGTATTACAACCGTTTGGTCGAGAAGGTAAAGTCAATTCTTGACCCGGCTCGCAGTTCATTTAACGAACTGCCCGTGGAATTTCCCAAGATCATATTTGGACACGCCGAAAAAATTGCGTGGATCGCCCAACAGGTCATAGTCTAAATTTACAAACGGCACCTTTCGTGGTAGAATCCTTCCAACCAAGGTATTCTCAAGAAAGGACGACCCGAAAATGAACCTGAATTGGCATTGGCTCAACAACATCTGTTGGCTTTCTGACTCGTACAAAATCAGCCATTGGAAGCAATATCCACCTGGAACACGGCGTATCTATTCGTATTTTGAGTCCCGTTCCGGGTCAGTTCACCCCGCCACGACCTTTTTCGGCCTCCAATATTGGCTGAAGCAATATCTGGTTGGGCAGGTCGTTACCGCCGAGAAAATTGACCGAGCGGAACGATTATTCAACCGACACTTCGGCGGCAAGGTCTTCAACCGTGAAGGTTGGGAATATATCCTGAACGCCCACGGCGGTCGGCTTCCCGTTGAAATCAAGGCGGCTCCCGAAGGAACCGTAGTTGGGGAATCCAACGTCCTGATGACGGTGGAGAACACCGACGACAAGGTAGCTTGGTTGACCAACTACCTGGAAACGCTACTGGTTCAGGTGTGGTATCCTTCGACGGTCGCCACGCAAAGCCGGGCGATGAAAAAGGTCATCCTCAAGTACCTTGCACAAACCGGCGACACTTCACTGGTTGACTTCAAGTTGCATGACTTCGGATTCCGTGGAGTCACTTGTCCCGAACAAGCAGCAATCGGCGGCGCAGCACACCTTCTGAATTTCAGAGGAACCGATACTGCCCCTGGATTGGTTCTACACGATGAGTTCTACGGACAGTACGATCAAGAATGTGCTGGCTTCTCGATTCCTGCCGCTGAACACAGCACGATTACTTCGTGGGGTCGTGAACACGAAGTCGATGCTTGCCGCAACATGCTGGTGCAATATCCAGACGGACTCGTGGCAACGGTGAGCGACAGCTACGACATTTTCAACTGCTGTGCCAACATTTGGGGCGGCGTCCTCAAGGACGAAGTTCTAGCCCGTGATGGCGTGCTGGTTGTTCGCCCGGACTCCGGCGATCCTCCGACCGTTGTGGTCAAGGTGTTGGATATTCTCGGCGAGAAGTTTGGCGTCACGGTCAACTCAAAGGGATATAAAGTCCTGCATCCAAAGGTTCGAGTTATTCAGGGAGACGGCATCGACTTCAAGATGCTCGATCTGATCCTCTCGGCTATGGAAAAGGCCGGTTGGTCGGCTGACAACATCGCTTTCGGCTCAGGTGGTGGATTGCTCCAGAAACTCAACCGGGATACGCAACGGTTCGCCTTCAAGTGTTCTTCGGCGGTCGTGGGCGATGAAGTCCGAGACGTTTACAAGCAGCCTGTCACAGACGGCGGTAAGAAGTCCAAAGCTGGACGGCTGAAGCTGGTGTGGTCAGAGGCGGGCGCTCATGGAAAGGTATTGCAAACTGTGAGTGAGGCCGATCCTCGTCCAGACCAGTTGCAGTTCGTTTTCAGAAACGGCGAACTTCTGGTGGATCAGACGCTTACTCAAATCCGAGAAGCGACTACGCATACAATTCTGTAAGCATTCGATTACCAATTTTCTCATCGGGGCAATCATCGTGACAATCGGTGGTTGCCCCGATTGTTTTATATCGCCGCTCCATGAGATCATCTTGAATACGGCTGATTGCGCCACTGACCACAAGACCTTTCAGAGTCTCGTAGACAGCCACAGAGATAGGCTGGTTGCCTTGGTGTCTATATCCGCTACGCAATACGGCCTTGACCACTTCAGCGTGCTTGAGGCCATCTGGCTGGGACTGAACGATTTCACATACGAGCTTGGCAAGCATGGTTTGCTCCTCTGAGCGTCCCTGCTCTAAAAAATATCTGTTGTACACCTACGACAAAAGATTCTAGCCCGATTTACGATAGCAGTCAAGTTAAGAATTGGTTGTAAACCCATCAATTTTGGGCTTTGCGAGTCTCACACCAATCAGCAAATGAGGTCTTATTTGGGAATTTCTTCCTGATCGCTCGCAAGTAGCCGGGCCACGCCTCTTTGAATTTGGGGTGCAATTTCATCCCATCCACCTTGTCCAAAGACGCCCATTCTGACGCATCGTGTTCTTTTGAAAGCTGTACGTCGAAAGGCTTTGCGACTGCCATCAGATATGTGTGGAAATGGTGTGCGCCGTCTCTGGAATGGAAATGTCCGAAGCGTTGTCCTTCGACATTTCCGCATTCTTCTCTGGATTCCCGGTGAGCCACATCAAGCGGTGCTTCGCCTTCTTTTGCCTTTCCACCTGGAATGCCCCAATGACCGGCGTAGTCACCAGAATCATCTCTTTTTAGCAAAAGAATCTTATCTCCATCGGTGAACACGATGCCAGCGCCCAATCGACCCCAATATTTGGTGCCGCCCTTGCCAATGCGATGAAACTGCTCTGCCATATCAGCCACGGTTGGATATATCTCTTGGCGAGTTATTCCCCATTGTTTGCAAATATCGCAAAGCGGAAGTTCTTGAGCGATTTCATTTATGTTCGCTCCGCAGTGTTGGCAAATATCGTGGTTCATTATCCCTTTGGACCTCTCTTCAATGGCACTGGTTTCATTTTCGCAACATGACGATCTGGCTGTCCCTTCAGATGGTGCATCATGTTGTGCAATTCCTTCGTAACCTCTGCCGCTGAATCTCCGTTGCACTTCTGAGCGTGCTGAACGGATACGGTACGACGGTCTTTGTTATAAAAGCCCTTGCTAATGACAAAACAATTGTGATCTGTATTCCAGGTCACAACCCCCGTCCATTCGCCGTCATCCCAATTACGGGACGAGACGAGCAGACGGAGGGGTTTCTCTGTAAAGACGTGCTTGGTGTGGTATCCGTGATTTTTCAGAGCGGCACTTACATATCCAAGGCATATCTTGGCAAATCCTTCCAAGGATTCTTTAGAGGTAGTGCGATAATTGACTTCAATTGCATATCTGGATGTCTCGACGGCTTCGACTAGATTTTCTTCCAGATATTCATGATGGGTTTTCATGCCGCCCCGTAGGGTTGTGGCAAAATACTCTTGGCAAATACGCAAGAAGTCCTCACGCTCTACCTTGAGTTCGGTATGCGTTTCGGCACTTTGCTCATTTCGCCATACTTGAAAATCTTTCATTATTTGTCCTCGTTACATCATTCTTGGGCCAAGAAGGTCGCCAAATCTAGTTAGAAGTCGTTCTTCCCAATCTTTCTTCTCTTGAAGACCTTCGGCAAGAATTGCCTGCCCATCCAACTGAACGCCGCCACCAGGACCAGGAGGATTAGCAATACGACTACGAATACGACCCAATACAATCTTGGCGAATGCCAAGGCCCCTTCCTGCATAGCTTGAGTAACCATACGGAAGTCTGGTCGTCTCTGAAGATACCGAACTGCTACGGGATAGCTGCGATATGGAATTGGGTATAGCTTAATGTGATTGTAGCCACCGAGGAATTCCCAACCACCTTGTTGCCCGGAGATTCTATTGTACATATCCTCGTATTGCTTATACAAAACCCAATCTGACATCTTCCCCCAGACTGGTTGTTGAGGATTGATGCCACCAGCAATGGAGCCATAGGCACCGCCGCCCATGTAATCCAGAGGGATTACGCCACCGAGATCGGAGGCTGAGAAGGCATAATTTGCTGTTTCTTTGTAGGAAATTTGTCTAATGAAGCCAACATCTGGTGGCATTTGATAGACGCTTTGCCCTGGCACCGTGTAGAAGGTGTGATACTGAAAGTATTCCATTGGGGCATAGTCTTCAAAAATTTGCAGAGCAAAATCAATACAGTTTTCGATCTGCTGATCGTCCAATTCAAGCGGCAATACTGGAGCGCCAAGCATTGTTAGGACGTATTCTTTGATTTGACCACGCACTTTTTCTCGATTTCTGCGTGGGCCTATCTTATCTAAGGGATCAGTAGGGCCTAAATCTCCGCAACCCTGTCCACAGGAAAGTTGTGAGAATTGGTCCTTGGTCGGTCGTGGGATAAAAAGCATATTATTCATCATGGTAATCTATATATCAGGAGCATGAGTGAAACTCGTAAAGGTAGGACTATGGCTGTAATCACAAGAACATTCCGTGGGTTTTTTGAACATAAATTCCAGGAAGAAAAAGCAACCCGATACTTTAGACCCGGCTATTTCTTTACAGAAATGGCTGTGCGACACCACATTCGCAATGATATGCCAATTAAATTTGACGATGACGATCTTGAATTCCTACGACAGTTTCCGCATGATTTTTGGGTAACTGCAAAGAAAGCTCGATATGAAATGCTGTTTCGGGCAGTACAGGGCTTGCATGAAAAGAGACACGGCGAATACAAGCAAAAAGAATTAGTACAAGCAATTGTCACTGCTATGGAAACAGGCGAGTGGAGCCACCTAGATGGGGTCGTGCCAGCTTGGGAAATTACGCACTTAAAGCAAAGCGGCTCTAAGATGATGAATCGACATCAAAAAGAAGCACATGCTGAAAAACTGGCCCACGAGTTTATCAGAAAGCAAACGGCACACGTTGACGAACCAAAGGAAGCAGTTCCATTTACGCTTACTTCTAGCGACACATCAGCCGTTCCAAGAAAGCAAACATTTATGGCAAAGCCATTTTTGAATCGGCTTTACCATAAGTTGGAAACTACGCCTGGAGAAGAGTTCCATCCAGAGTCGGGGCTGCAAGGTCAAGGCAAATACGGCTTTGATATGACCGACCCGATTGATGGCAAAAAGAACATTAAAACAGTCTTCGATGATGATGGAGACGAACGCAAGGTTTCTGGTTCACATCTAACTTCGGGATTTAAGTTTCCAGCGGAAGCGTCAATAAGCACCAACATGGGCGAATTTTTAAGTGCAAATTCCCACCGCATTTTTGGAGAGCTACCAAAAGATGTTGAGTGGAAAGAAATGAAAGGCAAGCAAGATACTTGGTCGGCTCAATATATCAGAAACGAACTAAGAAAGAAAATCGAAGCAGGATTAAGAAGAACATGGAAAGGAAAAGATTCTGATCTTCGCAAAGAAGCAAACAAACAAGTAAATGCAGAACTTTTTGATAGAGTGGAAAAAGGAGAATTTAGAGGACCGCCAATTCCAGGCGTGAATCCCAAGGGATTTCCAATTGGGATCAGAATGACATCAGAAGGCCCAAAGTTTGTAAACCCTCCTCTTTATTTGCCAGTTAAAAAGCAAATGATTCAAAAGGTCATAGATGGAAAAGTGCAGTCCGTCCCTGTGGACATGCCTATCGTTAATCCTGCGCATTATCTTCGTGAATTGGGTAGCGAAGATTCTGACTATGAATATGAATATGATGCCGAAGGGAATGCAAGAAAAAAATACAATCCTGAAACTGGAGAGCCGATCTACAAAGTACCGGAAGACCAATTAAGAGGTCATGATAAATCTTTCGTTCATGTTCCAGATGATGTTTATGGAAAACAAAAACACAAGGCTCCAGGAGGATTGGATGTCAATCATGACTCTGAGAAAGTTTTGCACATGACTAGAGGAAACCCTAAATGGCAAGAAACTTACGATAAAATATTCGATAGTCAACAAAAAGTTCACATGGACCAAAATGGCAGAATCACGCCTGATCCACGGGGGAATTTCTATGAAGACATCGCCAATGGCATGAAAGATTGCCTATGGGGAACTGCCTGTGGTGGCGCTACGGCACATGAAAGAAAAATTGCCAGGAACGATCTTGAAGGATTGCACTCATACATCTATTCAAAAATGATTCAATCTATGGACGACCCTGAGCTACTCACGCCAGAGGGTCGCAGGAAGTTTGCGAAAGGTAAATTATCAAACCTCATGCAAAAAGACCAAGGCAAAGGTGGTGGCAGTCGTCGCATGAGAATGCTAGGTGGTGGAGAGGATGCTCACACAGTCAGCTTTAGTGATGGTGGAGATGCCAACATTGAAGACGATCTAATGAGTCGAGTTAAATCTGGCGGCGGTATTGGCAAAAAAAAGCGTGGCAAAGGCGAACGGGCGTGGGACACAAGTGGGTTGCAAACTCCATACAACATTTCCGTTATGCGTGACGCCATACTGAAAATGCAACAAGATGCAGCAAAGGCCGATGAACTTACTCATACAGCAAAAGAACTAAGCAATCATGAAACTGGTGTTCACATCATTAAAATGATTCGTGATGGCATCAACTCGCAAATTGACTTCAAGTTATTCTTAGGCAACACACTTGGCACTCTGTATAGAAACACCGGAATGTCGCAAGAAGAGGCCAAAGAAACCGCAGAGAGGTTAGTTAAGGGTTGGATTGATGAAGATGGACTTAGAACATCCGAACAATTGATGTCTGCGTTCCAAAATCACCCCTTGGTAAAACAAGCAATCGAAGTTGGATCAGGCGATCCTGGAAAAATTCGTCCCGTTGATAACGGTCAAGAATCAGACAAAGAGTTAAAGAGTGCTTTGCATTACTTGCAATTGGCATTCGACAATATGGAAGAAGCTGATTTTGAAGAAAAAGATGAAATGAAATTCAACTTGCTGGCAAAGCGGGGCGCAAAATATGGCAACTTTATACAAGAACTTGTATCCAAAAAAATTGTCGGTAAGGACAACACCAATGTAATGGATCGAGTTCAGGCTGAAATCAATCGACGCTTTAATTTGCCAGCACCAGCGGCATCACAAGCGGCTAGAGAAATTACGCCTCCGACAAAGCCAACGGCAGATGTAGATACAAAAGCTCAAGGCACTCGTTTGAGGGATACTATTGCCAAACGAAAGCTGGGACAAACCGCTGCGCCAGAAGCAAATCCGGTAGCTCCTGCTCCTACACCGGCAGCGGCTACAGCTACAGCAGCACCAGCACCAGCCCCGGCTACGGCACCAGCCGGACAGCAAGTGCCTGCGCCTACAGAAAGCGTCAGTGAGTTATTTGCTAAAAAGAATTGGCTTGGTGTTGCTCACCACCCACATTATTTGGGAACTCACTCGCCAGCTTTGATAGAACAGAAGAAGAAGTTACTCAATCACTTCCATACAAACAAGGACAAATACCAACCGCACGAATATGCTTCGGCTGTTGCTAATCTTGAAAAATCAATAAGGGGAGAAGCCTAATGGCAAGTTGGATGGATTACATGAGTAACCCCCGTGGGCATTACTTAAAGAAGACAATGTTTGAAGTATTGCAAGAAAGATACGCACAGAATGAGCAGATAATTGAAAGAATGGGAGTCACCCTCCTTACAGAGAACGACCTTACTGCATTTTTGAAAATGGTCGGTGACATTTACGAGATGGCTTATTTGAAAGCTGTCAACGACCATAGAGAACAACTTCAAAAGGCAGGACTGGTTGCACGGATCGTACCGCCAGGAAAGTCATAGATCGAAAGAGGGCTGGTGATCTGAAGGCGTTGCCGATAAGACCCAGCCCCCTCCTTTTTGCTCTTTTCCCTGGACTCGCCACCATCGTTTGTAACCTTGCTTCGGAAAGAGGATCGACCCAGCGTTGATTGCATCGGTGTCAGTCCAAACTTCAATGAACAAATCTTGCTGATTAAGAATCACTCCTTCAAAAGAAGTTGGCCTTCCATATTGGACAGTGGTGTACGAATCACCATAAAGAGAATCTTTTCTGGTTCTTAGAACGGCAGGTAGACAGTGAATAAACGTCTTTTCAATTCCGCTGTCTGTAGATGCTCTGAGTTCTTCTCTTTGTAGATCGGGCTGAACGACAGGCTTTCTTTCAATTTGAGGTTGAGGAGTGGATTCTGTCTTAGCCTCAGACACCTTAATATCGGCCTTAGCTTTGTCTAATGCAGACAAAAAGGTATCCCGAACATCAAAATCGGATGCTAAAGGGGTAACTTGATTAGTGTCTTTGGCGGTTTCGCCATCCCACTGCATATTATGGACTTTGAAGCCTTCCCATATTTCTTGGGTCTTCATAACCGGATTTGGTCCAGCGAGCTTATATACAGTGCCATCTTTATTGCGTAGTGTCATGCACTATATACGTCGATTGGTGATTAGAAAAAAGGAAGAATGAATTATGTCGCTAGTGGTTCCAAATATGTCCGATGTTCTCATGCTTCAATACATTGTAAACATGATTGGACAAGATGGCGGTGCTGCCCCTTCGGGTGGTCAACGCCTGCTTCGCCTTTTCACAAATAATTTGACGCCCGGTAAAACAACCGATTTGGCAGCAAATATTACTGAGGCAACGGCACCAACTGGTTACGCTCCTTATACAATGCTAGGAAGCGGTTGGACAACGACTTCTTCGCTCGGTGTAAACTCCGCAGTATACAGCGAACATACTTTTTCATTTACAACAGGTGTGACCATTTACGGTTACTACGTTACTACAATTGAAGCTACACCTAGATTATTGTGGGTGGAAAGATTTTCCACGGCTCCGTACACTTTGCCAGCAGGCGGTGGCGAGATCGCAATATCCCCACGCTTTACACTTAATTGATTTTCAGCTTTGACATTTTGACTATTGAATGGCTCGTCCCGAAAGGGGCGAGCTTTTTCTTTTGATGGTTCTATATAAGGTATGGGACTGAAGAACTTAGACGGGACACCGTATCAATTGCGTGGAAGCGTGCAAATGTTTGATCCAAATGATCGAACGCACGATCTTTTCAATCTGTGGGATCAAGAAGCGATCTTACGGGGTGGATCGCCGCTTTACTACTATGAAGTGGTTATCACCCCTAACATGATTGATCCGGTGTATTTGGAAGCTCGTGGTAAATTGTTTTCAAACAACCCTGTTCAATTATGGTGCAACTACGAGCCAATTCCTTCACAAAACCTAGTCAATCAGTTTGGCATTGATGCCCCCGACGAAATGAAATTCGAGCTTAACTACCGATCTGTACTACAGAGCGTCGGGCATCCACCCAAAATTGGATCAAGGCTGTTTACCCCACACCTTAGAGAAAATTGGGTCATTGTTCAAAGAAACCTGGGCGAGTTCAAACTATGGGGCGCACTCCGTATTGAACTGATTTGCCAACGATTCCAGGAAGACGTGGTAACAGGCGAAGGCAAAGTTACACAAAAACAACCAGATTTGAAAATCAAAATCGTTTAATCGAGGACACCACAATGCAATCGTTTTATCAGTTCTATCAGAAAATGTTGAAGGAAGCCGCTCCGGTTCCTGGTCAGCCACCAGCCCCAGGTGCGGCTCCTGGCGCTCCGGCTCCTGGTGCTGCTCCTGGCCAACCGGCCCCAGGTCAGCCCAATGCACCGGCTGCACCAATACAGGGTGGGCAAACTTCCCCGCCTGTACCACCAAATCCAATGTCTGACCCTAAAGTTGCTCAGGCGTTCCAGACAATCTCCGGCATTAAAGACCCGAAAATTCAGCAGGCGTTTCAACAATTCCAGAAAGCCGCTGGAATCCAGCCTGGAGGTTCCCCGCAACAAAGTCCAGCATCGCCGCAAGCTCAGGCTTCTCCAGGTCCAGGACAGACGCAGGCTCAACCACCGGGTCAACCGGGTCAACCGGGTCAACCTCAATAACCTCAAAAGTAGGCTGAGGTTTGAACAAAGCTGGTTGGTGAACACGACCAAAGAACATTTGTGGTAATTTAGGTTTCGAGAAAGAAGTTATAGGCGGGCCAATGATAAACACTGGTTGCCTATGACTTCTCTTCTTTATCTTGAATGCCTTCATCTTTCCTCTTCATGACCAATTTGCCACGGAATTTCTTTTTGTTTTCAATTTTGTTTGCCACGGCATCAATAAACTCTTGAACGCCTTTTGCGCCATTTTTATTGAAAACAGCACTTAGCACCTTGTATTTGTCATCGAAATTATGGCCCAAATGGTCATACCAATCATTTTTGACAAATCTCTTGCAATATTTACCTAGCTTGTCATCAGTTGTTACACGCTGGGTTGCTTCAGCAATAGTCATTTCTTTAATGTCATAGCTGACTTTCTTGGGAAGCACGAGAGCCTGTCCATATGGCTCGCCCTTCCTAAAGATTAGAGTTTGCCCTGGCATTGGATTTTTGAATACCACAAAGAAGATTTTGGGCCACCATTCGGTCTGAATATGGCCCGGCAAGCAACAAGGAACTGTGTATGTGGTATCAGTGTAGTACCTTGGGTGACATTCTGTTCTGAGAACGTATCCTGTTGGCACTTTAATATCGAGAGCCGAAGTCATACCAAAGTGTCCGGGTGCAAAGCACATGAAAGGCGGCAAAGAAACATCAGTGCATTCTTTTTGTTCTTCAGTGAAATCACCGTCAAATACAACTTGGTCATTAACCATACTAACTCGACACTCTGTTTCAAATGGGTAGCAGAGTTCCAACCCATAAGTGGCACCATCAACAAATGGTGGACAATGCCACGGCTGCGGTTTGTCGCCAGTAGTATGATCGTTAGGCTCGCCAGCCCAGCCAGGAATTTGAAGTTTGATTGGTCGAGGAGGAATGCCCTTGTACCAAGACCGATATTTGATTTCGAGCTTATTCATATTTGACTTTCACCTGAATACCTAATTGTAGGAGAAACAATGAGCAGCACCAATAACCCAAATCATCAGCAAAGAAATCTGGACAATTGCGCTGTTCCAGGAATTCCTGCGGACGTAAATCTCGATCCTTCTCCTCCGTACTGTGGTAAAGACCCAGAACGAGACGCAGACAATCGAAGAGGAATCAATGACGACAGTTTGAATTTCCTCAAAGACGAAACAATGAAAAAGACCGGCTTCGGGGCCAGAGTTGACTGCGACCCGATGCAGCGTGGTTTCATTATTAACGACCTGGAGAATCCTGAGCGGAATGTCCTCTATCGTTATTCTAAATCAATTCGTGGTACAGATGAAGCCATGTTGGATATGTTTAACAACATTGTTGTCATTGACGAGGATGGCAAGGCTTGGCCCATTCCGGTGATGTTGGGACCGCCAGAGAAAGCGGTTGCTGCGATTGTTCAAGATAATGTTCACAAAGACGAGACGTTGGTTGTTGATCGACTCAAGTTGCCGTTGCTGGCATTAACACAAACTCAAATTGATTATGATCTTGATCGCTATACATACCACAAAGCAATCAATCTATTTCGCAACGGCAGCAATGACCGTCCAGGTTTAGCGATTAGCGAAAAATATAACAAAGACACAGTATTCGGTTTGGCAAGAGGCGTTCCAGTAAATATTGGTTATTCAATCACGGCATGGACCATGTACCGTGAAGATATGAATCAGATAGTGGAACAAATTCTAACAAAATTCAGCCATGCGGCATACATACGAGTAACAGGTGTCCCTTGGGAGGTCATGGTCAAGCTGGACTCTATTGCTAATAACCTGGAAGTTGAACCGGGCGATCAAGCAATTCGAGTAATTAAATACGAATTTAATATGACGGCTCAGACCTATATACCTCAACCGATTGAACGCAAGAAGGCAGTCCTAAAAATGAAGATTGACTTTGTTGACGGTATGACCGAGGAAGAAATAACTGAGGTTATGGCGAGAATAGAAGAATCTGTCAAGGAATTAGAATGCTAGAAATCAAAAACAAACAGAAATTTCCGGTTCAATTAGTCATAAGGTCGAGGACGGCCCCACGCTCTTTCACGGTACTGAATGTGCCAGGAATAGGTTGCGGAAAAAATATTTATCTTCTCGAAGATGAAAGAGCAACTGAATACATAGATAGAGCAGAAAAGGATGGATTGATTTCCACAAGGCACATACCAAACAAGTTAAGAAAGGGAGAATAAGACTATGGCGATTCTACAGGGGTTCCCGCCTTCTAACACCATTAGCCCAAGTGTTAGAATCACTGAGAAAGACTTGAGCTACATTGCTCCTGACCAGTCCTTCCACCGTGCGGGCTTGGTCGGCTTCGCTTCCAAGGGTCCAGTCAATCTGCCGACTCTTATTGCGACGAACCGTCAATTGCACGTTACATTTGGCAATCCACACCCGGACGTTGGCGATCCGTTCCTCATTTATGCAGCCGAGCAGTATTTGCTTGTTGCTAATGAGCTATTCGTCGTTCGAGTTGCGGATACCGATCCGGTCAGTGATGAACAGGCATTATCCGCTACGGTTGATGTACCTGCTGCTGGCACATTGGTAAAGATTGAATCAGCTTACACAGGACCAGGAAGTAACGGATATTACACGTTCGACGCAGACTCGTTCTTCCGCTGGAGACTGAATGGTAATCTGTCCGCTAAGACACTGGTTGTCTTGGAAGGAACTTACCTAGTTCAAGAAGTCGTTGATGACTTGAACGCACAGCTTGACTTTGAAAACGACGGCATTCAATTCTACAAGACAGGAATCGGTTCAATTGGTGTTAAAACCACTTGGGCATATGGTCCTGACGCTTCGCTGGAATTGGTTTCTGTACAGAGTTCCATTTATGGCAATACAGTTATCGGTGGAAACCCAACTGGCCTTGGCACGGGTATGACTCAAGCATCGGTTACTGGCTCAATGGGCATGTATCCGAACGTGGCATATCAGACTCCTGGTGTTTTTGACTTCACAGGCTTAACAGGCTTGAATCTACAGATCGTCGTAGACGGCACAGATAATGTGTTGATCGACGGTATTGTTCAAACAATTGACTTGTCGGCTCTCGAAGGCACATCTAATGTCATCGCTGATGTTATCATCGCAATCAATGCTGAAAAGGTTGAAAACGGTGGAACGCTTCCAGGTGGGTGGACGGCTGTGGCTGTTGGAAACAACGTACAGTTTAACACTAACCACACTGGAAATGATGCTCGTCTTCGCATTAAGCCAGATAGCACAGCAGAACTTGTGTTCGGATTAGACACAGTGACGCACGCTGGCGATAGCCCAGAGGGTATAACTGGTGGTAGCACTGCATCTTACGGTATTGTAACTGGTGCCTCTAACAACACCGGCAGCATCGCATTCACCGTCAATGCTGACAGCCCTGGTATCGAAGGCAATCAGACACAGATCAGAATTACAAACGACGTTCGTGAAGACCACTTCGTTATCGAAGTCTTCAATAACGGCGTATCGGTAGAAGCATGGGGCAACTTGACAAAGAACCAGACAAGTCGGTTCTATGTTGAAACCTACATGGCTCTGGTTTCGGATTTCATCCGAATCAGTGACAACACTGCTGAAGGTGCTGGTCCTTTGGACGGTACTTACAGCTTGTCTGGTGGATCAGACGGTATTCCGGCTGACCCAGACGCACAGGACGCTTTGATTATCGGAAGTCAGATCGGCTACACCGGCATCTACACGATGTCCGAGCCAGAGCAGATCGACATCGACCTCATCGCTGTTCCTGGTCACTCCAGCACCAGCGTAGTAACAGCCCTGTTGGACTTCTGCCAGAACACCCGTATGGACTGCTTGGCGATCATTGATCCTCCATTCGGTCTAACGGTTGGTGAAATCGTAGCGTGGCAGAACGGTACTCACCCATTGAACCTCACACGTTTTGACTCGGACTTCGGTGCATTGTACTGGCCTTGGGTTAAGATTCGTGACAATTTCAACCGGGTTGACGTTTGGGTTCCACCTAGCGGCTCAATCATGGCAGTTATCGCTCGAAGCGATTTCTTGTCTGCTCCTTGGTTTGCTCCGGCTGGTATGACTCGTGGTATCGTTCCGGCGATCACCGACGTTTACAACCGTCCGACGCTTGCCGAGCGTGACTTGATGTATGGAAATCGTAACTGCATCAACCCAATCGTTCACTTCAATGATGTTGACGGCTTCTTGGTTTGGGGTCAAAAGACTCTGCAACGCCGCCCAACAGCTTTGGACCGTGTAAACGTGCGTCGATTGATGTTCTACCTAGAGAAGCGAATCCGCTCTGCGAGCCGTCAGCTTCTATTCGATCCAAACGACGAGACGTTCCAGCGCAAGTTTGTAAGCATTGCTTCGCAGATTTTGCGTGAGGTTCAGGTGGGTCGGGGCGTTACCGACTTCATCATCAAGGCCGATGCTGAATTGAACACTCCTGATGTAATCGACCGTAATGAGTTCCGTGCGCAGATTGGCGTTCAGCCAACGAGAGCCGCTGAATTCATCTTCATCGAGTTCTCGATTCACAGAACAGGTAGCTTCACAGAGAACGCAGATGCCTTCTAACAAACTGGCTCAGATAGAGAGTAGACCACAAGGAGATAATTATGGCAAGATCAGGTGGGGGACGTGATATGGGATTGGGCCAATTGGCCGGTCCCGATCTAGTCTTCAAAAGAAAATATAGATGGACATTTGAAGTCCAGCCGTACTGCGGCCAGTTGATTCCTGCTCACTTCGTAAAGTTGGCTTCACGGCCTAACTTAACGGTAGAAGAAACAGAAATCAACTTCTTGCACGGCAAGATGTGGATTCCAGGAAAGGGTTCTTGGGAAACTATTACTGTTACCTACTATGACATTGGTAACGGCGGTAATGGTATCACAGGTTTGTTCAGTTGGCTCGCAACAGTTTACAACTTCACCGATCCAATCGGTCTGCACCAGTCCTCGAAGAGAGGAGCCGGTCCAGGTTCGAGCGGATATTCCGCAGACGGCACACTGTTGCTGTTTGATGGTTGCGGTGTTGCAATGGAACAGTGGAACCTAAGTCATATGTGGCCACAGGCCATTAACTTTGGTGAACTGGACTATTCTTCTTCGGAAGAAGTAACGGTTGAATTGACGCTTCGTTATAGCGAAGTACAGTACATCCCGCTTTGCGGTGGTCAAATCAATCCTTGCTGTGCAGGTTGCTAATCACCCTACAGATAGGATATACCCATGCCAAGATCAGGTAATGGTCAGGATATGGGCCTTGGGCATCTTGCGGACTCAGACCTTGTATTCAAGCGCAAATTTCGATGGGCGTTTGAAGTACAAGGTCTTGTCCGTGGGGATGTACCATCTCATTATGTAAAACTGGCCGCTCGACCCAACCTCAATGTCGAAGAAACAGAAATCAATTACCTACATGGAACCGATTGGATTCCAGGTAAAGGTAAGTGGGAAACTATTTCTGTTACCTACTACGACACCAATGCGGTAGCCATGAAACCCCTCTGGGACTGGCTCGCTTCAGTTTACAATTTCACGGATACAGTCGGATTACACCAAGCGTCAACAAGAAGATCATATGCCGGAGTAGGCGTATTGAAGCTCTTTGATGGTTGCGGAACGACTATGGAAACGTGGAATCTCTACAATATGTGGCCGCAAGCAATCAACTTCGGCGAATTAGATTATTCGTCATCAGAAGAAGTGAATATTGAACTGACCTTGCGATACAGTGCCGTTGAAGTATTGCAAAATTGTGGTGCGCCAATCAATCCTGCTTGTGGTGGTTGCTTAGGCATTTCCGTTGGTGGCAATAATAGCTTCAGCAATTTCCCTTTGATACCACCAGAAACGCTCCCGTTGGGAGCAGGAATTGGCAGTGGTCAAGGATCAAACAATCCAGGATTGGTTGGTGGAAACTTGAACTTTTTATATGCTGGTGTTGGTGGAATTCCGCTGAATTCTTCTGCCTTGAATGTTCAATTAAGAGTACCTGGAACAAACTTTTGAGGTAAATCATGGCAAGAAGTGGTAGCGGTAGAAGTATGGGCTTTGACTTTGGGCTAGAAGACCCAAATGCTTGCTTTAAGAGAAAAAACCGCTGGTTATTCAAAATTCAAGACGTGAGCGCAGACGGAGTAAGTTCTTTACCTCCATCTAAAGCTGCACGTCCTTCGGTGTCCTTCAGAGAAATTGAAGTTCAACACTTAACCGAAACAGTATTTTATCCTGGCAAACCTGAATGGAAGCCGATAACACTGACACTTTATGATCTAAAGAAGAATTCTCTCAATCCCGTATTTGAATGGCTGTCAGAACTTTACGATCCTCGATCCAATAGTCAATACGGCCCATCTTGTGATGGATTCAAAAAACCACAAGCCACACTAGAACTTTACGATGGATGTGGTTCAAAGATTGAAACTTGGATTTTCGAGACTGTTTGGCCACAGGCTGTAGAATTTGGCGACTTAGATATGTCCACCAGCGAGCTAATCACTTGCGACTTGACCCTCAGATATGACCGAGCTTACATCGAAAATGGTGGCGGTGGCGGTGGCGGTGGCGGCGGCGGCGGCACTGGTGCCTCGTTGAGCTACCAAGACTTCCTAAGATTGCAAAGAGAGAGAAACAGGAATTTGATTATTGCTTAATCTTCGCTGTTTTCTTCTTCCTCTTCTTCGTCTTCTTCGCTCATTTCTCTTTTCAAAAGTTCTTGACATGCTTTTATTGCATCTTCAAGTTCTTTAGGTTTACATTTAAGAACACGGCAGGCTCCACTTTTGTTGAGTCTGCCTTTTTTTGTGTACACTTTGCCGTCATTTAGTAGAAAAGCATCAACAAGATTGCCATACCCACTATCAATCAATTTTTGAATCAACTCCTGATTCTCAAGCTGATCGAATGAATTACTGATATAATTTGCCATATTCCTCACAACCAAGAAAAAAGACCAGGGCAACTATCTACCCTGGTCTGCCTAAAGAATTCTAGGTCTTTACAACCACGAATCAAGAGTCATTAGCAATATTGTGCTTTTTGTATATGCTTTTTGCCTTCGATGCTGGTAGTTGTTGGTCCATCTGAATCTGCAAGAAATCGAGATACTTACGCTTTAGTTCATTGTAGTTTCTGGCGGTACGATATAGTTGTCGAAAGTGGTTTAGTATGCAGGTAGTCATGTAGTTGAACGCCTTGCCCTTTTTTGGGTCAAAACGATCAATCTTCTCAAAGCAAATCATGACGCCTTCTTGTACTGCGTCATCCTGGTCAATGAGATTGAACTTTGCGTAGCGTACAATATTCTGCGACAGAGTGTAAAAAGCTAATGCCAATTCGTCTTGTACCTGTGAGAACTCAAAAGCTACGACATGATAGGTCTTTTCAATAGTGACCCATGCGGCAGGCTTCTGGTACTTACCCCGCTTCAACGTCCTTTGTTCAGTTGCAGCGATGTCATCCATAAACATCTGGTATTTGGTACGTTCTTTCTTGGCTTGCTGGAATTTCACAATCAGACTCTCGAACGTCTTATTGTTTAGATATTCTGTTGTTGCCATCAAGCTCCTTGAGGCCCCGCAAGGGGTCCGTGATAAAGAAATTGGGGTATCTATATACTGCGCCTATAGTCATTTCTCGCTCGCTTGCTCCCAACTTCTCAGTCTTTCAAGAGCTTCAATCTTGGCATCCTCGTACCATTTGTTAACCCTTTCGTAGTAATCCGGGCTGTATAACTTGCCCGAAGTGAAACTACGAAGATGGTCAATGTTCTCGTCTTTCTTTCTTTCAAAGTTTTGTTCACTGCCGATCAAATGAGGTTTGATCTTGAACGATCTCAAAATGTAATTGCCCAATATCTCTGTGTCCGGCCATTGAGGGCGAGAGACATTGGGCCTGTAATCTTGAATGTTGTAATAGTTACATAATCTTCTCATGCTCCAGCCAAATCCAATTCGGTCCATAGTTGGCATGTGATACATGCTGGCCGTGTGAGAAACCATGCCGTGCCAATCTGCATGACAGCGGGGACTGATTTCGTATCCAACAACAGGTGATTTGCTTGGGCATAAGGTTGTGAGATGTTCTACGAAATCACGCCGACGTAAAAACACATCGGCGTGAGTGGCAAATAAAAGTTCGGTGCGGCACAAGCTAAAGGCCATATCCATTGCCATAGCTGGGAAGTCAGAAGGGTGCAACACACCATTTAGTCGGATGGCATGTACTTCCACATCTTCGTCACGAAGAGTCTCAATTTGAGCGTATTGCTCTGGAGAGCTTCCTGTGTCGATAATCAATACATATGGTCGCTCTGTCTGCATTTGCAATAAGCGAACGCATATTTCTAGCTGGTCATAGGTATCAAGAACCGGCACTACTGCCGTTACACGATACTGCCAAGGCTTCTTAGTGCAATTACCCTCCCAAGGTTGTTGCCATTGGGGGACATTTCTAATCGGGGCCAAATCCTTTTTCACTTGTGTCGCTCTATTTCATTTATGGAAATCTATCAGATACTACTTGCCATATTGGACAAGCCCGATGTGCCGAAGTTCTATCGTGAGCTTCGACAACACTACCAAACCATTGGTATGGAGCATGAGGCATCTGCCATCAGTCACTTAATAGAGAAGAAGTTCGAGAAAAAAGATGTCAGTACCCCTAACGATCTACCTGATAATCAAGAACAACGAAGAGACGATTGAACACACCCTTGAGTCCTTGTTGCCATTAAACGCCAATATCTTGGTCGGTGATCTTGGGTGTAAAGACGAAACTGTAAGCAAATGTCGCCAATACGGAGCGACTATTGTTCGGCTTTCTCTAAACGATGATCTATCCCAGGCAAGAAACCATTTGTTGAAGTCCTCAGACTCCAAATGGAATTTGCACATTGAACCTTGGGAGACAATTCTGACCGGGCATGAAGTCATCCAACAGGCTCTACTAGGACCACAAATAGCCTACAAAATGAGCATTATTCAGGGAGATGTGATAACCAAACAGATCAGGCTTTGGCACAAAAACACAGGTCTGAGATTTAAGAATCCAGTGTTTGAAACATTGACAAATGAAGACGCCAAAGACCTTCCAGCATATATCGCCGTGGGGCCAAACAACAACTCAAGCCTATATTTAGAACTTGTCGAGAAGTGGCGAGATCGTTGTCCGTTGGCAACTGAGCCAATCTATTACACCGCTTGCTCTCACCTGAATGGCAAGAATTGGGATACGTTTTTGAATTGGGCTGGACTGTATTTGCATCAAGAAAAATCCGATGCAATGTCTGTGTATATGACGCACTATTATTGCTCGATGGTAAACTGCTACATTAAAAAAGATTACCAACACGCAATACAGTCATTGCTTCCATGCTTGGCTAAAAAGCCAACAATGGCAGAATTTTGGTGTTTATTGGGAGATGCGTATTATGCAATCAAAGATTATGACAGAGCAAATACGTTTTATGAAAACGCCATACTTTTGGGAAGTAGGCGGCTCAAGGATGATGGTTGGCCGCTAGAAATATCCAAATACAAAGAATACCCTCAGAAAATGATTGAAGGCTGCAAAAAGATCAAGCAGTCTTTGCGATTCTATGGGTCAAAGAATCAGAGTCACAACAATCGCCCTTGATCTTCTCAAGAATATGTCTCTTGAGTTCGGACATCTTTTCCAAATGAGGAATTATGGCTGATGCTTTTATGCTTATGATGCCGGTCACATCACGAATCGTTCCTTCAATATAACCTTTTTCTTCATTGAGCTTGGCAGTCAGACTGACAGTGATTTCTTTGCCATCTTTGCGTTTCATGGCCACTTGAAAATCAGATATTGCCCCATGTCTACGAAGCTCTTTAATCAATTCCTCTCGTTCTTTTTCGTCATAAAAATCAGTGGCAGAGTGCGTTGAAAGATCATCAAAATCAGAAAAACCAAGTATGCTTATGGCGGCTTCATTGGCATGAATAAAATGTCCATTGTCAATGTGGGTTCGCCATAGACCCACTGGTGCCATCTCATACAAGTCTTTGTATTCTTCTTGATCGTTCATCATAATCTACCTCCCAAATTATATATCCTCAATAAACAACATCTAATTCATTTACGACTACCGTAACTGTGTCTTCAAACCGTGCCACAGCAAGCTGTTTACGTCCAGGTGGCAACTTTCTGAGGCGTGCCTCTAATTCATCAACATGACAGTTGATGACGCTAAAGTTGTTGTCGGCTAACTTTTTAGCTTCTTCATCTAAGTTTGCCACTGATCTGCTTGGGTAATATGCTTGAAGTTGCTCCTTTGCATGAATCATTATCTTTTTGTAAATCGGCACATTACAAGCACAGCCAGGATTTTGCAAATATTTCTGTATGTCGTCTATAAAGTCACTAGACAAGCTCTCCCGGAAGCGCTTGTCCCGTAGGGCCTGCTTCACGTCCATCAATCCGATTGGTCTGCTCATCTGGTGTTGTCTCCACTAAGGTCAATTTTGTCGCTTTAATCACATATCCACAACCAGGACATTTGAATGATTTTGCCCGATTCATGGATGGAGGAATGACTACTTTTTTTGTAAAGGGGTCAACAAAGGGCGATCCACGAGGCACAGCCGCTTGTTTAACTTGGACTAAATCCTGAATGTCGTCGCCCTTGGTGAATCTTTTGTAGCCGCAATTGTCACAAAAGAACTGATATGTTTTAAGACTCATGTTTCTCATCATTTGGTAAGTTGACAATAGTTGCCGCCTCAAGCCAATTGAGGACAACGGCAGCTAAGTTTGCCAAAAACCCACCTGCGCAGCCACAGGCAAAGATTTGAAGTGGGCTATATGAAATCCATATTGCACCCATTAAAAATCCACACCAAGTACCGCAACATAGGTAACAGTCCACTACGCCACCCAGACTAGGCACGCCAATCTTAGCGGTAAGGGACTTAACGAGTGTGCGAAACCATTCCATTATGGACCCATCTACAATGATGTGGGCCATTCCAATGGTACTCAAGGCAAACAAAATCAAAGTTTCAATGCTCATAGCTTTCCTTTATTTAGGTTTTGGAGGAAAAATCACCGCCAAAATGTAGCGTAGATTCTATCCTTATCTCTGTGGATACAAAAATCCCTGTAGCCAGTGAACTCGCAGAGTTCGTCAGCTTCACCGATTTGCCAGTTATAACAAGCTGCCAGCCGATGATCTATTTTATCCACTAGAATTGTATCGGAGAAATACTCTTCTAATTTGCGAATACGAATTTCGTCAAGCGAGTTGAGGAATTCCAATACACTGCGTTGACCAAGGGTTTTCATTCCTGGAATACGTTGGCCCAACTGCCACTGGTCGAAAAGGTGGCGAAATTCGGGGAACAAGGCGTGTGCCTTTTTGTCGAAGAAAATTAGCTCCTCGATATTTTGCAGATTTATTTCCATGACACTATGTTAACCCCAAGATGATGACTTGCAATAAGCTAGTAATCTAAGGAGACAAATATGGCTGATGATACTTTCCGTCCAAGACGGCCACAAGCACCGCAAGACGATGACGATCAAGTTGGTGCTGGCGAAGAGAATGAAGGCGGCATGGCCGCTTTGAATATGGCAGAGAAGATGCGACAACAGGCCGCTGGCGAGGAAGGTCACTCAGATGACGGTCCTAAGCTATCTGGCAACTTCAACATCAAGGGCATGGAAAACGCCCCGCCTGAATTCATGCAAGCACTAAAGGCCGCTCAGGGTGGCCCGCAGCAAAAAGTTCAGCGTGAAACATCTGGAAACGAACCAAGACGTGGCTTCGGTCAGATGTCTGGTGGTGGCGAAGGCCCTGGTTCGACTCCTGCCGCACCTGCAAAGAAGCGAGATGCTGTTTCATCAAGCTCTGGTCACTTGAAGGAATTGTTGGAAGGACTGAAAGGTTCAACCACAATTTATGAAGAGATTGAATTGCCTTCCAAGGGTCGTTTCTATGACGACACCGATGGTCCTGCTAATGGTGTTGTTTCTATTCGTCCAATGACGGGCGAAGAAGAACAAATTCTTGCTACCCCTCGATTCGTTCGTAAGGGTCAGGCCATCAACATGATTTTCCAACGATGTCTGAAGGAGCAGTTCCGTCCAGAGCAGCTTCTCACCATCGACCGAACTTACATGCTTATTTACCTGCGTGGTATTTCGTATTCCCCGAATTACGACGTTGAGGTAAAGTGTCCTGAATGTGAAAAGAAGTTCGGAACAACCATTGACCTCAACACGCTATATGTTGAACCATGCCCTGCCGATTATGGTCCAGTATTGCAGGATGTATTGCCGACAACCAAGTTGCCTTTCTCATATCGGCTTTCAACTGGCCGAGATGAGCAAGAGATCACGGAATACCGTGATCGTCGCATCAAGGCTTTCGGTGACGCTTCGGCTGACGATACTCTGATTTACAGAACGTCTATGCTGCTCGATAATATCGACGGCTTGACCAACAAGGGAGAACTGCAAATCCTCTTGAAAAATCTGCCAATCAGCGACGTGTCGTATATCCGCAATTGCATCAACGAGCCGCCATTCGGTGTTGATACAAACGTAGAAATTACTTGCCCTAGCTGTCTTCAGGACTTTGAGGTTGATCTCCCACTGGAGGCAAATTTTTTCTTCCCTCGACGGAAGAAAACCAAGACCCAAGCATAGAACTCTGGAAGGGACTAGCGGAAGAAATATTCTTCTTCCAATATCACTTACACTTAGCTATGTCAGGATCAATGAGTCTGCCGATCAATCTGCGGAAATGGATGATCGAGCGTTTTATCGAGCAAAAAGAAAAAGAAAACGAGGCAATGGAAGCCTCACGCAGAAAAGCGCAGTCTCAATCAAAGTCAAGGCGATAAAAAATGGCAACAAAAGAACGATACCAAAATCCTTCCTGCGGCGATTCAGTAAATCTCCGGTTGTTTACTTACAACAGCAACAACCGGAGAGATGTGCAGTCTATCGAGAAAGTGGACATTTACACTTACGACGATACCTTCAAGTCGGCTGACAACCCGCAAGGATTGCGATTAGTTCAAACTGTTCTTGGCGATGATGTCGTGCAAGAAGCAACAGGTCAATATCTTATACAGTTAGCGGTTTCAGACCCACTGTATACAATCGGCTCTTATAGAGATGTTTGGTCTGTTGTCTTCGAGGACGGCGAATGTGAAACTGCCCAGGTTGCGAACAACTTTCAGATTTATTCTGATTTGTGGTTCACAACGCCAATCCCGCCAATATACGACTTTAATTTCAACTTCCGTCCTAACAAAATACGAAAAGGATCAAAGCGTTATCTGCTGATCCAGGTCGTCCCGAATGTTCCACGAGGGTCCGAGATTCTTCCCTACTACGAAAATCTCGCCATAGTCTCAGATTTACGGGTATCTATAGAGCTTGCATGTGGGGAGTGTGTCCCGGCAGAGCAAGACTTGCGCCTGATAGAAGATCGGACTCTCGTGGACTATCGTGAAAAAGGTTACGCATATTTCTTCCTCGATACGGAAGAATATGATGAAGGCATTTACAATATTTGGTTTGAACTTGCCTTTGGTGAAAACGTGTTCGTATCCGACAAAAACTCTTTCCAGGTATACAGCTAATGGCAATTTTTAATCTGCCCGATGAGCCGGATTCGCCAGCAGGAAAAGCAATACAAACTGCACAGGCCCCCTCAGCAGAACAAATGGCATCGAAAGTTATGCCAAACAAGTTTCAATTGGTCTTTAAGTCCGACCCGTATTTGGGCGACAGCGTACATGGACTATTGCTTGACCTGGGCCGTAAGGAACTGATCTTCAATACCATTGAGAACGGTCAATACAATTGGATTGACTGGCTTTTAGAAGTGCCTGAAGATGAAGTCGTTACGCTATTCTTCTTAGACGAAGACAATAAACACAGGTGCATATTGGTCATGGAAGGACTTTATGTTTTTGAACACACCTGCAATATGAGCAATTCACAGAATGCCTACGGGATTGATTCGCCAGATAATCTCGAACACAAAGTCACCGTCCAGTTCACCCACATCGAAAGAGTCCATCCAGAAGGGCATAAGGGCAAAAGCGTGAAACGAGTAGCCAGAAAGCCCAAAGACGACACAGAAAACAGTTAAATCGAAGAATCCTCCCGAAGTTCAATCAGAAGGCTCGCCAATTGGCGAGCCTTTTTTCGTGTAAAATCACTCGACGCCAATTTTCCGTAACTCTTTGCTGCCAAAGGAACTTAGGCTGGAAAACTTGATGGGAGAGAAGAGTCTCCCATCAAAGAATTTTTCTCTTCGGCATTTACAACCCAACATTTTTGACGTACTATCTGTGGGAGCAATCGACCTTCTTCACGAAAGGAGGGTGCAATGGCATCAAAGCGAGGTCTTCGCAGACGGAACGAGCGTATCGCACGTCAGAAACTTGAACATCAGGAGAGAGAAATGGCTGAGTCCAACAAGCTAACCGGAAACGTGGGCCGCACTTCGGTAGCTGATCTGATCCTGGCCCGAACTAGGTTCCTTCATCCCGAAAAACCCTCTGTACAGGTAGTTCAGGCACCACCTGCGCCCCCTCTGACGAAGACTCCGGGTGACAAGCCCAGCGTTGCATCACCAGCACTCGAAAAGCCGGTCGTGGCCACACCCGACCCCATCATTGCCAGCGCTCGACACAAAGAGATGATCTTTCGGGAAGCTGCCGAGAACCGTGACTTCTACCTCATGAAGCAATTGGAAGACGGCGAAAAATTGCCGTGGTTCCGCTATGTTCGCAAAGAGAGCCAGTATTCTGAATTCGTGATGCTCACGACGGATATGGCCAAGGCTTTGCTTGAAAGCATCTGGACCGAAACGGAAGGCAACCGGAAGCTGAAGGTCTGGCTGAAGGATGCCTACAAGCGTGACATTGATGGGGATCGCTGGATTCCCTCAGACGAGGCCATCGGCATCGACTTCAATGGAGTGGTGTACAACGGGCGACACCGCCTGACCGCTCTGATGGAATCGGGCAAAGAGTGGCCGTTCTACGTCACGTTCAATTGCTTGGAAGAGGCCAAGTTCACGGTCGATTCCGGGGCAAAGCGCAACTCCGCAGAGAAGTTGCGACTCGTGATCGACACGAAGCTAGGGAATCGAACCACTGGCTTCTGCAAGGCCATCATGAAAGGTCTTCAGAACAAGGTTCGATATACAGAGACGGAGATCGCCGAATTCGCCCACAAGTGGCAGGATTTGGTTGCCTGGATCAGCACCAATCTGCCCGGCGCACGAGCAGAAGTTCAGGCGGCAGTCGCAAAGGCATACCTCTGGTATGGCCCGGAGAAGATCGAACCGTTCGCCGAGCGTCTTCGAGAAGTGAAGTTCACGGAAGATGGCGATCCGGCACGAGCGTTGTATTTGGCTCTGACCAAAGCCAAAATCAATCGCATCAACGTCGCTCTGGTCGCATACAAGAAGACGTTGGCAAGTGTCGAAGCCACAATGACCAATAAGCCTCTTTCTCGACTGTATGAACGGGATGAGGATATTTTCCAGTGGCAAGAGGGATGGGAACTCCCGCATGGGTCGTGGTGGGCGAACAACCACGAGTAAATTCCAAAGGCTGGCCCGGAAATATCCGGGCCAGTTTTGTTTCGGGTTTACACTCCTGAATTTCCGTGGTAGAATATTCCCATCAATCGTGGCACTCGAATATCCCCAGGAATATAAAGGGAGCAAGAAAAATGGCGAACAACAGCGTATTGACGACGAAGTTAGACTTCTGGGTGAAGCACAACAAGAACGTGCTTTTCATCGGAAAACACGGCGTCGGCAAAACAGCTATGGTCAAAGACACATTTGACCGTCACGGTCTGAACTGGCGCTACTTTTCTGCTTCCACGATGGACCCGTGGGTTGACTTCATCGGTGTGCCACGAGAAAAAACCGATAACAAGGTTCCCGAACAATTCGAGATCATCAAGGAACTCGCCACTCTTGATTTCGCTCTTGCCTACGAGTGGGTCCAGAACAACTGGAAGCTCGGCCAGGACTCGGCTAAACGTGTGGTCGATCATGCCATGAACCGTGAGCAAGGATTGACCTACCTCGATCTGGTTCGTCCTCAAACCTTCGCTGCTGGCGAAGTAGAGGCACTGTTCTTTGACGAATACAATCGTTCGCCGAAGAAGGTTCGTAACGCTGTGATGGAACTGATTCAGTTCAAATCCATCAACGGCATGAAGTTTCCAAACCTTCGTATCGTATGGGCGGCAATCAACCCGGACGAAGACGAAAACGAAACCTACGACGTTGAACGTCTCGACCCTGCCCAGGCCGACCGATACCACGTCACCGTAGAGGTTCCGTATCGTCCGAATGCCGACTGGTTCCGTGGGGAATATGGTCAGCGAGTGGGTGACGCTGCAATCCAGTGGTGGGATGACTTGGGCGAAGAAGACAAGAACCGGGTCAGTCCTCGTCGGCTTCAATATGCTCTCGATGTATATCGTGAGCGTGGCGATATGAGAGACGTTCTGCCTGCCAATATCAACGTCAGCAAGTTGACTACGGCGTTGAATACTGGACCGATTACCGAGAAGTTGGAAGCGTTGATGAAATCAAAGGACGTTGCCGAGGCACGGACTTTCCTCAACAACGAAAACAACTACACGGCGGCGATGAAGTTTATCCCGAAGTCGGAAACATTGACGGCATACTTCATTCCGCTGCTGCCGAAGGAAAAGATGGCAGCGTTGATGAACGACGACGACAAGACGTGCAATTACATCATCGCCAATACCGACAAGGTGCCGGTGTTCAAAGCGGTGTGTAAGGAAATTCTCAACGCCAACACCAATGTTCGTCTCAACAAGAAGATTCGCCGGGCGTTGACGGAGAATCAGGATTTGGCAACGGCATTCGCATCTGAATCTGATGCTTCAGTGCCTCCGGCTGAATCGCATTTTAACAAGGCCAAGGTAGGGTCGAAAAGTTGGAGTGCTACCTTGGCCGAATTGAAGACCGCTCCGCAGGATACGTCGCAACAACGCATCCAGATTTACGACAAGATTGCATCCAATGTACCGGAGAAGCAAACGGCAGATGAGGCATTGGCGACGTTGGAACTTCTCAACGTAGTGTTTAGCGGCAACCAGTTTGCCTCTAGCATCACTGCCAAGCCTTTTGAAAAGCTGATGGGAGTTGTGAACCACTGCATCGCAGAAATCCACCGGAATACCGGATCGGACTGGACTACGATTCTCAGCAAGCATGGCGTTCACTTCAAGACGTTGCTGGAGAAGATCAAAATCGGCGGGTTGTCTTCCCGGTTGTATACGCCATAAACGATATACAAGCGGCACAAATCGTGGTATAATCGGGAGGCTGGGACAACCCAGCCTCCTGTTTTTTTAGGATACACACATGAGCATGATCCATATCGAAGCAAACGACGACGCCGAAGGCGAATTGGACAATGTTCCTAGCGTAGCCGCAGACGGCACGTTGGATGTTGCTTCGTCCAATAAGTACAAAGTAAAAATCTCAAACGAAGAATGGTTTGAGATCAGCCGGGCGCTCGAACCTCACCACGCTGTCTTCTACAAAGTGTGGCAGATGGGAAAGCCGATTTTCAACGATGAAATCGAAACTGCTGCTGTGCAGTTCGATGAAAATGGAAACTTCATTTGGTTCCATTTCAATCCCCATTTCTGGAAGCGACTCCAGTTCAAAGACAAACTATTCGTGATCTGTCACGAAGCATTGCACATTGTCTTGAACCACGGACTTCGCACAAGAGATTGCGGCTCGAATCGTCGGGCCACCAATGTCGCTCTCGACGTTGTAGTGAATCACACCCTCGCCAACAACTTCGGATTTGACCGGAACAATATCGAAGGGTGGCAAGATTATTGTTGGGTGGATACGGTATTCAAAGACAAGAAACCGTTGCCGCCTGAAAACGAAATGTACGAGTATTACTACAACCTCTTCGATAAGGTCTATGGCGACGGCGGCATGGGCGACGGAGAAGGTGGTGGCCCAGGTCTTGTTGATGACCACGAAATGATGGGCGAAGGTTCCGACAATTGGGACAAGGTTATCGACCAACTGAACGAAGGCATGTCGGAAGAAGAGAAGGAATCTCTCAAGGCTACCGTCAACAAGCACTTTCAGAAGTCGGAACCGAAGTCCAAGAAAAACCAACCCGCAGGCGTCGGCACGGGCGGTCAGTGGGTATTTTCCAACGTCGGAAAGGTAAAGAAAAAGGCCAAGTGGGAAACCGTCATCAAGAAATGGAGCAGGAAGTACCTGATTGACAAAGACAAAGACGTTGAACAGTGGGCCAGACTTCAGCGGCGCATGGCTATGCTGCCGAGGAATATGTTCCTGCCAACTGAAATGGAAGTCGAAGATAACGAAAAGGAAAAGACGAAGATAGACGTATGGTTCTATCTCGACACGTCAGGATCGTGTTGGGGATTGAAGGATCGCTTCTTCGAGGCGGCACTTAGCCTGCCTACGGAACGGTTCAACGTCCGTCTTTTCTGCTTCGATACGAAGGTCGAAGAAACCACCCTCGAAAGCCGAAAGGTATACGGTGGTGGTGGAACGGCATTCGATATTCTCGAATCCGAAATTCAGAACGAACTCCGCAAAGGCGGCGGCACCAAGAAAACCCTTGATGGCAAAGAAGTGCCGATGATTACGAAGTATCCCGAAGCTGTATTCGTTATCACTGACGGATATGGCAATGCCATCAAGCCCGATAAGCCGGATAACTGGTATTGGTTTATCACTGAGGGTGGTGTGAAAAGTTACATCGACCGGGCATGTAACTTCTATAACCTGGGTGACTTTGAATAGAGGGCAACAATGGACTTCACAGTATTCGACCATCGTGAGCATATGACGGCGCTCACATGGTTGGGTCGTAAAGACTGGATGCTCTACCAAGACATTCCAGCCCAACGAGCCATCAGCGCCAAGCCACGCAAATTGGTACTCAAGCCCAAGCAATTTCCTGCTCCTGGGCCTGAGTCTCCAATTACTGTGGGTGAAAAAGAATTCAACCGCTACCCCGCAGATATGTGGAAGGTGTTGCGGGAGATCATGAACGTCCTTGAGTTCGATGTAGTGGGAACTCTTTGGTACAACACGCTCGCCAAAGCATTGGCGGGCGGGCCGAAGATTTTTCGTCCTACGCCGCTTCAGTGCGAAGCGTTGCAACACGCTGAAGCACGGTATGCCTTTAAGGATTACAAACAGCCGTTCCCGGTCATCACTCTGGAAATACCGGAGGAATATCGGCAGCAGCTTCAACAAAAATACGGCATTGATGAATCGCCTCGATATGTTCTAGTCAATCACGATGACAAGAACAGATTCATTACCGTAAGTGCCTTTTATAACAAAGGAAATATCATCACGCATATTACGCCTGACCGGGCTGAATATGCAACGATTGAAGAAAGCCTAGTTCGGAACCGTGATCGCCGCCAAGACGACGTACAAGAAGTTGAGGCTGGACGATTTTTGATGCCCGGCAATCCAGCCATTCAAGGCAGTACCGAAGGTGAATTCGATGCTGCTGAGAACGTGCAGCGACTTGGCATTAACTTCGCCATGATGATGTCGCTATACACTGTAAAAGTGGCCGGACCCTTGGATGCTAAAAACTACAAGATTTGGCAACAAGAAGCAAGAGCGGTTCGACGTGGCGGTGTTCCAACCAATAGGGCAGTAGAAGCACAGCAAAAACTGGCTGCTGCTATGCAACTCATTCAATTTGACCAGAAGGTTGAATTCTATGATGAGGTTGAAGAACAAATCGAAGTGGCACAAGGCGTCGATATTGAAAAGCTGCATAAGTCGCCTCGATCTCACTGGCGACGTGGGCATTTTGCAATGCAACCTTGTGGCATTGGTCGCCGTGAACGACGGATGATCTTCCGTAAGCCGGTATTGATTCGAGCCAAATACTTTCTGGGGGATATTAAGGACGCCAGCGTTACTTATACGATCCATCCAGGTCGGGCGAATCCTCAACCAGCGCCGCCACCAGAAATGTTAGCCAATACACCGACGCAATTGCCGCCGCCAGAACCAGGATTGAAAGCAGGGCAAAGGATTGAGATTGTTCAAGCAGAAGAATGTCCTGTTGGTCCTGGAACTCAAGGCAAAATAGTAAAGGTAGTCGATCTTGGATCGAATATGATCCAGATCGACGCCCTGACTGACGATGGGCAAAAGTTCTCGCTGATTGCACCGCCTGATGAATTCAAGACGGTTTAATTTTTGCTGTACAACTAGAAATCTCCGTGGTACAATCTACCACGGAGATTTTTGTATTTGCATAGGCAAAGGTGATCTGTGGACGATGAAAAACAAATTGGGACTTTGCCGCCCGACTTCGTAGACATGATGACTCGGAAGGAAGACCTCCACCCTGATCTCGTGCCTTGGATTGAAAACACTTCCTTTGGGCAATGTCTCAAGCACCCACTAATCATTGGCTTGTTCTACCACGAAGGTATGAACGCCATGTACAACGCTCAATATAAAGCCAAACTCGAATATATTGAACGGGCAAAAACACAAAAGAACTGGTCCAGTTATATTTGGATTCACGAGCGTCCTTATCGACTGGAAAAGTTCTCGGAGATTGAAGGCGAACTATCAGACCAAGAATATTGGGAACTGCTAGGAAGCATTTGGTCAGATAGTGAAAACCTATGGCAGTACGGCTCGATCCTGGGCTGGTTTATCAACAAGGATCGTCCTGGCCGTGAAGCCATGATGGATGAACACGAGAAAGAGTTCTTGGCAAAGCTGCCGGACGAATTCACAATCTATCGTGGGCATCAAACTAAAAATCGCCTTGGATATTCTTGGACATTAAGCTATTGGCGAGCCAAGTGGTTTGCTAAACGCTTCGATCAAAAAGGCCAAGGCGTCGTAAAAGCAAAAATCAAAAAGGAACACGTCGTTGCCGCACTGTTGGGCCGTAACGAATTTGAGATTGTCGCCTCGCCCAAACACCTGAAAATTGAAACGGTACGCAAGACCATGAAGCGACCACGTTGGCTTGAAGCTGCCAAGGAAGAATTCGAGAACACTTTTTCCTTGGGTCTAGGCCGACGTAATGGGCATATGTCGGTTCATGGACCGTGGCATTGGGAGAAGGTTGAAAAGAACGCTTTGATCCTAGCGAAGAAAACTCCTGGTGCCGACAAACTGGTGGCACAGTTGTTTGCTTTGATCCACGATACAAAACGACAAAACGAAGATGAAGACCCGGAACATGGTCATCGTTCAGCGGTATACGCCGAAGAACTTTTCAAACAGGGAAAGTTGGATATTACTGAAAGCCAACTCGCTGTGTTGATGGAAGCCTGCAAGTTTCACAACGATGGACAGATCACTGACGACCCTACTATTGGGGTTTGCTGGGATGCAGATCGTTTGGACCTGACGAGAGTTGGTATTATCCCGAACCCGGAATTGCTTTCCACGCAGGCCGGAAAAGAACTTCTTTGGAGTATTTAGATGAACCGTACACTGCTGGCAACTGGTTACTTCACCTGGGACGCTGTAGAGCGACGTAGCGACCGCTACGGATCGGTTCGTCTTAATGACGACAAGGACAAGGATGTTCTCCTGGACCCAGCCTTAGACGTTCTGGAGGGCAAGCAGGGCCGACTCGTCGCCGAAGTCCTGATTCCTGTTCGTTCTCCACACATGGGCGATCTCGCTCGTGGCTTTAAGCCATCCACACCAGACAAAGGCGAAGTCGTTGTCTTAGGCGAAGGTTCATTGTTCATCGAACACCGTGGCCGAGCCATTCACGAAAGAGCCGAACATGAGCGACAAGATGAAAAGATGTTCCAAGCCTTGGAGCAAATGTTCGCTCAAATGGCTGGCAGCAATGTTCGCATCAGTCGATCAGGACGGGCCGATGAACGAGCAGAACCAGAACCGGAAGTTTACGATGTTGTTGGGTTGAAGCCCGACGATGGACGTGAACGAGATTGGCTTGACCCTCGTGCTTTTTATCGGTTGCATCTTTCCAAAATCAACCTGTATTTCGAGGAAGTGTGATGCCGTCAACAACTGAGCGACCTTTGACGCCGAAAGAGATCGAATCAATCTTAGCTGAGGCTCCAGATGACGCTCAGGTGACGGTGTTTTGCATCGACGGAGTAATCGTCGAGATTCCATTCCGTGAGGCTCTTACACGCCTGCCGTTCGATGTAATGATGATGCAGCGTGACATGCACAACATCATTACCGCACAGGGCAAAACGGCATTGTTTTTATCGCCAATGACTTCCGATATGTTATTGGCAGATATTAACAAAGGAATGCAACCACTTCCTGATTCTCCTTGGGCAGTAGATGCCCTGGAGACAAGACAGGTCGGAAAAAAGCTGGAAAACATCAACAAAACTACTGTAAATGCCGTGGCCGAAATGTTTGGTTCCAAAACTGTATTCGGTCCCGATGAAGATGGGATATTGAGAAATGGCTAACCACGGTTGGACAAAAACTCGAAAGCCAATGAAGCCTGAGCAAATCACGGCCATGTTGGATGAACTGAATGCTTCTCTCTTCAAGGGAAACCTTCAGATTGAATATCATTTGTCTACACCGGAAAGCCCTGGTTGGGGGCCACACACTTGGCTTCTGAGCTATCAGTCAGAAGGCCAAGAATGGGCAACCAGGGTTTGTTGGCTTGAGACTGGCCGTCACTTTGAAATGAGACACGGCGGCGGTTCACAATTCGCATGGTGGATTGATGCGACAATTCTCAATGAGGTTGCTGTTCGATTCAATGGAACTATTGGGGATGATGGAATCAGCGACAAATGGAAAGGTGAACCTAACAAGTTCAATAATTTCACTGACTATTTGAATCTGTCGTGGGATCACGTCAAAGACCCAAACTTAAAATCGCAATTGCTTCAATGGGAACGTGAGTTTATTCCCAAGGAGTTCCATGATGGTCAATAAAAAGAGCGACCCTCATGATCGCATGAGGGTCGCTCCCCAACAAACCAGCCAGAAGGGAGGTTTACTATGCCGTCGAAACCAGCGCTAGTCGAACAAGTGGCGAGCCAAATGATGAAAGCCGGTCGTCCGGGACGGCTTGTTGCTACGGATAAGCAGAAAGAGAACTTTCAGTTGCGGCACGAGAAGCATATTTCCTGGGCTATTGACAATCTTCCTCGAAGTAGTGCTGCGGTGCCTGCCGTTGTCGTCAAGTGTCTTATCAAGTACAACGACAGTCGTGTGTCGGAGTTTTGTAAGGCTTTGCGTAATGGCTTTTTTGAAGGCCAAAACGATCCTGCATTTCTACTATGGAAGTTTTTGCAAAAGCCAGGACATGAAACCGTTTCGGTATATCAACGAACGGTCTGTGCTGCAAAGGCTTATATGGAGGGAAGAACACTCAATTCTCTCAGGCCGTTGAAAGAAGATGTATTTGCCTGGGATGAAGGATGGACCGTCCCGGACAATCTTCTTAACAACTGGACCCCGGATGATCTTCCGAAAGCAGATTCGGATCGACCAGTCTCTTGAGTAAAGATGTTCCACTAAAAGGTGGGAACATCTCAAGAGTATATCAAAAAGAAAAAAGCACCGAGGTCTTCGGTGCTTTTTGTTTATTCTTTTACTTCTGGTGATATTCCAGGTTCAATAAAGAAGTCATCCTCAAGTTTGAGTAGATGCTCTAGGGCAACAACTGACCATTTTCCGTATTGAAGTTTGTATTTGAATGTGCGACCGACCAAATCTTTGGTATGCACAAAAGCCAACCACGGCTTGCGAGTCTTCTTCCAACACAACATCGGCTTGCGTCCGCATCGTTTGCTGTCTTTGGTGACTTGATCCAAAAAGCCATCTAGCTCGCTGTTGCCACGCACGAAGACAGAACTCATGTCGATGGCATCGTAGCCGCCTTTGCTCTCTATGACGAAGCGGAAGCCCTGGGGAACGATTAGATCACCAGAGAAGACTTCCCTGGCGTGTTTGGGCAGATGATTGACCTGACCCCAGCGGTTGCCGGAGCCAACAGAACGACTAAAGCCCTCACCAAATCTGGTGTTTAGAACTTTCGTGAGATCAAGCTCTGTGCGATTGCCTTTCTTTTTGCCATCTACTTTTTTGGCCTTCTTCTTGCTGAGGATGTCATCGGTGACGAAATCATCCATATCCTCGAAATCATTTTGCATGGTGTATCTCCTACTTATTATATAGGGATCACCGAGCTATAATGGAACTCAATTGCTCCAGGTCTTGACGTTGCTGTTCAAGGTCTTGCAATAATTGATCGAAATCGTGCCGCTGTATTGATTGTTCCTGAACCAGTTGTTCTGTATATGTGCGTATATTGTTAATCACATCAATCATCTCATCGCACTTCTTCTCCACTTCGGATAAAGGGAACTCTTCCCATTCAACGATCTTAGGAAGTGGTCGCTCTTTAGCCGGTTGTGGCTTTTGGCCTGGATGAAGGACACGATCATTATCATCGAGGCCAGTGATGACTTCAAACGAACCATTGCGATGAACTGGATCGTGTTTCTTGCCATCAAACTGCCAGGGCGTTGAGCCTTCTTTGCAAACTTCAAATCGCTGCACATTCTTAGGACACGCTTCTTCAGGCGTAACTTTGAACTGCCAAATCTCTTCAGTTGGTAACTCAATGAGTTTCTGTGTGCGAGCTAGGCTTTTTATGCCTGAGCATTCATGAATGGCTTCTTCCCATATGGTCGGCTCGGAGACAAAGAAGACCTGACCTAATGGTTCTCGCATATCAACAATCCACAAGGGACGGTGACGATTGCGAAAGAGCCATAGCATACGACTACCATTCAGCCCTCGCTCACCCACAGCAACGGCCATGTGTCCTTCATTGATGAGGCCGAAAACATCACGAATGCCAGCCAACCTTTGAGGATGGTCAGCATCACCAAAGAAGTCTTTTAATTCTTTAGATGAATAGCTCTCGCCAGATTCAAATATCCTGAGTAGGATTTCTGAATCGCATTGAGTTTGCAGTCCGTATTTCTGTTTCAGAGAATGATATTCACAATCATCAACACGACCATTGTGAATCAAACCTATTGATTTGTCCAAGCTGGTAAATGGATGATTATTGTGATTGTTACTTGGCTCGCCAACACCCTTGGATGCACCACGGGCATGAACCAATAAGAGATTTGGATTATGCTTGGACACTAACTTCCAAACATCCTTCTTGACGAAGGCACTCGATTTGCCCGGTTCTTTGTGATAAAGGACATTGCCGTTGACGCCACTTTCTGTTCCCCAATAACCAGCAGCATCAATGCCTCGGCATTCACTTTTCTCAAATAGCTTCGTTATAAGTTGGTAGGTAAGAACGGGCTTTTTTGATTCGCCAATATACCCAGCAATTCCACACATTAGTACCCCTCGTCATCTAGCGCCAGCCATTCAATTTCTTTTCGTTTGCGGAAGTCTTCTCCAAAGACATCTTCGACTAGCGCCCAATCTTGAATGCAAGTAGCTTCCCATTCTTGTGGTGATGGCCCGACCGCAGGTTTGAACCCCAACTTATCCAATAGCTTTTCCATTTCTTCTTTGTCTTCTGGAGTTGGAGTTCTTGGAGGACCATCTTCCAAACACAATTCTTCATAAAAGGCGGGATGCAACTTTGATTTAAGGCTTTCAGTCACAATCCTTAAATCATGAAGGAAACCACAAGTGCAAGCCGCTGTGCCGTAAACGTCAATTGCTCTGTGAACACTGCAATCCCCATGATGACATAAATGACCAGCAGGATATGCAATCACAGGGCGAAAGTAACGATCCCTGATATGTTCAAGTTTACGTTTTTCTTTTTCTATATCGTACATTAAAAGCCATCCATAGGACCAGAGCTACCACCCAATGGCGGTGCCGCCAAATCTTGGCCGGTGCCACCTGCTGGCGGTGCGACAGGGCCAGCTTTATCAATTGTAGTCGATTGTGGTGGTGGAGTGGACTGGTCTTGTGGCTTATCTGTGCCTTTATTGTCTTCTTCTGGAGCCGAATCCGTAGTAGCCAATTTGTGAATTGGCACGCCAAGATCGCCGACTAGCTTTTCAAGAGATGCAGCACAACCAGCAACGGTCCCAGGTAGATCGTCTTTTTCCTCAATGGATTTCATTAAGGCAACGCCGACCTTTTGAAGCGTCAATAAATGCTTCTTTTCTTCCCTGGGCCAATTACTGTGCAATATTCGGCGAATTTGATTGACAATACGCTCTGAGAATCGGGTTAAGTCCCTGGTTCCCATATTGTTAGCATCGTCACGCAATTCTTGCGCAGCGGTCAATATATCGCCGACCTTCTGACCGAGATAGGCTTGTGACTCGTTAAGTAGAAACTGTTTGAACCTCATGCTCTATTTAGAGAACGGATTCACATAATTTCTCCAAATCACTGAGACTCTACGGGAATCTCTGGCTGAAGTTTCAATCCTCGGTGCTGAACTGCTGCCGCAATCAGCCCACGGAACAACGGAGCGGCGTTCATTAGCCTGCTTTTGAATTCCGGGTGAGCTTGGGTGCCAATGAAATAAGGATGGATATTGCGATCCAATTCCATCATTTCAATGAGTCCAGAATCAGGATTTCGACCGCTAATCTTCAATCCACGCTTGGCATATTGATCGGCAAACTCTGGATTGACTTCATATCGGTGGCGATGGCGTTCGCTAATAAGAGGCTTGCCATAAACTTCGGCGGCAATACTATCCTTGGTCAATTCACACTCATACGACCCCAATCGCATATTGGCTGATTTTTTGTTCAGCTTTTCTTGCCCTTCAACGAAGTGAATGACCGGATACGGAGTTTCCTTGTTAAATTCAAGGCTATTGGCTCCGTCTAAATCGCACTCATTTCGGGCGAATTCAATAACTGCACACTGGAGGCCCAGGCAAATACCCAAGAACGGAATCTTCTTCTCACGAACGTATTGAATAGCTTTAATCTTGCCCTCAGTACCTCGATTGTCGAAGCCACCGGGGACAACGATGCCATCCAAGCCCTCAAAATGCTTATGAATACCTCGAAGGTCTTTATATTTCTCCAATTCATCAGCCCTGATCCATTTGATGTTTACACGAACATCATTGGCAATACCGGCGTGAATCAAAGATTCCTTCAGGGACATATACGCTTCGTCGCAATTGTCGTACTTGCCAAATACACCGATCTCGATAGCTGGCATATGGTTAGCAACGTATTTTTCTACAACTTCACGATATTTGTGAATGCGGCAAGCGCTCCGATTCAATCGGAAAAGGTCAACGAAAAGATCGTCAACGTGCCGATCATAGAACTCCAGCGGAACTTGATAAATGCTCTGAACGTCTGGAGCGTCGAAAATGCACTCACGCTTTACGTTGGTGAGCATTGAGACTTTGGCCAACAACTTCTCTGGGATGGCTCGATCTACACGGCAGAAAATCACATCGGGCTGCAAGCCATGCCGCTGAAGCTCTTTCACGCTGTTTTGGAGGGGCTTTGTCTTGAATTCCTTGATCGTATTCACCCACAGAATGGGAGCGACCATAGCGATCAATACGTCGTCTTTGAACTTCTGTTTGAATTGTCGCATGGCTTCAAAGAAGGCGAAACTCTCGCTATCGCCAACAGTGCCACCAATCTCAACAATAACGACATCTTTATCTTTGCCCAAATCCACCAGACGTTGTTGGATTTTATCCGTCAAATGGGGAATAAGCTGAATGGTTTGGCCGAGGTATTTGCCTGATTCCTGCTCCTCGATCAACTCCTTGTGCAACGTCCCGGACGTGCAAATATTCATCTTGTTGACATTGATGCCAGCAATACGCTCATAGTGGCCGAGATCGAGGTCAGTTTCCGTGCCATCATCGCAGAGAAAACACTCCCCGTGTTCACGGGGAGCCAGAATTCCGGCATTGGTGTTCAGATACGGGTCAAATTTTACAAGGGTGATATTATGGCCACGAAACTTCAACAAAAGGCCAACACTCGCTGCTGAGACGCCCTTCCCCGTTCCTGAGATCACACCACCGACGACAATTAAATACTTGCACATGCTCGCTCCCACATATAGTTGGCCTTTTTCCAGTTGCTTACATATGGGAGTAAAGCATAATGCAATCCGAGAAAATAAGCAAGCGATCTCTACGCCGCATGGACTATACAACCATGCGGCAACAAATCAGATTGCACAAGCTCCACCGGCACACGCAATCGTGTCCATCGGCTTAGTTTCGTCGGTTTCCTCGATCATCGTCGAATAATCCACATCTTTATATTCTCTGTTCAAATCTTGCCAGAGCTTCCAATTGTGAACTTCCTTGAGACAATGCGTCATATGTCGAGCATCGCCTTCAAAATATCGGTTGGCGAATTGAACGGCACGACGGACAAAATCCTTCTTCGCCTCCCAAACACAATGCAGAGCTTCCCATTGGCTCCACTCTTCATAGTTTTCAGGCAAGCGTGGCGATTCGGGCATTTTGGGTTCAACCAAAGGCTCGCCATGACCAAGAACGGTTACGCACGCTGCCCATAGATTATCATCAAAGGCACGCAGGCCATCGACAATAAGTCCGCTGGCGAACAAGCTGCCTTCGCCATACATCTGAACAATTTCACGGGCGGTGTGTACCGTACACATTGGAGCCTGGGGATAATCCAGGTCGCCCGACTGAGGAAGCAATGCAATGCCTGCAAAGAAATTCCTATTGTCGTAGATGTAATCTGTGATGCCTTCCCATTCGTCGAGACGCACGTTGATCGTATTGGAGACGTTGTGAGTAAGCCAAGGCTGGGTGCAAAGCTCAGGACGTGTTCCAGCCATGACCCAATTTGCCTGTGTACTCTTAACGTGTTCCAGGAGCTTCAATGCAGACAACTGATTCTTGGTCTTCGCTCCATCGGGAACTTCGACGCAGAACGTAATAACCTCGTCGGTCTTGTTGGCACTCCATACAGACTTTTCAACAGCAATGCCATTGCGTTCCTTGAAGTATTGCAGCGGGGCTTCCATATAGTTGCCCTGAATACGACGGAAATATCGCTTGGCGTGATGCGGGTGAATGCCACTGGCGCTACCAAGAATGCAGCTAGTCGTACCGGCTGGCTTTACGCATGTTGCACGAGCGGCTGGATTGATGCCGATCTGCTTGGCCATCCACTCGTTCGTATCCAGAATGAGCTTTGCCATTTCCTGCTGAGTCTTCTCATCGAAGATAATATCAGGATTATCCATCATGCCCGTAATGCTGACGCCCAACAACGCTTCTCGTTCGACAATCTCCTTGGATGTTTGACCAAGATATTCAAAGTTTGTATATGAAGCCTGAAGCGTTCCAATAATAGCAGCAGCTTTGGCGGCAATGGCAAAATCTTCTTTAGTCTTAATCTTGCGACCATTGATTTCGCAAAGATTGCACATTTGCCAACCAGAAACACCAGTCTTCCAGTGAACCGGCCACATGCCGATTTCAACACATGGGTTGACAAGAAAATCACGATGGTCAGCGAATACGAATCCAGGCTCGCCGAATTCTTTTACGTCCTTCATTGCCTCTTCAAATTGCTCTTTGGTGGTTTCACCACGAATGAGCAACATAGAGTTGTTGGACCTTGCACGTTGAGGATTGTCCGTAAACCAATTACCAGTCTTGGCTTTACGCATTTCCATGTCGTCTGCCGAGAACAAGCAGATGGTAGCTGAACGACGCACGCCACCACTCAACACAGCATCGCTGGCGTGCATGACAATATCGTATGCGTCAATAGACCGCAGACGATTGAAGTGTTGGCAGCGATCATCCAGGAGCTTACGAATAATCTCTAGTGAACGTCGCAGTGGCTCTGGCCCTGGGGCCTTACCAACGCCAGATGCCAATACAGCACCGGCTGGTCGAATTTCTGAAAAGTCAAATGTTACATCGCAACCATACCATTCTGAAAATTCTTCGTGAGGCATGTATGTTGCCAACAAAATGCCCAAAGCATCAGACCAGCCCTCGATTGAGTCGGGAATGATATGCTTTCGCTTTTTGTGAGCCTGTCCATTTGTACGGCTTTCGTGGAAATCAGGCAGTTTCGCAATATGATGATGTTGCACAGAAAAACCTGTGCCGCAACCGCACAATAGAAGCCAGAATGTTTCCTGGAAGAACCGAACTCTGTCACAGAATGACACGCAGCAGTTGTACATGCGGGCATTTTTTTGTTCAATTGGCTTGCCGCCAAATTGGAGCGCTCTTTGTGAGCCTAAAACTAATTTATGCTCAACTTTTTCAAATGCTGATTTAATCACTTCAGCCATATGCGGGAACTTGCGAATGTGCATCTGCATCACTCGCTCGACCGCTTCGTTCCATGTCTCTCTTCGTTTTTCTTTTTCGTTAAATCGAGCATATCTGCTGACGTAAGTGTATTCCTGTAAAGCCTTTATAGACATTTTTTCCTCTTTCCTTCTTCCAAATTCTTGGTTGGTCTTGTTTGCTGGGAAGGTAGCTAGTCGTTATGAGACGAAATTTTTGACTATTATTGTCGGGGGTCACAATAATAGCTTTTAGGGTCTTTTAAGGCAAGACATAAGTTATTCTAAATGTAACTTATGTCTTGCAAGAGCTACCGAATTGACTGGCTTCAAGTATGGCATGAACTTCATTCTTGAACCAATTTTGTATACCCATTCTCGTGAACCAGCTTAATAACGTCTGCTCCTTCGAGCATACGAAGGAGGTCTGGGTCGTGAGTGGTTACAAATACTTGTTTATCCTCGGCCAATTCACAGATCATATTGTAAATGCCCTGGACGCCCAGAGGATCGACGTTGGTGCTTACTTCATCAAGAAACACAATAGACGGAATGGACCCGGAGCTAATGGTCATGACGTGTGCGAACGATTGGCTCACGGCGAGATTAAGCCGACGCCGTTGGCCCGTGGACATGGCGTGATATACATACGGATCACCATCCACAGGATTACGCTCAATTTTTTCGTTCAACTCATTATCGAATTTCAGAGTGATCTTATTGTCGATAAGGAACTGAAGCCAATAATTGATGCGAGTATTGAGTTCTGGAATAATGCCTTCCACAACCCATTTGCGAATGCCCTGCTCTCCGAACCCGGCAATCCAATAATCAAGATATGGCAATTCTGTTTCGAGGGTTTTTACCTCAAGTTCTTTATCGGCCACATTAAGCGTAACCCTATCAAGTTCGACTTTATCGTTGTCGATAATATCCTGATATGGCGAACGACCCGCTAATTCAGTCTTCTTACTTTCGACTGAATTCTTGATCTGAGCAATCTCTTGTTCCAGGAGAGCTTCAGAACTGTCAGCCTTTGGCTCACGCACTTTAGATGCGATGACCAAATCGTTTCGCAATGATCTAAGCTCATTGTCGATAGAAGCAATTTTCGCTTCGACGGCCTTTACCATCGTCGCAGCTTTGTCTTGTCGCCGCTTCAGTTCTTCGGTTTTGGCAGCGACATCTTTACCGCCAGTCATAGCAGTTTGAATATCAAGATTGATGTCGTTGATCTCTAATTTCAGACCATTAACATATTCAACGATATTTTCCTCTTCAACAACACTTCGGCACTTATTGCAACGGGTGCCGGGCGTATTGCTTTCCAAGTCAGCAATCTCAGCTTCTTTCTTTTTGCGGTCGGCCAACTTGGTTTTGGCAGTCGTGGAGAACTCTCCGAATTGCTTGGTGAGTTCTTGGGCCTCGACTTTAATCTCGGCTTCCTTTTCCTTTACCAATTGGAGCTTCTTCTCAAAGTCAGCCTTAGAAACCTCCAAAGGAGGCAAGGCATCATTGATTGAGGTAATCTTGGCCTGAGCCTCTTGATAGGCCAGAAGTGCCGCTCCGTTGTCTGTAGATGCAAGAGCTTGCTTCTTTGTCAGGATCGACTTCTCAAGTGTAGCAATCTCCGTCGTCTTTGCGAGTTGCCAATCAGTATGCTTTTTCTCAGTCAACAAAAGACGACGATTCGCATCATCCTTGTTGGACAATAGCAAGTTATATTCTTTGGCCTTCGAGTCGATATTCTGCTTGATGGCCTTACGCAACTCTTTGGCGTTCTCATGCCACTCTCGATATTCACCCAATGAAAGCAGATTTTCTACGATCTCTTTCTTGTGGGGATTATCGCACTCCAAGAAGCACAAGCGTTGATCGTCCGTGAATATGCACATATTCACAAAGGCATCATAGGACAAGCCAATGATGCTTTCGATCTGCTTCTGAGTGGTCGGCATTGTGCCTTGAGTGATCTCTGTGGTTTTGTCCCAAATGCCATCGGCACTTTCCCACAGTCTCAGGCTGTTTTTTGTTTTAACGCCACCTTCAGAACGTGTTCTGATGATGCGATAATCACCAAAGATAAGTTCGATCTTGCAGTCTTTGCGTTCAATATTATGAACGACATCGTTGACACCTAATTTTTGTTTTACGGTCTTGCCAAACAGACCGTAAACAATGATTTCTTGAAGCGAGCTTTTGCCAGAACCATTACTGCTCGTCTTGCATTCTTCAGATTGTCCATCAGGCAATTGATTCTCAATTGCCCTGGCATCTCGATTCTCTCCACGAATCAAAATGATGTTCCCATATTTATTTAACGGGAACTGAATGCCTTCGGGACCGAAGGGCAAGAAATTCCAAGCTGCAATGTGTTTGAAGGTTAGGTTTCTCATGCGGACAGTATAGAACTTCTCGCAATGTGCTGCAATACGATTGTTATTTATTGTTATTTATATTGCTGTTAAGCCCACTCTTTGACAATTTAAGAATTCTGGTCGTTTGATTGCTTCCATGAATTGTTCTCAACTTTAGAAATGAAATTGAGTGATTTATGGTAAATAAATTGTGATTGTTATGCAATAAGGGAGTCTATGTTTAACTTAATGAAAAAAAATGTTTGCGAAGATAAAGGATTCGATTTTGGAAAGTTGCCCCCAAGAACCAAAATCATATTAAAAACCAAAAATTCTAGCTACGAATTAGAATTGATTGAAAATCAAAAGGCCATGATTGTTGGAGGAAGATTGCCAAATCAAAGTCTGCGCTTTTCTATACCCACTTTAATCAGCCCAGTGGGTTCGACAAAGACTGGAAGTCTAATTGGAAAAGAAAATTGGATTGGAATTGGTATGAATTTTGAATTTATCGTGGATCAAACCCAACAACTAATTATCACATCTGAAATCCATGACGCTGAAATCTGTAAATTTGTTACGCCTTAAATTTGGTTTTATTCAATCAGTTAGCAAATCCGAGTCTATTGCTGCAATACGATTAAGCCCACTCTTTGGCATCAATTTACGAACGACTGTCTTTTTGCGGTCCACTGACTGATATAGCTCTTTGTGTCGCTCCCAGAAGAAAATGTTTCTATTGTTGAGCGTTCGTTTGATCTGTCCAGTTGGGTGAACAACCTTCTGGATTTTTCCTTTATAAGCCAACTTGCCACCGACATCTTTAAGATGAGGAATATCCGTGAAGTTCCAAGTGCTGTCGATCTTTGTGATGAACTTGCTGAAGTGAGTTGTCAGACATTCGTGAACATTCCCCTTGTCGTTCATGAACGACATAATGTTCAAAACATCTTGGACGCACATCCACTGGTACGATGGTCCAGCTAAAAAACCAGGGCTACGATTAGACGATACAACTAAATCGTCTTTGGCGATCTTGAATACCTCACCGATGTCTTCTTGAAAATAAACATCAGCATCCCAATACGCAAATATGGCCGCTTCTTTTTTTGCGAAGTCAGTGATGGCCCGCAGCGTATCGGATCGTATATCGCCAGAAGAAACACCGGGGAAAAGCATTGCCCCGGTTTCTTGAATTTTGGCTTTTGTGTTGTCAGAGAGATTAAAGCCAACAATGACTATGTGTTCTGGATCGAACTTGGCGAGTTCTCGAAGAGAAACCAACCAGGATGCACCCCACAAGTGCCAATATTCTTCATCAAAACCAGTTACCACATAGTTTTTCATATCATTCCACTTTTTGACATATTTTGCGACCGATACGGAGAAGTTCATCTCGGTCAAGATTCTTGGGACCAATCTCATCAACATACTTGGCGAGCATTTCATCGCCCGTGTATAAGATAGCTTTGGCGTCTTGGATTACATGCTGGTCCAATATCTTTTTTTGCTGCTTGATTTCCAAGCTGCCCATATTGTTGGATTCCAGCATCTCTTTACGCATGGCAACCAAATCGGTTGCTCCGATGTCATCCACTTTAATACGAACGAAATTATTGGTCAGATCGTATTTGTCTTTATCCTTGATGCCAATGACCAAATGGACCGGACTGAAATCGTTCGGGATATACGTCCTTTTGCCAGTCTTGCCATTGAAAGCGATAATGTGCTTTTTCTGGAAGGCTTCGCCAAAGGATAGTTCCAATGGCGATCCAACATATTCAACCTTCTCATTGACCCTCTGTTCGGCGTGATAGTGACCAAGGAAGGTGTGCTTATAGTGATCGAATAAGCTAACGCCAACACTCACCATGTCGCCGTCGTGTTCAATCGCAACATCAGAATATTGAGTGCCATGAAGAATGGCACCGTCGATGGCAATATGTCCCAGAGCGTATTCTGGGTTGCCCGACTTTTTCTTGAGTTCTTCCAGAGTGGTTATCGGATTGTGAGTGAATGGGATAAAGTCCCAATTCGATCCAGCGATATTGAGTCGTTCAGGCTGCGATATAATCTGCACGCCGGGCAAGGCCGACAATGGGATCACGCTACTGACCGAGGTTTTATCGTTATACCACAGGTCGTGATTTCCCAGCAGCAAATATAGTTTGAATTTGCCGCCACGAAGACGCTTCTCCAGAGTTTCAAATGTTCTCTGGTAGGTATAAACCTCGATCTTTTGGCGGTCGTGATATAGGTCGCCGCCGAATAAGATTTGAGTGATACCCCGTTGTTCAGCAACATCGAATACCCAATCGAGTGCCTTCAGGCAATGCTCTAATCGGTCATTGCTCCGCTTGTGCGGGTGAATGTGAATGTCACTAAAGATCAAGACTTCATCGCTCATGCCGATTCTCCAAGCAGTTCGAGTAGGACATCACCATGACAGAGTTTAGGCCGACACCAGCAGCCCAGACGTTTGCCACGCAGGTCTTCAAGAGCAGCCATCAAATCCGGTTGGGTCTTTATCCATTCCCGATATTTGTCGATGGCTTCATAGCGGGTTGCAACTTTTATCTCGGCCAAGCAACTTGGCTTGTGACTGAAAGGATTGCCCCAGATTGAAGGTCGCCCGATATAAACGTCGTACTCATCACGAACACAGTGTACGATACTGGTTTTCATGGGGCGTATTGTGCATAAACCAGTGCATTCAATCAAGACAAGATAAAAAAATAGACGACTCGTTAAAGAGTCGTCTATAAAGCAAACTTGATACACATAAAAGTAAATTGACGAGAAAGAGAGGAGAGATCAGCTTTGCTTATCGGGCTTTTCTTGTTCCTGCCCGTCGCCGCTGAGAACTCTTTCCAAAACGTCCCAGACGTTGTATGCTTTGAGTTTCTGGGGTGCCGTTCCACCTGTTGGAGCGCCAGGCATACCGCCGCCCATTGGGGGTGCGCCCATACCGCCGCCCATCGGTGGCATTCCCATTGGTGGAGCGCCGCCAGCGGGAGGCAAAGCGCCAGGACCACCGATTCCACCCCCGCCCGGTGGCGGTGGAGCAGCAGGCGGTGCGGCTTCATGCAATTTGGTTTCGAGAAATTTCTTGAAGGTATTCATCCTCTTATGTAGTGGTGGAAATCGGAAATTTTCCAAATCACCATGAACCTAGATCAGTTTTGGCTCTCTAGGTAGTTGAGGAAACAAAATGGACACGCTTTACAACAAAAACGGCTTGGTTTTCTGGACCGACAAAGAGATCGTCCCATGAACCCGATCAACCTTCAAGATTTATACGACGGCGTGAAAGTTTCGGCTCGATTTGCCAGACGAGACACAGAAGATGGATGCGCCCCTGATTGGGGCGAACCAAAAACTGTGACCCTGTTTGTGATAAGGTCAGAAAAAGACCTCAAGCAAGGCAGAAAGGTGATTCGTCCAGCCGGAACGATTGTCGAATTGGCAGTCAAAGAATTTGGTTGGGCCTCGTATCAGGAAGATGACTTCTGCCCTGAATACAACGAATTCTTGGCAGAGGAATATCGAATGCAAATTTTGAAAATTGAGGACGCAGCTTTACAACCGGCAAAAGCCGTGGTATGATACCTGCGTCCTGATCGGACAACGCTTCTTGTAAGTCTGAGCGTGTGAGGCTTGCCTCATTATCAGACGAGGGTGGGAGTCAACCTAACGACCGGGTTTTAATGTTTTGCACCAAAGCATAAGCAAGCGTCGGCTTCTATGGGTTGTCTGTGCCGTAATCAGACCACCCGCCTGCGAGTTGAGAAAAATTTCGGATTCCGTCTTGAAATTTTGTTTCGACACAACTACTATAAGAAACAACACAATAAATGTGCCTTTAATTGGCACGCACAATTGGAGTTTTCATCGTGAACACTTTATCCCTCAGTCTGTCGCTCTCTTACTCATCGCTATATTTGTTTAGCGACGGGGAAGGCTGCGTCCTGACTTAAACGGGACAATTGTGGGGAAATACAAACCCCCGGCAGCTTTCTCCAGAAGATGGAAAAAGTTGCCGGGGGTTTTTTTATTGGCATACGCATCCGTTAGACAGTGTGGTGGGTCTAGCTGGCTGTAACCCAGCCTCCTTCGGGACATGCAGGTTCGATTCCTGCCGGATGCACTTGGAGAATTACTATGGGATGGGCGACTGGTTACATAGCGAAACTCCAAACAGGTGAGACGGTTTCGTTTCGACCACGAGGCAACTCAATGGTCGGGAAGATCGAATCAGGACAGTTATGCACTGTCGAGCCGGTGACTGGCGTTTTGGATACGGGCGACATTGTATTGTGCAAAGTTGCAGGCAAACAATACCTGCACTTAATCAAAGCAATACAAGGCGACCGATTCCAGATCGGCAACAACAAAGGCCATATCAATGGCTGGGTTGGCCGGAACTGTATCTTTGGCAAGTTGGTGAAGGTTGAAGCATAATGTACGATAGAATGAACATTAGCCCTGGTTAATGTTCAAAGTATAGTGCATTACACGGAAGCTAGGCAAATACTGGTTTGTTGCGCTCGCCTGGAAAGCGGGTCCGGTGAAATATCCGGTGAGGGTTCAATTCCCTTGGCTTCCGCTGAATGGAGGATAGGTAGATGGTGGTGTTGCTACGTCGGTTTGCTAAACCGATCCGGTGAAATACCCGGTGAGGGTTCGATTCCCTTGTCCTCCGCTTGTTGTTTTATGGAAGCTAGGCAAATACTGGTTTGTTGCACCTGTCTCGAAAACAGGCCCGGTTAATCCCGGTGAGGGTTCAATTCCCTTGGCTTCCGCTTGTGTCAAATGCGATATGGAGTACATGGAGAAATGTAACTCATCCTGCTAGAAACGGGACATATCCGGTGTCGAAGCCGGTGTATCCTCTATGTCAAAGTTGTTGACACAATATGGAAGTTAGGCAAATATTGGTTTGTTGCACCTGTCTTGAAAACAGGCCCGGTGAAATATCCGGTAAGGGTTCAATTCCCTTGACTTCCGCTTTTATCTCCGGGTGGTGGAATTGGTAGACACGCAAGACTCAGAATCTTGTGCCGTAAAAGGCGTGGGAGTTCGACTCTCCCCCCGGAGACTTGGAAGGATTAAATATGCAAGAAACAAATATACAAGAATTGATTCAAAAATGGAAAGAACGATTGAAGCGATTTCAAGAGAATCCTAATGTCGCAAAAGATATGAACCCATTGACTGCAATGGGCGTCCAGCATGGACGAACAATATCATTGCGAGATTGCATCAGGGAACTTGAAGAAGCAACAAAAGAATAATTGAATATTGGGCTGTGAGCTAGTGCGGTCATTCAGCGCATGTCTGAAGAACATGAGAACTCAGTTCGACTCTGAGACAGCCCACTGATTTGTTTTGTCCGAGTGGTGAAATTGGTAGACACGCAAGGTTGAGGGCCTTGTGCCGTAAAAGGCGTGGGAGTTCGACTCTCCCCTCGGACACTGTATATGGACTGTTAGCTGAGATGGTGTAGCGCAGCGCTGAAAACGCTGAGACGAGGATTCGAGCGCCTCACAGTCCACTTGAACGCTCTGTAGGCAATTGGCAGACCACCTTGGCTTAGAACCAGGGATGCTGTGGGTTCGAGTCCCACCGGAGCGACTTTCCTAAAAACGCATGTTTTCCTATGTGGGAAAACACCTGTTTTTAGGAAAACATGGATAGCGTTCCTTACGGCGGACTGTAAATCCGTTGGCATTAAAAAAGTAGGGTGGGTGCCGGAGCGGTTCGATTCCGTCGCTGTCCACTTGGCTGTACAGCCAAGACGAGATTTGGTAGAATATGCCCAGGTGATGCAACCTTCGGTAGACATCCGATACTCAAAATATCGGTTTTACGGGTTCGAGTCCCGTCCTGGGTACTTTGTTGGAGAATATGATGGACGAAGAAAAAGTTACATCGTTGACTCGTGAGCAGTGTGAGTTCGCTTGCAAGATGGTTTGCCAGTGGATGAATATCTGCGAAGACAATAAACGAGGTTCAAGTTCGGCTGATGTTGGCCACTCGGCTCTCTTGCGACGAATGTTGATGGGTGGACCGATCCATGAAAACCCACCGCCTAAACGGTACAGCTATCCTTGTTGGGCGTTGGTTGAAGAAGACGAAATTGAAATCCAGAACATGCACGAATATGACATCGACATCGAAGGCATGAAAGGCACTGTAGTTGTCGATCAGGCTCGTGAATACGAATGGGTGGATAAAGAAAAGAAAATCATCAAACACACTCGGCTGGGCATTGAATATCAGTATTCGGAACGAGAAGTAACACCAGATGTGCGGTATTTGCGGAAGGGTTTGAACCCCGAAGACCATAAATATACAGGTAAATTTTTGAAGAGATTGAATGACCCGCCGACTGGAAAAGAAGAAATTTGGACGGGTTGATGGAAGTGGACGCTGATGTTCAGGATGAACATGAGGCTGACCCCGGTAGCGATAGGATCGCCTATGATCGGTAAGTAAAACTGTCAAGGATTCGACAGTCCACATATTTGAAAGAACAAAGTAAAAGGACTCGTATGAAAATTCACGAAAGGCTGGGTAGCGTCTTTTAAGTGCATTCCGCACTTAGGAGAAACGCTACATGGCAAAGAAAAGATGGTTCTCGACGTGCCTTCGGTATCCGAGAACAACACAAGAAATAAGAGCGAACCAAGACCGCAATGATCCCTATGTCCGTGGGAAGAGACGAAACCTTCCCACGGCATGGGACGATCAGTTTGTTCGCAAGCAAAAATCATGGAAGTATCTCGGTCGAGATCATCAATACCGAGAAAGTGGTCATGGCTATGAGTGGCATGAATTTCCTTACTCATGGCGTGATGCTGAACGGCGAATGATCGCCCACACTATTATGGATTGGCTAGAACGAATTGGATGCTACTACGAAACAACTCGTGGCGGCTTTCGATGGTTCGGCCCAGCATGGTGGGTCAAAGGACATTGCCGTTGCTGTTACACACGATTGATTTCTGACACCCAATCCGAAGAGTTCGGAGATTGGTGTCCCAACCCGGACTGTTGCTTCCTTAACTAGAGAGAATAAACATGAACACTCACCACACGCAAATCATCGGCTTCATCGAGCCTATTACCCAAACCCATTATGGAGGGAACGATGAAGCGGTGGCACGAGGATTACAAGATCACTCTGCGTGAGTGGAAGAAACACCGGCGCTCTCACGTTGAGAGCAACAAAACCTGGACAAGAAATCGCATTGGCGTCAGCGCATATGTTGTTGACTGTGAATGTGATGAACAGAAGGGTCGATTCCGTAAGAAAGACGCTTTCGATTGTGGCAATCCGCAGTGCGGCATCTGTCATAGCGACAAGTATCCAAAGCGGTCAAAGCACAATCACGAATTGAAGTCTGACGTGGACTACAACGAACAACTCAAAGAGTTGCGTGGTGAGGATTAAGAGATTAGTGCTGGAGCGATCCGGCACTATATGCCAGCGTGATGCAACCTATGGTAGACATCTCCGGTCGAGAGCCGGGGTTTTGTGGGTTCGAGTCCCACCGCTGGCACTGTATGGCGGGTTGATGCAACTAGGCAGACATCCGTGACTTAAAATCATGGTTTTGTGGGTTCGAGTCCCACACCCGTCACTGTTTTGTTTATGCCGCTCTGGTGGAATTGGCAGACACGTCAGACTCAAAATCTGATGCCTTTACCGGCGTCCCGGTTCAAGTCCGGGGAGCGGCACTGTTTCGATTTCTGGATGCCTTGGCTCTTACTCGTTGTGAGTAGAAACACTATTCTGTAGTGGGGATATAGAGATCAAAACCTCCAACAGTGATCTATCGTAAAGATCACAGGAGAAAGTAAAGTGAAGAAAGTCCACATCAATGTCGGAACGATTGGTCACATTGACCACGGGAAGACGACCCTGACCGCAGCTATTCTCGCTGTTCAGGCCGAAAAGGGTTTCGCAAAAAAGAAAGCATACGGCGACATCGCCAAGGGCGGCACCGTTCGTGACGTTACCAAAACGGTAACGATCACCACGTCGCACGTTGAGTATGAGACGGATACCCGTCACTATGCTCACATCGACTGCCCTGGTCACGCCGACTATGTGAAGAACATGATTACCGGGGCCGCTCAAATGGACGGCGCTGTATTGCTCGTCAATGCAGCAGACGGTCCTATGCCTCAGACGAAAGAGCATATTCTGCTCGCTCGTCAGGTGGGCGTGCCGGATATTGTCGTGTTCCTCAATAAGTGTGATCTGGTTCAGGATAAGGAATTGCTCGAACTGGTCGAGATGGAAACGAGAGACTTGCTGACGAAGTATGGCTTCGATGGTGAGAAGACTCCCTTTATCCGTGGGGCCGCAAAGCCCGCTCTGGATAACCCTGCCGATCCCGCAGCAAGCAAGTGCATCGTAGAACTGATGGCGGCTCTGGATTCTTATATCCCTGACCCCAGCCGTTCTATTGACCGTCCTTTCTTGATGCCTATCGAGGGCGTTCACAACATCGAAGGTCGTGGCTGTGTAGTCACGGGCAAGATCGAGCAAGGAACCGTCACGGTCGGAACCAAAGTTGAAATCTTGGGCCTGGGAGACATTCTGGAATCGGTTGTCACCAGCGTCGAAGCCTTCAACAAGCAATTGGAATTTGGCGAAGCTGGTCAGAACGTCGGGTTGCTGCTGAGAGGCATCAAAGCCGATCAGGTGGAGCGTGGACAGGTTGTGGCACAACCACGAAGTATCAAACCTCACACCAAGTTCAAGAGTGAAATTTACGTCTTGGGCAAGGATGAGGGCGGGCGTCACACCCCGATCTTCAACGGTTATAAGCCGCAGTTCTTCTTCCGAACCACTAACGTCACCGGCCTTGTTGAAATGCCGGAAGGAATCGAATTGGTTATGCCGGGCGAGAACACTTGCCTGTTTATCACCCTGGATAAGCCGATTGCCATTGAAAAAGGCAGTCATTTCGCTATCCGAGAGGGCGGTATGACGATTGGCTCAGGCGTCGTGACGGAACTGCTGTAAAGAAACGCAAAAGCGTGGTATAATCACCACGCTTTTGTCGTTTATGGATGGAGATCATGGAAAAGAAGATTTTGGCTGTCGTCGTTGTTGTGTTTTTGCTATTGGCACTCATAATTCTGCCTGCGCAGGAATCCAGCGACCGAAAGGAAATAAATACCTGGGCTGCGACGAACAAGCATGTTGTTTCCAGCATAGATCGACACCATTTCGATATTGGACCGTTCTGGCATAGCAAAAATTGTCGCATCTATAAAGTCCAAGTCGAAGACGGCAAGACCTTCTGGTTCCGATTTGGTTTTTGGGGAACCGACATCGAGGAACGATGATGCGACCCGAATACAAAGTCACGAAAAATTGCAAGCATAAGAATCGGCAATGTCGTAAGTGCGGCCATGCACTCAAGATCAACCGCAAATATGTCCTCGATCCAGAAATCATAGCGATAGATGGATTGCCTGCCATTTACCACGCAGTCTGTTGGAAACAAAAAGCCAATGCGAAAACCTAACGCCACGCAAGTTCGAGAATCAATGCACATTGACAACAGCGTGCTTCAAAGATGCGTGTCGGATTATTCTTTTGGAAAATTCAAAATACGACCAGGAGAAGTCTGCGTCCGGTCAGACAAAAACGAAAAACACAAAAAGTTGCGAGCGGTATTTCTGATACACCGGCCAACAGGCGTGAGCATATCAGGATACCTTCGACCCAAAGGCTTCAACCCCGGCAAAAAAGAAATCAGCGAACTGCGACAGGCTTTCATCACCATGTATTTGCCAAGCCTTGAACGTCTTACAAGACGATACCTCAGAGCGTGCATGGCAAGACAATATGGACCAATTCCAAAAGGGCAGTTCGATGAGTAGAAATCAAGTCAAACGCTGTGCTTGTGGCCTTCCCCTGCACTATCGGGACAAAAACAAAGAAGCGGAAATCACCAAACTGTCCGCTGAACTTGGTGAATGGATGCCTTTCAGCATTGGTGTTGAAAGATACTTGGTGCAAAGGCACTACAAAGAATTACATGGTCTTAATCCCAATGACGTTCCATCGCTGATGAAATCCGGGATCATTCGCCGGGGCGATATATAATCCAAGAAGGAAATAATCGTGGACGAGCAAAGAATGAATGTATTGGCACTTATTCCAATCGAAGCCAAAGATCGACTTGGAATGGAAGATGTGCCATATGTTCCACATGCAGGTTCAGGTAGGATTCCCTGTGAGAATTGTGGAGTTGGATGTTGGATTGGACCTCGCCAAACCACAATGAAAGTCAATAACCCTCACGTCCCGGCTTTGTGCATGATTTGTGTTTTCAAAGAATGCCAAAAGCAAAAAGAAGCGGGCGAAGAAGTCACAGCATCGGTAATATCTTTAGGCGGTTAAATGGAAAAAGACTACACTTGGAAGCCTGCATGGACTCCATTGCAAATCGAAGCTGATATTCATCTGCATGATGCCTGTGAAAAAGCACATTTGTTCGATGTTGCTGATCCTAGCTCTACCGAATTTGAAGTTCTGAATTGGCTCCATGCAACCGTTAGGGTCATGAAACCTGAAGTGGTTTTGGAAACTGGTGCCTGGGAGGGCATGGGGACAATTGCTTTGGCTCACGCCTGCAAGCTAAATGGATTTGGCAAAGTTCACTCTCTTGAACATAACCCGGAGACTTGCGCACAAGTTCGACAACGACTTGCTGACGAGGGGTTAAGTGAATGGGCTGAGGTTCACGAATGCGATTCAATGAAGTTTTTAGAAGAAACCGATCTAATATTTGATATTGGGTTCTTCGATACTTTGATTGAAATCAAAGCCGACGAAGGCATGATTTGTATGCGTCGTGGAATAATCAAAAAAATAGCAGTGTTTCACGACACAGCCGCAACTCGAACCACAGTGTATACTACCAAAGAAGAACAAGACACATTCAGAAACAAAATATTCGACATGGCAAAAAATCCTCTTTGCACTGGCTACTTTGAGTGGACTTTATCCAGAGGATTTATTGCTTTGTTTTTAAGGGGTTGAAGTGGAACGAGATTATACTTGGAAACCAGCTTGGAGTCCCATTCTTAGAGAATGCGATGTTCACCCACACATCGCAGCGGAACGTGCAGACTTATTTGAAGTAGCCGATGGCGGCTCAACAGAATATGAAGTCCTCAATTGGCTGCACTCAACCATTCGAGTATTGAAGCCCGACTTGGTTTTGGAAACTGGTGCCTGGGAAGGCTTCGGTACAACTGCTCTGGCTCATGCGTGCAAACTCAATGGCTTCGGCAAGGTTCATTCTCTCGAAGTTCTGCCACCCCAATGCGTTCGATTGCAAACCGTTCTTGAAGAAGAACACTTGCTTAAATGGGCTGAAGTACATTGCGTTGATTCTCTTGAATTCTTACAACAATCCAATATGGTATTCGATATTGGATTCTTCGATAGTCTGACTGAGATCAGACCCCTCGAATGCGAGATTATGCTCAACAAAGGAACGCTGCGTAAACTTGCAGTATTTCACGATACTTCGCCATATCGGTCTGACTCCGCTCCTGATTGGACAAGCCCACAAACTCAAAGCGAATATAGAGAAAAGATTTTCGCTTTGGCCAAACATCCTCGGTGTACTGGATATTATGATTCGCCACTATCAAGAGGATTCATGGCCTTGTTCTTGAAGGGCTAATTTGAAAATATCATTTTGCACAACTTGCATGGGCAGGGTTCATCATCTAATGAGAACCCTGCCCATAAACCTTCATGTCGCACCAGATTGCGAGTTTGTGCTGCTTAATTATGGCAGCAAAGACGGAATGCACGAATGGGTCCGTGACAATATCCGGCCCTGGATCGAGCGTGGAACCGTCAAATACTATCGAACTCAGCTTCCCGAACACTTTCAGGCATCTCACGCCAAAAACATTGCTCATCGCCAAGCGACCGGCGATATTCTTTGCAATTTAGACGCCGACAATTTCTTGATCGACGGCTTTGTTCAGTTGATCCAAGAAGTCATGCAGAATAAAGATCGCATCATGACTGCTCCCGTATTTGATATGTTCAATATGTCTGGCAGTTGTGGGAAAATCGCCGTCCGTCGAGAACACTTCTATAGCGTCAATGGCTACAACGAAGATATGAACGTAGGCTGGGGCTGGGATGATATAGACTTTGAATTTCGTGCAGCAATGCACAACAAATTGAAATACGCAGAGACGCCGCTCCGTTTTTGCCGAGCAATTGACCACAACGAAAAAGAACGAGCAAGGAATTTTCGCAACAAAAACATCAAAGAAACCCAGCGGATCAACGCTGAAATATTGGATAAGGCGAAAACTACTAGAAATTACGTTGCCAATAAAAACCGAGAGTGGGGAATTGCATTAGATTTGTCCAGTGATATATAAGGCATGATTAAATTCAAAGACTGGATGCAGACAAGAGAAGCCAAACTCCGGGAAATGGGCAGTGGTCCGTATATCGGAAACTGCACGGATACCAGTGATTATCAGGTAATTGGGGCTTGTAGCGACCAGAATTCCGAAGAAAAGAACAAGGCATACCGCAAAGGTGGCGTGGATCACAAAAAAGTCCACAAGCACAGCGACAAGATCAGATCAAAAGTCGGTATATAAGGTATGATGACGTTCAAGGAATTCATGGGATCGCAAGAAATGCAGCCGCAGGCACAACAGCCTCAAGCGGCCCCTTCTCAGCAATCGACCAAATGGAAAGCCACAAAAGACGAAATTGTGGCTTACTGGAAGAACTTACGTCCCGATACGCCCGTTCAGATGCAAGCCATTGACTATACCCACAAGGGTTCCACATATGGCGAAGACGGAATGCGACTCACAGGCAGTCCTCAGTTTATTGCATCAATTCTAGCCAGGATGAAAGAACTGCTGGCCTACGAGACTCCGACAACCAAACTTGCAGTTACCTACCGACAAACCGAATCTCCCAGCAAGATGGCTATGGGTCAGAGCAAGACTTCTTACGTCTTCTACGTCGCCGCCCGTCAACGTGGTGATGGCGACAAAAAGACAAGCTAACTCGGCTTGATTTTATCTTCCATGACTGTATACTCCGACTTTGTGTTGATTTCCAAACCAAGACCCGAAGGAAGATTGCAAATGAGTACGAAAACTGGATGGACCATTGCCGGGATTTCTGCATTGTGCATTGGCGCAATGACGTGGCACACCTGGAATATTCAGAAGGAGAATCAGCGACTCTCGCTGGTGAACTCCATCTACGATGCCGAGCATCGTATTCTCAAGGATGAAATCTCCGAGCTTGCTGGCAAGCCCACCTACGATCAGGGATATAAAGCCGCCCTGATTCGCATCGGTGGCCCACAAACCCCCGGTGCGTATCAAGACGGCTGGGATGACGCACTGAAGCTCTGCGGTGCTGAAAACAATTATGCAGACGGGTATCACGCTGCCATTCAGCAATTTGGCTATACTAAGACTACGGCAATGACCCGATGGCTCGTTCCTGAGCCAAAGATCGCTGCCGACAAGTCCAATAAGGAAGGCACTGTGCCTGCCAAGTTGGATAAGTGAGCCAAACCGCTGTAGGAAGCATTGTGAATACAATGACTACGGTAGATCGAGTGATTTAGAGGTAAGGTACGACCTGCCTTTCGGGGAAACAAAGACAGCCAGGATGTTGGCTTAGAAGCAGCCACAGCGCCGGAGCAATCCGGTCCATTCAAAGAGTAGGGAGAAAACTTGGGCCTTCCTTGTTTGCGATCCCTTTTGGCGTAATAGCACACTGGCCGAGCCAACCTGACACTCGACACCGGCATTGCATTGCTGGTGCCTGGGAGCATATCACCGAAGAAGGCTTAGGTGATATGCTCATTTTTTTGATACTCCGAGGAAAGAACAGTGAAATGATTGCTTGTATTTGTGGTGGCTTTTTAGAAATTGGTTATATCCTGGTGACAGCAATCCTTGCCATTTTAGGAACAATGACCGGCACCAACTGGTACAATAAAATCAGATACAGGAAGTACATAGAATACAAGAACAAACACAAAGGTTGTCATTGCGACTGTCACAAAGACGATAAAGACGAATGAGCGGCCCTGTGGTGGAATTGGTATACACAACAGACTTAAAATCTGTCGCCGAAAGGATTGCGGGTTCGAGTCCCGCCAGGGCTACGTTTTACAAGATGCCGAAAACGTGGTAAAATGTATGGCGAACACGAAAATTTGGCGAACTCATGCGCAAAATAACGGCCTCGTGGCGAAATTGGCATACGCTCAAGTCTTAGGAACTTGTGTCCGAAAGGACGTGTGGGTTCAAGTCCCACCGAGGTCACTATGGAAGTTTCTGTTGGCGATTACGGTCGCATGATGTTTGAAATGATGGTTGGCGAGAAGAACTTGCCAGATCATTGGGAAAGCATCAAAACAGAAGCCGAACCCCTCGTGCGTAAGCTGTTGGACCTGAACGCCAAAATGTCGAATGGTGGATATGAAGTCCACGGATATAGCGACAAAGGCGAAAAGGTCTTATCGGCCAAGGAAAAAATCGAAGCGGCTCAACGCCGATTTTTGATCCCCGCCAGCGAGCTTCAAGAAGGCGACAGTTTTTGGTTGTTCGATAATTACGACCATGAAATGTACGTCGGCCAAGATGAACCACTCTTGGTAGAAGACGTGACCAAGAAGGGCGTCTATTACGAAGCCTCTCACTTAGGCGGTCGCCACACCGAACGTATTGATCTCACTGAGAAAGTTCTAAAGGCACCCGATTGCTTCAAAGAAGATGATGAACTCAAACAACAAGAGTTCACGTCAGATGAATATTGGCTGAAGCTATACGAAACGAGTGACCCATGAACGGCACTGAGCAATTCAAAGCAACTTATGGCCTGAGAGATCAGGCCGTTTTGCTATTCCCCTATGGGAGTCGAGTGTACGGGACAGCCAGCGAAAAGTCAGATCACGACTATTTGGCAGTCATCCTCGAACAAAGCAAAATTGAAACTGGTGAAGAGTATCGCCACGGCGATACGAACATTCACATATACAATCACAAAGATTGGCAACATCAACTAAACGACCACAAGATTCATACGTTGGAGGCTTACTTCCTTCCAGATGGAATCTGTCGCAATCACTTCCGTCTCAAGATCAACTTGAAGTTATTGCGAAGCACCCTCAGCGAGAAATCCTCTAAGTCGTTCGTCAAAGCCAAAAAGAAGATCGACAAAGAGAAGGACTTCTACATCGGTTGGAAAAGCCTATTCCACTCACTTCGCATCCTAAACTTTGGCGCTCAGATCGCCGAGACGGGAGCAATCCACGATTACGCAGCCGCCAATCATTATTGGTTTGATATTCTTCACAACCCACAATACGAGTGGGCATACTATGAAGAAAAATACAAACCAATATACAATGAGTTGGCAACTAAATTTCGTAAGGCAGCACCCAAATAAATGATACCTATTGATCCAAACAAAGAGTTCCAAGAATACAAAAACTTCGCCTTCAATCGCAATATGCTGGGAGTCGCTATCGGCCTGATACTTGCCACAGCATTTCAAAAGGCTGTATCTGGCATATCCGATTATCTCATCATGCCATTTGTCAATTACTTAGTGGTTGGCACTGGCGGCGATTGGAGAACATGGGTGGCACATCCTTTTCCTGGGATGAACCTAGAAGTGGGCCGTCTTATTGGAACCATGATTGACTTCGTTATCCTGACCTTGGTGTTGTATTTCATTTGGGCTAAGATCATGAAGCGAATCTGGCCTGAGTTGGAACTCGACAAAAAAGAAGAAAAACCATTAGGCGTGGAAGTGATTTACCTGAAAAGGGAATCGGACGGGAATTGGAAAACCTTGTGAGGCATTTATGTGGGCTGTTCTTTGCACGGATGGAGAATTGGACCTCAACGCAGTTCGCAACGAGTGCGTCCCAGGAAAATGGGTGCCGCTATTCGTTTACAGAACGAACCCCGATGAGAATCCTATTGTCCCTTTGTTTAACGATGGACTGACTGCGAAGAAGTTTGCAAAACGTAATCTTCCGAAAAACTGGATATGCGGTGGTGTCGAACTGACCGACCGTGACATTGAGTGGATAAAAGAAAAAGGATGGGTCATCAAAGAAATGACATATCCACATAAGGTTGACAACTACCATTGTGGATTTGAGATTCTGGAATTTGAAGAGGCCCCAGACTTCAGGACAAGTCGATGAATCGTGAAGATGACATACATGAAGCAGCAAAAAGGTTCGTGTCTCGATACATTCGACGACGCAAGCCCCGTCGTTTGCACACGACAAGAACCGAGTTGTCTTTAGCAGACATTTATGATCGTCCACAAGTAACCGACCATAAACCAAAAGGCATTTGGTATGGTATTGCCGACTCCTGGATCGACTGGTGCATCAGCGAGAATTTCGGTGGAATCCACCAATACATCTACGAAGTGATCGTGGATGAAACCAGGATATTGAAAATCGACAATATCCCCGACTTCGAGAAGTTCGAGGACGCACACAACGATATACCAGAATGGCGTAAGCAGCTAAGAGAGGCAGAAGGACTTCCGACATTCGATTTCCATCTTCCTCCAATGCTAAGTCGAACTCGATATTTCGACAGCATGAACTACGGAAAGGTCGCTGAAACTTTCGGCGGGATCGAAATTACCCCGTATCAATGGGACAAAAGGCTTGAGTCCATGTGGTATTACGGCTGGGACTGTGCCAGTGGGTGCATATGGAACCCGAATGCCATCAAGGATTTGAGACTTTTTGCCTACTACGATCCTCGACAGGGCGACTTTATCAAAACGAGTTTACAACCCGACAAAATCGAGGTATAATCTTCTCGTTGCTTCTAAACCTTCAGTCCACAGTCCACATTCAGGGGAGTTGAGATGAATCTGCCAGAGAACTTTTGGATCGGTGTGTTTGGTTCGTTGATTTTCGGTTTCATGGGCATCGTGCTGCTGCTCGGCGGCTTCAAGATGTTCGACTGGCTTCTGCCCAAGGTCGATTTCCAGGCCGAAATGAAGGGGAATCCACTCGCAACATCCATCGTCGTCGCATCATTCTTCTTGGCGCTGGCTCACATCATCGCCTCGTGTGTACACTAACGTAAACACACGCTGCCGATCCCAGGTCCGGCTAGAGGCGAGCAGCGATTTGCAGCTTGTCTGGTCGGACTTTTTCTTTTGGATATGAGCCATGTCAATAAGTCGATTCATGGATAACAAGATGACAAAGAAGGTCGGACTTGTTCTGATCTCGTCTTCTTTGATCCTCAATGGTTGTTCGCATCATGTGCCGCAGCAAGACCCGGCCCAAGAAGGTCAGCCGCAAGCGGCCCCGGTTGGTGGCGGTATTCATCCTTGGTGGTATTTTCATCACAGCGGCGGTTATGTCGGCGGTGGTGGCTATAGCGGTGGGTTTCACCCCGGCACAACTTCGCATGGTGGCGGCATAGTTTCAAGTAGTGGCGTTCGGAGCGGTGGTGGAAGTTTCAAAGCATCACCATCAGTCAGCGCTCGTGGCGGCTTTGGCGCTTCTGGTCATGCCTTTGGCGGTTCGGGAGCATAACATGCCAGCAGTTGAAACGGATATTACAAAGCGATGGGAACAAGGAATTCCCCATCATCCCAAAAGTGTCGCTCTGTTTAAGAAATTAGCAGAAATCGACTTCAAATTTGGGGGAGATTACTTCTGTTGGAAGTCCGGTGGCGATGGGGACAATGGCGAACATCTGATGTACGAAATGGACATTATGTTCAACACAGAAGATGCTGAAATAGGAGTTGCATTATGAAACGCCATATAACTGATCTTCGGCCCGACTGGAAGAAGACCGTCGAAGGTCAAGGCATGTTGTTTCATACATTCGATGGTGATATTTATTGGGATGAATCGGCATACTACGAATTTGATGCTGCCGAGATAAACACCCTCGAAGCGGCGTCTTACGAACTGAATGATCGTTGTCTTGAGGCCGTCCAACACGTCATCGACAATAATCTCTTCGATGCCTTCTTGATCCCGCCTGAATTCCATCAGTTCATTCGTGACAGTTGGGAACACGATGAACACACCATTTATGGTCGGTTTGATTTTTCCTACGACGGAAAAACCCAACCCAAAATGTTGGAATATAACGCTGATACGCCAACCGGCCTAATCGAAGCCGCTGTAACCCAATGGTATTGGGCCAAAGACAAATTCCCGAATCGCAACCAGTTCAACTCAATCCACGAACGACTGATCGAAGTGTGGAAAGAACTGAGAGCCGTAACGCCAGGAGTGTTGTACTTCACAGCACTTGCTGGCAATCTCGAAGACTACATGAACGTCAATTATCTCCGTGATACCGCCATCCAAGCTGGCTGGGAGACGGAATATATTGACATTGAGAACATTGGGTGGAACGAAGGTCGCCGTACATTTACCGACCTGAATGAAAATCCCATTCAAACCTGCTTCAAGCTGTATCCGTGGGAATGGATGCAGACTGATGAGTTCGGCAAAAAGCTGTTCCTCAAAACAAGCAAATGGCTTGAGGCTCCTTGGAAGGCACTCTTGAGCAATAAGGCAATCTTGCCTGTGCTGTGGGAGTTGTTTCCAGATCATCCGAACCTGTTGGAAGCATCATTCCAACCGCTTCGCAATAAGCCTTACGTTCAGAAGCCTATTCTGAGTCGTGAGGGTGCTAATGTGCAAATATTTGAGCATGGAGAATTGCTGCTCAAAACTGATGGTCCTTATGATGGCCCGTGTGTATATCAGCATCTTTGGGAATTACCCAAGTTCGACGGCAACCACGCCTGCATTGGGAGTTGGATGGTCAATGGCTGGGCATGTGGAATCGGCATTCGAGAAGACAAGACCCTTGTGACGGGGAACATGAGTCGATTCATACCGCACATTTTCGGTGTTCGGCCAAAATACGGGAATTAGCATTGAACCGAACGGCTTGCCAACTCTCTAGGTCGCAAGAAGGGTGAATATCATGGCTGCAAACAAAAAGATTCATATCATCGGCGGTGGAACGGTCGCACACATTGGCCCACATTTGGCTTTGTGCGCTCCGGCCTATGGCAAGGTGGCAAATACGATTCATCGTATTTGTTCAGTGAAAGCACACAATTTGAATTCCGAACTTTACCTGACCAAGATGGCAGGCGGGAGCGAACTGGAAACCAATGCCGATATTGCCAAGCTGATTGACGAGATCGTGGCTGATCCAGCATCCAAGATCGTATTCTTGACTGCCGCTCTGGTGGACTTCGAGTTGGACGGCGAGGCCGATAAATACGGCAAACGATTGAAGTCTCGTGAGAATCCAAAACTTCATTTGGACTTCGTGCCTTCAAAGAAGATCGTTGGCAATATCCGAAAACACCGCAAGGATATTTTCGCAGTTGCCTTCAAAACGACTTCGGGTGCCACGCCAGAAGAACAATACATCGCTGGACTGAACCTTCTGAAAGAGGCCAGCGTCAATTTGGTTCTTGCCAACGACGTGAAGACTCGACTGAACATGGTCATCACGCCGGAAGAGGCTCGGTATCACGAAACGACTGATCGTGAAGCTGCCTTGATGGGCCTGATCGAAATGACACTGCTCCGCTCCCATTTGACCTTTACTCGGTCAACTGTGGTGGCTGGTGAGGCCGTGCCGTGGGATTCCGAATTGGTGCCTGAAGCACTTCGCACGGTGGTTGACCACTGTATCAGTGCTGGGGCCTATAAGCCCTTCCGGGGAGCCACTGTAGGGCATTTTGCTTGTAAGGTAAATGACCATACTTTCCTTACAAGCATTCGGAAGTCGAACTTCAACGATCTGCCGAATACAGGCTTGGTTCGCATTGAAACCGATGGCCCGGACAGTGTGATTGCCTATGGAGCAAAACCTAGCGTTGGTGGCCAGAGCCAGCGAATCGTATTCCACGATCACGCTGAATACGATTGTATCGTTCACTTCCATTGCCCGATCAAAGATGGGTCGGACGTGCCACAGGTGTCGCAGAGAGAATACGAGTGTGGTTCGCATCAGTGTGGCGAGAACACCAGCAAGGGATTGAAAAAGTTTGGCAACTTGAGTGCTGTGTATCTTCAAGAGCATGGTCCGAATATTGTGTTCAATCGCTCGATTGATCCACAAGAAGTGATCGACTTCATTGACGCCAATTTTGATCTGAGCGACAAGACTGGCGGCTATGTGAGCCTGGGGCAAATCCTCAAGACTCCTGACACCCTAGACTCGCTCCGAACTCTAGCAGAGGAAGTATGATGAAGACGAAGGTTGTGTTTTTAACTTGTCTATTGTTGATTGGATGCAATGGCAAGCCAAAAGAAAACGCTGCCGTGGCGGGATCGACACAGGTGGCAGCGGCAGAACCGCCAAAGAAGACAATGCTTCAGCGATTAGGGTTTGGAGGCCCGACGCCCGAAGAAATCGCAGCACAAAAGGAATTAGAAGCCAAACAACGCCAGGAGCAGCAGGAGCAAATCAAGGCCCAGCACGAACAGCAGGCTCAACAGCTTAAAGACGGAGACGAAATGGTTGCTAAGTGGGCCACTATGGTCCAGGAAAAAGCAACCAAAGATGGCTTCGGATTTGAGAAGACTGAAGGCTTGACTGAAACCGACCCCTGGGGTCAACAGATCAAGGTGAGCTATCACCAAAAGTGGTTCAATGAAATTGCAACCATTCAATCTGCCGGTCCAGATGGACTATTCGGAAGTGAGGACGACTTGACAAGAGTTAGAACAGCCAAGAACCCGGCTGGTATACTCGAAGGCATTTCATCGGTCGGTTGGGTCGTGATCGTTTGGCTATTGTGTGGTGGAATGGCGTTGGCTTTTTCTTCTGGAATTGGTTATCGCCGTGTGGCGAAGGGGAAGTCAAAGAGCCATCGCAGGCCAGTCGTGTTTGCAGTGGCGACAATATTGTTTGCCCCACTAGCAGTGTTGATTTATGGACTGCAATTCATCGGCGGCGCAATGGGTGCCAGCGGTGAATTTTTCGATGGGTTTGATTTCGACTTCGATATTGACCTGTGAGGAAAATATGAGCAACAGTCCAAACGAAGAACGATACCAGGAAATTCTGCAAAAGAATACTTCCACAATGAATCTGCTCGCCAATATCGAGCGGTCACAAAAGCGGCGAAAGTTACGAGCGTGGGTCCGATGGTGGTGGTACAAACTCACCTTCCGAGGCTACAAAAATGAGCAGCAAAAAATCACTAAGGGACGATTTTCGTAACGCCGTATTCAAACGGGACGGATATGCCTGTGCTATGTGCGGGCATAAGCCTGAGAGCGTTGACCAATTAGACGCTCACCACATCACTGATCGCCATTACATGCCATTCGGCGGCTATTGTGCTGCCAATGGCATTTCTCTTTGTACGGATCGCTGCACGAAGCCCTCGTGGTTAGGTTCGTCTCTTGATTGCCACCAGAAGGCAGAGCAGCTTCATGCCACTGGAATTGGAATTCCGGGATATGCTCCCGCAGACCTTTATGCTAGAATCAAGTCTTCCTATAAATGGGCTTATTTGCAGAGTCTCAAGCTAGAGATTGAGGCCAATAAAGCCGACGCCATGAATCACATCATCGACGTAATCTCCAAAGAAGAATTGGAGGTCTGTCTCCGCTTGTGTGAAAATACCAGCCCGGAGACGTGGGAATTGACTTGTGATGAATTAAGTGAGTGGGAACCCCTCATTAGGGCTTACGGAAAAGGTCGATATGTCCCTGACAACTGAACAAAAAGATGTTCTGAAGCTCCTGGTGGGCAACATGGACAACCACCAGATGCAAACTCTTGGTGGATATGCGGGGACCGGAAAATCAACAATTATTCGAGTGATGCTCGACGCCCTTCATCGCAAAGGGCGATCTTTTTGCGCAGCGGCTTTCACCGGAAAAGCCACTAACGTATTGCGTAAAAAAGGAATGAATGCCAATACGATCCACAGCACCATATATCAACCCTACAAAGACGAAAAGGGAGAGACTGTATGGTTCCTCACAGATAAGTCCGATCTGATGACGAAAGGTGTGGATGGCTTCATCATTGATGAAGCGTCGATGGTGAGCAAGGAAATACACGACGATCTCATGTCGTTCGGCTTGCCGATTATCTATGTCGGCGATCACGGCCAGCTTGAGCCTATTGGAACCAAATTCAACCTTATGCAGAATCCAATGTATAAGCTGGAGACGGTTCACCGTAATGCTGGCGAGATTGCATATTTTGCCGAGCATCTACGCAAGGGCCAATCTGCGAATTCATTTAAGGGTGCGAAGCAAGTTCAGATTGTCCGAGAAAAGATGATCGAGGATCGACACCTTGCCTCGGTCGATCAAATCATCTGTGCCTTCAATAAGACTCGTGTGCAACTCAACGAGCGAGTGCGTATTGAAAAGAAAATCCAATATACCTTCATCGCAAAAGGCGAGAAGGTTATCTGCTTGAGGAACAACAAGAAGCAGGGTCTATTCAACGGAATGCAGGGAGTCGTTCAGAAGATTCACAAGAACGACCGCTTCGACTTTATCTCGGACGGCAACTTCTTCGAGAAGGTGCATTACGACCCAGATCAATTCGGCAAGGACTCCAACCAGTTTGACTTCTCGCAGGTTGCCAACCCGTTTGATTATGCGTATGCGATTACTTGTCATAAAGCCCAGGGCGACGAGTGGGGCAACGTGATCGTATATGAGCAGCGATGCGATAAGTGGGACAACGTGCGGTGGTCTTATACAGCGGCCAGCCGTGCAAAAAACGGTCTGATTTGGATTGCTGTTGAGGAATTCCGACCCTATTATCTTTAGAAGCCCAACATGAAAAAACTTGATGATGATTTAATCAACGAAATGAAACGCATTGCAATAGAGCGACCGCACGATCCTATCAAATCGCCTTTCGCCCCTAAAGAGTGTTTGTGGCAAGCATCTTTTGATGAAGTTGAATTGGACATCATGTTGACCTATGAGATATACGAAACCATCAAAGCGTGGCATTTGTCTATTTCTCAAAGTGGTCAAATTGCTGCAAGCTCAAAAACCGCAAACCAAGTCGCTTGGTTGATTCTAGGAAGTGATGCTCGCCAAATTCCTGAAGAACTATTCCCGGCAGAAGTGAGGTTTATAAGACAATATGTCAAACAAATCTAGCGAGGAGCAAATCAAAGATATTCGAGAAGTTATTCTCGAATGGGATAGTAAACAAGGCCATGACCGTTGCTGGTATTATCCAGATTTGTTTGAAAGGATTGCAAATATTGTTGGCGTGCAATTAAATACTGCACCAGTATTGCCTACCCGCTCAGAATTTGAAGAAGGGTGTAGACGCTTTCAGAACCAGGAATTTCAAAATGTTGATGGAGCCGATTAACAAATTAGTTCCAATAGATCGAACGGTCGAGGAAATGCAGAGGCAGATAGCCAGCGACTATTTTTCTTTTATTCGTGTTGGAGGCGGCGAGCATAATCTCGCCGCCTCTCGGCGTTTCCAGATCAGTCCCGAAAAAGCAATCGACAAATTAAAGGAGTTTTCTGGATACTACGACCTGGAAAACAAACAAAGCAACTTAGAAAAATTCATGGACCTATATGAAAACAACGTGCGAGATTCAAGTATGTTGTTTGCGGCAGGTGAATTCCTGAACTGGTTCAGAACTGGTGGCAGCGATACGAAGCCAATTGTAAGTTGGTTGCAACTAAAGAGACTGCATGATTTTTCTGTGATCGAGGCAATGTATAGATTGTCAGAATGGCTTCCATTATTGGCTAACAAAAAGATATTGGCTGTAAGTCCGTTTGAATATTCCATAAAAATGCAATATGGCAAGCGACTGTTCTCTTTTGATTATCCCAAATTTGAACAATTGCACATTGTTAAATCGCCAATCACATTTAACTCCAAAAGATTTTCTTGCGTTCTGCCTAATGGCAATATGTTTGAAACCGCTGATTTGTTGATTGAAAAAATAAAAAGCATTGATTTCGATATAGCATTATTAGGATGTGGTGCTTATTCGATGCCAATTGCTCACGAGTTAAAGAACATGCGCAAATCACATATGATTCTTGGTGGCATGTTACAAATGATATTCGGCATTAAAGGTGGGAGATATGACACTCCGTTTTTCAACGGACTGATGAACGAAAATTGGATTCGCCCGATTGTCGATGATCGCCCGATGGATGAAAAATTCTTCTTTCACCGATCAGACGGCCTGGGGGCCTACTTCTGATTTTACAGTTTCGCCAATGCGTGGTATGATCTATCGCACCAGTCAAGCTCCATTGGTATGATATAAGGGGATGCAACAAGGTCGAGTCGTCGCTGTGATTCCTCGCAAGGGGAGATCATAGAGGAAGTTCTGGACACCACTGCTTTTAAGGTAGGAGCGAAAACCCGCAAGGGCGATTAGCGTCTGAACTACCGAGGGTGCAAGCCATACAGACCGGAGCCGGTGAGCAGGGCGTTTGTACGGTCGGGTCGGTGCAGTCCACAAGGACCGGAGGTAACTCCGAGATAAATGACGACATAGAACAAAATCCAGGCTACGGACGGTTGCATCTCCTTTTTCACCTTACAAGGGAGATAACATGCGTGCCGAAACCGTCCACGTCACGGACCACGCTTTACTGCGATGGAAAGAACGTGCGTCAAAAACAGGAGAAGTCAACGTACAGGAGATCGTTCAAGCCGTAAAAGCGTCCAGGGTCATCAAGAAAAACGAACCTTTGCCCTATCCGCTCCCTCGTTTAGATGGATCGGTTTACAGCTTCAACGCCGGAGTGTTGTTCATTCTCGAATCAGTAACAATTGATGAATATCGGCTCGTCACAGTAATTGCTGACGAACCAACATATCGGGGACTCGCCCGACCACCCAAGACAACAAACAACCCTCGAAAGAGACAAAAATATGCGGAAGCTCAAAAGATGGAAATTGACATCCCCAGCTTCGACACTTTCGTTGAAGAACGGCAATGGCTCACGGACGAAAAGCGACGACTCGAACGTGAACTAGCGACAACCCAAAAGAAATCTTCGAGTCGCAAAGAGCTACTGAAGATTTGGGGCGAAATTGAAGCTCGACTGACCGAGAATAAACCTCGATATGTTGAAGAACGAGATCGCCAGAATGAAGAATATCAAAAGAAAAAGAAATCAGAAGAAGGGTATATCGACTACGGTTCTCTGCTTCTGCAAATTCTTAGAGAACTGAAAGAGTTACGCTCCGAAAACAAAGAACTGCGTGGCTTAATCGAGGGAATAAATGGACAACAACCGGGACCACCGAGCAATCGGCCAGAAACTAGACCTCTTCATGTTCAGCCCTCTATCTCCGGGCTGTCCGATTTGGCTTCCGAAGGGAGTTGTCCTTTATCAATCATTGCTGAATCGCATTCGCCAACTCAATGAAGCCAATGGTTGCCAAGAAGTTCGGACCCCACTCGTCTGGAAGTCCGAACTTTATGCAACCAGCGGGCATCTGGACCACTATGCGAAAAATATGTTCTTCGTCAGCGATAAGCCAACTGGCGAGAAGCAAGACGAAGAACATGAAGATTGTTGTTTGAAGCCAATGAACTGCCCTGGGCATATGGAGATATTCCGCTCAAAGCAGTGGAGCTATCGAGATTTGCCCGTGCGGTTCGCCGAGTATGGCCCATTGCATCGAAACGAGGTTTCCGGTGCCTTGGGTGGACTTACTCGTTGTCGTGCGTTCTGCCAAGATGATGCCCATATTTTCGTTTCGCCGGACAACCTGCAAAGCGAGATCAAGCGAATTCTCATTATGATCGGCAGAGTATACGGCTGGTTCGGAATGAAGTTCCGATCCGTACTCAGCACTCGTCCCGATAACTTCATGGGCGATATATTGACTTGGGATAATGCTGAAGCAAGCCTTGAAGACGCCTTGTGTGAAAATAATTTGAAGTTTGACGTGGCTCATAAAGACGGTGCTTTTTATGGACCGAAAATCGACTTCATTGTAACTGACTCCCTGGGTCGTGAATGGCAAACTGCTACTATCCAGTTAGACTTCCAATTGCCGCAGCGATTCGGTTGCACTTACACCGACAAGGAAGACAAAGAACAAACTCCGATTGTTATTCACCGAGCGATATATGGCAGCTTCGAGCGTTTCATCGGTGTGCTGTTAGAACACACTGATGGGAATTTACCAATGTGGTTGGCTCCGGTCGGTGTTACTATTGCACCAATCAGCGACAAGGTTGCTGATTACGCCAACGAAGTCAAAGAAGCCTTGCTCGCTCAAGGGATTCGGTGTGAATGCGATCACTCGAATCGGACGCTACAACAAAAGATTGCCATCGGGTATGAGAAAAAAGTACCGTATATGGTCATCTTGGGAGAAAAAGAAAAGACCGCAAGGACTGTGACTCTCAAGCAAATGAGATCAACTTCGGGCGATCAGGAAACCTTGCCTTTGGAAGTATTCCTCCCCAAGATGGGCATGATGACAAACGAGTAAGCCGTGGGCAAACAGTACATAATGTTGTATGAGGCACGACATTATTCAAAGTTTACCCTTCCGAATATACTTGTTGGAAGTAGATGGAACTGCACAGTATTGGATTCATCGGTTCAAGCATGACGACGATTTCCGAGCGGACCTACGCACCTTTAGTGCTACGTCCAAAAATTCAAGCCCCGACTCAATCGTTAGGGGCTTGAACGCTTTCTTAGAAAGCGAAGGATACATCAACGTCGCAGAGTTGGTTTCCGAAGAATACAAAGCTGGCGTTGTCAGCACCCGTTCCCGACTCATAGAAAGAGACTAATCATGTCAGAGCATATTGAGTTCACTCCCAATGGACTCGTGCTTCACAAGTGGAACGGCAAGAAGCGTATGTTTCTTCGCAAGCGTCCCAAAAAACTGAGCATCATTACCCATCTTCGCTCCCGCTGCGAGATTGCTGAAGGGACCACCCTGAAACAAATCTTCGAGGCGGTGGACAAATACAAACTATTGAAGTTGGTGATTTCCCAATATTCATGGTGCCGTCAACTGGATGAGTTTCACGCACAGGCTCAAGAGCCACAACGATTCGATCCTGACGATACCGATCCTCTTGAATATCTGGAACTCTATCATCATCCAGAAGTTCACAAGTTGACCGAGAAGAAGAAACACCCTGGCGGTATGCGTGAGCGTACCATCACTGTTGACTTCGATACTTCAGTTGGCTTCCACGGCATCGGTCCTGCAAAAGAGGACATGAAGAGTGCCGCACGACCAGATGGAAATATCAACTATTCTGTATCCTACAGCCCTATGTGGAAGTTGGCCGATCTGCCCGTCAGACTCAATAAGACCTTTGACGTTTACGAACCATTCGATACCAACAACCCCAAGAAACGTCCAGAGAAGCTGTTGACGGCCACTCGTGAATATACCTTGTTGGAAGTCCTCGACGCCATCTATTGGGATATTTCCTTCATGGGCGGTCCAGAGGACAACGCCAATTTCATCGAACAGATGAACGAAACGATGGATCAGATTAAAAGCGGCCAAGTGCCAATGATCCCTATCGAGCAAGTCTTCACCGATATGAAAGAAGAAACGCCAGACAACGCATCCGAGGAAGACGAACCAAAAATGAAGGTTCTGATGCACCCGGACGTGGCACGCTTTTTCGGCTGTGATCCTGACAGCATCCCACTGGATGACAAAGAGATCATCCGTGACGACGAGTCTTGACGCTTCTTTTTATTTGCTGTACAATACGAACCTCAAGAAAGGCGGCTTGTCATGATTGTGGTGAAAGAAATCCTACATGCTGGCGGTGCCTGCCCTTTCCAAGTTGAAGGCAAGACCGAACAGGGTGAAGAAATATACGCACGTTATCGTTGGGGACGACTTAGAGTCGAAATAACCCACGAGAACGGCGAGCGTGATATTGTCTTCACTAAGCAAATTGGTGTAGATCAAAATGACGAAGAAGAAATTGACAAAATGCGAAAAGCCGGAGTGAGCGAGGAACGTATCGCTCAGATGGCTGAAACATTCAAAAACATCCGAGCATATTCCGAGGGCGAACCCCTTTGTTTCGACGGATATATGGACATGGATAAACTTCGTGCTGCTACCGAAGGCGAAATAGAGTGGCCTGAATATCAGGAATAACAATGTGGCCTTTTAACAGGAGAAAGAAAATGGGCGGGATCAACGAATCCGTTCTTGAGTCCGATAAGGGCAAAAAGAAAAAAGATGCCGGGGCTGCAAGTCCTAGCATGGGCGGCTCGCCAGGAACCATCCTTGCGCCGGACTATGTTCAACCACCGACGAACGTAGTGCCGCCACCACCGCTTAATTTGCAGGGAACTGGTGTTCCTATGCAGACCCAGGCCATTCGACAACACATGAATAATGGACAAGTCCATTTGCATGTGGATGCACCACAGCCACTCAAGGCTGCTGTGCCTGTCGCCGAATGGTTCGTCATCATGCGACACCTGCGTTCCCTGAATCCGTTCACCTTTGTCGATGCAGAAAACAAGTGCGTGGCGTATTTACGCCCTTACGTTCATGGCGGTCTATTCGAGGTCGCCATTGAACTGGCTCCGATTGAAATCGGGCCTCGTTTCAACGATATGAATGCCGTCACTGGCAAGAGATAATCATGAGCAACAACCCTGTTGATGAACGCCGAGCCAAGTTAGACGATCTAAAGGCCAAGGGACACCGGCCTTTCGATATGTCCATTATTGATCCAGCACCAACGAACATTGATATTGTTCGTGACAGCTTTGATGCCTCTTTCACCAAGGAAGACGGCCCGGAGTTTGTTATTGTTGGTCGGTGTGCGCTCAAGCGGGGTCATGGAAAGTTGTCCTTCCTCACCATCACAAGTGAGGATGGGCAAATCCAAGTTGCCATCGACCAGTCTAAGTTTGCTGGTCCTGTAGCTCAACGATGGGATTGGCCACAATACGAAGCATTGGACCTGGGCGATATTGTCGCTGTCCGGGGTCGTCTGGCCGCTACTCAGCGTGGCGAGATCACTATTTGGGCCGATACGTTTCGTATTGTATCTAAGGCTCTCACGCCACCACCAGACAAGGTTCACGGGCTAAATGACCCGGAACTCAAGTATCGTCTTCGCCACGTTGATATGTGGACCAACCCGGACACCATGAAGGTGTTTCGGCAGCGAGCCAATATCATTCGTGATATTCGCACGATGATGTATGATCGTGGCTTTGATGAAGTCGAAACTCCGATTCTGCAAGCGTCGGCTGGTGGTGCTATCGCCAAGCCATTCATGACGCACCACAATGCCCTCGACATTGGCATGTTCCTTCGTATTGCCCCTGAGCTATATCTGAAGAAGTTGCTCATTGGCGGCATGAACAAGGTCTTCGAGATCGGCAAGAACTTCCGCAATGAAGGCATCAGCCCTCGCCACAACCCTGAATTCACGTCTATGGAGGCTTACCAAGCCTTTGGCAACTACGAGACGATGATGAAGCTGGTTGAGGCTCTTATCGTCAACCAAGTGGAAAAGATTCACGGTCGCCTTATGGATATTCCCTACAAGGAACATCTGCTAAACTTCACTCCACCATTCAAGCGAGTATCCTTGCAAGAACTGGTGGTCGGAGACGGCTCGCCCGAATATCGCTTCCAGGTATACGAAGACACGATTGAATCAACGCTGATTCAGCCAACCTTCGTTATGCACATGCCTGCTAGTGCAGTGCCATTGGCACGACCATTCGGCAAGTATGATGGAAACCAAGGATACGCAGAGACATTTGAACTGGTCATTGGCGGCATGGAAATTGCGCCAGGATATACCGAGTTGAACGACCCGGATATTCAATTGGAGAATTTCCAAAAGCAAGCCAAGGACGGTCACGTTATGGATCAAGACTTCGTAGATGCCATCAAGACAGGTATGCCTCCGGCTGGCGGTCTTGGACTTGGCATCGACCGTCTTGTGGCTATCCTGACCAATCAGGCTACCATTCGAGACGTAATTGCATTCCCCCTATTGAGGCCGAGGGACTAATGGATAACAAAGTATGGCAGGAGTTTTACTGCGGTGAGTGTTCGGGCTATTTTCGAGTAAGACTGAATATGGCTCTCACCATCGGCGTGGAAATCGTCTGCCCTAAATGTAAACATAAACACCATCGCTTCATCAAGGATGGTGTGATTTACGAAAATGGCCGTAGCGAGAACGGTGCCAAAGAAGAAATCTGCCCACCTTTGTCGGCCTACAGCAAAGAACCACTGACGGCCAAGATGAAATCAGCTACGGGCTGGGGCGGGCGACGAGATGGCGTGAAGATTGAGAAAGAAGAAGACCTCAATGCACGCAGTCCAATCGCCGATGCGATGATTAAGGAACGCTGGTTCGAGTTGTATGGAGGTAACATTGGATGAAGACTTTCTATGATCCCCATCCTGGTCGTGCTGGTGCGAGCATTGCATTGCCAGAAATCGTGCTTCTCGTAGCGAGAGGACTCGATGGAAAAGAAATGGAAGTTCCTGATGCTGTCAGGATCATCCAAGATGCCGCCAATACTTTAGTGGCCGATGGAACCTTCGGTGACGCAAAGGCAGAAGATCACAAAGAATATATCGGTCTAATGTTGACCGAAGGTGAAGGCGGTGCAGAGGATTTTCCAAAGCACTCATTTCGAGTCATTCGTTACAAATAAAGGAGACAATCATGCCTGCTACGGCAGAACGTGAGATTGACGTTGCAATGTTGAGGGTTGGAAAAACCCCCGGCAACTTATCGGCCAAGCTCAGAATTCCCGACAACCTGGGAATCATGGACGATCCGGCTCAGAAGGCTCCCGAAGGATTCGGTTGCTTCCGCATCATGACGCCGAAGGATGGCGACAAGCGAGTGGTGTGGGATAGCCGTGACTTCGCTCAAATCAGCGAAGCAAAAGCAATGTTCGATGAACTGGTCGTTCAAGGACTCGTTCCGTATTGTGTGGGCGTAAATGGCCGGGCTTCATCTGAAGTCATGGCTGAGTTCGATCCATACGCTGAGGAAATCATCTTCCTCCCCGTAGCAATGGTCGCAGGGGGTTAAACATGGCTCCAGGAGGCTATATGATAATCGGCAGCGACAAATACACGGTTGGTAGTTGCGAAGTGACGTATGAATCACCTGCTACTACCTCCTTGGGTAGCACATGGGTCCAATACGGCACCGCTACGACAGCTATTCCTCGCATCAAAGTGAAGGCTTATAGAGCAGGCGCAGCATATGCGTCAACGTCATACAAGATCATTGACGAAAGCACGAATTGCGGCTGGCCTTCCACCGGGAACGTCTGGCGTGTTGGCTCTGCGGCTTCCACGGCTTGCACTATCCAATGGGGCATGTGGGGCGATGACGAGTGTTCGGTCGAATATGAATGGCAAGGTGTTGCAGCCAAGCCCATGTCGGCTGAAGAGAAGAAGGCTTACGAAGAGAAGCGACTCAAAGATAGGTTCTCTCAAATCATCCAGGGGCGATGTGCGCCGAATATTGCTATTCGGCAAAATACGAAGCGGCAACCATTGCCGATCCCTGCGGATATTCGAGAGCAGCGGGCAAGGGAAACGCTGCGAAGGGTCATTGGGGACCAGAAGTATATCAACTTCATCAAGCATGGGTTTATCTCAGTGAAGGGACGTAGCGGACTCGTCTACCAAATCTTCACGGGACATGGTATAACCCATGTGTTCGACCAAGGGAACTTGGTTGATCGCTTGTGCGTCGTCCTTCAGGGCAGCTTCCCACCTACTGACTCGCTCATTATGAGGTATCTACTCATCCTAAATAATGAGCAGCAGTTCCGATCCCTCGCCATCAAACACTCTATCTCAGGATACGAGCGTTCCCGCCAAGATAGTGGCCCTGCGGAAATTAAGCCGCTTGCGGAAATCTTCAAGGAATTGAAGTCCAAAGTTGCATAACTCTGAAGGCGAAACACGAAATAGCCAGGGATTAAACCCTGGCTATTTTTATTTGCATTGAGCGGCAGCGATCTGAGCCTCACGAGCTTCCCAATAAGCTAAGGCTAAATCTCTAGCCTCTGATTCAATAATCAGATCATCTTCGTTCCATAGACTATTGAGTGTGTCTTGATAAATTGGAACAATTTGATTGCCAGTTTTTGGCCCACTGTTAAGTATAACTCGTTTTATTGCTATTCTTTCCAAGATGCCTTTGACTGCTTTGTGTTTGATATACAATACAGAGTTTTCACCCCATTTGTATTCAATGTAGACATATCGAGAAGTTAAAGCGCAGCCGCCCGTCGTTGCTCCTCCACTGCCAGTGTAATATAAAGTCATACTTTAACCTTCCTTCTTCCTGAGTAAACTGGCAAATTAGCCAAGGACTGTGCCTTTAGTGCAATAATCTTGGAGTTGGCTATTGCTGCCTGTCCTTCAATGGGGTCTAAACTTCCAAATTTGACTATCCTCCGGCCCACAAATATTGGCAAATTAGCCAGAGAACAATCTCTAAACCCCTCGCCCATTACATAAATTGGTTGATTAGATATTTCACTTTCAAACAAAACTTTTTGTTTTACATTGTTGGACAAACGAAGTTTCTGTTCGCCAGAAGATGCAAACTCAAAACTAATGACAACCCAACTCTTATTGCACTTGTCGTAAACCGTGTCTCCGGGTAGATGGCGAACCTTTTTGATGTTGGCTGCTTGCTCATTGACATATGCTTCGCCACCAGCAACAGCACCACCTGTGGCTATGATGCTGGATATTTTTTCATAGAAGGATGTGCCACTTGCGTTTGCGCCACCTGTGGCAATTACAAAAGAGGTTTGCTGTACGAGCGCAGTACCGCCACCCACTGCCCCGCCTTGGGCATTGGGAGTCGAAAGATTCTGCATGATCCACTGTACTAAAGGCATATTCCCTCCGTGGTATATATTGAAATCGTTACTCTCTTACCAACACAGCCAGAACAATTTGGAGAAACAAATGAATCTATTGAAGAAGTGCCGTTATGGACTGATGATCTATAACAACAAGGATATTTGGGTCGGACGATCTCTCGAAAAATACGGGGAATTCTCGGAGTCAGAAGTCCAGGTTTTCCGGGATGCAATCAAGCCGGGGAGTGTTGTTTTGGATGTGGGGGCGAACATAGGCTGTCACACGGTAGCATTTTCTCGTCTGGTCGGGCCTGCGGGCGTCGTTTTCGCATACGAGCCAGAACGGATCAACTTCAATACCTTGGCAGGCAACGTCTCTATCAACAATTTGCTAAACGTCTACCCATTCCAAAAAGCCCTTGGCTCATCTCCAGGATTCATCGCCGTCCCAGAACTCGATCAAGAGAGAACCGTTAATTGGGGTGGCCTTTCGCTGTGTGAAGACTATTCTGGCGCTCCAAGCTATCCAGTTCCGTTGATTACTATCGACGAACAACAGTTCCTTCGATTGGACTTCATTAAAATGGATGTTGAAGGAATGGAAAAATTGGCTTTAGAAGGAGCCAAGGAAACTATTGAAAAATTTAAGCCAATTCTCTATATCGAAGATGACAGAGAAGAAAAATCTGCCGCTTTGATTGAAACGATTAAATCAATGGGCTATGTGATCTATAAGCATTTGGGTCCATTGTATAACCCGAACAACTTCTTCGGCGATCCTGAAAATGTCTTCTTGAGCAAAGTAGACGAAGGACAATATACGCAGATTGTATCAGGCAATCTATTCTGCCATCACAAGGATGTGGATTGCCCGATTGATCCAACCAAATTCGCTATGACGGCAGTTGAGTAATCACTTCGGAAACAAGATTTTCCCAAGTATCTTGGCGACGAAACAACCTCATGCTGGGATACCAAGCTGAGGTTGTTGCATCGTCTCCCCATCGCCAATCTGTTTCTTTGCCCAACAGAACCCATACAGGCTTGCCCATCGCTCCTGCCAAGTGTGCTAATCCTGTGTCTACAGTCAGCACTAAGTCCAGATGATTGATGTAATGAGCCAAGTCGCCAAATCCATTGATTTGATTTTCTAAATTGACCATTGGAAAATCATCAATGCCATAGTTCAAATCAACCACTCCTTCCGGCCACTTCCTTTGATTTCGGACGCCCTTCACCAAACCAAAAAGTTGAACTTTTGGATTGTCAGCGAGCGGCTTGAAGTGATTCAAAAACATTGATCGGGTGTAATCTCGTTGATGATCTGAGTTACCCGCCCAGCACAAGCCAATGTTGAACTTCTTGTTCGAGAAACCCCGTGGCCTTGGTTTATTGGGGGCGGCAATATACGGACGATTCGGCACCTTGTCCAAAGAGTCGATTTTCAAAATTCTTGGAAGACTAGAAATCGAAACGGCGTAATCTGAATCTGGCGGTGCGGGCCACTCAGTATTATTGGGACGGGAAACCAATTCATCAATTTTGAGATTCTTTCCAATAACATCCTTCAATGGTTCTTGTACTTCACATATCACCTTACCACCGAGGGCTTTTACCATTGGTAAAAATCTAGCGAAAAATATGAAGTCGCCCAAGCCTTGCTCGCTATAGACGGCAAGGCTTTTCTTTTTGAACTTCCTGCCGTCCCACTGATCTTGAATGAATCTATCTTTGAATCGACCCGTCAATTCACTGGTCTTGAACCTGTATTCGTATTTCTCCCAACCGTCTTTCCATTCGCCAATTCTCAACAAGCACAGTCCCAGATTGTAATTGATTTGGCTGTGTTCCGGGCTGATCTGCAAGGCGGCTCGGTACATCTCGACGGCTTCTTTGCATCTGCCGAGAGCAGTTAAAGTCACGCCAGCGTTGTAGTAAGGATCAAAGGCGATTCCGTCTGAAAACTTGATTGACTGAATGGCGGCAGACAGGGCTTCTTTATGACGCTCTTGGAGACTGCGAACGTGACAAATGTTTGACCACAACAACCAGTTACTTGGCTCGATTTTAAGAGCATCGAAAAAGCAATTTATTGCCTTGTCGTAATTGGGCAAATAACCGCAATAAGCAAGCCCCAATGTATTGAGAGATTGTACTGCCAGTTGTTCGCAGGTAAATAAAGCCTCTGAATCTCTTCCCTCTGCGTGCAAACGGCAGGATTCTTCGTGCATACCAATCAATATTTTGTCTAAGTTCATCTATAAGCTCCAAAACGGTTCATCCGAACATAAATAAGTGTGAAAGGAGCAAAAACACTATGGCTGATCTATTTAGCACCAACAATAACCTCACAATTATGAGGCTTGAACATCAGAAGATTGTAGCACAGGCCAATATCCAGGCACGGCATATTCGCATCCTTGAACTTCAGGAAGAAATTGAGCGATGCAACCTAGATATAGAAGCACAGAAAAAGGTGATTGTCGAGCAGGACAAAAACATCAAGATTCAATTGGAAGCCGAAGAAAAGAAGCAAGAAGCGGCTTTAGCACCAAAGGCATAATACTCGTAAGGAGACACTTAAATGGCTGATATTCAAACACAGATGCCGGTTAAACTAACGGACAATACCAACACCGCTGGTATTACCGCTGGTTCGGCTTTGAGAATCGACGGTTCTGCTGTAACGCAGCCTGTTTCCGGTACGATTACATCTTCGCCAACAGGCACCTATACGGTTGCTGGTACTGTTAACTCAACTCCGACCGGAACCTATACGGTTGCTGGTACGGTGACGAATGTACCATCTGGCACACAGGCTGTTTCTGGAACAGTAACATCGACTCCAACTGGCACATACACAGTAACCGCCGCATCCATGACTGTTGTGAACCCAACAGCGGCCAACTTGAAAGCTCAAGTTGTTGGTGCAGGAACGGCTGGTACTGCTGACGCAGGCGTTGTGACTATTCAAGGTATTGCCTCGATGACGCCAATTAGCGTCTCTGGCACGACCACCGCTACTCCAACAGGCACCTATACGGTTGCTGGTACTGTTAACTCAACTCCGACCGGAACCTATACGGTTGCTGGTACGGTAACAAATGTTCCATCCGGCACACAGCCTGTGTCTGGAACCGTGACGGCAACGCCGACTGGCACTTACACTGTAACAGCAACGTCTATGACCGTTGTGAACCCAACTGCTGCCAACTTGAAAGCTCAGGTTGTTGGTGCTGGTACTGCTGGAACGGCTGACGCTGGAGTGCTGACTATTCAGGGTATCGCCTCGATGACGCCAATTAGCGTCTCTGGCACAACCACTGCTACACCAACTGGCACTTACACTGTCGCCGGTACTGTGAATGCTACTCCAACTGGCACCTATACGGTTGCTGGTACGGTAACGAGCGTGTCATCCGGCACACAACCTGTGTCTGGAACCGTAACGGCTGTTCCAAGTGGAACCTATACAGTAACCGCAACATCCATGACTGTCGTGAACCCGACAGCGGCCAACTTGAAAGCTCAAGTTGTTGGTGCGGGAACGGCGGGAACTGCTGACGCTGGAGTGCTGACCATTCAGGGTATTGCCTCGATGACGCCAATCAGCGTCTCTGGCACAACCACCGCTACTCCAACTGGCACCTATACGGTTGCTGGTACTGTGAATGCTACTCCAACTGGCACCTATACGGTTGCTGGTACGGTAACAAATGTTCCATCTGGCACACAGCCTGTATCTGGAACCGTGACGGCTGTTCCAAGTGGAACATACACAGTAACCGCAACATCCATGACTGTTGTTCAGTCTACTGCTGCCAACTTGAAAGCTGAAATTGTTGGTGCAGGAACGGCTGGAACCGCTAACGCTGGCGTTTTGAGCGTCCAGGGTATCAACAATGCGACTCCGCTAAACGTCAGCCATTTGGCTCAGACTGGCATCGTTGTCAACTACCAAACTCAGGCTTCTTTGGCAAATGCTTCGACAGCCACATTGTCCTATACGGTCACTGCCGGTAGAACCCTGTATCTCAAGGGGATTATGGCTTCTTCTTCTGGCGCTCCTTGTCGAGTTCAAGTAGATTATGGTGCTGGCCCGACTGTGGCCGCAGTTGGTTTCTATTCAGCTTCTATGCCATTTTTAGCAATCAATTTTACCCAGCCACCTGCCATTACAGCTTCAACTGTTGTGAATATCAAAATTCAGAACAATGCTGGTGCTGCTCAAGATGTTTATTGCACCTTAATGGGTGAAGAACGAGTCTAATTTCTAGTTTCAACTTAGGCCCCGCAGATCGAAAGGTTTGCGGGGCCTTTTTTTTGTTTTTGAACAAAGCAAACTCTATATAAGTCTGATATGCCAGACCTAACAAGAATACAAAACTCACAGCCTGTGCAACTTGTTGACGCAAACGACCTTTTGGTTTGCGATATATCAACCGTTGCACCATCAGGCACCGAAAGCGGGCTAATCGTCCGAACTTTGCCGTCCGGCACCCATACGGTCGTAGGCACGACCACGGCAGTTCCAAGCGGCACTTATACGGTCGCAGGAACCACCACAGCGGTTCCAAGTGGCACATACACGGTCACATCTACATCTATGACCATTGTGCCATCTGGCACACAAGCTGTGTCTGGAACCGTCACGGCAACTCCAACAGGAACTTATACGGTAGCTGGAACGGTTACTGCCGTTCCAAGTGGCACTTATACGGTTGACCATCTGGGGTCGGCAACCTCAACATTGAGCAATGTTACTGTCACAAACGGCGTAAGTATTCAATTATTGGCAGCAAATTCTGCTAGACATTTGGCAACATTTTTCAATAGTGGAGCCAATTCAGTTTACATCAAGTGGGGAACTGCTGCGAGTGCGACAAGTCACACAATAGAATTATTTACGAATGGTTTTTACGAAATGCACCTTCCTGCATATACAGGAGCAATAGAAGCTATCTCCTCAACCGGAACAAACATTATTCGAGTGACGGAGATTTAATCCATGCCAGTATATTATCCAGCAAGCACCGGCACCGGCACAACTGTCTACGACGTATCCGTAGAAGTTGATTTTGGCGCTCCTGGCGCAACCGAAGCTGGGGCCGCTGAAGTAATTGTCTCTGCGACGTGGGTAACTTCCACAACTAAACTTATTGTGTCTCCTTCAGGAGCCGCAACAGCAGATCATGATCCAGAGGATTATGTGTTGGAAGGCGTCTTCGGCGTGCCTGATCTTATTGTAGATGGGGTGGGTTTTACATTGAGAGCAGGATGCCATGACACTACATTCGGAAAATACAATTTCAACATAATCGGAGTTTAATATGAGCGTAGCAATTAAGAGTGGTGCCAGCAGCGATATGCTGACAGTCGATCCAACAAGCAAAGCTGGTCGTATGAGTCTGTACGACGGTATCGGCCAGAATATGGCCTACACCCACGGCGACCAACCAGCTACGCCACGAGGCATTATGGTCCTTGGGCTAAACGATGAAGCCGTTCACCCAATCCGAATGGACAGACTCGGTAGTGTGGGTAGTGCTGGTCATACATTGTTGTTGCACGATGCTTTTGAATCGACTGTGACCAGCCCTCAGCGTTGGCTTATTACCAACACGACGATGGCTGCAACGCAGGCCACGATAACCGGCCTTTTGTTCAACTCCGGTACAATCACGACGGTTACGACTGGTTACATGATTAAGTCGGCAATGACTTTCATGAAGAACCAAAGGTCGGCACTCCAGGTTAAGGCCAGAGCCAGACTTAACCATTACAACAACTCGGTGATGGAGATTGGATTTGGCGATGCAGCCACGTTTAACGGTGCGAACACCACGGGTGCTTACTGGCAAATGACATCTTCCGGTGTATTGCAGCCTGTTGTGACTATCAACAGCGTTGATATTACAGGTTCAGACATTAGAAGCTCCATCAACACGACAAACTACTACACATTCGACGTGTTCATGGATGACGACGAAGCAGTATTTGTTTGCCAAAACACTTCTACCGGACAGATTATTTCTGAGCAATCAATCAAGTTGCCTTTGACTGCTGCAAGATTGTTGAGCGCTACTCAAATTCAGGTCTTGGCACGTCTTTACAACTCTGGTGTCGCACCTACGACCGCCCCTCAGATGATCCTGACGGACATTTATGCTTTGGCTCTGGACAACGTGCAGAACAAAAGTTGGGCGCAAGTCAATGCTGCCAACTTTAGGTCCAATCCCATTCACCCATTCACGGGTGCGCAGTTGACTAACTATGCCAACTCTGCTGCTGCTACTTCGGCAACCTTGTCCAACACGGCTGCTGGTTATACGACCCTGGGTGGACTATGGCAGTTCGCTGCTGTTGCCGGTGCCGCTACTGACTTCGCATTGTTTGGTTTTACCGTTCCAGCGAACAGCAACTTAGTCGTTACGGGCATCGACATCGAAGCATACAACACGGGTGCAGCCGTTGCCACTACTCCACACTTGTTGGTTTGGGGTGCGGGCGTGGGTTCGACTGCCGTTTCTTTAGCGACGGCCACGGTATGCCGCATACCTCTCGGAGTGCAAAGTTTCCCGGTGGCTGCTGCTATTGGTGCTTCCGCTCAGAGAATATCTAAAATCTTCACGACCCCACTGGTTGTTCCATCTGGTCGATTCTTCCATATCATCCTCAGAATACCAGTAGGAACGGCGACGGCCTCGCAGGTTATTGCTGGCATGGTTACTGTCGATGGATACTTCGAGTAACAGGAGACAATATGTTTGAGATACATGATTTAGAAAGTGAAAAAGAAGCAAACAGAATTTTGAACACAGGAAATGAAATGTTCAAATATTTGCTTCAATTCCATAAAGACCAACGAGATAAGTTTTGGTTAAAAAATGGCATTACAAGAAGCAAAGAAGAGTTGCAAGCAATTTGTGATGTCATGGACTCAGTACGAACTGGTCAGTCCGCAGAAGCATTCAATTTTGGTGCAATGATTCTTCAGATTCTTTTGACGATAGACCCTACTTGTTTGCAGCCAGAAGAATATACGTCGCCTTATGAATTCACAATCGTAAACGGCTGCGTTAAGTTCACATAAAGCTCAAGAGTTGCTGGGCCATTCGCTCCCAGGTATATTCAGAAAGTAATTTGGCCCCTTGTAACCCAAGGGGCTTTATTTTTGCCCGGTGGTTATATGCCCAATCAAGTTTGTCTATCGCCGAGTCAACATTCGGTTCTTCCCATTTGCTGACAACTTGTCCGTTTTCCACGAGATCGCATATTCCGCTGTTCTCTAAAGCGATGCCAGTTTTATCTGAAATCAAATCTCGCTGGCCTGTACCGATAGTGGCAATTGCCGGTTTGCCGCACGCCATATATTCCATCATGACCAAATTGGTTCCGGCTTCACATCGGCTGGGAAACATGCCCACATCGGTATTTTGATATATCTGAGCCATCATGAAGTTGGGCATATTCGGAATCATGATGACCCGATTCATATCCACGCCGCTTTCTTGAAGGGCCTTCACGCCTGATTCATCTGTATATGGGTTCGTCCAGGCACAAACCAATTTGACATCAGGATAACGATCCTGGAGGACTTTATATGCCTTCAGGGTAATATCCTGACCTTTTCGGTGTTCAAACTTGCCGCCTGAGAAAACCATGAAGTCATCCAAGAAAATTTGTTTTTTGGACCGAGACTTATTGAATATAAGCGGATCAATACCCTGAAGAACAACTTGGGACTTTACACCATACTCTTCCAGTAGTTCTTTACACCACACTGAGCCAGCTACGATCACGTCGAACTTCTTCGATCTGAGAGCGAGGGCGGTAGGGATTTTTCTATCGGCAAAAGTGATGGCAATCTTGCGTGAGCCGTTGAAGTCACCCAGATAATCTGACAAGTCGTGCTGAATGGCTTGGATCAAAGGATGTTGTGTTTGAGACTTCAGGTAATCTAAGTTTGTGAATTCGCAAGATTTGAAATAAGCCAATTCAATTGGATTTCTTGTTGCAGTTGGGTTGTTAAGTTCACAAGAGACGTATCTGATTTTGGTTTTTTGCGAAAGTTCCCTAGCGAGATTGGTCGAGCAGACGCCCCAGCCACTATTGCAGTTACACGGTAAAACAAGAAAAATCATAGATTGAATCCAAGGATGGTCCCCTCAAAATCACAGCCGATATTTGCTTGATGGATGACCCTCAGTACAATAGTGTCGCCTTCGAGAACTTGGAACGGAGACATGGCATAAGTCATTTGAACTGTGAGGTTGGCCACCGAGCTTCTGCCTGCCAAAACAGGGCTACTTGCCACATACAGCTTAAAGAGAGCATTGGCATTGCCTGATGCCACAAAACCAAGGAAATTGAAGGTTTTACCAGCAGGAACGGTGTATGTGGTGACTGTTGTTTCAGTGTTTGTGGGAACCAAAGTTGTTAGATTGAAAACAGTGATCGCCTCGCCTGAATAGCCCATAACAGGCCGAGTAACCATGCCGAACTCTGAACCTGTTGGCGAACTGGCAAGAGCGGGAACAATATCATCAATCCCCTCTCCCGTGATGACTACTCTGGGACGTTTACGAAGCACAGGCGCAGACGGATAGACGACACCTGTTTCGTCCATTGTGTCGCCGCCACTTCCTGGGTTCAAAATTGTGAAGTCGTCAGCCATTATTTACCTCTCCTTGTATTTAGGCTCACTGCTTCAATATGTGCAAGGAATAGAAACTTCACTAGATTCTCTGGCTGAAATCGGTTAACTTTCAATATCACCTGCAATTCTAGGAGAATTCGCCATGCCGACAAAATACACAGATCGTCTCAAACTTCCCGTCGAAGGCTCAGACGACATTAGATTTTCCACTTCAATCGGATTGGAAGTGGCCACTGGATACGAGCGTGTTGTTTTCAACGGAAAAACTCCTTATATCGAGTTTTCAGAATCAAGGATGAACAAGGACAACATCTATGTGCCTGATACACAAAAGTGGCGTATCGGTAATGCGGCTTCGCCGTATATCGAGTATCGGAGCAGAGATTACTGCAACGTGAAGATCATGTTGTGGAAACAAGGCGACGAGCTTACCCAAGGAATGTTTTACGTTTCGCCATTCGATTTGAAATCGGATCAAATTCCAGTTTTAATCGAACCGCTATATCGTAAACGAACCTTGCAGTCTGCTTAACGCTTGTTTGACATTTTACGAGAACGCATTGGTTTGCGGCTCATTGCTGCCATAACATCTGCTTCGCCGTCGTCTGCTGGAGCGTCCTGATCTGGGCCGGTTTTATCAAACTGTCCCAGAGTGGACTTTTGGCGCATGGCCTTCCATTTGGATACAGGGTCATCGGCTGGTGGTGTCGGCTCAACGTGCTTCTTGCCACGGAAGAAATCCATTAGACCCTCATCGAGTCTATTGGTGTCACGGAGATATTGGGTAAAGGTTTTCATGCCTTTATTTAGGTTGCAAACTACAAATATCTCTGGCTCGAAACAAATGATCCTGCTATTCTGATATTTTGCCAGCCATTCAAAACCAAGGAATAAACTATGCTTTACTGCTCAATTGACATTGAAACCACGGGACTCAATCCAAAAACCTGCGATATTGTCCAGTTTGCAGCCGTGATTGACGATCTGTCTAATCCACAGCCACTTGAAAAGCTCCCTAAGTTTCAGACCCATTTCACCCAGCCAACATATACTGGCGAGCCATATGCCCTGGGTATGCACCCTCAAATATTCAAGAAAATCGCCGACGCCCAAAAGAAGCGTATTGAAGAGAACGAATTCGGCGACCGATTTATGCACATTCTTGACTTGCCATTCGCATTCAAGAATTTCTTGACTCAAAACGGCGTTCCTGAAGACCCTAAGAGTGGTCGAGTCAAGATTACTGTGGCTGGGAAGAATGCCGCCATGTTCGATCTGCCATTCTTGAACAAGAAGCTCAAGAAGCATTGGGGCGACATTACGATCCTGCATCGTGTTATTGACCCAGCGATCTTGTATTACCAGCCTGGGGATAAGACTCTGCCAGACTCGGCAACGTGTCTGGAACGAGCAGGAATGGCCGGAGAAGTGGCCCATACTGCACTTGAGGACGCCCTGATGGTCGTCAAACTCGTGCGACACAAACTATTGCCAGCTTAATCAAACCTTGAAACCTGCCAATCGTCATTGATAGACCTTGGCAGGATTTTCTTTTTCCGGTTCTTAAACCGTAATTCCTCTTCAGCGGCTTCCCGTGCATTGCGAGCGAGGTCTTCAAGGATTTCCTTGTCGATCTCGTTCGCAATTTCTTGCGCCATCAAATCAGCCAATTCTTGTTCTGGTGTATTCCAAGACTGTAAATCTTGTGCTGCCTCTACTGACCATACAGCTTTTAGCTTACGCTGCTGTGGAACAATTTGATGTGATTGTATGTTCAACACGATTTCAGGGGCATATATACTTGACATAAGTTATTTTAAGTGAGGAAATGCCATGTGTTGTGGGTCAAAACGGAGTGGTACAAGAGGCAGTAAATCTGGTAGAATAACCCGTGCCAGGAAGACGATACAAACTCAGGCGATAGACACAAAAAATGAGCAACACGAACATATTGAGAATAGAGAACGATTACTCGTATTTCCTGTCGGAAGACCTACAGACGAAGCACGAGATTTGGGATCGTCTGAGATTCAGGGACCGGAACTACTTCCATAACCGTGCATACAAAATGCGGAAGTGGGACGGTTATATCCAATTCTTCGCTCTCGAAACAGGTAAGTTTCTCACAGGTTTACTTCCTGAAGTCACCGCTGTTCTCAGACATTTCAAAGTTGACTTCACTGTAGAAGATAACCGAAAAAAGACTCCTTTCCTTTTTGATTCAATCGACCAAAACTTTTTGAATCAATGGCTACCAGCTACAACATTGGGCGGCGACCCAATGAAGCCAGTTATATTACATGATTACCAAGTCGAATTGGTCAATCAAGTCCTCAAGCATCGTCGTGGAGTCATTTATGCTCCGACGAGTGCTGGTAAAACATTCATCATGTTGGGCATTCTAAAATCTATCCCGCCTGGGACACCTACTCTTGTTTTGCAAAACCGGGTTACGTTGGCTCAACAAAACTACGATGAAATCAAAAATTGGGGATTCAATAATGTAGGCACTCTTTGGGGCGGTGCGGCCAATCCAAATATTATCACGGTTGCCAGCGTTCAAAGTGTTGCCAAAATTGAAAAACTTTTGCCTAAGATCAAAGTGCTTATCGTAGACGAAATTCACGATATGATGAGTGCTTTGCCAAAAGCTGTATATCGTCGTCTAAAAGCCTGCGATGTGCGAGTCGCCGTTAGTGCCACACCATTCAAATTCGGCGGCAAAGACAACGTGCAGAAGTTCCACGTTCGAGGATTCTTTGGCCCTATCCTCAAGGTAAAGAGTGCGGCGACAGGCGTATTGACCACTGCCGAGCTTCAAGGCAGAGGCATTCTTTCTAACTCGAATTGTACGTTTTATCCGATCAGAGAACCAATGATTCCTCACGACATCTATATTGATGCCGTAACCAGAGGTATTGCTGAAAGCTATCACTTCCATAAAATTGTAACTAGATTGGCCAAGAAGCAGACTGGCAGAACTTTGATCTTGGTGGATCGAATTGCTCACGGAGATGCCCTACATAACCTGCTGCCGGGAAGTATCTGGGTTCAGGGAAAAGATACTCAGGCAACCCGAAAGAGTGTTGTGAAGCAACTTCAAAAGGATAAAGAATGTATAGCGATTGCTACGCAACAAATTTTCAATACCGGCATCAACGTATTTGTTCATAATTTGATTAACGCTGCTGGCGGTCAGGCCGACCACTTGATTATTCAAAGAATGGGTCGAGGTCTTCGTACCGCTGATGACAAAGAAGATTTGAACTATTATGACTTCCTGTTTGAAATCAACGATTATCTCCAGGATCACTCAAAGAAAAGAATTAAAATTCTGACTGAGGAAGGTCACGAAGTCAAAATTAAGGAAATTGATTTCTAATGGATACTCCTGATTACGAGCCAGAGTTTTACGAGAACCAAATCAAGATGATGGAGGAACGCTACTCCAAATTATTCAAGAAATGGAATCTCAGTTGGGACGCATACCACAGCTATGTCATTGAAAAACTGAGAAACAAACGATATTGGGTGTGGTGCTATTTGTGCGGCTTCGAGAAGTTCGTGCAAGAACAAGGCGATGAAGAACGGGGTCGCCGTAATCGCCTTTACAAAGATGCCGACGAACGCATTAGACGTATCGTCGGCGATTACTTCAAAATCCAAGATTATGTGAAATCACTATGATGAGATTCATTAAGAAAATACCATCAGTATTATTGTTTATGCTGTTGGCACTCGTGTACATCACTTGCGGCTATGTCGTTGGTTATCACCAAGGATATAAAGCAGGGCAAGAAGACTACATCATCTACATCAACAAAGTATTGGAAAATGCCGATGTCGGCAAGGCCGATGACACGCCAGTTGATGCAACTAATACCAAAAGCCCATGATTTAAGGGTCTTCAATAACCGGACCACCAGGATCGCCTTGGTTGCCTTGGTGTCCTTGGAAGCCTTGAGAGCCTTGGCGTCCTTGGAAGCCTTGAGCGCCCTGCAAGCTGATTCCTTGGAATCCAAGCAGAGCAACACCCATACTCACATTTTGTGAGTTAGCAAACAAAGTACCAGCATTAGAAATATAGCTAACGCTGAAGTTATAGTCACTTGCATTCTTCGTCACGCCAGTAGTAGTGAAAAAACTATACTGAGAAGCTACCGCTTCAGACGTAAAGAAAAACAAAGTGCCATTACCAAATTTATCAAGCACGCCCTGTTGACCAGAACCATTTCTATCGGTTCTCGACACGTCAATATTGGTCACAGATGCAACAGTAGCGTTGTTGAATCTCAACTCTCCAGATGCCGCCGACATTACGGTGCTTGTGTTGAATGCGAGCGGCAACACAAACCCAGGAGCGATAACTCCCTGATTGCCTTGAAAGCCTTGATTCCCCTGGTTGCCTTGAAAGCCTTGTCGCCCCTGAAGTCCTAAACCTTGGTTGCCTTGGCGACCTTGAAAGCCTTGATTGCCTTGGTTGCCTTGTCTTCCTTGTGTTCCTTGGTTGCCTTGCCGACCTTGCAGACCGGCTCCCTGATTTCCTTGTCGGCCCTGCGGACCCTGTAAGCCTCTATTGCCTTGATTTCCTTGGTTGCCTTGACGACCTTGGTTTCCCTGTGCGCCTTGCAGACCGGCTCCCTGATTTCCTTGTCGGCCTTGGTTGCCTTGCGTTCCTTGGTTGCCTTGTACACCTTGGTTGCCTTGGTTTCCCTGAGCGCCTTGCAGACCTTGCGAGCCAGACCCTTGAAAACCTTGTGTACCTTGGTTGCCTTGATTCCCCTGGTTTCCTTGACGACCTTGGTTTCCCTGTGCGCCTTGAGAGCCTTGCGATCCAACACCTTGAAATCCTTGGTTGCCTTGATTGCCTTGGTTGCCCTGGTTTCCTTGACGACCTTGGTTGCCTTGAAAGCCTTGCGAGCCTTGCGATCCAACGCCCTGGAAGCCCTGCGTGCCTTGGTTGCCTTGATTCCCCTGATTTCCTTGCCGACCCTGAAGACCAAGAGGGCCTTGCAAACCAGTAGCACCACTGATCCATTCCAATTGAGATGTGCCTTGATAGCCAATGACTTGTCCAGTCACTCCGGCTGTCGTTGGAAACGTATACTGGCTTTGAATGCCAAGAGATACAGCCTGCACATTGCCGAGTGAAATGATATTGCCCATTGTGAGCAACGCATTCACGCCGCCTAAGCCATCTCGAATTTCGATCAGCTTATTCATGCCATCCAAAAAGCTCTCGATGTTCAATCCAAGTTCAATTCTTTGTGGATGAGTTGCCACAACAACATCATTATTGTTTACCAATAAGAAATTGGTCGAAACAATAGGTCTTTCAACAAGTTGATAATCGTCTTTGTCGGCAAACAAAGTATTGAATGCAGAGATGAAATCATCGGCAACCAAATCAACGTCGATAGATTTATCATGAGCAGACAGGATGGTATCACCATCTGCTTTAAGAAGTCTAACCGATATTTGTGGTTTAATCGTGATTATCAATTTATATGCCTCCTCCTTGATTACCTTGGTTGCCCTGGTGTCCTTGTGCGCCTTGAGCGCCCTGGAAGCCTTGGTAGCCCTGGAAGCCTTGAGCGCCCTGATTGCCCTGGTAGCCGATCATGGCAATTCCCAAACCAATATTTGCTGAGTTAGAGAACAACGATCCATTGTTCGACAAGTATGCAACAGCAAAGTTATAATCTTGAGCATTCTTCGTTACGCTATTGGCTTGGAAGAAGTTGTATTGTGTAGCACTAGCTTCGGCAGAGAATCTAAACAATGTGCCAGATGACATGCGATCCAACACAGCTTGCTGACCAGCACCATTGCGATCTGTTCTTGAGATGTCGATATTGGTAATAGATGCAATCGTAGCATTATTGAATCGAACTTCTCCAGAAGCCGCCGACATCACTGTGCTTGTGTTGAATGTATAAGGAACACTAAACCCTAAGCCAGAAATGCCCTGGTTTCCTTGTGATCCTTGATTTCCTTGTGCGCCTTGAACTCCCTGGAATCCTTGTGCGCCAGCAGTTCCTTGGTTGCCCTGATTGCCTTGGAAACCTTGCGTGCCTTGGTTGCCCTGATTTCCCTGATTGCCTTGGTTGCCCTGGAATCCTTGTGCGCCAGCAGTTCCTTGATTACCCTGATTGCCTTGGAAACCTTGTGTGCCTTGGTTGCCCTGATTTCCCTGATTACCTTGTGCGCCTTGGTTGCCTTGAAAACCCTGTGATCCAGCGGTTCCTTGGTTTCCTTGGTTGCCTTGGTTTCCTTGGTTGCCTTGAGTGCCTTGATTACCCTGATTGCCTTGGTTTCCCTGGAATCCTTGTGAACCAACCGTACCAGCAGAACCTTGTAATCCCTGGTTGCCTTGGTTTCCTAGTGTTCCTTGGTTTCCCTGATTACCTTGATTACCTTGAAATCCTTGATTTCCGACAGTACCGGCAGAACCTTGGAATCCCTGGTTCCCTTGGTTGCCTTGTGTGCCTTGATTTCCCTGATTGCCTTGATTGCCCTGAAAACCTTGTGAACCAACCGAGCCTGCAAACCCCTGGTTTCCTTGATTGCCTTGATTTCCTTGTGCGCCTTGATTGCCCTGTGCGCCTTGGTTTCCTTGAAAGCCTTGAGCGCCACTACCTGAGTTAACCCATGCCAACTGGCTCGTGCCTTGATACCCAATAACCTGCCCGGTCGATCCAACCGCTGTGGGGAATTGATATTGGCTCTGAACGCCGAGAGTGGCAGCTTGGACGTTACCGAGAGAAATCATATTGCCAGTGCGTATCAACATATGAACTTCACTAGCGGTGAGTTCAAGGCCGTCTTTTGCCAGCATCAAATCACTTAGAGCTTGCAAAAAACTATCGGCGTCTACTGACTCGATCTCGATATTTTGAGGGTGAGACGAAATAACAGTGCCATTCTCATCAACCACTAAATAGGTTGCTGTAAGCACTGGTTTCGTTATTACTATTGGCATTCTTTTGTTTCTCCACTCTCTTAAAGCAGCGTCAAGCAGTCGTTTTATATAGTGGAGTTCGGAAAAAATGATGCCAAATTACAATCCAGACCATTTATGGTGGCCGCTGGGTGAAAATACACCGAAGAAAAGCAAGATGATCCCTAAGATCATTCACCAAATGTGGATTGGCGAAAATCCTCCAATGAACCTGATTAACACCTGGAAAGAACAGAATCCTGGGTGGAAACACATATTGTGGACAGACAAAACACTCAAGGAATGGAAGTTTCGCAATCAAGAAAAACTTGACTATATGTCTGAGCCTAATGGGAAGTGCGACATAATGCGATACGAAATACTTCACCGCATGGGTGGATTTTTCGTAGACGCCGACACAATTTGCATTAGGCCATTAGAAAACAAATTGTTCGAGTATGATTGCATGTCGGTCTATGAAGGAGAGAAGCAACGTGGTGGTCTGATTGCCTGTGGCTTTATGGCTTGTCAGCCTCGATGCGAATTGATGAACCTATGTATTGAGGGGATTGATAAGGTGGCGAGTCCAGCATGGTGGTATGTCGGCCCTGCTTACTTTACTCATATTGTTCAATCAAACAAGTATCCCATTAAGGTGCATCCTTCACATTATTTCATTCCCAAGCACTATGCTGGGTCGATGTATACTGGACCGGGGCCAGTATATTGCGATCACCTATGGGGAGTGACATACGAAGGCGGCTATGAGCGATTTGTGGGTCTTAACCCTAAGCCCGTCCAAGTTCAGCGGCCAGCAATTCAGCGGCGTCAGCCAGGGCTTCAAATGGCAGGTATTTGTCGTCGCATGGGTATTTTATGTCAAGTCCGTCACTTGCTACCGGGTCAAGCACCAGATCACTCTCAGTTGCAAGATGGTCAACCGTGTAGCCGAGTGCCAAATTCTGCAACTCAGTTAGTGAGAGAGCGATCCCTTTCTTAGCACGATCAAAGAACATCTTCCAATGTGACCAATCTGGTCGTAGCCCTCGATTGGCTGGATTAGCTAGTTTTGCCGTCCAGCCAACCAGGGCTTTTTTCATGAACTGTTCTGCCGAGCGAATTGGGAAATGAGCCAAATGAAGATGAGGCGAAATCACCATTCGCAATACAACATCTCCAAAATATACCTCATGACAACCTTCTCGCATGTGAACATTCATATCCAATATCGGACCTGGAATTAAAGTCTTATGCTGGTTTGGGTTGATCTGTTTATTTCGATAACAGATGTCTCTTAGCACATGGAGATTCAAATCTTTGGTTGGAGCGTAGTTCCACCATAAAGCAGACAGCGTACAAGGGAAGTTTCGAGGCAAATCGTGAGCAGCCTGTCGGATGTCTCCCACAACAAATTCATCGGCATCAATGGCCATTAAAACGGATGGCTTATGCTTCTGTCGGATTTCTTTAAGAAGCACAGTAATTGCCTCGCCTTGAGCATGATAGAAAGAAGTCGATTGCGTTACTGTAAGAGGCAAGCCTTCTTTGACCAAAGATGCAAGTATCTCTGATGTGCCGTCTTTGCTTAGATGGTCGATAATGAATACATGATCGAATATTCTGGCATGATACCTAACAAACAACTCAATAATGTCAGATTCATTACGAACAATACTTACAATGGCACTTTTCATGGCAACTTAATGCCCTTCTTTTTCAACAAAGATTGTTGAACAAAGTTTCCCCAATGTTGGGACATGAACTTATCGTGCCAGGGCAATATTTCCTTGCTGATACCTCGTGACATCTTGACCAAAATATTTGGGTTGTCTTTCAAGAAGACGATCTTCTCCACACAGGCTTCAGCGTTGCGATCAATGATGAATAGATTTTTGAAGTAATCGCAATAACCAACCTTTGTCATAATGGGGACGCACCCACAAGCTGCGGCCTCGTGCAGAGTGCATGGTCCACCTTCAGAAATAGACAAACATACGAACACCTGACATTCATTGTACAAAGCATTCATTTCTTCCGGCGTTCGCTTATTGTTAAATGAGTCAGTAAGAAGCTCGACAAACTCGATGTCAGTTCTATGCGAAAGCAACTCTTTCACTCGTTGCCAAATTGGATAGCCTTTGTGATCGAGGCGGACGATGCTCGATGAAAAGAACACCTTGAACTTTCTTTTTTGAATTGGAATGTCGTGACCAAAGACATGCAAATCTACGCCGTCAAATGTTGTGTAAACATTACTGAAGCCAGCTTTGGTGAAGTTCTCATGCGCCCAGGGATTATTGACAGATAGAGCATTGAAGACAGCATATCGTCGCAAGTCATTCTTGATTGACTCCAATGGAGTGACCTCGTTTTGAGTAAGAATGATTTGTGTGCCACGTCTATTTTGATCGTGGACAAAAGAGGACCAGCGGTCATAGCTCGGCACATTGTAGCCGTGAAGGTGCCAGACAACATCGTACTTCTTTTTCCTCATCATGTCTTCCCAATACCCATATTCCGGGGCGAGATCACGACGAGCATAACCGATGTCTATTTCAAACTGAGGAAGATACTTTCTGTATTGATGTCCTTTGATGTCGAAACTCCAGTTAGGAACGTCGGCCACATAAAGAACTTTGGGTTTAACAGAATAGTCAAATAAACGAGGGGGCTTTAGATCGAATAAAGTGGTTTCTTGACTCATGAGGTTCAAAGCCTTTTTTCTTTGGTGCAGCAGCCAAAGCTGGTGGTAATTCAAACGGGTATTCTACATCCGGCATGTGCTTAAACCCTCCCATTGATTTTAGGAAGTCATCAACTTGCTGGTCTGTGTATCCGAGTAATTCCCCAATTCTTTTATGAATTGGTTGGCAATTCATGCCGCCATAACCCCTCTTGCAGAGAACTTCGCATCTGCCACGCATAACATTGTTTACTTTGGCCATCATTTCAGGAGTAACAGCAGAATGGTCGTCAGAACTTATTTGATCCAAATAAAACTGACATTGGTAGACTTTCCATAACTCTTCAACTGCTGCTTTGCCGCCCACCATGATATTTGCAGTTGAATATCCAGGAAGATTCATATGGATAATGTGAAAATCAGGTCTAACCTTAATTCCATGAGCAAGAAGCTCGGCCTGAATGCGGCCTGAATCGCCCTTTTTGAGTGCATCCGTGACGATAGCCGCAGCGGGGCTTTCGGGATGATGAGCATAGAGAACGATGGCGGCAGGCTTGTAGCCAAGGATTGCAGCGACAAGGTGATCGCTGGAGTGCGGTCCTGGCTGATAGCCTGATTTGGTCTTATCAATGCGTGCCTGGGCCTCTGGAGAGAGTTCCAGGGCTTCTGCGAGCGTTAAAACGTGGCCTAGATCGAGTCTAAAGACCTCGCTGACGACCAACCACTTAGAAAAAGATAATCCCATGCGAGTATTTAGCCCGCATGGGATTAGTTTTATCGAACTTCAAGAATGGATTCGATCTGAGCGAATTCTTCAATTCTGAAGGGTGGAATCAAAATGAGAGCGGTCAATCCACCATCGTATTTGAGTTCACCGCCCAATTCATTCAACTTCTGAATTTCTTCAGGCGAGAACGAAGTGGTCAACACCAGCTTGAAATATGTTGGCTCCAAGCTGTTCAAATCAACATTGGTGGTTTTGATTTTACTCATGCGGCTCGTCCTTCGGAATACCAGCATTCCGAGCATACATGGTTGCCAATTGCTCAACAGTGACGTTGTAGTGATACCGGAACAGCATCTTCTTGATACTTTCCAACGGCACCTTATGAGTCAACTGGTTCTTTTCCCAAAGGAACTTAGCCATCTTCTCCAGTTGACCACGGTTCTTTTCTTTGTTCTCCAGGTATGGAGCAATATCGTTGACCCACCAAGGCGAAGTCGGTTCTTCGATTTGAACACGATATTGGTACTGAACCGCCATCTCGAAGTATGGCATGATTTCCCGAACCATCGTATTGGTATTGTCTACAATAGCCAAAGGAAGCTGCCGCTGCATTCGCATACGGATGTTCTTCTGGCACTGCTTGTGAGCCATGCCCAGCTTTTCAATGGACCAGTTGGCGACGTACTCTTCCGGGGTTTCGCCGAAAAAGTGGTCGGCAGAGTGGATCACAGAAGGATCATCGCCAGCCAATTCAAGCGCACGATGGCTCTTGCCTGATGCGGGAACCCCACGCATCAAGATCAAAACCTTATCGTTGTCCGGGCTGAACATCCACTGGAATGCGCTGTTCATTATTGTCGAGCCTCTGCTGGTGGCAGTTCACCTTTGTAGCCTGCCCTCATGCACTGACCATTTGGGCAAATACACCAGTTCAGCCGACCAGAATTCACACCGGCAGCGGAAACTGCTGTACGTCGTGTATCAATGATACCACTGTTTCCGCACAACGTACAGAGATTTCCACAATAATATTGGAGCCAGTAGTCCGTGATGACCTTCTGGCCCTTAAAGCGTGGCCGTGCCATTATTGCCCTCAGTCATTATTGGACCGGAGTTTTGCCAACAACTTGAGAATTTCCAAGTACAGCCACACAAGAGTCACGAGAAGAGAGAATCCTGCATACCACTCGTATGACTTAGGAGCCTTATTCTCTGCGGACTCAGCGATCAAGCCGAAGTCAGGAATCAGGTTCAGGGCGGCAATTAAGACAATGAACACCTGAAGTGCAATACCCCAGGGTCCGGCACTATGCACGACCGGGACATAACTCCCGAAGGCAATCATGATCGTATCGACCAGATATAGCACCACAATACCGAACATTGCAGCCAATAGACCGACCATGAACTTCTCGGTGGGCCTCAAAATGCCCAGCGAGTACAAGGTCAACATCCCCAAAGTAACGCCAATAGTCGAACCCGTAGCTTGCAAGGCAATACCAGGATACTTGGCCTCGAATCCGGCTGAGATAGCACCCAGCGCTAGACCCTCTAGGGCAGCGTATACGGGACTCAAATAGGGAGCCGTATGCTTGGCGAAGATAATCACCATAGCGACTATAAAGCCGCCAAAACAGCCCAGGAGGGCCAGTCCAATCACGTTGCTGGGAATGCTAATGGAGTCAGGAATTTTGCCTGCGGCATCAGCAGTAAATGCTTCTGCATAGCCTTGTGTGGTCAGTTGCCAAGTGTAGGCAAAGGTACACGCTAGGATTGCAAGTAAGAACAGCGATTTGAACGCCGCCCCTTGCACAGTGAAGGTGGCTTCGCCACCCCAAACTCGTGGTCCGTCATATTCACGGGCCGTAGGATTGTCCAACCAGTGACGATCAGCATTCGCCATGTTCACACCTTCTTGTTTCGTTTGATTTCGTCTCCGAGCAAACAGCCTTGCTCGAAACCTTGCCGCACCATCTTGAATTTCGTCGTGATCGACTCCCCATTAGAGACTTTCACGATAATTCCTTCCCGCTTTGCTCCCAGCGTAAAGATGGACGGGCCGTTGGCAAGTTCCTCTAAAGTCTCGTAGGAATCCAGCTTGCCGTAAAGCAATGTCGGAATAACAGAAAAACCACATGCCCGGAGAATATTATCGGCCTTCTTTGGGTCGATATAGTGATCCTTCTCCCAATCGTACACATCAAAAGCGATAAACCACTCCGGCAAGGCATCGTATTCCATGCCGTGCTGTTGGATCATCCATTCGCCGTATACGGAATATGGGCCATGCTCGTCCAGAACGTCAAACATCGACTTGTTCTGGTGCATCCAGTTCCAGGCTGACGCAAACTGTGCCTGCGAAGGGTTCTTCATTTCCTGACCCTTACGCAATATCTTCGTCCGATTTCGGACCACGGGATGGCCATTCAGATAGGCCATGCCGCAGTTGGCACCGTCGATCTTCTCTTGGACGCAAGTTCTTTCGCCATCAAAAATTACGGCGGCTTCCTGAAGAGTCGCCAGCTTGTCGCCCTTGTTATTGGGCTTCCAAGGAAGATGGCGAGTCGCCGGATATTCTGGCAGCACGTCTTTGAATGATGGTTTCATAGTGACGGATTATACCATATCGGAGCATATTTGTAAAATGCTATCGGCGTGGCGTAAACCGATGGTTCAGAACCCACTCGCCAGTAAATCTTTCCGACTTGTGAACGAGTTCAACGTCCAGGTTTTCATGGACCTGCCACGTTGCTCGAACGCCTTGATCGTCTTTGAGAATGAACTCTCTGAGCGGAAACTTGGAATGAGGACGATTAACCTCATCGTTGATGGCATCCTGAACCCATTGTTCGGCCATGTAGTCGTAGTCAATATTCTTGACAGAGGCGACGTGCGAATTACCTACTTCAGAATCGTGTATTTCCAATAACATGGCTACTCCATGAGAATTACGTCAAGTTCTTTCAACTGTTCCGGCGTATCGGCAAAGCTGCAAATTGACTGGCCCATCCAATTGCGGTGTTGGATGTATTCTGGATCGTATTGTGCGACCAGTCCACAGCCTTCATCGTTGATTTTGATCCACACTCTGTCTAGCTTCTTGCCAACGAGATATTTGAATCTTGCTCCTAGAGCCAATTCGGTAAATTTCATCACCACAGATTCTTCTCGGAGAGAAGAAAGAACATAATCGGCAGCTTGTCCTGTTGCAAATGATCCATCTTCATGGCGAATTTCAAATGGAGACTGGCATTCAACAGTCCACCCATGATGGATCAATAACCTTTCGTCACTGTCGTTCATCGAAAATACTCCGTGTGATCCACAAATTTGAACCCACAGCGAGCGGCAAAGGTTTTGTCGGTCGTCATATCACCAACGTAGGTGCATTTCCTGGGGTCCAGCTTGTACTTGAAGATCAACTCCACGCCCATGCCAGGACCGGGCTTCCGACAATAACAGGTGATCGGAGGAACCTTATGAGGACAATACAGGATTTCCTCGAACTCCACACCCAACTGCTTCGTGGTTTCAGCAAAGCACGCCTCGGCGTCTTCAGCAGTAAGTTTGCCCTTGGCAATACCAGATTGATTGCTGGCTCCAAGTAGCGGCGTTGTGAGCGACTTGAGTTTGGCACTTCGCTCTTTGATTGCACGAACCTGATCGGGGGAGACAGGATATTTCTCATCGCCGACATGGGTGCGAAGTGTACCGTCGAAATCGAAAATAACGGCACCATTTACCCAATCGGCAGGATATACCCGCACGAACTTCTCGGTTTTGACGGATGCGAATCCCTCGTCCACCGATGGCTTCTCGAACTCTTTGCGATATTTGTACAGGACGGCAACAGGGAAGAGATTCGGATCGTTCTTGTATTTAGGGTCTTTGTGATCTTCGGGATGCAAGACTTTGCCACAGCGTTCCATCATGCGGCAACAAGCGTTGAATTGGGCGTCTTCGAGGGAAGTATCCATCAAGACGAAATGAACATCAACGCCAGCATTCTTGGCCGCTTTAAGCACTTCGGCACGACTCGCTTTGGTGGCATACAAGTTGTCCATGACGACATTCTTGCCCGCACGGAGAGCAGCCAGCATGGGCGAAATGAGATCATCCACCTTGCCGCCCAAGGTATCCCGGTTCAATCGGGTGTATCCCTGGTCCACAAAGCGTTTCGTGACTGTAGTTTTTCCACCCGCAGGCATTCCACCGACCAAAACGACTTCTGCCATGAATTGCTCCTTTTGAGGTTGTAAAGACCTAAAACTGTACCACGGAAGTCTTCCCGTGTAAAGCAACGAAAAACGGCCCGAAGTATCTCTTTTACAGCGACAGAATCAAGGAAAGGCAATATGACCCCAAAAGTAAGCATCGTAGTTCCAGTGTGGAACGAAGAGAAATACCTCGAAAAATCATTAGACACAATACGATGCCAGACCTTTGAAGATTTTGAGGTCATTATCGTAGATGATTGTTCGACCGACCGCACGCCCAATATCATCAAGTATTTTGAAACACTTGATCCACGGTTCCGAAGCATACGATTGCCAAAAAACTCTGGGACTGGCACGGCATTAAACACAGGATTCAGGGAGGCCGTTGGGAAATATCAAACGTGGCTTAGTGGGGATAGCTGGGTCATGGATGACGCCATTGAGTATCTTGTGACTGCTCTGGATAAAACAGGGCCAGAAATAGCATTAGCTTACGCCGATTGGCTTCAGATTGATGATGTTTTTAACTTCGTCAAAGAACACAAAAATCCCAAGTACAACAAAAAAGCTCTACAAGACTTTTGTTTTCTGGGACCAAGTTGGCTTTGGAGAAAAGAAGCCAAGGACAAAGCAGGAGAATATTGTGCTGAAATATGTGAAGACTATTACATGCACCTGCTTTTGTCCGAGCAAGGTGATTTCGTTCATGTGCCTAAAACATTGGGAACATGGCGAAATCATGCTGAAAACCTGACCAACAGAGTCAATAACCCAGAGGGTTGGACTCAATCAGCCGTGGCACGAGCAATGGCTCGATGGAAAGTTTGCAAATATAAAGCTGCATACATTTCCCAGACCTATACTTCAGAAGGCTGGAAGTTCGTCGATATGATGAACAAAGTCACCGACGATTTCGCTTATCGCCACATCACCTACGAACGTAGGCATGATTTCACAATCGGCGAACACGACGAAAGAATAGAAGAGATTCTCAAAGAATGTGACGTGGTAATTCTTTGGGGTGTAATGCCCGACTCTCTTAAAGATAAAATAAAGTGTCCAGTTGTCGGCGACAAATGGACGCTAGACCCAGAATTAGTTCCAGAATACGAACAGCGATATAAGGATGCCATCAATGGAACCATACGCAAGCAACAAAGCGAGCCTGCACCTGAACCAATTAGTCCAACTGCGTGAAAACAAGCAGCCCTATCCTGTTCACGTTCAACTGATCGTGTCTGATTACTGCAACCAAGATTGCAGCTTTTGTGCGTACCGCATGAGTGGGTATAGCAGCAACGAGCTATTCAAGATTATTGACGATAACGGCAAGGTAAACAACAACCCCAGACGAATGATCCCGTGGCCTAAACTACAAGAAGTAGTAGAAGACTGCGCAAAAATGGGCGTGCGAGCAATTCAGATTACTGGCGGTGGTGAACCGACGCTCCACCCTAACTTCAATGAACTATGTGAAATGATTCTTTCAAAGAACATTGATCTAGCTCTTGTCAGCAATGGTCTTCTATTAAATCAGAAGCGGGCCGACATCATAGCCAAAGCCACCTGGACCAGAATCTCTGTTGATGCTGGAACACCTGAGACTTATTCGGGCATCAGAAATGTGCCTAAACAAGAATTTGGCATTGTCGAGAAGAACGTCCGGTATCTTACATCAATTCCCAATCGGCGTGCTACTGTCGGTATAGGCTTTGTGGTTACAAAAGAAAACTACAAAGAAATAGCGATTGCCATGAAGCAGTTCAAAGCCTGGGGCGTTGACAACGTAAGGCTATCTGCTGTGTTTCAAAACGACGAAGAACGATTCTATGATGGAATACATGATGAAATAGTAGAACAGATAGAAACCATCTCCTATTTGAACGATGATAAATTCAGAGTGTTCAACAACTTTAACTCTCGATATGCTGACCTAGAACAAGGCACGCCTGACTACCAAAGATGTGGCTATATGAGTTTCACAACATACATTGGTGGAGATCAGCATGTCTACACATGCTGTGTGAATGCCTACAACAAAAAAGGTCAGATCGGCAGCATCAAAGAGATGAGCTTCAAAGACCTTTGGGATAGTCAACACAAACAAGAATTCTTTGGTGGCTTCGACGCCAGAAATTGCACTCGTTGCATGTTCAACGACAAGAACAGGGCGATCAATCAGTTGCTTGCAGAGCCTCAATCACATGATAACTTCGTTTAGCATTGGACTGCCCGTGGTACAAGTGGATGGCTTCAGCTTCGACTTGTACCATGTGTGCCTTTGATCTATCGAGGTCTTTTTGATAAGCAATCAAATATGGCTTATCAAAAACATCAGACACATCTCTAAAGACAACCATTTGTTTGTCTTTTTTGAAGTCTCCCAAAGTGCCGAAATTGTCATTCAGTTCTTTCAATAAAGAACCATCAAGATCGTCAACAACGTGAGTCACCGCTACCGCAGTTGAATCAGCTTTAGCCGCTTTAATCAACTTATCCAAAGTGTCACGTTGAGGCAGAAACATTTCTGCTCCTGCAATCACTATGGTTTCTCCAACTGCTTGGTCAAGACCCACAGCCAATGCTTCCTTGGCTCCTTGGTGCTTGAGCTTCCTAGCTAGGGTGCCGTTGTTTCTTTGCCCTGTAAACAGGTATCGAAGCTGCAAACGCTTGTTGTACAAGCGACAAATATGTTCTGTCTCGTCGTCGTTGAACCCATCGTTCAAAACGATAACTTCAAAATCGAACTCAGTTTGTTGGTTTGCCAATGAGAATAAATTCCAACGCAGTTGTTCGGCTCGTTTGAAAGATGGAATCAATACTGAGACTGACTTGGGCTTTCTTTTGATGTCAAGATGCTTCATGATCGTATTAGACAACGTGCTGTTGCCATAGGCAACATTGTCCGGCGTGATGCGATCATTAAACTGTTGAGCGATCAAATCTCCTGCGTACCAGTGGATGCCAATAGTGTCTTGTTCAAGAGGCACGTTGTTGATGAAAATGTCTTTGGTGCGACTCCAATCCAATGCGTATACAGTGTCTTTAGAAATCAACCCGACATTGATTGGAAACTTATTGAGTCGCATTTCAGGAAGAAAGAATAGATCGGCACCAATAGATTGATACTTCTTCAAATTCAATCTTTGCTTCGCCAGAATTTCTAATTTAGCATACACAGGGTTGCCTGGGCAGCTAAACAAAAAACCAATAGGGACCAAACCATCTTCAAAGATGCAGATGCCGGTGTCTACGTTCCCGTTCTCTCGCTTGTTAAGAGCGACAGAATTCATGGACCGGAAGTACAGAATATCGAAGTCTGACCACACGCCACCTTCAGTTGAAAGCAACAAGTAGCGAAGATAATCAGCCTTGTATGTCTCTGGAATATTGTTATGGAAGCCATATTTTTCAAAGTCATGGCCAACAAACTCCACATAGGAGTCTTCTAATTTTTCAATGTAAGCATACTCGCCTGCCGTCGCCAATCCCTTTTGGGAATGAGGTAAATCTCCCCAAGTGATTTCGCCATCATATGGAAAAAACGGTCGATGAATCTTGATTTTCCAATCAGGATTTTGTTGTCTAAAAGACACAACTGTAAGGTATCTGAGGTAGGACAGATTTTGCCCGCCCCAATACAAATGAAGAACTTTGGGGATGCGAGTCAAATGCCATTGAGGTAAATAATCTGCTGAATAATCAATACCGAGATTCAAGGCTTTAACGATAATTTTGCACAATGTACTGTTGAATCGAAAGACATTCTCGATGCTAATTTGAGAATCAAAGTCTTGAGAGATAGGAGTACCAGCAAACCAATGAATGCCTACGGCGTCGTCTGGATATACGGCTTCGTTAACGAAGATGTCAGTAAGTCGCTGCCACTCAAAATAGTAAATAGAGTTTTTGTCAATCTTACACAAATTGATTGGCAACTGATCGACCTGCATCTCAGGCAGGGCAAACAACTCGGCACCAATAGACTGATACCTTGATAGGTCCAGTTTATCTTTTGCCAGAGCTTCCAACTTAGCATACATAGGATTATTGGCACTGCTAAATAGAAAAGAGATATGTGGCAATCCATTTTCTATGTATAGGCCAGTGTCGGCGTCGGCATTCTCTGCATTGTTGAATGCAGCCATTATCATAGGTCGGAAATACAAAATATCGAAGTCTGACCAAACACCGCCTTCTGTAGAAAGGAGACGGTATCGCAGATAATCTGCCTTAAAGGTTTCGGGAACATCACTCCGAAAACCATATGATTCAAAATCATGTTCGACAAATTCAACGTCGTAGTTCTTCAGTTGCTCCAGGTATCTCCCTGACATCTTGAAGCTACGAGAGTATTCAGGAGAATCCCAAGTAGGCTTCCCTTTGTAGATGTTTTTCGGCGTGTGGATTTTGATTTGCCAATCAGGATTGTATTGGCGAAAAGAAACAACGGTAAGATGCCTCAAAAAAGACATATTCTCGCCGCCCCAATAAAGGTGCAATACCTTTGGGATTTTGTGAAGATGCCACAAGCCATGAGGTCGCTTATTGAAAATCATTACTCGTCGTACACTACCTTTCCGAACCAAATACCTTCGCCATTGCGAACATAGCTAACAGAGCAGTTCTTTACAAAATTTACTGTATCTGCATTGGCTTTTAACCCAAGAGCAAACTCGTAAATCGTATTGACTGGCGTACCGTGTGAAATCACCACGAGCTTTTCATGATTCAAACTATCGTGGAATGCTTTTATACGAGCGATGAATTGTGTATCAGACTCTTGGCTGAAAAACAGATCATTATTGTGATTCCAGATGAACTCTGGAAATTTCTCTTGTTGATTTTTTACTTCAGCAGCCTGATATTTCATCATGATCTCCCGTGGACCGGGATTCACGGTAAATTCCAAGCCAGTCTCTTCTCGAATAATGCGAGACGTTTGAAGGCATCGCAGATAAGGAGAAGTGATGCCCACAAAATTGTGAATATCACCAAATTGCTCTTTGAGAAACTTGCCTGTTATACGAGCTTGTTCGATGCCTTTAGGCGTAAGCTCGCTGTCTAAGTGATCCGTCAGATAAGCGTTATATTGGCTTTCGCCATGACGGATCAAAATCAATTCTTTCATTCCAACCTCAAAGTTAAACATTTACAGGCACCACCCGCTTTGATGAATTCGCTCATATCGGTGTCGAATACTTCAAAGCCTGCACCAGTCAGAAGAGTCTTAGTCGCTTCGCAACCGGCTGGAATAATGACCTTGTTGCCAACGGCAACCGCATTACAGGCAAATTTGCGAGCGTCCTCTTCTGGTACTCTAAGTAATTCTAGGTCAACTTCTAATGCGTATACAGTGTCTTCGTCAAAAGCTCCTGGCCAAATCAAAGCATAATCATCTTTGAGAGGACAAAAGCAAGTATCCAAATGATAAAAATAAGGATCAACCAGCTTAATGTATTGGGTGCGGAATTTCCAGAGGGGACTCCAATCTGAGTGCGTTACGGACTCATAGTCGCTGCGAAACCCATATCCAAAGTAGAGTTTGTTCTCGAAATTCTCTTTGCTGTTTTGCTCTTTGAATAAAGCGTCCCCAGCGCCTTCAAAATGAAAATATGAGGCAAGCTCCAATGTTTCAAAGTCGTTTGCCTCAAACCATGCTTGGTAATATTTCTTTTCGGCTTGTCGCTCAGGATGCTTAAAGTTCGAGAGCATGACTGTGCTTTGATCTCGAAATACCAGTCCAGCATTGGCCGTGAAGACCATATCTGGCAGGCCGGGTTGCCCTGGCATGGTCAGTACAGTAGTCCCGATTTCATTCAACAATTTGACTAAGCCGTGCCACTGGCGAATTGCTAATTCTCGATCCGCTTGATTTTGGACACTCATCCAAGGATTGATTTCATATTCAATCCCATAATGCGTTGGGTCGCAAACAAGTATTGTGGTCATCCATTGCTGCCTAAAGTTGGTGTTGAAGACATAATACGGATGAGATCACCAAGAGTTCCCATCCGACTTCTGATCTGCCCGACGACTTGATCTTGAACTTCTTGTCGCAACTCTTTGAACTCGCCAAGTCCATTGAGAACATTGATTAACTGCTCTGGTTCCCAAGCATCAAGTCCTTGGGATAAGCCGTGGGTGCGGTCAAGGTTCAGTTTACCAAGAAGGATATTCTTGTAGAAGTCATAACCTTTGTTTTCCATTTCGGTAAGCCAAACCTTAAACATCAATTACCACCTATTTTTATCTTAAACGAATTGTCACGTTCATGTTGTTGTTCTGAATATTTATATCCGAGAAAAGAGCCGATAATGATCCCTAAGATCAAACCGATAAGTAATGATGCTGTGTTATCGTTTTTCATGGCTTGGTAGTCAACTTTTGGTAAGGGTAAATGGGACCGCCTTTCTTGGCCCAAGTCGAGGCTTGCAAACATTCAATTACGATGCCAGTGATGATCTTAGAAACCTCTGCCCAAGCGTTTCGGTCAGCCGCCATCTTTTCCCACACCCACGGACGCACACCCTTTTGCTGGATGACCTCCTGATTTGGCGGGATTGCTCCCGTGCGGTCGAATTTAGCGATCTTTCCAGGGCCTCTTGGATAGAGGTTAATCTGACCACCTGCATTTACGAATGCTGGAATCAAATCGAAAATAACTTCGTCAAATGAATTGAATGCCGTCAATGCGGTCTTAACAGAACTGCCTAAATCACCAGGGTTTAGGGTAAGAGTTCTTTGGTAGGAGAGCAAGTCAATCAATCGAGCCAAGATGATGGTGACTTCAGCTTCAGTTGGTGGCGGCGACTGCGGGTCAGCTTCATGTGCCGACTGTTGCAATACATGAACCGCCTGCATAAGCTCTTGTTTGGCACGAGCCATCTGCGCAGGGTTCCTCAGCCACAAGGCGTGGCCGATATTATGGACTTGTTCATGTGGGGTCAAGCTGTGAACACGAGATGTCGGCTTGATATAGACAATCGTATTTTCTGGGTTGGGCGGCTCAATGGGAACTACCGACTGTGACGGATTGTATTCCTGACTGAACTGCTGGAGCATTTGCTGGCCGTCTTGCTTTGCCTGGGCTGCATATTGATCCCAATGGGCTGGGTTATTCTCTTCAGCGTCTTCTTTTGGCTCCAAATATCCAATCACCCAATGGATACCGTATTTTTCAGTGGCCTGGGTTAACTTGCGTTCAACTTCAGGAGAATCCCGATGAATTAGGTTTCGATCCACATCACGGAAACCTGGACGGGACATATGTTTTAGGCCAGCATCGTCACGACTATCCAGATTCGGAATCGGTTTTCCGAATCTGCTCGTCGTTTTGACGGCCATTTCATTCATATTGAGCCAACTTCTAAATGCTCCCATACCATTTCTTCCCTTGCAGTAATTGAGTCTGTTCCTATATATAAAGTCATGAACCGTTTACTTTTCAAGCAATGGATGTTATCCGAAATGGCCGATTTCGGCTTTGACAATGACCAACGAGGCAAGCCGAAAGGCGGCATTGAGGCAATGGATGGGGACACTCTATTCAAAGCGGTAGACGGCAGCAAAATCATCACAGAACTAGCGAGTTTCCCGGCTCTTGGCCCTAATCGTCCTCTTCAACGATGGAACGATGTGGTAGAATGGGGAGTCGGTCCTGGGGCAATCCAGGTGGGCGTGACGCCGCTAGGATCAATGCGTGTCGTTGTCCGTAGAATGACAAAAGACCTATGCGGCGAGGCTACTTGGATATGCACCAAGGTAATACCACTTGGCGATAACGCAGCCGAAAATAAAGAAACAGCCATTGCTCACGACGTATACGATACGCTTACGGAAGTTTCCAATGAGATGGTTCCGGGGCCTGCCAAAGAGTATGATGAATTAGAGCGGTTGTCGTGGAAACTATGGGCCGCAACCAAACGTCAACATCCGTCATATTGCATGTTCCCCATTGGGATGCGACAGCAAAATGAAAATTACTACAAGCTCGTATTTGAATTCCGTGGACAGGGAGTAAATCGGCAAAAAGCCGGAAGTGGTGGAGGTCGTGCGGAACAATTCAACATCGACATGGTTTGGGAGCCAAAGCGTGGATTGATCCGATGTCTCGGTTACGATATTGACTCTTCAACTGGACAACACTCGTGGGAAGTTCAGCCTGCTGAGTTCAATGAATATTATTCGCCTCAACAGAAACACGAAAATATCATCGACAGTATAGTTCAGACCTTCTTACAGTATTAAAACAGAGGACAATGATGGACTCAAAGAAAATCTTGATTGCTGCGCTGCTCTTAGTTGGAGCCGGTGCCTTGTATGTTAAATACGGCAAACATAATGTTGTGCCAGTAAAACCACCTATTGAGATGACTGATCCTGTCGCTCCACCTGTGACGCCGCCAGTCACGCCTCCTGTGGTTCCTCCACCTGTAGCACCACCAGAAGTGCTGGCTAATTTCAGCAACTACCAAGAAGCGTTAGCTGCCGCTAAGAAACACAATCGACCAATCTTTTTGTATTTCGGTGCGGAGTGGTGCGGTTGGTGCAAGAAGATGAAATCAGAAACGCTTTCTGATGCGGCTGTGAAGGACAAGCTGGGCAAGGAATATGTCACTTGCCTCATCGACACCGACAAAGATCGTGCGACGGCCAGAAAATACAAAGTCTCAGGTATCCCTGCCTATATGGTCATTGATACATCTGAGACTGTTATTGTCCGTGACTCTGGATTCAAGAGCAAGGATGATATGCTAACTTGGTTGCGACCAAAGAACGTATCGTTGCTTGACGATAAATACTAAGCGGCTTTCTTGTCTTGAAGTTTCTCATACAGAACCTCCTCGGTGGCCTCTAGCAGATCATCGAGGCGGTTCATTGTATAGAAGTCACCTTTGATCCCACGAGTGTTGTTGACCTTATAGCCTAGTCTGGTCAATTCTTGATACACCTTCTCATGTGAAGGGTCAGCCATATCGGTCAGGCCCAACGCTACCGCCAACGGGCAGAACTTGCCATCTTCGTAGTTGTATGTGTCCAGAACCATTGGCTCAGGATGCAAGAACACTTTCAGCAACTCTTCTACACTTAATTGTCGCAGGCCGTTCTTGAGGCCAGTCTTGCGTTCGTCTTCTACACACCACATGCTTTTTCCTTATTGGAGATAGTCAAAATCAGTAATTGATGTCGCCGACTGAATTATGTTGGGCTGTTGTGGTGTTCTATTTTTCAGGGCGTCGAACGACAACAAGTTTCTTTGTTCCATGATGTATTGTGGCTTATCTCGTCCTGGCAAACAACGGAAGTTTTCTTCTTTGGCTAATTCCTTTGCCCAATAGAAGCCACGGAACGTAAACCTGCCATTCTTTCCAGTAAATAGACACAGTGCATCAATGTGTTCCGCTTGTTTCCAATGAGAAAGCGTGAGCCTTCCTGTGTGGTACTCAGTGGCCTTGATGTCAATCTTGAGGCCATCATGCACTATATCTCCGAAATCGTCTTTGGCATCTCTTGGACGAATCTCCAATTGCTCACCTGGATAAAGGTCGAACATCTTGGCATAAAGTAATTCGCCTTGAAGTCCATTGATTTCCATGAACTTCTCTTTATCAGAGCCACCAGACGCAGCCTGAATCATATTCACTTTGCCACTGGCTCGTGCAGCTTGAGTTCTTTTCGGTCCTAAGATTTCCGTAGCTTTAATTTCCCGTTCATTCAATGTGTATTCTTGACCAACATCTATTGAATCAAATGGTTTAGAGCCAAAAAACTCAAATGGATATTTGTCGTCGAGCTTACATTGATCGAGGTATTGTTTGTATTGGTTCATGGTCACAACATAAAATTTGATTTTGAAGAAAACATAGAAGTTGTGTGGTAAATTTTAACGGCGTTTGTAAGCCCAAACGCAGTAAGTGTCTCTTGGTGTTCATCCCATGCCTTTTTGCCATTTGGGAACACAATATCCTTTGAAACACATGGTCGTGTATGCTCTATGCTTATACCATTGATGACGCCAACATTAGACCTCTTTTCATTACTGACAATAACTGGCCAAACAAAATCAAGGCCCCATGCAGAGTATGACAAAGAAAACGTCCACAAGCAAGAGAGCATAGCTTTGCGAGAAAATATTGGACACATAGGCTCGATCAAGTTCAGATGCCTAATGAGAATGTTTTTGTTATCTACTGGAGCTAAACACGGATGATTAAGGTGTCCCGTGATAGATGGTTGACATAAATCTAAGTCATATTGCTTTGCCATGTCAAACAATTTGTTGATGTCCTGAACTTTAATTTTCAGATCAGGATCGGGACACATCACATAGTCGTATTTGCTTAACGTCTTGAAATTACGTCCATAGAGACTCAACAATGTGCGAAATTTATGTTCTTTGATTTCAAAGTATAACTCAGGGTTTCGATCCCGAAAAAAGCCAGGGTCGCCCCAATTGTTCACAAGTATGTCGTAGTTTTTACTATTGCCAAACCATAAATCAGCATAATCACAGTTTGTTCTACTAAGGGGAAGATAGACTAAGTTCATGAATTGTAATCCTCAAAATCTGATTGTTGAATATCAACCATTAGATCATGCAGTTGATTAAATTCGTCGGGAGAAATCTCCATGCCATGCTCTGCGGCTTCCATTCTCGATCTTTGCTTTTCTTGTTGGCTCATCAAACTCAAATCAGGTTGTTTCTTGAGTTTTTTATTCAACGAAATTAAATTGCGTAGTATTTTAGACGCTTGATCGACAGTGTATTCACGTCCCTGTTCTGCCATGAGTGTTCTAAACTCTTTTGGAGAAAGCATCTGCTTATCCTATTGTCTCAGTGGAGAAATCAGAAATAAAATTATCGAACTCGTGCGGAAACATTTCCCTGAACTTACGAATTACATCATCTGTAATGCAGGGCTTGTACAGATCGGGATCGAAGTTCATTCTCTTATAATCTTCCGGCTTCATAACTGCCGCAATGTGCGGCGACATTGCAATATAGTACGGGCTGATTTTGCCGAAATTAACCCAGCGAAAGAGGTTGTTGTTGATGTAGGACTCCCGGTACTTTTCAAGACTTGGACTTGCTCCAAAGGTTTTGGCGAAGAACTCTTTGGTTCGCTCAAGTCCTTCGAGAGCTTTGATAACGCCGGGACCAACAGGCTGGGATACTTCGGACGGCTTCGCAGAGATGGAATCATATTTTCTTTTCCATAATTTCCACCGCTTCCAGGCTTTATCTCCCACCAAACAATTTGCGTCGATGAGAGGATGGCCCTTGCCGGTATTGATGTGTCGGAGAACATCAAGCTGCGCCCGGATATACAAAGGGTAGTCTTTTTCTTCGAGTACGCCCTGTGTCTCACGAGCCAGCTTGTAGCACACTTTGAATATCAGCGACTTTCGAGGGTCGCCCTTCTTCATTGTCGTGTGCTGATATTCAGGGAATACTTTACGACTTCTATCGAGCCAGAGCAAGCACAATTTATACGCTTTGCCTTCAAGTTCATCCATTTCGTAGTCGATAATTGCTTCGAGTCGCACATCACTCTCCGAGAATAAGTGTTCTTTTTTGTTTTCAGCCATTTTACCTCGTATCTGAATAGGTGCCAAGCCCAATATATAAATCCATGAACTTCAGAGAATGGCTCTTGAACGAAGGGCAAAACATTAGATTCGGCAGTTGGTGGAAAGATGGGACAATAATCGTCTACATTGACAGCACCCGGTACGTTTTCGTGACCGATGCTCTTTACCATCGTCAACTTCAAAAATTGGCACGTTTTAAGCCTTGGACTGCCTTGAACAAGATTAAGGAAATGGTAAAAAATAAGGCGGCGACCCAAATAGAGCCACCGCCTCAAGAAAAATTACCTCAAGATAAACCGCCAATTCAAGGCACGTTATTTTAATTCTTTGATGATTCTTGCAGCCAAGTCCGAACCAGATGTGACTGCGCCTTCCATGTATCCAATGAACTTATAGCATGTATGTTCACCTGCAAAATGCAGGTTCCCAATGCCCTGTCTCAAAATTGGGCCGAGCTTTGTGATCTCTCCAGGTGCCGGGAAAGAATATCCGCACTTTGTCCAGCGATCAGTTATCCAATTAACCAGTTCACTGCGAACAATAGACTGGTTGATATTTGGATAAAACTCCTCCAACTCATCAAGCAATTCCTTCTCAGCATTTACTGATTTTGCAGATTCGCCACCACTGAATATCACGATGGCAGAATAATCAACCTGGACTTGGCCCTCTGTGCCGTTCCATGTTTCGTTAATCTTTCTGTCGCCTTTGGCATTTTGCGACACGTTTTTGTTGATCCAATATTTGCTTTCAACTGCCGAGAGATGCTTGATATTCATTCCCATTTGAGGAATGAAATCTTCAGGTAATTCCGGCGTGAAATAAATGGTAGACCACAGTGAAGGTGGAATTGCCAATACGACAATATCGGCCTCGTGATTTACGCCATGAGCATCTACAACAACAACATTTGGCTCGGTGATGATATGAGTTACCGGGCAATTCAAAGTTAATCGAGTGCCTAATTTTTGAGCAAACTTCAAAGCGAATTGTTGGTTGCCGCCCTTGGTGCGGTAGCTTTCGGTATCACTCCAGAATTTATCGAGGCCACCGCCTCGAATTAAAACTAAGTTGCCCAAAAGACTTTGCTTATCAGAGGTTACGCCATTGTCACTCGATACCTGAATATCGAAAAGATATTTGGATATTGCCGAAGCATCTTGAGTGTAAATCCATTCTCGCATCGAAATCTGATCCAGATATTCGGCTCGTGGAGACAACCAAGGTTGGTTAGCATCAATATCAACAGCCATTTCCGACAACGCATTTTGCATTTTGGATATTTCTGTTTTGATATTTCCGTACTCTACCTGCGACAGCTTTTGTTGCTTCAGTATGATCGGTGTTTCAGCATCATTATCTTCGGCTTCCAAGAATTCGAGGCCAAACTCAAGAGCGTAGCCGATTAAGGAATAATGGTTCGAGCCGATAAGCTCTCCACCGAATTCGACGTTCATGCCAGAGATGAAATCGTCTTTGCTGTATACTCGGCCACCAACTCGGTTGCGAGCTTCCAGAACTTGAACGGTATGACCAGCGGTCATTAGCTCGTATGCACAAGCAAGGCCGGAGAATCCTGCTCCGATTACAATTATTTTCATGGAATCCTTCCATAGTAAAAAAGAAATACCCGTACCTGGGTCTACCGTATTTATGCGCTACAACCAAACTAAAAGAAAAAACCTGGGATCGAATGGCCGGAAGCGGTAAAAATACGTTCTATCTGGCTTGATCGAAACGAATTCCATGTCTAGGATATTGACGCTCGGTGAAATAAGTGCATCCAAATAGCCGAGTGAAAACCTTCAAGAAGGCATACAGGTCATCGCTGCTGGGTTAGAAATATCCCTTCAGATTTTGGAAAGCCTTTGATGCTACAGCCCCAGAACCCCGGATTGGTCAGAGGGCCTGATTTACTGGATAGGGTTTCTTCCTCAAAAGAGGTCTTAGGTGGCAATGGGCCGACGTGTAGCGGCTAGTCGGAGAGCAATCTCCGAGGATTGAATAAGAGCTAGGATTCAACACCCACCAACGGCGTGCCTCGTCGCTCAGATAAACGAGGTTGGGATAAATCACAAAGAAACCGATATAATCCGCTGAACCTATAATTGCTCCAACGGAAGTTGGGTGTAAATCAGAAAGAGCTTTGAGCTAACTTATTGTTGGGATTACAGCCGAAAATTTCGGCTATTGTATTAGTGACTATTTACAGTTACTTGTACAAGAGTTAATCCCAATAATAAGAAGGCTCTTTTAGTTTATAAATTACTTATAAGAAGCGCTTGTTGTACACCCAACTCAGAATCAAAGTGACAACGAACAGTCTTGCAATCAAAGGGTTTGAGTCTTATACTTCAACAACGACATCCTTGGCAGTAACCGCATGATTGAGGCACATGGACCACTCACAACTGGCAAAGGCTCTCGCCGATACGGTAGGGCCAAATGTGTTTATCTGTTGCCAGCCGGAAGTGCTTGACTTCACGGATCGGGCAGTCGTACCGGAATTGCAAATATTCAGTTCGAGTGGGCAAATTAAAGTCATGCTCACGGATGAAGTTTTGCCGATACTCCTGCCGATGTTGCGGTTGAGTATTTTTGGAAAGAGCAACAAGATTGTCGCTTGGAATTGGAAGAACTTCGTAAGTTTCATTCTGGCCAAGACTGGCAAGACGTATCCCGTCGATGGGGCAATTATTGACTTGAAGATAATCGAAACTTATTGCGGGCGCAAGTTCAATGTTCCGAAGACACTGATCGAGGCGATGAACAGATTGAAAGACCTCATCACCACTGGCATGTGGAGAGAGGTTGAGACTGTTTATCGCAAGGTCCATATACCGCTCATTACCACGGTCATTCCTCATCTCGAAACTGTTGGTATTCTCAATACGCAAATCGGCAATAGGGTCTATGCGTATTACGAAATCAACGGCCAGGAAAATGGCCGTCTGAAATGTTCTGGAGAATATCAGCAGGGTTATGTTCCGCACGCCATGAAGCCGGAAACACGGCAGGCTCTCAAGCCTCGCTCTGAGAGCGATCTGTTCATGGTCTTTGACTACAAGGGCATGGAAGTCTTCATGCTGGCTTGGATGAGCAAAGACCCGTTATTGCAGGAGCTTTGTCGGGAGCCGGATATTTATGTGGCTCTTTACGAGAAGATTACCGGCAAGAAATGCGAAGGAAAAAATGATCGTGAAATGGCGAAAAAATTCTTTCTGCCGGTTATATATGGACAGTCGGCTTATTCATTAAGCCAACGCTGCGGTGTCGCCTTAGATGTCGCAGAGATTATTTCAGAACGCATTGACGCTTTGTTTCCGGTTGCTTTGGCCTTCATCGAGGGTTATCAGAAGCAGCTTCAAGAACTCGGATATGCCAAAGACATCTTTGGCAAACGCCGCTCCAGCTTCGAGGAAGGCAAAGAATATTCTGTCAGAAACTTCGCAGTTCAATCACCGGCATCCGTCGTGTGTTTGGAAAAGTTATCCCACCTATATTTCGCACTCAAAGATAAAACCGACCTCGCCTACACCGTTCACGACGGTTACGCTGTGTATGCAACGAAGGAGAACTGGAAAGCCATAGCAAAACTTGGCCGAGATGTTCTTACTGGCGAGTCAGATTTATGCCCCGGTTTACGGCTCAGAGTAACTTGCCGTGCTGGTCGCAACCTTGATGATCTGAAGTTACTCCGCACCTAGAGGACCAATGTTAGACATTTGCACAAATTACAGCATCAATGAAGAAGAATATCTTGAACTTGAGCAGCGTTTCGGTCGTCTTTGTTGGCACGCCGCACACGAACTCAAGAAGAAGAACTCTCGCAACAACTACACCGATGATCCCGAAGACATCAAGCAAGAACTCCAGATGTCTATGCTCAGGGCCGGTAGCTATTACAAGCGGCAGATATACATTGAAAAATGTCTTGCCGTAGCAAAGAAATATGCTACCGATGAGTTTATGCAGCATATCATACAAGAGCTAGAGAACTTGTGGGCTAACCGAACTCGACATGGTGCAAACCGCCAGAAGTTCGGGACGTTCCAAGAACAGCTTCTCCAGAAGATCGTTCGGCAAATCGTGCCGAAAGAGGAGAGGCCCAATAAGAAAGAGAACTTGAAGATCGACGCCAAGTTCGCCACTTATTGCAAGGCTATTGTCTGGAATGGGCAAAAAAGCATGGGCAAGAAGATAACTAGAGAGAAAGCAATCCGATCTGGCCAAGTAAGCCTTTCCGAATTCGATTACTTGGGTACGGTATAATCGGTTTTTAATATGGAAATGGGAACGGTGTAGTCTGTCGCCGAGGGCATACAACTTGATTGTATTTTTAGATATGTTTGTTTTTTTATAAAACATGCCTTAGTAATGCGACACGCCGTTCCTTATTTCTTTTCTCCTGAAGGTTGTCCCGATGGAACCCAAATTAAGACCTACAATAACTACCGGATATGGCGATGATGGATGGACTTACGCCGGAATCCATAAGCAATGTGCAAAAGATGATTTTGTCATTGACACCCTGGGCGACCTTGATGAACTTAATTGTTGGTTGGGTCGCACTAGAGAGTTGTATCCACAATTCGATGAAGACCTGAAGACGATTCAAGGCAATATTTTTGAGCTTGGCGTATTCGTCATTCAATATCGCTCTCCTCTTTCTCTTGAGGATGTTCGTTGGTTGGAGGTCAAGTCTTTGGAACTCGATAAAGACTTGCCTGAACTCAAGAACTTTATTCTTCCTCATTATCCTTCTGAGGTTCATATCGCACGAGCGGTATGCCGTCGTGTGGAACGCAAGCTGTGTACTTTTATGCGGCAATCTGAAAGACTCCTTTCAGAAATGCCAACCAGCAAGATTCCAAATGTTGAGGGCTTCAAATTTATCGTGCCGTACATCAATCGCCTCAGCGATTATCTCTTCATCATGGCCCGCTATTTGTGCTATTCTGCCGGGAAGACAGAAACTATATGGCAAGGCACAAAACCGGAGGCAAGTAAGTGAAGAAAAAGAGTGTCGAAGTAGAACTCAAAAGCTACGTTATCGTTCACGCTCGTCATCCCGATGGAAAATTGTTGTTGGTTCTCAAAGACAGACCAGCATGGCAGAAGGGTCGTTTGAATTTGGTTGGCGGCAAAATTGAGCCTGGAGAAACGCCTACTCATGCCGCTATGCGAGAGTTTCTTGAAGAGTCGGGACTCATTGGCAGTCCGGCGATTCCTAAGTTGTGCGGGGCGATCAAAGGCGTTGATTGTCTAATTTATTGTTTCTCTGTGGATGTATATGACAAAGTAATCAAGCCACGAGAAGGCGAAACAGAAAAAGTCGATTGGTATCCTCTGGAAGTGCTTGACGACCCAAGACTTATGCCTAATTTAAGGTTAGTCATTCCGATGTTGCAAATGGGCGTCACGGATTGGGTTATCTCTGACCACAAGTCGTCTTTGGGTGTACCTGCTCACGAGGTTATGGTATCCTTGGGTATAAATAAACCTTTCGTGAATGGATGACAACAAATGCGTGACTTAACCCCAGAGGAGCAGGCAAAACTTGAAGCGATTACCGATCCACAGGCCAATGCGAAGGTAAAATTTGCCTGGGACGACACGTTCCAGCGCAAGCTGATGGGCATGTTATTGACCGATCAATACATGCTCATCCAGGCAATAGACAAGTTGGAAGCCGGATATTTCAGCAACGAAGCTCATGTGCTGATCTGCGATATTCTGTTGAAACACTTTGCTGTCCGCAAAGCAATTCCAGAAAAATGGATCATTGAAAATGAGCTTCGAGAAAAACTCAAAGATCGTGATGCCAGTATTCAATTGCACTACTTGGCTGAATTGCATTCTGTGTATGACTACTATGTTCCCGGTTTGGAAACACGGGAATATTTAATTGATAAAATTACGTTCTTTGCAAAAGTACAAGCTGTAAAAATAGCTTTCAATAAATCTCTCGAATTGATGGCAGAAGCCCCAGAATCCGAAAAAACCTGGGCCACCGTTTATGAGGAAATGCGTAAAGCAATGCTCATCGACCGGAGCTATGAACCCGGCGTTGAATACTTCATGAACTTGGATGAAATGTTCCTGCGAATGGATCAGGTCTTTGAAGGCAAGGACCGATTCACTTCTGGTTTTGCTCCTATTGATGATGCCCTCACTGGTGGCGGTCTATTCAACGGACAGATCGCTTCCTGGATTGGACTGCCCGGCACGGGTAAGTCTTTGGCACTCGTCCGTTCTGCTGTGCAGAACGTCCTGTTGGGCCACAAGGTTCTCTATCTCACGATGGAAATGGATGAACTTGGCATCATGCAGCGATTCACATCGCAGTTTGCCAAGTTAGACATCAATAACCTGCGAGGCGTCAAAGACGAAGTTTATCGCACCGTGGAAGAATTCAAGAAGGGATATGATGATCCCAACTTGTTGCATGTTAAGCAGTTCCCTGGTGGCGAAATGGATGTTAATGGCATTCGTGCATATGTTGCTCAACTTGAGTTGCGAAAATTCAAACCCAACTTAATCATTGTTGACTATGTTGGTGAAATGAAAGACGATCCCAACGTCAAGAAGTACGAATCTGCATATCGTATTCTTCGTGACCTCCGTGGATTTGGCGTGAGTCGTGGACACTGCACAATGACTTGTGTGCAGCCCAATGCGTCAGCCGCCAAGCTGGAACTCGGTCAGTATATTGACGAGTCGAATATAGGCACGTCATTCGACCAGTTCAAGCCGCTGGACGCCTTCTGGAGTATCAACCAGCAGGTGTTGGAGAAAGACGCCGAAGTTGGTCGAGTCTTCGTTATCAAGCACCGTAACGGTCGCTCACGCTTTCCGTTCAAAATCGGCTTTGACTATAAGCTGGGAACGCTCGATATGTTTGCTATCTCGAAGGAGAAATATCGAGAGCAAATGAATCTTGTCCAGGAAAAGAAGGCTGATGAGGTCACGATGGATAACATTGACACTGGCGCTCCTCAGCCTGGGAAAAAACAAAGGAGCAAGCGGGGCTTTAAGGGCGACGATCCGATTGAAGATACCTATGAGGCTTAACTCCAACCGAACTCCAATTGTTTCGGCCCGTTGACTACATAGGATATGGTAAAGAAAGTCGCTCTCGTAGCGGGGATCGTCATTATGACGGTCTTGATAATTGTTCATCTTCCGCACACAGTTATTCAGGAATCCTCTGCTACACAATTTGTTTTGAACGTCCCGTTTAAGGAAGTTCAGAAGTCCATCCGAAAGGGGAATTTTGAACAGGAAACCTTGAAGATCAACAATGCGGAATTGCTACAAAAGCAATGGATAGACAGGAATTTCAATATCCAACGACCCTTAAAGGCCGACCGATATTGGGAGTTTTCCGGCAGGCTGCTCGCCAAGGTGCGGGTAGATAATCCCCAGGCTGGAAAGATGGATGTGGAATTGGTGGAGGATATTTTTTTCGCCACCAATAGAATTGAAGTGAAGACGCAGCTTGCCAAACCATTGGCGATAGGCGTCTCCAACATGCGGCAGGAAATAGTGATATATCCTGACGGACAAACGACCAAGGTGGAGTTGAGTAGCAATATAACGCTTAAACGATTCGTTCCTTGGTTTATGGCAGACTACGCTCGCAAGCAGGTCAAATCTGCAACCGATCAGTCTGTCTCGAAGACAGAATCTATTTTGAGGAACTTAAAATGAAATATCGCATTTGTGAAATGATGCTCAACGAGTATGTTAATCATCCCACTGAGGTTAAAATTGATGAAATTGAAGCAAGCAGTCAAGAAGAGGCTCAGAAGCTCGCTACTTTACGTTGGCCGAACCGAGGACCATTGAAGGTGGCTCCAGCAGACAGCTACAGAGAAAACAACTGTGTTGATTACATCCGAGAGTAATGGTAAAGTATTCCTAAAGGCGAAACACTATGGCACAAGTCGCACCCATTGAAATTGTGAAAGTAACTGTTCAGGGTCGAGAGATTGTTCTCGACCCCAAGAACATGAAGTACAACGAGAACTCTTTGGGCGACTACATGAGCCAGGAGTATGGTTGGGTTGATTATCTCGGCAAACAGCTTGAATACGCCCAAAAAGAAGTTTTGCTTGCCGACATAGAAGCTGACCGACTACTCGGTTTGCGATATATGGAAGCAAAAGACAAAGGACAATCAGAAGGTTATTCAAAAGCCTTTGCGAATTCCAGTGATGATGTGGTTGCGGCAAGGAAGTATCTGGCTGAACGAAAAGAAGTTGTCGGCCACATCAAGGCTCACTTGAAAGCCTTTGATAAGAACCATGAAAACGCTCAGAACCGAGGCCATACGCTTCGCAAAGAGTTAGACAAGCTCAATCGGGACATCTATGTGTCACCCGAAGATGCGACTTGCACATTTGAGGAAGCTCTGAACAAGGAGGAGTAATGTCAATAATTACCCTTTACCGTTCTTTGACTAATGATTATCGTGTCTACCACGATCTGCGTCCTGATTTGTATGTAGAAGGTGAAGATCAATACGCTGCAATAGGCGAATTGATTCGCAGGTATCCAATGGGTGAAGTCTCTCATGGTCGATCCTACCAAGATTACGAACTACCGTCTTTCTCAAGCCAAGACAGAAGAAGTGCTTTTGTTTTGGGTTTGCGCAGCAGGCAAGAATGGCGTGACCGCAGCGAAATGCTTAGACAGGCTTCTCTCGACTTGGCGGGAGAGAGCATCCAAGGTCAATCCGAAGCCGTTGCCGTTTGACATCATTCGACACATCTCTCAAGTCGGCGATCTTGCCGACGAAATGAAGAATCATGGAATTGGCTGTTATAACGCCAAGGCCAAAACATTTCTTCATCTGGTCGGCAAGTCAATGGACCTAAAGAAATGCACTGTGGAAGACCTTGAGTCCGTTCCTGGCATTGGTCCAAAGACTGCCCGATGCTTCTTGATTCACAGCCGCCCAAATCAGCAATACGCTGGTCTTGATACTCACGTTCTGAAATTTCTCCGAGATAAGGGACATGAGGTTCCTAAGTCTACTCCCACTGGTAAAAAATATCGTGATTTAGAAACGGTGTTTTTGAAGTATGTGGCCGAGTCCGGTATGACCGTGGCAGACTTTGATTTAATGATTTGGAATGACTACCGGAATAGGAAAGCGGCATGAGTATTATTCGTGATGTCAAAATTCGCAGAATCAAACCGAGTGATTTGCCTGCTGTTGTTTTGGTTGAAAATGCTAGTTTTCCAATCCCTTGGGAAGTTCAAGATTTTCGTCATACGCTTGGCTCAAAAGACAACATTGGGTTTCTTGCTGAGATCAACAAGGAAGTGATTGGATACTGCATTTACCGATTGGATACGGAACAGGCTCAAATGTCTATCATTAGCATGGCTGTAGCCCCGCACATGCGTCGGAAAAGGATCGGCGTCATTATGTTGTTGGGCGAAGATGCGATTGAAGAATTAAATTGCAAAAGAGTTTGTCTCACAGTGAGTGATGACAATCTTCCTGCTCATTTGTTTTTCCGTGCTACGGGGTTCAGGGCAGAAACGATAACGAGAAATTTTTTCGGGCCTGGGCATGACGGATATAATTTTGTTTACCGTCTCGGCAATCCTTACAAATTAAACAAACGCAAACAACTGGATGAATCATGTCAGGGAAAATGAAAAAAAGTAGAGTTGAGAAGTGGGATCGTAGGTTCTTGGAACTTGCTCAATTCATTTCTTGTTGGAGCAAAGACCCATCCACCAAGGTTGGTGCGGTCATTGTTGATGAAAGTCGTCGCATTGTATCCACTGGATATAATGGCTTGCCACAAGGCGTCGAAGACACCGATGAGCGATTGAACAATCGTGAAATCAAATACAAGATGATTGTTCACGGCGAGCGTAATGCGTTGTTGTTTGCTGGACGGCCTGTCACGGGCTGCACACTTTACACGACGCCATTCATGCCATGTGCAACTTGTGCCAGCATGGTTATCCAGGCAGGCATCAGAAGGGTTGTCGCACCATACAGCGACAACCCTCGATGGGTAGAAGACTTTAAGCTCACCGAGCAGTTGTTCAGTGAAGCCGGAGTCGAATTGGTTCTTTTACACGGAGACGACAGTGGCAACCAAGCTAACAAAGCCAGTAACTAGAGTTGTTGACATCAAGGATATTAACGACGTTGTAGGGGAGGTTGCCGTCACTATGACTGGCAGCGGCATTGTCTTTTCAAAAGGACGCAGAAAATTTGGCGTGATCCCGTGGGCGTCTATCACAAAACTTGTGACCTTGCCCGGTAGTATTCCAGCTAAATTTGCAGGAAACCCTATGGGCTGGTTGACTGAATTGGGCAAATGAAATTATCTTTTACTTTAGGTGGAGGTCTTGGGGATTATATTCTCAAGTACCTGGGTGAGCCGGGCAACCGGCTTACTTACATTATGATGTCAGTGCAGGACATTGAGTTCAGAGTTTCTGCTCAATGTCCTGCTGGTATTGATTTGGTGAAGAATTCACCGTACTTCAGACACCAGCATGTCTATCAAGAAAAGAAGTTTGCCCAAAACCGTCTTAAAGACGATATTTCTTATATCGCCAATCTTTCTGATTACCCCAAAGTGGTTCCTCCTTTGTGGCTAGATTCAGACGAAGAAGACATCTTGGTTAATGTGGTCGGGCCTTATGGTGTTTTCCATCCATTTGCCTCCTACGGCCCTCGTAACCTCGTTACGGCATTCAATACGGCTAATATGGTGCAATGGATCGCCGATGCGTCTGGCGTCAATATGGTGGTTCTGGGGCAAGAAGACTTTGGATATGAATCATCCAATGTGAAGCACATCAAAGGTAGTCCACGTTTGGCAACCAAGCTGGTTGAGAGGGCGGCTTTTTTCGTTGGTAGCCATAGTTCCATGCAGTGTGCTGCATGGGTGCATAACGTGCCGTCTTTGTGCATAGGTCCGAGTCATTTATTGTTTCACAATCTGTATTCTCCCAACAATCATGATTTGTATCTGAAGCCGTTGTTTAAGAGCAAAAACGTCTTCATGATGTATGACCAAGCAGATCGGTTCGCTTATTTTTTAGACTATTTTTTAAGGACGGCCACTTCTCTACGGCCTCAGCGAACCCCCGAAGAATGTCGGAGGAAGATAGCTCTGTCAGGCATGGCTTCTGAATTTCTTTTGACTTCGGACAAGTCGTCATGTTGAAGCATGGGCCACAGTCCCAATCGCCATTGTCTCTGTGTTTTTGAACCAGGACAAAATCGTAGTATTTGCCGTACAGTTTGCCGTCAGTGAAAGCGAATATCCCAATTAAGGGTTTTTGAAGCCCACCTGCGATATGAAATGTCGCAGTATCTACTGAGATGACGGCATCAGCTAGTTCGACCATAGAAATCCAGGCTTGTTGATGGATGCTGAATATTTGGTCTACTCCCAAGTTGTCGTACACAACTTGCTTGTCGGTGTGGATAGTAAACACATAGCAGCCTTGATCTCTTAGTGCTTTGACTACATCGCTGATTTGATTGTAGGTCAGGCTCTTGGCTGTGCCTATCATATCGGGAGTGGAAGTCGAAGCAAGCAATACTGCTGGCTTTCCTTCCTTGTTGTATCGCTTGAATGCTTCTCGGCATTGCTCCAACACAATTGGGTCTGGCTTCAGCATCATATTATGGTTGTTCAAAACTATGCCGCAATGTGCCGCCCAAATATCGCTTCTATGATCTTGATTTCTCTCTCCAAAGCGAGATTCGTGAACTCGACAGGCGGTTGATAGGTCGTATATGGCTCCATATTCATCCTCATTTACGGAGCCAAGATCAATCGCTTTGGCGAACGGGTGATTTTTGGCCATTTCGACGTACATTGCAGGGCAGGCAAATGTGATTTCTGCGCCTGGAAAAGCCTTTGAAAAGTCCTCAAATAGCATTCTTTGCATGAGGATGTCGCCGTAGCCGCCGCTGCGTCTTTTGATGAGTATTTTATTTCGTCTTTCCTGGTGATCTCGCAGCGATACCGGCTTCTTCACCTTCTTTTTCACCAACTTGAGCATATATTTTGACCCTGTTCTAAAATTTCTCTGTCTGCATTATAGATAATGAGTCCTTGACTGACTCCCTAACTTCAGTCCGTGACACCAACTCAGTTCCGACTGTCTGCATGGAAGTTTGATCTGAGGTCACGAGTGGGCAGAGCCAATGCAGGATCAGGATGCTTTAAGGCACTGATCGGGCGAAGTTCAAACAGAGGAAATCCCTCGACCAAGGATAAGGGAATCAATTACTCGATAGTATTGGTTCCCTTTTTTATTGCTACAATAGACGAGCTTGATTGCACAGAGAGTAGACTTTGCGCCATGATTCTTCTGGCAAGTCATGTCCCCACAATTTAGGGGTGTGAATCTGAAGGGTCATAAGGTTTTCCATTTTCCAGTCCTCTCGGAACTGGTCGTTGTGACCCAGGGCGACCAATAGAAATCTTCTGCCCGCTCGGTGGTACTTCAGTTGGGATAGCAATATTCGATACTGATTCTTCAGATCGCTATTATCGGCAATTGACAAAAGGTCTGTTTTTTTGTGTATGAATAATATGGGTCGTAGGTCGTAGCAGACAAGATTCTTGAATTCAGCCATTTCTTTACTCATTCCATCAATGAATCTGTTGTATTGTTCATCAAATTGGAGATGAGCAGGAAAGTCGTGCCACAGTTCCATGCCGATTTGGTTGTCGATTACTTCCGTAACCCGTAGACAACCTCCTAGTGAATTTTTGTACCCTTTAAGGGGATCGACTATTCGTAGGTTATTCTTGTTGCATATATTCAAGAAGTCATCTTGCAACAGACGCATAAGCCTAGCTAAAGTAATACCTTTTTTATGGAACGGGCCAGTTGGGGTTTGTCCCAATTGTTTCCACCGATAGGATGCCTCACAGTCTTCGCCGATGAAACAAGGTGTGTACATATTATAACTCCGATGCTGGGATGCGGAGTATGTAGTCTTGGTCTTGGGGTGATTCGACTGGGTACGGGGCGAATTTGTCTCCGATTGTATATCCTTCGGGGTCAATATAGACGACCGTGAGTCCATGATTGCGGGCGTGAGCTTGGCAATTGCGGCGGTCAGCGTGTGATCCGATTACCAGGAGTGATTTGGCGTTAGGGTGGAATTTAATGGATGGATATAGGCCGTCCTCGTCGTACTGGCGAAGTGAAAATTCTTCCAGCCCCACACTTAACGGTAGCCCGTCAAAATTGTTATTCAATATCGGTCCAACGATTCGACCCTCATCATGCAGGCATTTGAGCTTGTGGTAGAATGGCGACGGCTCGGCCAGTAAACATTGTCGGTGCATGACGACCGCCCTGGAATACCATTCAGCGGGGTCGCTGAAAACATCCAGTAATTGATCGTCGTCCGCAGCGAATACGAACTTGCCGTTTTTTTGCAGTGAGAATAGGTTGTGGAAGTAGTTCAGTGGTGGAATGCCAGTTTCGATGGATGGCCCACAGCCTAGTTCAATTTGCGCCGGAAAGAATTGTTCCAGATCGGCTCTGTTTATAGTCGTTGGGCGACCTGCCGGGCGGCGTTCTCTAATTCCCGTTTTGAGAATTTTCCAAGGCTTGTCTAATACCCGGTCAGACACAGGTTCAGAATACAACCATACGTCTAGGTTGGAATAATCAGGAGGCGTTTCTCGTCCATGCTGTATGTCCGCTATATGGACTTTGCTTTCAACCATTTTCAGTTGTAGTGTGTTGGACGGTCGCCAAGTGTCACATATTTTTTCCTGATACAGTCTGAGTTCTTTTTTTGGCAACTTCAGTGACAGGAACAGGTATGTGGAGGTAAGATAAAAATCGTTTCCTTGAAGTCCATATTTGTCTTTGAAGTGAACCAGTCGGCGACGGTGATCGCCGATCTTCCACCCTGATGCTTCTTTGTTTTTATCCTCCTGGTGGCGTCTCCATACATTCTCTCGGACGGAGCGATCCCATTCCGCAGAGTAGCCAAATCGTTGGCAGCAGTTTTTATGTTGTTCCGAGGATAGGTTGCTCTGAACTAAGTATGGGATCATAAGAAAAGTTTCTTGCTATTATGGTAACGGTGATGGCATCGCAGTGTAGGGTACATGATATTATAAAAGACCTTGAGTTCATCGAAGTGTCGTTGTCTTGAGTGGATGATGATGATGTCTCCACTTATTCGTGCTGTACCTGCAAGGTGAGAAATGCCGCTATCGGAGCCAATGAATTTATTGCATTTCTTTAATGTCTTGCACAACTGAACTAAGTCACCTAGTTGGAATTCATAGTCTAAATATGGCTTAGTATCGTGGCCTCCAATTCCTACTACCTTGACGCCTTCGGGCTGGAACTTTTTGATATTCATGATGCTTTCTTCGCTTGTCATTGGCATCTTGTCTTCATGTATTGAGCGACTGTCGAATTGGAAACAGGCGATATTTTCTGCTACCTGAGAGGGCAGCTTGCACTGTGGCAAACAGACTTCTTGTAGTTTGTAGTCAGGCGGCGAATCGGGTCTAAACATGACGCCGTTCAAGAATGTCACAGTCGCTAAGTTTTGTGCCAATACGCCATTTGTAAGTCTTGGAAATAGGCTGATGATTGGGGTGGTCATATTTAAGTCTTCAATCATAGGCCCTTCGTAACTTAATCCTTTGTATTCAAATATCTCAAACAACATGGGTATAAAATCAGGCCCAAAAATTTTGAATTTTTCATTTGTCACAATAGCCCTGCTGTGCAACAAATTCAATATGGTCATAGTGTCGCCTAGATGACGCTCGTTTTTTATTTGTACAACTTCCATGTTCCTCTTTTCTTTAGTTTTTTGATTAAAGATTCCCACTGTGATGCTGTTTCTTTTATATGGCCATTGGCAATTGCCGTTTGATAGGCTTCATTAGCGAGTGACTTGCCGTATTCTGGGTTATCGGCAAGGGTGTTGATGGCAACCACGAGTTCCTTGTGGTTGGTGACTACCATTCCATTTTTTCCATGCTCGATAAGGTCTGGCACCGATCCTACAGGAGTAGCGATAATTGGGACTTTAGCAAACATGGCCTCGAACATAGCAGCCGGACAACCCTCTGTGGAGGAGAGTAGGCAGTAGGCATCAATACAATTAAACCAATTGCCTACTGCCTTCTGGTGGCCTACGAAACGGCAATTTTCATCGGCGACCTCTTCCAGTTTGGCACGGTCAGGGCCATCCCCTACAAAAAGCGCCTTAACATGGGGAGGTAGCTGTCGGCGGCACTGCACTAGCCAGTCTTGCTGTTTCTCGAAGTCAATTCGAGCGATCATTGCTACTACAAAATCATTTTTTGTATAGTTCAGGAGGCGGCGAGTTTCATCCCTGGATTCTGTAGTGATTAGACGGTCAGGGTTAACCCCTGGTAGAATTCGAGTGTGGGGGAAGTCGAATGCAACGGTTTTGCATATCAGACTGTTTGATGCAATTACATGGGTAACAATTTCATTGCATCCCAGCAATTGCTGACGTGCATCTGCGCAAGCATTGTAAATGCAAACTTTTGGTTTTCGATCAACCAGTTTGTTAAGTTGGTTATTTCCCCAACAGATTATCACATCGTCGGCGTCTATGGCCTGCTGGATTTCCTGCCTCCCTCCAGCGATTACCGGGAAGGGAAATGTACTGGCAAAATCTTGGTCGATACGATCAGGGCGAACGCATATGCTCTGCCGGATGGTAACATCTCGCAGGTGTGGGTATAGCTCTCGCAGGAAAATTTCTGCTCCTCCGTTATTGAGGTAGCGGTCATTAACATGGGTTATTTTTATTTTTGAATCAACCAATTATTCTCCTCGCCTGGATACTTATTTAAGTCACTTGAATCAAGAATAAACGAGTGTTTTGGTTTCTTTTTATTGGGTTGTTCAATGAAGCCTTTATTTAGATGGACAATAGGTCGCAACTCTTCTAAGGAAGGACTGCAATCCCTGATTTACTCTATATCTTTAATGAAGAAAAGATACGGTGAATCATGCGATTATTTTGTATGCCACAGTGGAGACAATGTTCATTCAATTGGATTGCAGGGCGTAAACTTTATAGACCAGAGAGATTGTTTGAGATCAATATCCGTTGATCCTTTTTTGACTTCTTGGAAGTTATATCCTCCTAGAATTAGGAGCGACTCGCATGAAATTTTCATAGACAATGATTTGATCGTCTATGGTCAACTTCCAATAATTGATAGTTTTTTTGACTCTGACGACATGATATTCTGCACAGAAGGGCTTAAAAGAAGATATGGAAAATACGATAGCACTATTGCAAGCAATCAAAAGTTAAACACAGGATTATTTGGCTTGCCGCCCAAATTTGATTTTGGTCAGAAGATTGAATCTAAGTTGTTAGGGAATTGGGAAGGTCATTTTGACGAACAAGGTTTAGTTGCTTCGATATTGTTAGAATGCAATGTAAAGGTCATCCCTATTTCTGATATTTACATTGCTTGTAAAGATGCTGCGGAACATTTGTGTTTCGGTAGGGCGGGCATACATTTTGTGGGCCTCAATTCAGGTGATAGCTTTTTTTGGAATGAATATCTTGCGGCCTCGTCATGATAAAGACTGTTAACATTCAACACATCGAAGAGTTGCCCCTGCTTAAAGATAAGCAGCTTCTAGCTGTAGGCAAAGGTCCATCATCGAGTCGATGGAAGCCAGAATACTTGAATGCTTTTAACGTGGTAGGCTCCAATCACGCTGCGGCTGTTTTCAACACGCCGATAAGTCATTTTACAGACTATGAAATGTTTCAAGATCAAACAAAACATTCTCAGTTCGTCATTTGTTCTGCTTTCATGAATTATCAGTGCAGAACAGTAAAGGACTTAACATCATTGGTTCAAGAGGACCGTGAAATGGGCAGGCTCTATAAAGAAAAGAGACTGTTCTCCTATGACATAATTACGCCAGATGGTTTTTCTACTAACCTTTTTCAAAAAAACCAATTATTGTTCAAGTATGCTTTTGGCGTTTTAATTATACAGGTGGCTCAATCATTGAAAATGAAACAACTTTTCACTTTAGGAATTGATGGTGGCACACAATATCATTCTGATTTTGAGGCCACAAAAGGGAATGGCATGTTCTTGGATGAACAATTAGACTTAATGAAAAAATTATCCGAAGGGGTTGAAATAATTGCATTATGATTGAAAAGTGTATTCACTACATTGCTTGTGATAGCAAAAAGTATTGCATCGAAGCGGCAATTTCTGCGGCGAACTTCAGGAAGCATTCTACTGATGTTCATTTTGTTCTGTACACAGATGTTGACTTTACGTCTTCGGCATTTGATGAAATAGTCAAGATTCCAAATCTCATACCTAATGGTTATACCGCTCCTGGTTGGAGCGAGGGTAGAGTCTATTTTGAATCAAAAATTAAGATTCTGTCGGAAACGAGGTTTGAAAAAAATCTGTATTTGGATGGCGATATAAAAACCTTGGTAGACATTGATTGTATGTTTTCGATGCTCGACAAGTTTAGCATAGTTGTCGCTCACGACTCATGCAGAACCACCAAATGGAGCGATACATTCAATGTGCCACTGTGTTTTCCTGACTTAAATTGCGGGCTTGTCTTTTACAGGAAAAGTGATACGCATGATTTTTTTAAGTCGTGGGAAGTCAACTTTTCAATCCAGCCGCAACCACACGATCAGCCATCCTTTAGAAAAACTCTATGGGATTGTGATTTGAGGTTCGCAATTTTACCTCCTGAGTTTAATTGGCGACCTAAGAAATTTCACTATCACCAAGATTTGGCAATCATACATGGAAGGGGAGATGGTTTTTTGCCTGAGATTAGTGACCTTTCATCGCCCTTGTTATAGCATAATTTTGATTGCGTCTTTCATTCTTTTTGAGTTTTGATTGTAATCAACAAAAATTCTTGTGGGTGTCATTATTGTTGTCTTTTTGATTTCTGTTTCTGTTTGTCCATTGCCATTTGCTTTGTAGGTGCTTCTTTCCAAGCAAGGTCGATCACTGCCGAGTATTGGGAAGCGATAGCTCAAAAACAAATCTGAATCTTTGGCATCGAATATATGGTTCGGGTCATTAAATCCAGCACGGGCGCATCGCATTGAATAATCAACGTGTTCAAGACCATGAAAGAAAATGTTTGAGTCCATATAGCCAACTGATTTCAAAATGGAATCGGTTATGGTATAGAAGCATCCTTTGGCGAACATGGTCGGAGTCCGAGCCAGTACAGATTTGTTTATTATTGGATGCAAGAACACATTCTTCTTGAACTCGCCGAATTGGTTAAACAGATAATGATCGAAGCATAAATGTTGAAATCCACTCGAATTCATTGCTTCCAAATATAGGCTGTCCCAGCCATCTTTGATGAACATCATATCGTCATCTGCTTTGAAGCAGACGAATTCTTTGAGTTTCGACAACTCTAAAAAGATTGAGTTGGTTTGGTTGGAAATGCCAATCCTATTATTGTAGATTTTTATGGCATTGGGAAAATCGAGTTTTTCAATGAACTCTTTTGTGCCATCAGATGATCCATCATCGGCAATGATTAGGGTCCATTCATTTATGTTTTTTGTGTGTCTAAAAAATCCATGAATCATTTCTTGCAAGAACAATAGTCGGTTATATGTCGTCACAGCAAGTATTTTTTGCATGATCTTTTAACTCCTTCTGTCATCGTCAAAAATGTGAAGTTGTTTTGAGTAAAAAACTCAATCCAGAATTTCAATTCTTCATAGCTGATCGGCATCCAGCCTTCATTGATGCCGTGAAAAGTCAATACTATCCATTGTTGGTCTGGGCAATTTAGTATTGTTGACTTGAGAGCTTCTTTGTCTAGGTCATAGCATGGGTTTATTGAGTGTATTTGCTTTACGTCCTCGCTGGTCAGTGTGTTGTAGCACTTGCCGTAAAATCCTATCTTGCAACTGTCGTACAGTTTTGAATCATATTTCAATCCATATGGCGTTGCCAAATTTTTGGGACCAATGAATAATTGAGAGAATCTCTTGTGGCTGAAATATTCATCGAAATATTTTTCATGGTCATAAGTGTGGCACCCTATGTCCAATTTTAGGCTTTTCCACTCTTCAATGGTTCCATGATCCAGTTCGACATTGAATGAATCGTTTATCTTCGTTTCATTTAACACCCAGCCTAGCACAATGTAAAAAGTGGCTGGAATATTTAGTTTATCCACTATTCTTGCTGTATTGATTAGACCGTCATCAAACGTAAAGGTTACATATCTCATAAGAGCATTCTGCTTGTCTTATACTCAATCCACTTTTTGTGAACGCTTCTGTTTACTCCTAGAAAATGATAGCCTTTGTCTGTGCTAGAAAATTTGAATTCGTTGAATTTCATATTTCTCATCACACGAGCTTTTGTTTCATTTTCTTGAATGAATTCAAATTCATATGCAGAGCATCTGCCGCCATCAAACAAGTGAACTATTTCATCGGCCTCTATTGTGATGTGTTCGTGTTTTTTTAGAGTTCCTGTTACAAGACCTTGTTCGTCTCTCCATAGAAGTTCGCTGTACCTGGATTCAGACCAAGTGGCTTTTAAGTCATCTTCAAAGTCATAGCCAGGAGGCAAGCCATAAAGTCCAGAGTTGTAGTTTTCTTTTTCTTTGAATAGCTTGAAGTATTTGCCTACGCAAAAAGCGTCTTCTTTCATCATTAGAATGTTCTTGTTTTCTAGGAACTCCAAAATCGAATTTATTGGATTTGCAAAAACAATGTCATTGTCACATATTATTTCGTGACTTTCTAATCTCATGCGAGTGGGACACAGTTTCCAAAACGTACCTTGTCTAATGCGGTCAGATGATTTCAATATCAACGATTCATCGAGGGGCAAATCAATCCAAGATTGATCGTATACCTCGATGTCGAATTTTCGAGAAATCTCTTGTAGTTTTTTTTTGCATGTAGAATTAACTGCATTAGAACAAATCAAGAAATCAAAATCATTTTTGTACAATCTTAAAGCGTTTGTTATCGCTTGCGACAAAACGCAAAAGCCTTCCGGGTTTACATCTCCTATGACCCATCTGAACAAAGGCTTCATTTTGTCTTCCTTTCGTATATGAATTTTGCCAACTCAAAATCTTCCATTGTGTCTATATCGACGTGCATGTTAGATGCGTTAAACCAATAGGGCTTAGCGCCGATGTGGTATCCGCATCTTTCGATTGATTCTCTTTTTAGTATTGAGAAAGTAAATGTCATATCAAAAAACATTTTGAGGTCTTGGGACTTAACATGCCAGTTTCCAAACCCAAAATTAACTGGCATGTGATCTGTGTTCAAAAGATATTTTTTGATTGGATAAACAACGCACAGGCTATCGTGATTCTTCTTGTTCATTTCCCACTCAGCAAACGCTTTGACGTGATCGTTGAACATAGGATCGGTCACTTGACACCATGCTATTTCTTCGTCATATGGAATTTGATTTACCACCTGTCTGATTACGTCTGGCAAAGGTGTGTCGTTATCACAATACTTTTTATCTCTTAATGAAAAGTTGCAATTGTATTTCTGAGCTAGTGATTCTTTTTCTGGATCATCACAGCTTATGAATATGTTGTTTGACCCCATAAACAAAAGTTTTTTCAACAGTATTTCTGTCAACGAAAGGTCGCCATAGAACGGCCTGAAGTTTTTGTTTTCAACACGAGTTGATGTTGATTTAACAGGAATGATTATTTTCATTTATCGTCTCTTTTATATTGCTTTTAACACATAGTCATTGAATGCTTGTGACATTTGCCATTCCGGGAATTCACGGCCAGCATAGGCACTTGGCAATCGACTTCTGACGAGTGCTGTATCTTTGAAGAATGGCGATACGTTAACCCTTACCATTGAATGAGTGACAACAGCAAATCCGCTTTTCCTTAACCATTCATCCACAGTACCTAATGGGAAAAGCACCTTTTGAGCAAAGTCAGGTTCGGCCCCCATTTGTTTCAATTCATCTTCTGTAAAGAACAGATGGACATATGCTTTGTTGATTGTCTGATATAGGTGTCCTCCGTGTGGGCCACAGAATGGGTGACATCGAGAAAAAACATGAGTGCTGGATGTGCAGACTTGTCTGACGCTTTGCAACGCAGCAATCGGGTCTACACAATGGTCCATGACATCATACAAAATGACCATATCAAATGGTCCTTGAGCCAATATCTTCTGCCAATCAGTTGTCAGTTGGCCCTGTCCATTACAAGAAAATGGATCGCTAGATTCATCCCATTCAAGCACGCCCTGCTTCTTGATGTCAAATCCAACTACATTGTGTCCCAGGGCGGCGAGCTTTTTAACGACATGCCCTTCTCCACAACCAAAATCCAAAATCTTCTTGTTGACAAAATCAGCATTCACTGCGTCAATAACGCCCTCGGCACGCTCGAATTTATCCTCTTCGGTTTCTTTGCAAATCAAGAAAGCTGGCGCAGCTTCAGGCCAAACATCACTGTTTAGCAGCTTTTGAAGTTGTTGAAAATCTGATTCTGTAGTAGCCGGTTCTGTAGTAGCCGGTTCTGTAGTAGCCGGTTCTGTAGTAGCCGGTTCTGTAGTAGCCGGTTCTGTAGTAGCCGGTTCTGT